CTTTGAGACTTAGAAGAACCACTAATACCACGGCCAGTTATGCTTCCACCAACTGTTCCAGATCCTTGTCCCAAGAAACTTGGACCACCAGGAGTATGTAAGTCTTCACCACTTCCAACACCACCCGATACTTGAGTGCGATAAGTAGGAGTAATGGCATTACCGTGATTAACGATTCCTGCATCTTCACCGTAAACAGCTGCTGTGCCACCGAATAAATCCTCTGTTCCTGGATCAGCATTCATATTGTACTGTTCAACTGCACCAGTTCCAGAAATAGAAACATATGAACCATCTTCTACAGGACTATGCTGTTCTTTAATATAATCGTTAATTGCAGATAGATATTCTTTGTGAGCTTTTTCTAAACCTTTATGCTCTAAACGTGGTTTAAGAATACGTCCAACCGTACTGTCTATAAGGTTACCTACTAGAGGAATGTTTTGAATCTCACTAAATCCACCAGTAATAGCATAAGGGCGATCATCTTCATGCTTTTTCTCATAATGATAAGGGTCTGTTAAGAAGTGTTTAATTGGAGCAAAAGGGTGTGTTAGAGTAGGCATCCAATTGTTTGCCCAATACTCACTTTCGCTTCCGTACATTGTATCTGTAAATTTGTAATCAGACTTTAGTTTGCGATACCAGTTAGCTTCATAGTGATCAATTCCGGCACCCGCCCAAGGTGAAGGAGAACCTATTCCCCAATATCTATTTTTACGAATTGGGTCTTCTCCACTTTCATAATAGTCTCTTACTTCATCAGCATTTCGGAAGTCACTAAATAGACCGAAAGTTAAGAAGTCTAACTGTTTTACTCCTGCCCATTCTCCAATTTGATCAAAACCACCAGCTTGTTTAAATACATTAGCCCAAGGACGCATTGCCTTATTAATCCCTAATGTTTCTTTAATACCAGCTAATGTTTCATGAGTAGTTACATACGCATCAGCGGCAGTATCACTAACGCTATCACCTGTTAGTCCATCAAAGTAAACAGCTTGTTGATAAGCTACATAAGGTAATACAACACGACGTACGTATTGGTTCGTCATAATACTTTGGAATGAACCTAAGTTTTGACGAGATAAACCAAGCCCGAAGTTAGTTAACTGATTATCTAATCGCTCTGCTAAGCCATACATGATACCTGTTGCAGTAGTAACATTTTCAAGTGTGTCACTTTTTCTATGTCTTCCTGCAAACATTTCCTTAACAACGCTCTTACTTGAATCAAGAAGAGTTGAAGCGGCATTTCTTGCATACATTTCAGTATTAATTGCAAGATCCCATCCGTCCTCAATTGGTCCATAGTTTTTAAGGTTATTTAAATTTAGTTCAGAGACTACTTCTTTACCTGTCTGTGCCAATCCGCTTTTACGCATAATGATAAAATCAGCACCGTTAATAGAAGGCTTGCTTGGTTCGGGAGCTTTACCCCAAATAGGTTGAGCACGTAATATACCTTCTTGTAAATCTTGACCTAATCCTGTTAATTGAACGCCACCTGATTCAAAAACTAATTTACGTTCATCGTAAGAAACATTACCACTTTGAATATTCATAATGTCATTTAAGAACGTCTTAGCTTCTGCAGGTCTTGCATTTATATCGTGAATGTTGTCATAGCTCAATAAGTCTGTATATAACTCTAAGTCTTTAGCATTTTTAACATCACTCTCAGATAAAACGCCTTTGTTCCTAGCATCAATTAAATAAGCAAGAGAACTTCTTTGTCTTATTCCATTTTTAACTTTTTCAGGTGCAAAATCTCCCGCTTGGTCATCTAAAGAGCGTAATGCATATTGGTGGAATGAACGACGTAATTTTTCTGTAGCAGGAATAAGGTTTTGATCGTCACCCATTAGAGGAACAACAAAATCAAACATTGAAGGGAGTTTACGTTCTACAGGAGCCTCTTTAGAAGCACTAAATCCTTCAGGGTCTTTGATATACTTATTTGTCCATCTAGTTAGTTCTTTTACGGATGGATCATCATAAAACTTGCCCGCTTCTCTCTCATTTAAGTTACTTTCATATACTGAGCGAGGTTGAGACTTAAACATGCCGATATTTGTTTTCTGGTCTTTTAGCTCTTTATTGAAGACTAAAGCAGCATCTTTTAAATAGTCATCGTCTGCTAAGCGAGCAAAATCAAATGCTTCACCATTAACCTTGATATGTTCAAACAGCTTATTAACATGAGGAGCTAATACTTCACTTGCCTCTCGGGTTAGACTTTCTGCATTTTTATCTATACCGACACGCATAACATTGTATACGTCCCTTATTAAATCCGCTTGTCCTTCATCAGTAGTATGTAGATCATAGACCATACTTCTTAAAGCATTTGGGCCATACATAGGATCTTTTAACTTATCCCATGCTTTTCGATACGTGGTTAATCGACTTTCCCCTTCTTGATATCCAACATCGAAGAGTTTTTTAATCCAGCCACGTTCGTCTACCTTTTCATGCTCACTATAGTTTGTCATATTCTTATGCATACGTGAGAATGCACCGAATTGAGAAGGAGCTAAATAAAGGTTTTCATCGATTAATTCTAATCCCTTTTCATCAGTATGACGAAATACATTTCCATTAACATAGAAATGGTTGCTATTATTTAAAGGGTTACGAATTGCACCTTCATGAGTGACTTTTGCAACGTCTTCAAATGTTTGATCTCCTAGGTTTCTAACAAAGCCATGAACTTGACCTGCACCTAGTAAATGTAAACCTTCTTTTGATTGTCCTGAACGGATAGCTTGCCATGGAGTTAAGTCTACGGGGTTGATATTTAAGAAAGGTACTTTAACAGATTCTTGAAACTTATCAATTGAAGTAACCGCAATGTCTTTCAAGTGACGATTATCAATCATTTCACCTGTTTGCTTATGAGTATATAGGTTCTTGTCTAGGACAATGTTTTCAAAATCAAACGAGAGACCTTTGTTTCCAAGAAGAGTCTTTAATTGATCATTATGTTTATTAGAATCAAGAAATTTACGTAATTCTTTAGTAAGATCAACAGAGACTGTGTTTCCTTTATGGTCAACATCATCAATGATTAATCCATACTTCCGCTTGTTCATTTCATCAAAATGTTCAACGTCTTTTAAGGTAGTAGGTTTAAAACCCTTCTTCTCTAAGGCTTTTCCTATTTTAGAAGTTGACTCCATAGCATCCTTAATGAATCCATATGAAGAAGCTGTTTCTAGAGCTTTAGCATCTTTGCCAAGTTGACCTTCATTAGCTTTAAATACCTTCTTTGTGTCAGAATACTTTTCTAACGTTTGAAGCATCTGCTTCTGAAAAGCATTTCGCTGTGTATCATCCTTAAAGGAAACTTTGTGTTTATAGTCACCGTTCTCTAATTTCTTTAGGAAATCATCAATATGGTTAGCAGGCTGGTTTAAGATTCCTTTATTGTTGTTGTGATAATCCATAAGGGCATTAAGGACTTTATCCCCGCCATTATTCCTTATCTCAGACTTTTTACGAAGCTCGTTTAAGACTTGGTTTTGGCGGAAACGTTGAGTAGCTGCATATTGGAATTTATTTAAGCCACCCATTTCCCGCTTATGAAAGTCTTTATAGTAACGAGAAACAAACTCTGTCTTGTTTTGCCCTGGTCTATTGTTTAGCATTTGACGCTTTTTAATATTGTTACGTATAGAATCCTCGAAATTCTTACGCATTTTTTCTTGAATGTTATTATCATAGCTCGCTCGTAATGTTCTAATAACGGAAGGATTGTCACCTAATGCATCGGAAATACCCGTCATAAAGATACGTGCATCTGATAAAACATTACCTACATGATTATCTTTAGAAAGTGTACGACTACCTACGATAGCGGCATTGCTAGACAGCTCAGAAAGTCCTCTGCTGATTGCCGCTCTGTTCCGGTATGCCATTAAACCTCCACCCATTAGCGCTCCGGTACGAGCGACAGAGCCGAGTAGACTACCCCTTTCCTGTTGTTCTTGTTCGCCATTATAACGATTGTCAGCCATCTTAATTCACCGCCTGTTATTTTACTGTTGCGCTTCGTCTTGACTTACTAAACTCATGCCACGTAAGTTTTCTAATACCCACTTTGCTTTAACGTAGTATTCAGCAACTTTAGGCATTGGCCATCCCTCTATTTCATCTAAAGGAATATCAGAAAATGCTTCTTTGATAACAAGACGTAGTTGATTCTCTACGTTTTCCATTTTCTTTTCCCATTTAGCTATAGCAATTTTAGTCTTCTGCCCATTTGTGTAGCCTGATTCTTCTAAGATTGCTGAGCATAGAATTTCAGGAACACCAGCGAAAATATCTAATGAATAATCATCAATTAGAGGATAAATGACACAAACTTTACAGATATATTCTGTTCTTTCATAGTCATCTGAATATATACTTTCCGCTATATCCAATTCTTTCTTTGATAAAGCTCTGAAATAGAATGGCACATCGTTTACCTCAGTAACATAAATAGATCCATACATTTCATGCCATTCAACTAATTGTTGCTTAAAAGCTATTTCCTCTTCATAACTATCAAACTCTATAGGAAACTCCTCTGGCTTGTCTTCTAACAAATGTGGATTTAATGTTAAGTCCATCCTTTTACCTCCTTAATAAAAAAATAGGAGACGATATACGCCTCCTTCGCTGTTAGCTTAAGCGCATTGCGCCTGTTTTCGCTACGAATCCAGATTTTTCTAAGATTAATTCAGATAATAAAGTAGGAATACCGGCTTTACCAACACTCATATTCATAGCTCCGTAGTTGGCTGGGAATAAAAGTGACTTATCACAAATACGCTCTTCTTTATAAAATTGGTCTGCATTTGGAATTTTAGCGATATCCTTATATTCCTTACGTTTAATTGGACGCCATATAAAGACATTCTCTTCATCAAATTCAGTCAAATATACTTCTCCATTGTACATTGACTTCCATTTTTCAAGTTCGTTGTGTGTCGGTCCACCTGGAAAGATTTCTTCCTCCGCTTTTGTAACATCATCTTCATCATACTCTTTACCGATGTTTACAACCGGTGCTAATTCTTCCTGTGTTTCTTCCACATGTACCTCTTGTTTTTTCTGTGCTCTAGGCATACTACTTCCTCCTTGTTTTCTTATGTTTTACAGAAGTCTGCTAATAGCTTTTTTGCACGTTACCTGAAATGTCTTTTGCAATAAATGTGTAAACTTCAGAAATAGGGGTTCCCGATGGATCTACTCGTTGAGATACACCAGTAAGTTGAACACCAACAATTGTTTGAGCGGTTTTATAACCAACTCCACCTCTTGAAGGGTCTGGGGCATTTCCGTAGGTTAATAGGATGTTGAAGCCATGATCTTTCATAGCTTTGTTTTTGGAGTTTGCATTGAGGCCATTAAAGAAGGTGTCGGTTCGTCGGCTATCTACTAAACTAGAAGAATTGCTCGATTCACCCCATAGTGCTTTTTCATAGTCATCAGCAAGACTCTGAAAATTATTGATTACATATTCGACAGGTGTATCCTTATGGTTAAATCCTGTTTCATTTTTACCGCCGCCTGATTCAAATTCAGACAAGCTAAACCACTCAGATTCATCTGTCATTTCAGAACTTAAACTATTAATTACGGTTTGTAAATATCCAGCTTCCTTGAAGTTAATAGAAAAAGAACCTTGTACAAAACGATTACCACGAGCTACCCGATCCCATGTATAAGAAGAATATCCAAAGATAGGAGCAATCTGTTCTTGTAGAGACCATTCAATTTCCACAATTTCGTCTACCCATAGGTCTCCAAAGTATATTCGAATGTCTGTACCCGAATAGTAACTAGCATAGCCTCGTTTAGAATTAGTACTTGTTGATGGTTTTGAAGGCATACTTAAATCTGGTCCACTCATATTGTCACCTCTTAAACTTCTTTAACTGCATCTGGAATCATAGTGTCGATATCCATTGCAACAAATTCCATTGTATTTTCTGTAATCATATCTTCAATAGACATCGTTTGACCTTCTGAAATAAGATGGACACCATAGATTGTCAATTGAGAAGATTGTCCATACTCATTCATAAAATTAATTGTTATATCAAAAGCGGGTATTTCATCAGATTTATTGATGTCAAAGTACGATTGACTGTCATTGTAATCTTCCATTACCTCATACAATACATGGCGATCAAATACGGTAAAGATGAGGCTACCAGCAACTGTACGAGCACCCCTAACTACCCCTTTTGCTCCTATTTGCCCTAATGCAAACACAGGAGTTGTAGGTCTAAAAGAAGAATAAGAAATTGTTTGTAGCTCCCCTATGACTCTTGGTTTGCCATTTGGAAGAGTAATAACTGCGATAATATCTGTACCTGCAAAGCTCGTATACGTCTTTTCATATCTACTCGACTTATTCTTTGCCATAGATACACACCACTCTTTCTTTGTTTTATAAGCGGAACATAACCACTTAGTAGGTTTTTATCTACAAAATACAAAAGAGAGATGCAAGCGCATCTCTCAAGTAGATTAGTAAACTATTAAACTTCCCACTCGTCCATTGCTTTCATTTCAACAATGTTACGTGCAACGAAAGTACAAGCTTTTTCAGTTGTTAAGTCATCTACTGACAATCCCATACCTTCGTTAAGGATTTCAACGCCGTAAATTTCCATTTTACTTGCTTGTCCATATTCGTTTAAGAAGTTGATCGTAATATCAAATGGAGGAATCTCGTCGATAAAGTTAGCTTTACGCTTTGTTTGCCATCCTTTGATTAAGTCATTACGATTTGTAAGAGCAGCTGCATTGTCTGTAGCACTTAAAATTTGAGCACTATTATCAGATAAAGCATCTGTTTGGTTTAACCCGTGACGGTGAACAACCGCTTGTTGTTTAAGTTGGTATAAAGCATCACGGTCAAAAACTGTGAATACTAGACTACCAGCAATACCACGTTTACCACGGCTGAAAGATTTTGGGTTAGGGTCACCCATTACATATACAGGTCCCTTTTCACGAGTAACTGAGTACGTAATAGCCTGTAACTCACCAATTTGAATTCCGTTAAACGTACAAACGATGTCAGCACCGCCGTATGTTGTATAAGTTTGGCTATAACGAGAAAGTGTTTGACTCATAGGATTTAACCTCCTGTTGGTATTCTATTTTTATAAGAGAGGGACAGCGCCCTCTCTGCTGTTTTGGGTATTAAAGTCCAAGACTAGCTAGGTAGTCATCAGATGGCTTTAAGTTCACTTGAACTTCCACTCGACGCATTTCGAACGCTGGAACGATTTCTAGTACAATCGTTGCTTGGTCTAAACGAGAAGAAATGTTAGAAACAGTGAAGTTGTAACCTTGAATTGCTCCTGCTTCACGGATTTTCTCTAATGCAGATTTGATAGCTGTATTAAGAGCGTTATATTGAGGCATTTCGTTCGCTTCACCGATGAATGGTTCTACAGCTTCACGAACAACTGTAATTGCAAGTTGAGTGATACGAAGAGTAGATAAGCGAGCGTAATCACTATCGCGGTTAGTTCCACCGATAATGATAGAAGGGGCAGTAGTTACACCATCAGTAACAACAAGATTAGTTGAATCTTTCATACGGAAAGTAACCATTTTCTTAGCTGTTAAGACTGATAACTGACGAAGAGAATAATCAAAGCGGATAGCTTTAACACCTTTAACGTTTTTGTTTGTTGGGGCAGATTTTTTATCTAATGTAGAAATTAAAGCTGCGTAGTGTGTAGCTCCGTTCACGTAATGAACAGAGTTTGTAACCGGCATAATGACACCAGTTTCTGAAGCGATTACTTGAAGATAAGGAGAAATTTCTGTGTCCAATTTCGTTAATTGGTCCACATATTTGCGGATAGTCGATACTTTTGTATCAACTGGAGGTTTAACACCGATGTAACCGATGCTTGCATCTTTCATCAATGTCTTAGTTTGGCAATAGTCTGCAATTGTTTGAGCAAATGATCCTTTAGTAATTAAACCAAGGTTTGTCTTTTTCCACACTGCAGTACCTGCTAATTTAAGACCGGTTGCAGTAGTTCCACTAGCTACAGAAGCAGTTTCAGCAAAGTAGATAACTAAGTGACCGCTGTCTTCTTTTACGCTTGCTTTTAATCCTGATGGATCTGCATTAATAACAGTCTGTAAATCAGTGACTAAATCAGATAGCGTAAAATCTACACCGTCGTAAGTTTTTGCAGGAAGAGTAAGTGTTACATCTGTACCATTTACCTTGAAAACTAACTTATCGTTAGTTCCCGCTGTAATAGCTAAAGGATAGCTAATTGAATCTCCTGTTAATACGTAAGAAGAGTTAACCATTCCTTCGATAAATGGGAAATCCTCAATGTTAGGAATTTCAGGGAAGAATGCAGGATCTAATGCTGTTACTTCATCTTCAATTGTTGCTCCTTTTAAAACAACATGGTCAACTGAGAAATCAAGAAGATTACCCATTAAAAGATTGTAGAATGAAATAAACTTACGACGCATACGGGATGCCTCTGTAGAACCTTTTAGAACATCTTTATATTTTGCTTGTGCAGTTACTAAAGTTGCTCCTTTAGCTACAGCAGCATCAATAGCAGCTTGTTCTAATTCTCCTGCTTCGTCTAAACCAATTTCTTTAAGAGAAGCCAAGTAAATTACTCTAGCGCCTCCATCAGAAGCGGCTTTCCACTCAGCAGCAATTGGGTTAACCTCTCCACCAACATAAAAGTCACCGAAGCCATATGATACAAGTTCATTAGAACTACGAACTAATACCGGTTCTTCAGGAGCATCTGGCGCAAGAGATGGAGCGATGATTAGAATGGATTCTGATCCGCCCGTTTCTGGAATAATTAAACCGCCATCTTTTAACGTGACGTTAATACCAGGAAGGTTTTCGTAAAGCATAGGTGTGCCCCCTTATTTAATTTTTATATGGAAAGCGACGAGCGCTATTCACCAAGTTCTTCTTGAAGTCTCTTATCTACAACTTCAAATGCTCGGAAGATATCTACAGGAACTTCTGATAATTCTTCAAATCTAACAGCATAATAAAGTCTGCGGATTTTATAAGAATCACGTATTGCTCCGGTTTCTAAATCCGGTTCCATTCTTAAAAATTTGATTCCTAGTAACCCTTTTTCCATCAAATAACCCGTGAATGAAGCTAATAGCTGTCTAAACTGCTTTGCTAACTTATCTACTTGAGCATTTGTTTCTTCCCAAATTTCAAAAACAATTTGAGCATCAAATACTTGTCCATAAACTTTAGTAACAGGCGGCATATTACCATTTACATCTTCATTTACATAAGAGGAGCGAAAACGAGGTTTTATTTCCTTAGTGTCTTTTCCGATAGTACCGGGCTCCAATATGGATAAGTAATGAAGAATAATAGGGTAAGTGATGTTCTTAGGCTCGTTTACATTAGGACCGTCGGGAGCAAAAGTTCCCCACTTAGAGCCCCAAGAAGCATCTAAGAGATACTTAATAACTTTCATCATCTCTTCATAATCCATAGTTCCGATTGATTTAAGTCTCTTTTGATTTGTTACTGCCATGTGACATTCACCTCACTTGATGGGACATACTGAAAGGATGTTCTCACAATCTCTATCTCTCCATAAAGCTGAAACGAGATAGATAGTACTAGCTCAACTTGTGAAAAACTCAATACTTCTATAGAGACATCTTGATAAATAGGATGATCCTCTAGAAGTTGATCTCTAAAGCTAGTTACTTGAGACAATACTGACTGCAATAATCCGTTGTTGAATGGTTCCCCTATAAACCGATTGAAGAAATCAGCCATGCGATTCACATCGTAGTGAATGCTTCGGAGATAATGAGGTTTTGAATGAAGAGTGTTTTGAGGGTATAAACTCTTTGAAGAAAAAGGTACGAATCCTTTTTTTATTGAAGGAACAATACATATATAACCACTACTTGATAAATTAGCAACTTCGTTCTGTTTAAGTTCTTTACTAAACAACGTATTAATGTATAGTAGTTGATTATTTGTAGCGGAAATATAGAAATTGGGTAGTGTATATCTCATGAACGCATAAGTTGAAGCACAAGGCATAACAATTTGACCAGGGTTAATACTATCCTGCATACCTACTACTACTTCAACATGCTCTAAATAACTAGCCTCTCCTGCTATAGTTGGTGGGATTGCAAGTAGAGATTGGATAGGTTCAGCATAAGTATCTTCGCCCTCTTCTGAGAATCGAGCTTCGGAAAAATAATCCGAACCTAAAACGATAGAACAAAAGACAGCCTGTTCCTCTGTTTTTGATTTAGCAAATCCACCTAATATGTGAATTAGTTCTGCAGGAGCTTTCTCATATGCTATATCTGTAAACAATAAGGTATCTACTTGAAAGCTACTTAGTTCACCTGTAAAGATTAAGCCTGTTTCACCTTCATCTATAAAACTATCTTTTAGTAAATCAAGCTGCATTTGAATTTTTTCTGCCGAGTCAGAGCTATCATGATTACTAACATAGTTAAATCCATCATCTGCACCTTCAAATCCCACATAACGTTCTGAAATACAAAGACCTTCGAATGGTGCTTGATTAAGAACTTCTACATCTACTTCACCTTGTCCAAAATACAGATCCCGCTTAATAGCAACCGCTAAATCATCGAGGTTCTTGTAATCCGCAAAGTAATACATAAAGCTATTATTAATACCTTCTACAATCATGTAGGTAGGAAACAAGTGAATATCTATATTGTTAGATTCATCTGTAGCTTCAACTGTTTTAAACTGAAGGACTGGTATGCCTAATTGATCATGATTGACTGTACATTCACCATGAGAGCCATTAAGCCTTAAAACCAGCGGTGTAATTCCATATTGCCTTGCCATTCGGACGTTATCAGAAAGGCGACAATCTCCTAAAACATCTACAGGAGACACTTCATCTTTAATAATAAAAGGTGTCCCTACCGGCCCATTCAAAGAAAAACCCGCTAACACAAGAAAGCGAGTATTCTTTTCCATGTGGGAAGGGAAGATAAGTTGGTTGTAAGTGTACATTCTTACCCCTCCAATAAAATATTGTATTGTTTAATACCGTTAATCTCTGAGATTCGAATACCACGTATTTGACTTCTAACAGGTGTTTCAGATGCGTAATATACTTTGAAAACATCCCTACCTGCTCCAAGATTAAGGTTTTTATCTATGGTGCCTATACTCCATATGCCACCATCTTTATAACTTGGTTTTCCGAACTTGTCCCACTCTACCTCCACAATTAAATCTTTCTCAACTGCATTCATATTGGGTAAGAAAAAGTATTTACGGTCGCCCGCTACGATATTTCCTATATGAGAGTCTTTCATCAATTTAATTAGTTGGGTAGCACCTGTTGCATCTTCGGACCTTGTAGTATGGCGTTCTGCTGTGAATGTCCACCCAAGGCCAAGGCAGAGCGGGCAATCCCGACTCGCCTCTTGAGTGACTTCGTTGAAGCAAGAACAATAAAGCTTCTTACTTTGTTTGATAACTAATACATCATGACCATATTCTTCAAGGATTTTCTTAAATTCATGAGCTAAATCCATATTAAGCTTCATTATTTATTCACCTACGAATCAAAATTAGTTGTCATAGTCGTTCTTGTTATATAAGCTGGTAATGCACCGACATTTTCACCTTTAACAACATTACCTGGGGTTGCGTAACCTCTATTGTGATGACCATGAACTAGGTCTTGCCATGCTTTCAATTGAGATTGAAGTTGAGTAATAACATCAGATATTGAGGTAGATGAACCTGAACCTCCACCTGATTTTTTAATACTTAATTCTCCAAGAGTAACTGTTTCATCTCCACCACCAGTAGCTGTTACTCCACCATGTAGAAGAGCATCTATCAACACCTGAGTATTAACGTATTGATGAATGTAATAAGGCGCGTCACCATCTTTATGAAGCTCTTCATCGTAAGTAGATGATTCATACCAAATATCACAAGCGTACTGACTGTGTTTACGCATAAGAGATTGAATGAATTTAGTAGAGGGTTCTATGTTTAAGGAACTTAGAGTCTCTTTTATTTGCTCCAAATCTCCGTGCAAATGTTCCGGTGTACCTGTAAAACTGTAAGTAAATGTGCTACCTAATGGTGAAGTATTAATACCATTTAGCTGTTTTGATACAACCACTGTATACTCCTTACCTTCTAGAAAGGCTGTAGAGCCGGCTTTTGGAGTTAGAACTAATACGTTAGGATTCTCTGAATCTACGCTAATTGAAGCTTTTAAAGCGTTCTTAGGGTTATATGTTCCTCTTAAATCAATAAGAGTTAAAGTTTCTTTGTATGGGGCTTGAACCACGTAAAATAGAGGATTTGTTTCGGGTTGATTATCACCAAACAATGTAGCGGGAATACTGTCATTAAAGACAACTACAATTTCACTAGGTTTTTGTAGTTCACCCATCTCAGGGAAATGATCCAATATAGATAGCTGATTTAAAACATCTTCTCCACTACCACTATTCTCGTTAGAGGAATTATTGTTATCTGAAGGTTCGGTAGGCGTAGTAGGTTGTGTTAAATCTTCAATATATATCTGCCCAGTCAACCATGCAGTTTCTTTATCCTCAGATACCCCTTGAACATGCACATAATAGCTTCTCCCAGGTTCTAAACGATAAGGAATAGTAATATTAGTACTAGATGTTTTGCCTTCTAGTGGGTTCTTAGGCCACAAATCAAAAGCCTCTGGATTGCTTGAAGTAGACAGTCTTACATTAAAATAAATCTGCTGTCCATCAATTAAAGCAATAGGTAAATCCCATTTTGCAGTTATGAAGAAATAATCTTGCTGTAGAACTAAGTTTTCTAAAGCAGTTATACCTTCCTTTTGAACAGTTACAAATTCATATGTTTTAGTAGAAGGAAGATAAGAGCCATCTACACTTAGCACTCCATCAACTCCACCTATAACCATAGTCTGATACTGTGTGTTAGGAGCAAGTTTTTCAGTTGGTGTTAATTCGTAAACTCTATCAATGTTGTTATACTTTCCGCTGTATGACACATATTCACCATTTACTTTACGTAAGCGAATAGTATTGCTATTTAGTGTGTCTATATTGATAGGCTTAGCAAACGTAATAGAGATTTTGGTGTTTAGCTCCACATTCATTTCATTAGAAACTGGATTAACACCTAGCACTAGATACGAGTAAGGAAGCATCTACCTCCACCTCACTTATTCAGATTCTTTTTTAGTAGTGTTACGTTTACGTGTTGTTTTCTTTGGTACTTCTTCCACTGAGACTTCTACAGGTTCTTCCTTTACAGGCTCTGCAGGTTTCTCAGGTTCAGGTTGTACTTCTTCAATAGGCTGTTCATCTTTTGCAATGTTATTGCCATTAACAAACTCCAATGTTTGGCGATCATAAGGTAGTAAGATATTTTTCCGTAAGGCAGATTGAATACCAGATAATTTAGTATCCTCAAGATTAATTGCATAACATTCAACGCCATTGACTTTGTGAAAGACAATTCCGCTTACTTCCTCCTTGAATTCATCCTTGTTAAAGTGTGGAGATAAGATAACTTTTAATTCGTTCATTAAGAAACATCCTTTCAATTTGTAATTAGATATAAAAGAAGCCCCTACATCAACTGTAGGAGCCCGTAGGTTTTACGACTGGCTAAGGTTGATTGTGCCAGTAAAGCTTAGAGGATTGTTATTTTGAGGTAAAGGTTCTTGATTAAGGTAGATAATAGTGTAGTTACCCGGATAATCTTTACTACCGTTTCCGTATAATTTTTCTCCTTCATTTAAATAAAACGTGTATTCCTTATCAGTAATCATGGATAGACACATTCCAGAAGAAGGGGATTCCATATACTCTTTGGTTCCAAGAGTTGTTTTGGCACTACTATAGGAAATAGATCCAGTGATGGTAACATAACCTCCACCTTGAACACCAGTTGCGATAACCTCTGGTAGTCCAGTTTTACAAATAACCTTTTCAATTTTCATATAACAACGCCTCCGATTATGATATTTATTACAAATGAGAAACCTGCTTGTTAGCAGGCCTCATTTATAAGCGGATTAGATAGCGTCATGTGCACCTTTAACGTATTTATCACTTTTTGGATCCATGTCACTTGGAAGTGGCATATCAGCGAATTTACGTTCTGGAGCTGGGAAAGTTTTAGCGAATCGGATATTTTTAGCCACAGCGATTGCAAGACCTCCGTTTAGTACACCTACTCCGTAACGCTCTTTTAATTTAAGAGTTTGAATGTCACGGCTTGGATCGTCGAATTGCTCAGTTGAGATTTCGTCTTTCACAAGTAGTACACCAATGTTATTTTTATCAATTAAGTAGAAATCGAATTTTTTCTCAGCTTGATCGAAAGGAACGAATGGAGAGAAGATTACTTCTAAGCCTAATGCGTTTGAGGTGTTGAATGATCGAGGATCGAAGTTTGAAGAGCCTTGTCCGAAAGCAGCTACGCTTGTACCTTCAAGAGCGGCGTTTTTAGCGAATAGTGACCAGCATAGAGGATGCATGATGATTGTTGTGGGTTGGAATCCAGCGGACATAATAGATACTGCCATGTCGATAATATCTTCAGCAGCTAACGTACCATTTAATTCTCCGTCAAAACCACGACCTGTAGGGTATCCTTCTTGGTTTGGACCAAACATATCAGCATCGAATACTACATGTCCTGCTTTACGGAACTCTGTAAATGTTACTTCTTCTTTCTTAGCAGCCATTGCACGACCAGCGGCACGTAAGTGTAATCCAATTACATCCCATTGTGAGTCTGAGATCATTTCGTCTGTAATAGCGATTTTCAAACCGTATTTTTTGACTTTAACGTCTACAGACCCAATTCCGCCACCAGTAAGGTCTAAGTTTTGTTCTGGATATTCTCGGCCTTCTCCGATTTCAAAAGCTCGGATAGCTCCAAAATGGATAAATTCCATTGAACGCCCTTCGTTTAAAGTAACCTTTTGGAATAAGTTAGATACTAGAGTTAAAGGTTCAGCAGCCTCTAAAACTACTGTAGAGATTACTTTCGGGATTAAAATATTTGCATCAGCGGATGTTAATGCTTCGCTAACAGTTACACGTTGCTGAACAGGAACTTTGCCTGCGTAAGCCATCATTTTTGTATACTTCTCATGAAGCTCAAGATTTTCCATGATATATATATCCTCCTAATAATTTGTGTTAAGGATTTAAAGTGGAGGTTTCTATGTTGAGAACACCCCCACCTTAAATGAGATAGTGTCTATTATTCTTTTAAGCTGTTAATCTAAAGACCGTAAAGGTTAAACTTGGATAATCTGTTTAAGGGAGTCTTGACTAGCAATTCAGAAGAAAATTGAGGGTAAATCGAAGTGAATTATTTTTGAAGTAAGATACGTACTGCACCGACAGAACCTTTGTGATCCCATCCAGTAGGAATACCAGCGATTGGATCTACAACCATAGGAACTGTGAAAGTTAATCCAGTATGTTCTACAGGATCTTTCGTATCGTTAATAGGTAAGTAGATAACAATAGTGTTGTTTTGTACATCAACGTGCATGTCATTAGCATTAACCGCTTTACCGTCAATTTGAGCAGCAACGTTTGCTAATTTAGTAACGTCGATTTTGTGTTTTAATTTCACAAATACAGCAGCGTTTTTAACACCAGCGTTTACAACTACTTTGTTGTTTGCTACATCAAATGTAGTTCCTTCACCAGAACGAACTGCTTCGATATCAGCACTTAAAGTCATAGAGCCTGCAGTACCTGTAGATGCTGCGAATGTACGAACTTCTTGAGCACGGAAGAATCCATCTGTTAAGAACGGAATACCAGCCATTTTAGCGCCCATTAATAATTTTTCAAATTCCGGTTTCCAACCTTTAACTGTGTAAGGAGCTCCATAAGGGAATGCACCGTCACCTGTTGCTGGAAGACCTGGAGATGGAGTACGTGACATTAATTTTAAGAATTGTTCCATTTCAGGGTTTACTAGGTCAGAGTAGTATTGAAGGAAACCTGCAGGAGGAAGTTCAGTTTCTTTAGCCCAAACTTGTCCAATGATTGCTTCAGGAGAATCTGTACCTTTTACATATTTACGGAAGTTACCAGAACGGTCAGAAACTACACGGTCACCAGGAAGTAAAACTGTTTGAGCTTCGTTTTCTCCGCCTTTGTTAGATACTGCAGCACCAAATTTCATTGCTTCTGCAAGAACTTGAGCAGCTCCTAAATCCGCTGTACCTTCTGTTTCGAATAATGGTACTTCAATATAGTTACGAGTGATTACAGTTGGTGTAGTTAATGTACTAACCATACCGTCACGACGGCGAGAGTATACGTTTTGGTGGTTAACACCAGTAACTTTCTCAGATGCGTCAGTTGCCTGCTTCACCGCTGTTTTGTAATAACCAGTTTCAGAGTCGTATTCAGAACCGACTACTTCAACGATCTTACCTTTCGCTAAAACTACTGTTTGATTACCTTCTGGTCCATATTCATAGATAAAAGGTGCCGCACCATTAGTACGTGAGATAATCATTTCCTCTGCTGGCGCCATGCCCTCGGAAACTACTAATCCAGTATGTGACTTACCTTTTGCCTTGTAAGAACCATTTACATTTGGAAATTGTGCCATTTGTAATGTGCCTCCTTATTTTATCTGCGTCCAGTTAATAGACTAATTAATGCTTCTTCGTTATTTGTAACCATTACCTTCTTTGTTAACAAGTCTTTACTTTCGGTAACGATTTTTTCACCTGTTGGCTTTTCTACATGTTCAACATTACGAGTAACCTGCTTATTAATAGCTGGCTTTTCTACTAGAATGTCAGAGATTGAATCACGTAATGATTCTAATGTGCGAGCAGTATATTTCGTAACTGCATCTTCACGGCTAGATTCTTTACCAACGGCAACACGTAAATCTACTAAGAAATTAACCGTAGCTTCATGTAGCTCTTTTGCAAGTTGTACATTCGCCTCTGTTAATTCATCAATAGTTTTTTGAGCTTCAGCTAAGTCGTCTTGTGCCTTTTGAAGTTCAATCGATGTATCTGCTTCTGCTACAGCAGGTTCTTCTGCATTAGCGTTTTCTTCTACAACTTCAGCTTCAAGGTTTTCTTCTTCTGTCTCTGTTGACTCTTCTACTTCTGCATTTTCAACTACATTCGTTTCATCTGTAGCTTGTTCTTGTTGAGTAGCTTCATCTGTTTGCTCAGTAACATCAGTTACTTCTTGTTGTGCTTCAGTTGCAACTTGATCCTCTTGTGTCACAATGCTTTCCTCCTTTGTAGTTGATTCACTATCACTTTTAACCACTACTGATTCTGTCGTCAACGTTGAAGTCGAAGTATCGATATTTTCAGCTGTAATAGTACCCTCAACGACGATTTGTTTCTCTTTTTCAGGCTTAGATTCGTTACTACCTTGCACAGTAATGCTCTCACCTGTAGCCATTGTATTTTGAGCTAATGAAGTACTAGTAATCATGGCATCTGAGTCAGCAGGTACGTTAACCCAACTTAATTCATCAAAGAATAAGTCTCCGGCTACCCATTCACACATTTGGCCATCATACTCTTCACCTCTCATATGACCGCACCAACCTTCATTGATGATGTCTGTACTACATACACTACATACAGCAGCATTAGTAGTTGCTCCAATAGAGACAGTGAGTAAACGACCTTCTAAAATATCTTTAATAGCTTTCTCTTGAGTAATTTTGGGAGTAACAATAATTCCGGGGCGACCGGCAGAAGTGTAATCGGAGTAGGAAGCGGAATAAACACGACCTGTAGCTTCTGTATTTACATCATGATTGTGGATGACTGGCTTGGGGAAAGGTTGTGTCCAACTATAGACACCACTTTTTAATTCATGGTTTCCTTTAAGTTTTTCAGCAGTGTAGCGGTTAAAGTTACGGGTTCTTCCTTCATGAATGGCTTCAATCTTTGGATAAAGAACCGTAATACCGCTCTCGTTAGTAGATTCATTGAATGCTGTATCAACCTGTCCAATATCGACCTTAGTTGTTACAGACTCACTGATTTTCATAGGGTCTAAATCTAGACCCTTCCACTTTAAAATATTCAATTAGATGACCTCCTTATTATTGAGAACAATAGTGCATTCGCAGTTGGTATGGTGAGGTGGGATCTGCTCTCTCCAACCATCAGATAAGATGATTTCTGAGGAAGCAGTTAGGCATTTCTTACAACAGTTTGGTTTGTGCTTAACGTAGACTCTATCTCTTTTACTTTTTTCAGCTGATAGAGCAACTCCATAGTTATAGGCTTCATAAGCAATACGTTTAGCAATGAATCCAATACGATAGCGATTAGCTGTAAATGAATGTGTAATATGAGCCGCTGGATTGTCTTTTTCATAACAACTAGATACTAAGCGAGTAATGTCATTCATTAATCGTTCAAATGCTTTGTTATGTTTTGACACCGCTACTTGTATATCGCCACTTTGTATTTTCGTTAAGTCGTTCCCCATTTGGATTAATCCTTCTTGGAATCCATGTAAAAAGGCCCGCTCAACAAAAGGATTTACTTGGTCCCTAATTAGTCCACTTATTAATCCGGTAGTAAACGAAGTGACCATATCTGTATCTTCATTGCGTCGGACTCTAACCTGTACATCTTCCATCGTCTCTAACCAGTGCTGTTCAACTTTCTTAGTGAACTCACCAACTTGTAATGTCTCAGTCAAAGTAACCAGTTGGTCTTGCTCGGTCAATTTTGTGTTTTCAGAAACTGAAGCACTCTTACTGCTTGTTTCAGATGTTTTAGGTTTACCTGGACTAGTTTGTTTTCCGCTCTGGTTCTCTGGTTGATCTTTGTTGTTGCCTTGATTAGCTGCAGCCTCTGCTCCTTCTGTTCCTGCATCACCCGTTGCAGAACTAGCGTTAAACATATTTGTGTATAGGCGTGATTCATCAACTTGAATGTCATAACCAAGTAATTGACGCATCTCTTCAAAGACAATACTGTTTTGCATAAACAATTGAACAACATGATTTTCGCGTTTGATTTTTGCATCGAATTCAATTTCGTGGAAAACAAAGTCAATTTCATCGTCGGGGTTTAGAGTTGGATCGTATCCACCCTCAAAAAGAAGTTCATTGATAATAGCGAATTTGGCTACATCAGAGAAGGTTTTTTGGAAGTCCTTAACTGTATCGTTAAGGTCAGAAGATTGATTATCAGAGGTAGATTTATTAGCGGTTCCTGAAATACCCATAATCGTGTCACTCACTCCTAAACCAGAGAATACACGCTCACGGAAATATTTAAGGTACCCATTAGCATCAATTGCTTGTCCTTGAGAACCTACTACTTCAATATTGTGTCTCTCAGGGACAACTAAAGCACCATCAACAGGAATATTACGAATCTCTTCACGTAAATCTTCAATCTCGTCTTCAGTTGCTTCAAACCCTGGCTTATCTATACCTACCTTGTATAAGTAAAGGGGGAATAAATTGCGGTAAATTAAACGGGCTACATTTTCCTCAATCTGACGAAGTAATTTAACATCATCTAAGGCATTGTAGATAAACGGTACACCATAAGCTCGTCCACTCGGTTTACGATAAGCAAAATGAATAATGTCTTCAGGTTTAAATTCAACACCATCTCCACCTGTACCGCTTGATTGTTGATAAGCAATTATCTTACCTACATCATCACGACTTATTGTTACTTGTTGGGTGGGAAGAACGAAATATCCAGCAACAGGTTTATTTGACGTGTATCCTGTAGCGGTTAGGCCACTTGGATTACTATTGTTTTTTGCGCGAGCTTTTACCACATAAGCATTACCATAAAGTATTAAGTTGTCGGCAATTTCTTGTAGCAAGGAATCAATACTTTGCCCTGTACCTTCAGCCATTAGTTTAAGTCGAGTCCAAACGTACTCAACTGCCTGATCATTTTTGCCGGATAGTTCCCATCCATTTTTAAACATTAGAGCTGAGTGTTTATCCACTGCTCTACGAATATAACTGTCAGTGTAATATGCACGACCAATTTCAGCTAGGTCTACTGGTGAATCTTCAAAGTCTCCTCCACCACCAGCGCTTTTAACAGCTTGACCTAAACGAGTAACGGCTGTCTTCTTAGGATCACGCTTAGCGGAAGAAGGTGCTTCGCTAACAGTTCTTAATCGAACTCCTCTACGAATTCGTTCTAACATACTCAATTTTGTACACCTCTCTTATAGATGATCTAAAACTAAAGAATAGCCTGCTCTAGCATTCTCTTTGTCTAATGTTTTCTCAATTTTGTCTCTACGAACTTCATAATCAGATGTATACATCGCATAGACGTCATTAACAAATGCGTGATATTGTTCCTGTATAAGATTTAGTCCTCCAGCCAATTGATTTAAAAAGGCTTCTACTCCTAAATCCTTACTAGGTGAATTTAAGTTTTGCAATGCATCATATGTTTTTAAATACATCTTATTTCGAAGTTCAAAGGCGGTTAGTAATTCATCATGTGCCCTCTGCTTACGAGAAAGATTGTTTATGTTTTTTAACACATCTCGATATTGCTTTTTATCTTCAATTTGGTAATTGACCTGGAGTTTAAGAGATAACTGTGTCATTTTCATTAGTTCAGCAAATTCTTCTTTAGTAGTAGCTTGATTTTCTAATACCTTCATAACCTCTTCCGTGTCAATATCGCTACCTAAAACTAATCCCGATTTGATGCGGGCAGACGTATCTTCTGTTCCTTGAAGAAGGTTGTCTACTAACAAAATCATTTCTTGAATAGTTTTATTTTCTCTAACTGCAATATCATACGGACGTTTTGAAGCAGTATACTCTTCAGTCACCTTAAAAAATTCAGGTGTACCATATGCCGTTCTAAGAGTGTCATAGTATTTCTTTTCTGTATCTGAGTAATTTTTTGAGATATCATCAAACCAGTCATTTTGCTGCTGCACCGCTTCATCTATTTGCTTTACTAACTCTTCATTTTTTACAGGTTCATCAGGTAGTTCCCCGTCTATGTAGTTCTTCAAAATAGATTGTTTGTATAAGAAATAACCTTCTCGAACGGTTGCTTGTAGCTCTTTTAAATCTTCATACAACTCTAGTTCAAGCGATCCATCTACATCCTCTGCATAAGAATGAACAATATCTTGAATTAGTGAATTAGCTGGGGCTTCAGGATCTTCAAATGTATTAGCGTATGTTTGGAAATCAATAACACCATTTGAAAGTAGTGAAGGGTCTAAGTGAGGGAATGACTCGTAGATTTTTTCCACTTGTTCCGCTGATAAAGGAACTACAGTATCTTTAATCTTTTCTTCTACATATTCAATCATCTGATTAAGTAAATCATATGTTTCTGCAAAGTCCTGATACTGCTGTGCAGGCTTTTCTTCCGCTTCATAATCATTGCTATCTACATCTTCATCATCTTCTTCTTCATCAAGGACAACTTCTTCAGTTTGTAAATTAACAGTGATTGGTTTTTTAGGTTCATATTTCACTTTCGGACGATATTCCAAAATAGAGCGTTCAAACTCTGTATCTATAGCATTGTCTTCTCCATACATTTCTTTTTCATCCATACTGTTCATCTCCTTATAATATAAAAACGACAGGCCCTTTGCGGATACCTGTCGCTATCTTTTACCATCCTCCGCGAGACGGCATTTTCATATTTCCACCACGTTTTCCCCATCCAAAACCCTTACTAGCTCTTTGACGAACTTTTGTATTTTTAGGTTTTTGGCGTAATTCAGAATCGGTGGATCTAACTTCTTCTTTTAACTTAAACGGATCAGTAAATGACTTTTTAATCTTGCCAATCGTTTTTGCATGAGGCTTCTCGATAACAGTAGCAGCTAACTCAGGTTTTTCATTAATAAATGCAAGTAAACCAAACATTAAGCCATCTAATGCGTGTTCATCTACATCGGTATATGTTGCTTCACCTGTTTTAGCACTGAAGCGGACTACTTGATAGTTAGTCATTTGTCTTGCTAATGTTTCATCTATGTCACGGTGAGGGATACGAATTTGACCACGTTCCAGCATTAACACTGTTTGGTTAACAATGAATGGTTTAAGTGGCTTCTTATCAAATTCTCTGCTATGTGGATCTCGTACTAATTGAGAACTTCCTAAATGAACACCTTTTACTCTATCACCTAGTGTTTTACGTAGAAGCTCGATTTGGTATTCACCAGCACCTCGGTCACAATAGATAGCAAACGGATTATAAATTCCATCTAATTCAATAATCTTTTTAACCGCATTATCGTATGTGAATTCCCCTTTAGGAATTTCAATTCGGTTAATAACCTGGAATCTACCATATTTTTGTTCTGTTTCTCCAAGCTCTGGCCGTAATCGTCTCGGTTCGAATGGATTATATTGAGTAACAACAATTTGTGTAGCGTTACCGAACTTATCCCAGTCAACCCCGATAGCAATAGGACCATGATGTGCAGGAGAGGTAGTATAGTTGTAACCAATGCTTGATGCCTCGTCAATGTATTCTTTATTGAACACCCCGACCATTTCAGTACCAAACTCTGCAAGTACCTCATGCTCATATGCGTTTTCAGAGAAGAGTTTACGAAGTTCCCGCTCCATTTTTGGTCCCCATTCCGGGTTAACCATTGTAGGGAAGTAGAACTCTGCCCAACCTTCCGCTGATTTACGGTCATACGTACTCATATCATAGATGTTTTTTTCGTTCATTTTTACATCTTGATTAAGCTTCATTTGTGTACATGTTTTATAAAACATCCCACGTCGTCCAGTCGGTGTAGATGCAATCATTGTACCGATACGATCTGGAGCTTCGTTGACAATAGCGTAAATAGACTCAAAATCTTTATCACTCATATAGTCCACTTCGTCCATATAAAGCCAGTCCGCACGTTGTCCACGTAGAGAACCACCCTCTGCACCTGAACGAGTACCTGCAGTAAATAGACGAATAATGGATTTGTTTTTGAATTCAATTACGTATGGGTTTTTAGTAATGGATTTTACGGATTCTTCTAAAACGGGGTTATTGTCGATGAAGGTTTTTAGTTGGTCAAAGATTAAGCGTGCTTGGTTGTCATATGGGGTAGCAACTACACAAGCGGCTCCTTTTCTAATACTAGTACCGCCATTACAAGTAAAAGCAACCCATAGCATATGAGCACACATTGTCCATGTGTTATGAACCAATATGTCTTCGACTACTAAGTTGTGTGTCTCTGGAACAAACACATCGTATGTTTGTCTCTTACCAAGAGGAACAATGTCTACTACTTCTTCCCATAACACATCTGAGTTAATAAGATCGTGAAGCATAGCAGACTGAAGGTTTTCAGAATAAACACGAGCATTGCTCAATGAGATTCCTTTTTCAGTACGATAACGACGGTTACCTTTACCTACTACATCAGCTTTTTTCAAGCCTTTGGCAATACGTTCTTCTTCGATATACTTCCATACTTCTTTAGGTAAAGTTGGCTCTGAAGAGGTCATTTCTAAAGCACGCGCTTGAATTTCTTCATAATCACGTTCAGGAGTAGATAAATGTTCGAGGAATAATAGGATTGATGAACGATGATAAATCATAAGATGGTAATAAACTGAATCATTCATTTCCTTTTGTAGAAGGTTTGCTTGAATACCAAAGCGTAGAAGTAAATGTTTGAGGTCTAAAGCGAACTTGCGATTTTTTGTAGCATATCCAATTTCACAAATACGTCCTGCAAAGAACCATCCACCCGCTGAATATAAGCTACCTAAGAAGAAAACTAAATGCTCTCTGTCTAGCTCATAGATGAAAGATGGGATTTTCTTTTCTTGAATTTCTCGATAAAATTCAAATTGGCTAAAATTAATAAGGTAAATAGTAGCTTTCTTGTGACGCTCTCTGTATGTATTAATACCAAGATGTTCACAAGATTCTAGCATGGTTTCTCTAACACCCTCATAACGAGCTTGGAAACTAATACTGTCCTTATTAAATCTTCCTGCAGCTAACATATAAGCTAAGATACGTAACTTATGCTTGTCTACTTGCTTCTGTCCGTAAATAGGTAGCAATTTAGGAGTGGCGATACTTTCTCCTATTCGGAGTGCATCAACCTCTTTCCAGCCATCTACTGTTAAAACAGGATGGTTTCCAGTTAAAACAACTCTTGCACCATGTTTTGTAACAACAGCAAATGTATCCTTAACACCATTATCTTCAATGAAGAAAGCTTCACTATTTTCTAATTGGTAAGACTCATTTAAAGTTAGTAGCGGTGTTGGGCTTCCATCAAGTTGAGCTTTATATAACTCGCCTACCGACTTGTATTCTCCTGTGTTGGGATTAATAATCCGCTGATCTTCTTCTATACATTTACCGATACGCCGACCACATCTTAACACTTTTCGGTGATGTGGATGGCGAAGTATCTGCTCTTGATACCAACGAGGTTTTTCACCTAGATGATGTTCCGTCCATTTAACGGGATCACGTATAATATCAAGCATTTCTTGATCATATTTAGTGATTTTACTCATGCTATTTTCTCCTTTAATATCTTCTTGTTGAATACGGATTAAGTATTCTTGCTTCTCCACCTAGCGCACTTCGGGCATTCATCTTACTTCCTTGAATAGCTTGTACAGCTGCTTGTCTCATAGTTTGTGCTCGCTGAGTATCGACATAGTTACCGCCGACTTCATTGTTGTAAGCATATTGAGCATTCCACCATTGTTTTTTCTGGTAGTTAAATTGTTGTATTCCCCAGTAAGCATCTGTTGCTAGACTAGCCGCTGTTAATCCCCCGTAAAGCATAGGGTTAGAAGCGGCCATAACACCCGTCACACCAGCTTTCATGACAGAGGTTCCTAGATCATCTCCACCATATAGATTCATAGCGGTATCTGCACCAAAGGCTAGACCACCCGCTGTTAATGCTTTTCTTTTACCAACGGAGCCAATTGTTTTTAATGCACTAACTCCTAATCCGGCTAAACTTGCCACTTAAACTACCCCCTTCTCATATTGTGTAAGCCAAATACAATACTACCGTCTGCATTCATATTTTTAGGAGCGCGGTCTTGACCTACACCGTCATACATCATGATGTCAGGTGAACCAATTTCTTGATAGTTATTCATAGTTGCTAGTTTAAGAGGTTGCATAGTTTGCTTATCTGCACTTTTGTACAGATTCTTTCCTACAAGATAAGCTCCACCTGCAGCCCCAACCCATAAAGGATTAGCTTTCTTACCGGTATATAAATTACCTAAGCTTTTCTTGATGTTACCCTCTTTATCTTTTACATCTATAATTGGTTTTTTAATTTGTGCCATTTTACCAATATGTTCAGTAGCATTAACTAAGCCATTCTCATATTGAGCAACGACACTTTTTGTATTTTTCACACCTATTCGAGCTAGGTTCTTCATGCCTTTAATAAGAGCCATGATACATGCACCTCCTATTTATTAAGACCAAAAATACTTTCAGTTTGACGGCTTGCTTGATTAGCATCTAGTACCCTTTTCAATTGATTAGATACACCATTCTTAGTTGTCCTCATAGCCGTGTTTCCCGCCACTGTGTGAGCTTGATAAGTCTGTTTAGTAGTAGAAGCTATGTGCTTTAAATTGCCCTTAATAGAGCCTGTCTGAGCGTGTGTAGCGGCCTTTAAACCTTGATAACCTACACCAGCAACTGCACCTTTAAAAGCTCCGGATTTAGCCGCTTCCCAGGGGTCATTTCCTTGAATAGCAGCCATTCCACCAGATACTGCTGCTGAGGCTGCTGAGGATTGAATTACACCTATTCCTGCACGTTTTAAACTACCCGGTTCTCCTAAGTTAGCACGAGCTGATCCGTAGAGGGTCTTAGTTGTAGAAGCAATTGCAGGGAGACGTCTTTCTTGTGGATTGATAGTATTTAAACTAGCTAAACCTTCATCTGCTCTTCTTCGCTTCTTTTCAACTCTACTATTCTGACGAGCGGTACGTTGTTGTTTTGTACGTAATCGAGTAGGAGTAATTAAATTGCCATCATAAGCATCATCAGGTAAGAAAGTACCTAAATTCTTTTGTTTGCTAATTTCAGTATTTAAGGCTTTTCTAGAAGCTCTATTAGCACCACGATTACTCAATCTTTCTAATACTTTTTTAACTGCATTGCTTGTAGCCATAAGTGGCACCGCCTTTAATTAAATTTGGCATTACCCATTTTGTAATGTCCTGTTCTTTGATTGAACAAATCAAATACGATTTCACCCTGGTCAATGTGTCCATATGCATACTGCTTATTCTTCTTTTGTTGCTTCTTTCTCTTTTCTTTAAGCTTTTGTTCTTCTTGTCTTTTTATATTTGCAGACTCCAAAGTGTCGCCAGCACGTTGGGCAACATCCAAAACAGTAGCGGCTCCCATTGCATACAAACCAATTTTGTAAGCTGTTTTTAGCTTTCCTCCACCAGCAAGCATTTTACGTTGTGTATTAGCTTTCTTAATGATGCTCTTACCAACATCTGATACTTCACCCTTTACAAGGTCCTGTACAGTTTCTGTTTTCAATAAGTGTTGAGCACCATAAGAAATACCTGCAGTAATAGCACCAGATTTTATTCCTTTTTCAGCAGAAGATACGATATCGTCTTCTTCTCCATCTATCACTGATTTTGCTAGACCAAGCCCTATAGCACCAAGAGCAATCTTTCCTTGGTTTCTTTTAAGGAAATTTGAAGCGGCTTTTACATCAGGTACATTTGTCTTTAAGTGAGGCGTAGAGCGGGTTTCCGTGGATTGATGATAGGAGTTTGTCGTTTCATTAACTTTCGTTTTATTAACGACTGGTTTTTCTTGTTCAGCCAATACTATCACCTGCTTTCTGTGTGTGATAAAAATGATTTGACTTAGCGCCGCTAATCAGAGCGTTAACAAACGTCTTCGACAATTGATTTCTCGCGCCGGAAAAACACCCGGCACGATTAACAATTTCAAAAGATTTTTTGCTAAGGCTGAAGGCTTATTCCCCTTCGACCTCCTCGTAGTCTGCATCAAAGATTTGTCCTGGTTGCATATCAGAAGCGATTTTCGACATTAGTTGAGCAGCATAAGTACTTGGATCAAGTGTAAGAGTTAACTTGTCACCAGCTTTGTCTGAACGAGTAGAGTGCATCAATTGAAGAACTTTATGTTTCTTCGTCATAATCTTCTCTTTATATTCAGCCGCTTTAGAAATTTGAGGAGCAGTTATCTCTTGTCCATTGTCATTAACACTAACAACAACATCCTCAATAAAGTCTCCTTGAATAGCAATACGGTTTTCAGCTCTAAACAACTGAACATCGTAATCCACTAAGTCCTTAACTAGACCCATATCAACAATGTCATTTTCATCAATGCTAAATTCGTTCTTATATTCTTCAAACCGCTTCATGATAAGACCAATCTCCAAAGGACAACGTGAACCACTAGGATCCATTCCTCCTGAAATCAAAGGACATACCTCTGCATAAGGACAAAGTTCTCCTTTACACATCATAGGAATAGCTGCATATAATCCATGCTTTGTGTTGTAAATCTCCATAGATTGAGCAATCATACCTCTTGTCTCATTGGATACTTTCCATGTAGAAGGTAACTCAATCTCATTAAGAGCTCGTTCTCTTAACTGTTCAGGTGTCTCTACATCTATCTGACGTAGTTCTTCCATACGTTTTTCTACAGACATTTCTTCGGCCTCCTTTTTCTCCTGACTTGATATCTTAGTGTGTTAGGCAACAATCTCCCAATCTTCAGCCAGTACATCTGCTTGAGATGCTAACCAACCTGGTTGCCATTTCTTATCAGCAGTAAACATTGCGATATAAGGTTGTGAGTCTAAGTCCACACCTTGACCTAGATGTTTAGATGTTCTGCCATTTACTACACCCGCTTCTAAGTAAAGTGAAGGCATTAATACGATCCACATGCCTTTTCCATTCCACCCTTTACGAGCAACTTTCTCTCCATTTTTCAATGCAATTAATGCTTGTCCAAAATCCATTCTGTATTCCTCCTAATTGTTTTGTGGTTGGTTTTCTTCTATATAAGGGGTTGTGATTATAGGGGTTTTTAAGAGCGGTTCATTTGAAAACATAAAACCTTTTAAGAGCACTGATTGTTCCCACGCTCTCTACTTCTGACTCAATGCCTCAACTGAATAAATGTTGATGTTCAAGATAACCAACAATCTCTTCAACTTTTTTAAGCGCATCCTGTGTAGCATAAAAGACACCAAGATCATAGTCGTACTGTTCTGGATTTACACAAGCTGATGTTCCAAGTACTTCATAACCATTAGGCATTTGAAGACAAGATACAGTGGTCTTTCTTCCCACCCTTGCTGATTCCTGACTTACTACCCAATTCTTTAATAGCTCTTGTTCATGTGGACTGTATTGCATTCACTGTCCTCCTTCCCTGCTCCTGTTCTCACGCCATACCGTAACCACTTTCCTAAATTTTCTCAACGAAATACTTACACTTCATGCCCTGCTCCTTCACTCCTGACTTTTGCAACAAATAAAAAAGAAGCCACCGACCGCTAGGTTTCTGACCTAGTGATTGATGACTTCCCTTCTTCCTGACCTGATGCCCTATATAGGGTAATTTTTTTTATATTTTTTGAGGCGCAAGGTGGTATATATGGGTTCTTATAGGTGGATCTTTCGATGCCCACCCCCTATAACGACCACCAAATTTCGGTCTAGCTCCTGACCAAATAAATGTGAGCATATGAAAGGACATATCATGACAAACATTAACACTACTCAAGACCGCATTAACAAATTAAGAGAGCAAGTAGCTAAGAATGAAGCTATGATTCAAGACATCTATGCAAGCGTTGACTTTGACAACACTGATATTGCATTAAGCGCTCAACTTGAAGCAGGTATGGGCGCTATGAAGGCTATGCAAGAAGAGATCAACCAATTAGAAGAAACAAACACTAAAGGAGAGAACGAAACTATGACTACTAACACTACTATTCAATCAAACAACACAATCAAGGGAGAGAACAATACTATGACAACAACTACTACAGCTACAACTACAAACACTAATACTAATAACCAAGGAGTGGTAACAATGACAAAGAAAACAGTGGTATTTACAGAGGCTAACTTAAACGTGGTACAAAATGCATCAGGTCAAATCGCTAAAGCATTATTCAACATGGGTGTAACTGCACCACTATTCTCTCAATTCATTGGTGCTAATGCTAAAGGACTTACAGTAGATGCACGTCGTAACAAGTTCGTAGTAACTAAAGAAGATGGTACTGAGGAGTCTATCCAATTTGCTTCTGCTAATGGTAAACAAATCATCGACTACTTAATGGTAGTTGTGCCTGGTCTATTCCCTAAGTTCATGGAGTCTTCAGAGTTCAAGGCTCTTGACAAGCTTAACCTACAAGGACGCCTTACTGCTAAAGCTAAGGTTAAAGGTAAGAAGACTCGTGAGACTGTACTAATGGCTGCTCTTAATATGGATGACATCTATGTAGTAGTAGACAATGTAGTAGTAGGTAAGCTACGTGACTTCTCTACAGAAGAGTTAGTTGGACAAGTAATGCAACAAATCGAAGTAAATGAGGAAACAAAATACGTTCTTCGTGACAATGTAGAGTTCTATATTGCTAAAGATACAAACATTGAAAACTTAAATAGCATCCACTCTTTATTCCAAAAGATGTCTGGAAGCTTAGCGGCTTACCGCTTTGCAATGAAGAAAAACAAAAAGACTCAAACTATTAATGTAGTTAAAGAGTACAGCAAAGATGGTATGGTATTAAGCATTAAAGAACCACAACAAGCAATCGTTCTTGATGAAATGTGCACATTTGATGGTTCTGGTTCTCTACCATTTGGTGAAGAAATCAATGGTGCAGTGTTAAAAGCAGTATTCTCTAAAGTTAATGTTGTTCATAAAGAAGATGGTCAATTAGAAGCAGATACAGACGTTTCAGGTATGGAGTCATTCACTTACAAAACATACACAAAATCAATGTCTCAAGCTCGTTCTAATGGTGCTGTTGGGTTCAAGAATGTTGAAGATGTAATTGAGTTCTTCCTAGGTACTGGTCAAGACGAAAGAGCTTATTCTAAGAAGCACAAAGTAGATGGTAAAGCAACTGGATACAACGTAATGGATGTTGCTAAGTCTTATAAGCGTTTTATGTTAGCAGGATCTAATGGTCTTAAAGCTGATAAAGGATTATTAAGCACATTCAGCCACAATCCTAATGTTGAATACTTCGCCGCTGGTGAGAAAAATGTTATCGGTGAAATTAAGCCTGCTTATATCGTTATCACAAATAACAATGGCGAGAAATTCACTATTGCTTTAATCGAAGAGTTCTACGCTCAAATTGCTAACGGTCAAGAGTTCCTATTAAACGTTCTAGATCAAAACAATGCATTCACTGGTGTTGAAAAGTTCAACCACTGGAACAATGAAGATGCTAGAAAAGAACTGTTAACTCGTAACTTAACTGATGGTCAAGGATGGCACTCTTCTCGTGTAACTGAAGCTCTACGTTTTGCAGGAGTAATCAATAGCTTTGATTCATTCCAATTACGTGTGTCTAATGCAGTTAAAGGTGCTTCACTAGAGTTTGATCCAATTTGTGAACTATTTGGTGCTGACTTAATTCTTACTGAAGGTATGGTCAAATCAGAGGATATCTTAGCAGATATTAAAGATAATGGCTTCCAATTATTCGTTGTTGGTCAACGTAAAGATGGTAACGATGGTATTTGGGTTGCATCTCAAGCTACACAACAAATGGGATTAACATTAGATGAATTAAAACAAGGTATCAACAATAGCGTATCATTTGTTAAGAACTCTATCGAAGATAAATTAACTGGTGATCTTTTAACTATGCTTAATGCTGCTGATGAAGAAGCGGAGAATGAGTTCGGCGCGGTGGATTATGTTCGTCTTGCTCAAGAGTTTGGTGATGTTTTAGACGAGCAATATATCAAAGATGAAATCGTAGGACTAGCAGTTAAGAAACTTAACAAACTATTAGATTCTAAACTATTCACTACACAAGCTCGTACTCGTTACATGTTCTCTGATGTGTTTGCTATCTACAATGCAGCTAAAGAAGGACGTTACACAGTAGTACAAGAAGATGCAGTACTTAAACCATATGAGGTAATTGCTCCATCTAAGAAAGACGGTCAATTCTTCCTTGAAGAAGGTAATGCTATCTCTGTTCGTTTCCCAGTAACAGTTACTCATGAGATTCCAGTTGTTAAAGCAGTATTCTCTAAAGAGTACATGGAGTATGTAAACAAAGGTTTATGGCAAGGTGTTACATTCTTTGATGCTTTCTCTTGGGTTGTTGCTCAACAAGCAGGTGCTGACCATGATGGAGATACTTCAATCATTATCTTTGACGAATTAATGGTGAATGCTCGTATGCGTCAAGAAGCTGGTTTATATGGTGAGCAAGAAGTACTTCCTTTCATTGATGCTTATGTTAAGTATGAAAATGGTGTTGCTGTTGAATTTGGTACAGGTTGCCCAACTTACATGACTGAAGCAGCTAAAGATAAAGCGGTTGAACCTGAAACTAAAGAAGTTAACGGATTCATTGTAAAAGGAAACAAAATCTTCTTTGATCCAAAAGAGTTTGAAGGTGTAAATGGTGTTGCTCGCCGTCATGAATTCTTAGAAGTAGTTGCTAGTATGTCTCAACAAATCACTGTAGATACAATTGAAGCAAGCTTAATCGGTGTTATTGCTAACCGTGCAATGATTTTAACTGATCTACTATCTCGTACAGTATTAACTGAAGCTGAGCGTGTACGTGTTGAAGCTGACCTATTAGCATTATGTACTGCTGGACGTTGGGAAATTGACCGTCCTAAACACGGTGGAGCTTACCTATCAATGCCATTAGTAAAAGCATTATTCGCTAACTTTGATGCTCGTTTCTTTGAAGAAGCTGAAATGGAATTAACTGATGAAGCTAAGCAAGAAATGTTAGAAGAAGATAAAGGTGTGTATAGCAACATCTTTGCTCCTGTTAAACGTGAAGGCAAACTAGTTGGATTCGAAGTGAAGAAGCCACAATGGTTAGCTTCTCAGAAAGATGAACATGGTATTGCTTATGCTGATAGCTCATATGAAATGGCTTTTGGTTTTGCTGAAGAAGCAATCGTTGCAGTTTGCAATAAGTTCCAAGCTAGTCACAGCAATACTGCTAAGAACAATATTCGTGCTCGTGTAATGCACAACATGGAAGTTCCAGCTTCTCATGTAGATGTATTAAAACAACACGTTGCTGTTCTTTACAATGCATACTCTCAAAAAGAAAATGTTCGTTCAGCTGCTGAAAAAGAATTCGTTCGTCAAGCAGAAGCAGAACTTAAGAAACAAGGAGTGTTCCGTAAAAAGAATATGAAATCACTTACTAAAGCTAAGAAAACTGCTAAGATCCGTGCCAACTACGATGCAACTCTATCTCAATTCAAGAATGCTCGTGATCTATACAAAGCAGAATTACGTAAAGCAATGTATGCAACTGCTAAAGAACTAGGTGTAGATGTTCGTGCCCTTGTAGGTGCATTATATCTAGTTATTAACGGAACAAAAACAAATGGTACAGCAAAACACCGTAAAGATGGCCGCGAATATCGTTTCGTAGCATCTAACGGTTTCATTGCTCTACCATTCGAAGTGTTTGCGGAAGAAATGAATTCTCTAATTTCAGGCAAGATCTCAGAAACTTATTTCATTCCACAAGATATTACGTTCACTCTTTTACAATCTAATTTAGTTGAAGAAGTAGTTCCAGCTACTCCAGCAACTGAAGTTAAGGTTCGTGTATTGAGCCCGAATGTAAAACTAGCAAACAAAACTGTTGCAGTTAATCGTACAGTGACTGTAGCAATTAAACATGAGCAACAAAAAGATAGTGTTCGTCCTGTGATGTACTTCTTAAACAAAGGTGTTCAAGTTGCTAACGAAATGGAAGCAACTCGTGAAAACGCAGCGTATATCGGTTTTGCACCACAAAACTTCTATGCTGGTGTATTCAACCTAACTGTTCAAGAAGTAACATTCGACAAGACTGGCGAAACTGCTATTGTTCGCTTCATGTAATTCTAAGAAAAAGTTGAATTATAGTTAGAGTTCCAGCTCTAACAAATCCAGGGTAGTGTTACCAGCACTACCCTCTTATTTTATCATGAAATATGAGGAGAGAGAACTACAAATGACAAATAATATTGATCTATTTAACTTATATAAAGAAGCACTAAACAGCCAAACAGAAGCTATTCTTAAACAAACAGATGCACTACAAAAAGGCTTTGTTCAATTATTAAAAACACAGCAATCTATTCCAGTAGAACCTGCTGTACAACAACCCGCTGCACCAGAAGTAGATATTAATGAACTAGTTCAGAAGAAGGTAGCAGAAATGATGCCTGAACTAGTAAAGCAAGCAATGGATACTGTACAAGCTAATCAACCTAAGACAGTACAAGAACCAGCTAAGTTAATTCCGCCCGAGCCAGTTATTGATGATGTGATTGAAGATCCTGCACCACAGGAGCATGTATTAAGTCATCGATTATATGAAATGCAGATTGCATTACAGAAACCTTGTCATGAATGCCCTTTTAAAGATAATTGTAACGTAGCAAGAAAAGGAATCTTGGATAGCAAATGCCCAACTACTGTACAACAGATGAAGCATGAAGCTATGTCTGGTGGAGAGATTGATGTCTATGTAGAACTAGATACACACACTATGAAGAAAACTTATACAGCTTATAAGAATGGTGTAGTAATTGGATCTATTCCTGAAAACAAAGACAACAAAACAATTACAGCGGAGCTAGAAAAGTACTCTAATCAGATTGTTACTCTTTCTACTCAGTCTAATCCAAGAGCCTTGGCGCACTCTGTATTTACATGGGTGTATGCAGAGATTGTAAAAGTAACTCCTATAGAAGAAGGTAATGTAGAAGAAACTGTAGCTGTAGAATCTGTTCAAGTTCCTATGCAACCTATGCCTGTTCAACCTGTTCAGACTATGGAGCAATCACATTTTTATGTTCAACAACCTGAACCTCTTCAACAACCAGAAGCACCGACACTAGACCTTGGAGAGATGATTCTACCTATTTGATAGAGCGGGGATTCCCCGTTCTTTTTCTTTTATATAGACAGATTACTTATTAAAACCTTAAAACTAAAAAGCCGACTATAAGGAGAGATTTTACAATGACTACGACTATTACTAAAGAAGAATTAAAGAGATTACTTGATACAGAAAAAGATACTAAGAAAAACTCTACTATAATAAAAGAAGCTAATGATATTGTTCAAGATTCAAAACCATTATTCTCAGTAGAACAAACAGTTGAACCTGTTAAGCCTAATAAAAGAAAAAAGACTAGATCAATTACTCCTACCAGTGCTCAAGATGCTGTAATTAGAGATATTAAACTATGGTATTCTTCTACGCCAGGATACGGAACATATGAATTAGCGGGATATGCAGGCGTAGGTAAGTCTACTGTTGTAGATATTATATTAGAGGAATTAGATATTGATAATGAACGTGTTCGTCTATGCGCTCCTACTGGGACCGCTTCTCTTGTGTTAAAAGAAAAGACACCGGGTTACTCATGCTCTACTCTTCATAAACTATTTTATGTTCCTGAATTAACAAAGGCTGGACGTACTATATTCGTTCCATCTGCTGATAATTTAAATGGTACTAGATTAGTTATTGTTGATGAAGGTTCAATGGTAGGTAATCGCACCGCTAATGAGATTCTTCCAATGGCAAGAAAAGCAGGTTGCAAAGTAATTATTGTTGGTGATCCAGGGCAGCTACCACCTGTTAAAGATGAAGAGTATTTCTTTAAGAATCCAAACTCTATTCTTACTGAAGTATTACGTCAAGCTTCTGACAATCCAATCATTGCTTTATCTATGGCTATCCGTAAAGCAACTGAAGATGGTGTAGCTTATCGCTTCCCTAGAAAAGATGTAAATATCGGTGGGAAAGTATATGTAATTGACCGCCGTAAGGTATCTGTTAATCAATATGCAAAAGTAGTTGCAAATGGCGGTGTTGTCATTGCAGGTATGAATAAGACAAGACAGAATTTAAATCAGGCTATTCGTAGTCATTTAGGATTTAACTCCCCTACTCTTATGAATGGGGAAACAATTGTTGTTAAAGAAAATATTGATGGTGGAAACAAAGGTGAGATTGCAGTTACAAATGGTATGCGTGGTAAAGTATCAAATGTAAGAAGAACGCATAATGGTCTTATTCGCTTTAAGTTTACACCTGATGCTTTTGAAGGCTATCGCTACTTAGAGGTACAAGAGGATATTTTGTTTGAAAGAAAAACAATGGCTGACATAAGAAAAGAGAATTATGTACGTCGTTCTAAAGGTGAAAGAGAAATTCAACCAGGTGATGAAGTACAACTTGGTTATGTTATTACTGGGCATTCTTCACAAGGTTCACAGTGGAAGACTGTTTATGCTATAGATGAAAGTGGTGTGTTTGGACGCGGTGCTGATGGATACAAGAATCAGAATCGTTGGTTATATACTGTAGTAACTCGTGCAATAGAAAATCTAGTCGTTATACGTTAAGGATAAATGGAGTGGGGATCTTCCCCGCTCTTTTTGTTTTTATATGTGCACTTGATTCTATTGAGTGTAGATGTAAGAACAAGAACTCCCGGGCCTTCGGCCTGGGCTATCGCCCATTGCTAACGCAACCTGCGCTAACGCTCAGGCTAACGTGGGCGCTATCCTACGTGCTAACGCACTAGAAAGTACGAGTGCTTATTTGTAACTGGACGTGTCCTCTTATGGAAAGGGCTAACGCCCTTATCGAATAGGTTCTGTAGCAATATGTGATTAACGACCGCTTATGGTGCATTGCCAAGGAAGGTTAACACCTTTACCTGTTTTGAGATTGTTCGTTCTACTAGATAGCGGTACACCGTAGTTTTAGTAATAATCTCAAGGGGATAACTCCCCTACTCTTTTTGATTTAAAAATTTACTATTGAAATGGAGAGAATCAATTATGTCAACTCAAACTCAAGAATACGTAGCTCCACAAGGTATCACGCAAGACCAAAATCAACAAGGCGGTAATCCTTTCTGGTATCGTCAAAACGCTGGTTATTTGTACAGTGTAACATCTGCACCTAGCAATATGAACATTGGTATCGAGGACATCTCAATTAAGCCAGCATCTGCTAATCAGCAACCTCACGGTATTTTAGGTAATGGCATCCTTAAATCTGTTGTAGGTAGTATTTCGTTTCAGATTCGCTTATCTAAGAGTAATGCTCCGTTTGTCCAAACTATCTCTACTGAAATTGATAAAGAGAAAGGTCAGTATTGGGAGCACATTATGCTAAAGCCACAAGTTAAGGCACAAATCCTACGTTTCTTTGAAGCATTGCAAACTGGACAAGTTCCACAGCCAATGCCTCAGCAACAAATGTATGGAATGCCTCAACAACAGTTTGGTATGCAACCACAAATGCCGTATGGTCAACAACCTATGTACGGTATGGGTATGCAACAACCAATGGGAATGCAACAGCAGTTTGGTATGCCTCAGCAACAATTCGGTATGCCACAACAACAGCAACAGCAGTTCCCACAATATGGTCAACCGCAACAACAGTATCAGCCTCCTGCACCTCAGAATATGGGCGGTCAGCAAACAGACCAACAAAGTACAGAGGCACAAAAAGAAGTAGTAGGTCTTCAAGAAGACGAACTACCAATCTAAGAGAGTGGGTTATCCTACTCTCTTTTTTATATACAAAAACTAAAACTATTATCCGAAAGGTGAGAATCAACATGACATTAGAAATATCTGCACACGAAAATTCAGTTTACCTTGCAAAAGAAGAATCAAAAGGTTTAGTTGCTGTAGTAGCAAGAAAAATTGAGGAAGGCTTAGTTGAGATTACTTATTTCTGTAATGGAGTAACTAAGGTTCTTAAGTCTGCAAGTATCTTAGCTTCCCGTCTGATTTCAGGTCTTATGGGAGTTGACTATAAGAAAGTAAATGAAGCAATGAGGAGTGTTGCCTGATGGTAGAAAATCTAGACATTGAACTTGAAGAAATAATTGAAATGATAAATATCCAGAAAGAAAAAAGAAATATTCAACTCCAGTCTTTTACTTGGAGATACTACACATTCAAATACAGAGGGCAACGTGGAGTAGGAGTAACCAACTACGACAGGGCACCTAGGCATGAAATGCTATTTGAAAATTGGATGGACGCCTTAACCAATGTTAAGTCATTTATCCTTGCAGATTTAAAGAATAATGCACAGTAGAGGTGTTGCTTAATGGACAAAGGATTTGAAGGCTTAATGATGTCCAACGTATGGAATGGTCTTCAACTCAAGAAAGAGAAACAAATCAAGAACATGACGCTGAATGTTCCTAGGCTTGATGGCGGGACAGAGAAAGTTGTCTTTAAAGATGTTCACGAATTTAATCTTCCGAATGAATACACACTGATTGGGACGTGTCTCGTAAATAATAAAGAACACACCTTTGAACACACAGCCCCATTCGGTAAGACTAATGCCTCAGTTATTGGATTTTTACCTATACAAGGGAGTGGTGTAAATGATGGTCAATACACGGGAGTGGTTGCAGATTCCTAAAGACGAGCGGTTATTATGTATCCGCTTGACTGTAGCAGAAAATTTAACTAATCAGCGTAAACTTAACGCTAACATAACGAGAGGCTAACCCCCTCTCCTTTTTTGTATTCTATTTTATATTGTTAAGGAGAGAGTCACATATGCAAATTAAACAGCAAGTTTGGTATCGTTCAGTTAAAGTTCCAACACGTCCCTACAACAAAGGATTAGGTTTAAATAACATTAAAGTATTCCCTGCTAATCAACTTCAACGTTCATACGGTATCGTATGTAATTGTATTCTAGACTTAATATGTGGTAGTGTACGTGTCACAATTGGAGAGTCAAAGCACAATCCAGGCACATTGTATTTAGCAACACCTGGTCAAGATAAGATTGTGGATAGTGATACTGGTGAAATCACCTACTATGACAATATTAACTTGAAGTATGAACTTAAAGCACAGGTACTTAAATATGTAGAAAGTTTATCAGAGTAGGGTTATCCCCTGCTCTTTTTATTTAAAGCTCAACAAGGAGATTGGTGTATGTATCAAGGTAATGGTTATCTACTAGCAACTAGTGTCGTATTAATTGTTGGATTGTTTATTGTATGGATTCTTTGTCTGATTCCTTCAGTAGATACTCCACGTAACAACAAAGTAAAAAGTCAGAAGTTTGAACGCCTTAATCGTGTAGAAGGTATTTTGACTGTTGACGATAAACAGATTCCTACATTTAATGTTGGTCACTTAACGTTGGATGAAACAATTACTATTAAGTTCTACAACAATCTTGGTAAGAAGGTTCAAGTTACAGATATTATGCTTAATGAACAATCTATGTTTGCTTTTGCTCCGCTAGGTTCTTGGAGAGATAAAGCAGACTTTGCCGTACAGGTTTTAAAGCACAATGCACATTCAGGTACTATCTCTATGGACTTAGCTGATGAAGTATCGAACATCTTAATAGATGTAGAGAATCTGAATGAGTACATAGAGGAAGGCAAGGTCACTCAGAAACAGAATGAGGACTATGTTTGGGTTTACTAAGTGGTGGGCTTACGCCCCCACTCTTTTTGTTTAATCAATACTATGAAATGGGGAGATTCACTTGAATAACTTATATGGACAAATGCAACAAGATATCGCAAGTACTGCAAATAACCTTATGACGCAAATGCTTTGTACAGAGAAAGGTATCGACTATACACAGTTAATGCAGACTGCACAACAAGCTCACCTACAAAGTATTATGCAAGCTGAACAAAACCGTCAGATTGCTCAAGTAGTGAAACGTCATTATCAAGGTAACAGCGGTTCTTTCATCTCTAAGATTCGTGATGCCTTTGCACCAGATCCTGTGAACCCTTTTATGCCTATGACTATGGGTATGCCAATGCAACAACCTATGATGGCACAACCCGCTCAACAAGTTCAGTCTCCTGAACAAGTATCTCAGTTATTTAATCCACAACCTGTTGAAGTTCCTTTAGAGGATGACACAACAAGTAAACGTCTAGATAACTTAGAAAACAAGATGAATAATATGGAGGCGATGTTGGCTCAGATTGCACAAGCTGTTCAGAAGTAATTTATTAGAGGGCTCACGCCCTCACTTTTTTTGATTGTTTCTTTTTTTAATCTGCAGCACTACCGACGCTCGCCTAGTTTTTGAAATCTCCCCTCGATTTAAACTAGGACTACCGACGCTCATGGTCATTTTGGAAAATTTAATTTAGGGTATTTACATTTTCAATGACTATGGTTATGTTCGGTCAGGTTGTGCTCAGAAACCCTTTTAATGTAGGAGGAATTGATTATGATATTAGCTTCAGGAGCGGTTAAGACTTGGATGGGTACAAGCTTGGTACTTGAGACATCCCTTACTGTTATTACATGGTCAGTACAACCATTACCTTTTCAAATATGGTCAGTCGGATGCCTTATTGTAGATGCATTGATTTTACTTAGAGAGTGTTTGCTTCGCCCTAGTGGTAGACAGCAAGCTTCCTATGTTCAACCTACTTACAATATGGGACTGCTGATGTAATAGAAAGATGAAGTTGCGTGACAGATTATACAACGAGAATATCCATTATCAAACGGAATGACTGGAGTCACTATATAGGATTACAGTTCTACTCGCCCGCTCATGATACTTGGATGAACTTAAAACGAATTTCAAAATATTACGGTACCTATGAAGAAGCGGATCAGGCCTATAGAGAATTAGAGAAACTAGGTTACATGGATCCAACACTATATAGGGCTGCTATATAGGAGGATGTTATGACTGAGGATAAAATCACTTTTGTTATTTTAGATAAATTACTAGAAGACAGTGAAGGGATTCAGCCAGGACAACTTTTCCGATTCCCTAAACCTTTATTAGGTAGCTGTTCTTATAAATCATCCTTTGCATTACAGATTGCTAAGGATCTAGCGGAACAAGGTAAACCGGTTATTCATTAATGGAGGGCTACCGCCCTCACCTTTTATGAATCTCTATATAGGAGGAATCATCATGACAATCGAAACAATGACATTCACTTGTGCATGGAAAGGTTGTTGCAAAGAAGTACATTACGATGAAATCCTTTGTGCTGAACATGACGAACTAGTTGTTAATGCATGTAGCACAATGGACCACATGACCGCTATGCCTAATGAAGATGGAATGCCAGAACACTATTAAACATTAAGGAGAGATGAATCATGACAGAAATACAAACAAACGTAATCGTTGCAGGTTACCAATCAGACACAAACCAATACCTCACTTACCTAATTGAAGGTGACGTGGAGGACCGTGCAGTTGTTGAAGTAGATAGCAAGAACCTAAAACTGTTCGTTCCTAAAGAATGGATTGAAACAGGTAACTCATTAGTATGGATGACTAAGGAACAACTGACTTCCCCTACTGTTGATGCAGAAGATCCATCAGGCGGAAGCTTTCAGTTCACTATATAGGAGGTAATCATATGTTTGAATTCTTTCTCGCAATCCTTGCAGTAGGTGTGGCATCAGCCGCTAGTTTCTTAATTGGTGCTTATGTATATGGTAGCTACAAGTATGAATTAGGTAAGTCACGAGGTTACCAGGAAGGATACAGCAAATGCGGTGATGACATGAAAGAACTGTCTAGTCGCAAACGCCGTCTAGGTGAATTAAAAGAAAAAGCAATCTAAGGAGGTACCATGTTCACAGTAAACATAGAGAAGTATAGTAAACGTTCAGCTTGCATTACCGTATCATTCAGAGATGAAGAAGGTCTTGGTCTAGGTACAGTTCGTACAGAACATGTAGACGTACTCTTTGGTGATGTTGAAAAGAAAGCTGTTAAAGTTGCCAACAAGATGGTTGAACGATGGAAGCAACAGATTGAATACAAGAAGAAAGCTATCACCTATAAGGTAGCATAAAATTCTTCTCAGATTGACTCAGGAGGGCTTTTTCAGATTCGCCTAAACTGAACCCTTTCTATGGGGGTGAAGCGGGTGAATCCCCTCTCCTAGTCTCTGAAACTATATAGGTTTTGGTACTGGGAAGTTCCCCTTTCCTACCTACAAATAATACAAAGGTGTCTGATTCTGTCTATATAGTAATCCCCTATATAAGAGGTTATCTATGCATATAAAGAGAGAAGTCATAGGTACTCCTCTATATAGTAAGGGAATCAATCTATATAGTTTTATCAGTCTTAGGTTAATCATGTTATGTCAGTTAAACCCTTATGTATCAAGGGTTTGTCCTATATTCAGAATCAAAGTGTTAAGGTTCTGTCTATATAGGTACGTATCTATTACTATGTTCATCTGTTCCCCTTATATACATAATCTTAGTCTTACTTGTTGTCTTTATATAGGTGGATATAGTAGTAGATGATGTGCACTATATAGTTTATGTCTTATTAGTTGTTGTCTATATAGTTAAGGTTATCTATGTCTATATAGTGGTGATTTATACATAATTAGAAGCAATTGATTTAGGCCCGAGGAGTTTTCCCCGCCCACTATATAATAAGTACACTTTTGATAGTTTTCGGTGTATTTATAAAAAAACTTTTAAAGTTGGTGAATATTATGAGCAAGGTAAAAGTAATTGTACAAGTATCTTATGGAATATTTGAACCTAATGCAAAACTTCAGAAGCTTATTGATAAAGTTGGTGTACCTTTTTGGTCTATCGAAGGACGTACTAATGAACAATATGTTAACCATGTAGAAACACATGCTAAAGATGGACTTCTAACAGGTAAAGAAGGATGGAGTCATATTCGTATAGTTGAAGTAGATACATCAAAGCCTTGGTTAATTGATGACTATGATGGTTCTGAATCTATTAAGTATGTTGATTACACAGTTATTAATAGAGAGCTTAATTATGTAAAGTTTAATCACTGATTGTTAGTACTTATGGAAAGGAGCCGCGTGTAGTTTTATGGATATAAAGAGAGGCAGTCATATTACAGCAAGACATATTAAGTCAGGTAAGTTGTTGCATTACAGAGTGGTGGTTGAAAGAGAAACTGGATTGTTTAGATTAATCAGCCTTAGTTCTTTTTATATTGCGTGTGGACTTAAAACAAAGAATCCTAAAAACGTTATTGATTATATAGAGAAAAGATTAAAGTGTGAAGTTATTAAAGTCTCAATCTAGTTAAAGGATGTGATTATGTGTTTGAAGGATATCGTCAAGTAGACTTTATGACTGCTTTAAAAAGATGGGATGCATTTAATAAGAAAGTGAAATGTATCTATCAGCAAGGACTTTATGAGTTTGATACTAATACAGAATGGAGAGATGCCTTTAAGGTACATGGTGGAATGATTCTGGAAGGAATGTGGTTTGTAGAAGAATGAAGTCTCATGCATTTATTATGACAAAGGAGAGATATAGATGCTTACCAATAATGTACTCGATTTCGTTAAGAACGTTAAACAAGAAAAAGATATGATTGAAGACTTTAATTGCTTAGGGAGAATTGATCAGGTTTACCCTTCTCTACCTGCAGATGTATTAGATAACTATTACCGCACCTGGATTTGGGAGAACGATAAAGGTGTACGTATTGCTATTTGGGATGAAGGTAATGGCTGGTGTCATTTCTTATGTGAAGGAACAGCAGAAGCTATCTTACAACATGTTGCTCTTGAGGCAACCAATCAATGACAACTATCTAAGAATGGAGTGCTACATATGTTTGACAAAATGAATAAGTGGATTGTTTGTTACTGGGAAGATAATAAGGAAGTATTCAGTAAGCATGATACTAAGGAAGATGCATTAGAGTTTATTGATAAGAGGATGAATGATCTTGGAACTATTATGAATGACTTTATTGTATATCCTCCTGCAGGTAATTTAACTCTTGGTGAAATTCTTATGTATGGTGTTCCTGACCGCTTTAAGATTCAAGAAGTCTTAGCATAAGGAGTTGTCCTATATATGGTTATATGTGCTGATTGTATTCATAATCATGCTAAGGATGCCGGCAGCCGTTATGTATGTAATGTTGGTAAGTTTCCTACTTATCCTCATGTACTAAGTGTTCATCCTAAGTGTCACTTGAAAGTAAATAAGGTTAAACCTATTAAGGTACGTAAACACAAAATTAGAAAGAAGCGTCGTAAAAAATGAAGTCTGTTTATTATTTCTATGATGGTAGTAAGCCGCCCGAGGTAATTAACTTGGATGACTTATTACGTATGAGCAAGAACGAAGGTGTCATGGATGATCCGTTCGTTAAAGACCATGCCTTTTTTAAAGATGAAAGTGATAAATACTACAATCAAGTTATGTCTTTTAATTACTATATTATGCGTAATCCTACAGCGGAAGATTTCCGATATGCGAATCGTGTATTTGGACTACCCCTTCCTAACAATATTGCGGATTTTGAAAAGGTGGCGAATTAATTGGAAACAAAACAAAAGCCTACATTTAGTGTAAGTACATCAGAGAATGGTGCTATTTGTTTAAGTAAAAAATGTAGTATTATTTACAATCCTACTTCGAACAATCCTTTTAGATGCAACAAGCACAATATCACATTAAAAAAGCGTCTTCGTGATGAAGTGATGATTGTATTAAGAAATGATGGTAAAGATAATAACGGTCATTTTTGGCAAATGGTCCAAGCTACTTTAAATAAAGAAGATATTAAGACATTAATTAATGAATTACAGAAATTTGTTGATTAATAGAAAGGATGTTTACATATGCAATTAGATACCTTTGTAAATACATTAAAGACTAATAATGCAAAAGGTTATTTAGTTGGCGGTGCCGTTCGTGATTCACTAATGGGAAAGATAGCTAAAGACAATGATTACTGTGTAACTGGTATTTCTCAAGAAACATTTGAATCACTCTTTCCTACTGCTGAGTTACAAGGTAAAGACTTCCCTGTTTATCGTATGGATATTGACGGAGAATACTGTGAAGTCGCACTAGCTAGAACAGAGAGAAAAACATCTACTGGTCATAAAGGTTTCACTATACATACATCTCCTACTGTAACTATTGAGGAAGATTTGGCGCGTCGTGATTTCACCATTAATGCAATGGCTATTGATTTAGAAACAAAAGAATTGATTGACCCTTTTTATGGTCAAGAAGATTTGAATTGTTCCTTGTTGCGTGCAACTACTAAAGCATTCAGGGAAGATCCGCTACGGGTTTATCGTGCAGCAAGGTTCTGTGCAAGATATGGTTTTTCTGTAGAATACGGAACTATGCAAATGATGAAATCACTTAAAGCAGAACTATCTTCTCTTTCTATTGGACGTGTACTTGAGGAGACAAACAAAGCATTCATGACTGATACTCCCTCCCTATTCTTTCGCACATTAAAAGAAGCGGAAGTATTAGATGTGCATTTTCCAGAGATTGATTGTTTATCAGAGTTTGAACAAAACCCTGAACATCATCCTGAAGGAAATGTTTTTGAACATACAATGCAAGTTGTAGATGCTGCACGTTATCTCTGTGATCAATTACCTGCTGATAGTGAACTGATTGTTATGTACTCTGCCCTTCTACATGATGTTGGCAAAGCAGTAACAAAAGGTATTCATCCTATTAAAGGTACTGTTACTTATATTACCCATGAATCTGCTGGAGTTCCAATTGCTGAAAAGTTCTTGGAGCGTTTCAATTTGAAGTCGTGTAAGAAAGCTATCTTATTCAATGTATCAGCACACATGGTTTTTCATGGTGCTTTTACCACAATGCGTATACCAAAAGCAGTTGATTTTGTAGAAGGTAAATTTGAATTGGACGGGGATTCCTATATTCGAAAACCAGGTATTGTTTCGTCTAATCATATTCTTGATTACTCCATAGTTTGTATAGCTGATGCTATTGGACGACTAAAAGAACCTAGAAAATTAGGGCCTGTTTTAAAACTAACAGCAAACACACTAACAACCTTTCGCTATAGAGTTCCTTTCTACATTAAAGGTTTATTCTCAGAACTAATTAAGATTCTTGGGGATTATGATTCTGCTAATCGAGTATATATGGCTATCCTTATAGCTGCTCAACATAAAGCAATCTTAGAAATTTATCATGAAGATGCCCGCCGTGTTACCTGCTCTTTAGATATTGAAGAACTAAAGACTAAGTATCAAGGTGAAAAACTAGGTTATGTAATTCATAGTGATAAGCGTAAACAAAGAATAGCTATCATGAAAGAAAGTCGTAACAAGATAAAGGAATACCTAGAAACTGTTAAGGAGTGATTACATATGGCCGCTAGGTATCAAGTTAATATTCCCAGTGAACTTGAACATGAATATCCGTTTATGAAATTCATTAGCGGTGAAGTTATTATTCAAAAGAAAATTAATGAAGATACTGTTGAAGTTTTAGATATGGATGATGGTATTGAATTTCATATTGATAAAAAGTATTTATCTCTTAAATAACACGATTAAGTTCGTGTATTTAAGCGGGGAGCTATTAGGGTTCGAGTCCTTATGTGGTCGAAAGCATATTGTGTGATTGTTTAATCAGCAATAGCACATGGCCCCTATCGCGGACTGATTATCCGTATAGGAGACTGGTCATATCGTTTAATGTAAAGACGGCTCCCGGCTTAAGTACATGAATTGTCTAGGAGGAAACATTGTGAAGAATGTTGATATACGTGTAATTAATGAACATGAGTTTGATCTTAATACTTATACTGAAGAAGCTTATAAGCAAGCTATTTATCTATTTGAAGAATACGGTCATTTCTCTAAACAATTACATGAATTAAAAGAAGGATTCTCTGCAACTTGGCTATTCGAAGAATCTGATAAGTATGATGATTATCAATTAGAGAAAAAGAAACTGCAATGGATAGTTAATCATTTCGAACGAAAATTACTAGAGCTAGACAAGGACTATCGCAATAAAAAGGGACTATCTTTTAAAAAAATCAAATCTTACTTTGGCAAGGTTTTCCTCAGTGACTGGTTCCCTTTTTGTATTGGTGTGTTCTATATCTTTCTTATTATTGTTGAAATGCGGAGATCTGCTCCTTTTAATACTCTTCTGCTGGATTTACTTTTAACGATTCTGATGTTTTATCACTCAAGAAAGCTTTTACCTAAAATAGCTAGGAGGTTAGCAGTATGGGCTTAACTGGTGATGAATTATTAGAAAAGTTAATGGGCTTAACAAAAGATCAATTATATTCAGATGTTGTTGTTTCCAATAGAGTCCCTGACGATTTTATAGGGATTTCAGATATTCGCATAGATAACGAAACTGGTCAAATTGAATTAATTAAAGAATAAGGAGATTTCTGTTTATGTTTAAAGTAATTGGCATTGAATATTTAGGTTATGCAGCGGCTACAACCGGAGGCGTTAGCTTCATTGTAAAAATAGAAGTACCTAAAGATAGATTCCCTTCTATTGATGAAGGCAAGGCGTATCTTAATATTATAGTTCCAATCGAAGAAGATGAAAAATTATCTTGTCGTATTGTCTCTAGACTTATAGATAACGGAAGTATTAGTCATTGGGGAGAAGATGAAGCACTTACTCAAGAAGAACATTCTATCGTACAAAAATGGATTGAAGACAACGGCATTAGAAAACAAGCATTGGATATAGCAACAGAGTATAAAAACCAATTAAAAACCTTCTTTTCTCTAAGTGATGATATGGAAAAAATATTTGAAGAAAAAGCTGAAACTCATGAGCAGAGGCTAGATAAAAGAAATCGAATAGAAAAAGTACGTGAAAAATTCGATAAAGTTTCTGCACGCTTAGATGAATTACAAAATATGAAGGTCGCAAATACGTGAGGTGAATAATAATGGGTGAAATGGCAGACCTTTGCTGGGAAGCGGCTTTAGAAGAAGCATGTATGATTAACAATACAATTGATGAATTAACTAAGACTGTTCCAAATCAACAAGTTATTAATGATATTATTCAGTCTTTTAAAGATGATCCTGTAGATAAGTCCGACTCAAGTGAATGCCTTGCTCGTGACATCCTTATTACAGTAGCTAAGCGTAAAACGTTAAGCCCTAAGCAGAAAAAGTGTTTAGTGCGGGTTTTAGTTGAACGTTCAGACGATGGATATGAAACTGATTGGAGTTATTAATTGTGTCGTAACTTTATTGATAGCTATATGTACGGCTATTTACACCCAACCATGCGGTAAGACGACACATTAGATTTCAGTTTTTTATAGTACAAAACAATTTAATATAACATTATAAATTAAAATAAATTATTTTTTGATAGATTCTAGTGGAAAACAGTTATTATTAGTTTTAATTAGTGTTTTTTAATTTAGCTCCTCACTCCCCTTTCTATTGATTGGGGAGTTTTTATCATGATTAATTCTACACGAAGGAGGTGTTCAACAATGGCTAGACATTTTATCAAACATAAAACATATAGAATTGAGGTGAGTTGGTTTGATCCATAGCAACCATGTAGAGATTGGTGACCTGTTAATTGAAGACACAGGGATCCTTGGAAAACTAGTTTATAAAGTTACTAATGACTTCTTACATATTAAACTACAAAACATCGACAATGGTTTTGAGCACGACAAGTGTTTTAGAAATCTTGGCGAACTAGAAGAGTTTATTAAGTCAGAGTCAGACAGTATTACATTAATCCCCTTGCATTGATTGGAGGTGAAATTTTTGGAGAAAGTATCGGTTAGTATAGAAACATGTAATTCAGCATTTGATGATAATGGTCATCTTGAATTATCTAGAATATTGATAGGTTTAGCTGAGAATATTGCTAACAATAACAAGCCAAGCAAGCTCTTAGATATTAACGGCAATGTTGTTGGCACGGTTAAGTATGAATAATTAGACTCATATTTCAGGACACAATCCCATATACTCTAGAAGATTAATCTAGGGGGAATTTAAATGAAAAAGAAAAAGCGTGAAGGCGAACCGACACGTAAGAAAAAACCAAGAACAAGCGAGTCCTCTGCTAAAAGGAAGACACGTGAATACAATACTAAAGTTAGTTAACCGCTACGGGTCTATGAGGCTCGTAGCTTTTTATTTTTAAAAATATTAATTACATTGGGGTTTAGGGGCTAACGCCCCTACCCTTTTTGTATTCCATGATGTGATAGCTCAGTAGGTAGAGCGATGGACCTATAATGCGTATGCTAGGTACTTGGGTCACGGGTTCGAATCCCGTTCACATTCCCCTATTATTTTTCAGGAAGTATTGACTTTCGTGTTCAAACCGTTATGTTTGTTAAGCCAAATATAACATTTATCTTTTATATAATTTATTGGAGGGTTTTACAATGGAAAAACATGAAGAATTAGCAGTATTAGAAGAGGTTAGATCAGAGCTTGAATCATTTAAGGCAGGATTAATTAGTTACATCAACGAGAAAACTCAGGGTCTACTTGATACTGTTCATAATCGTATGGCAGAACTTCAAGATATCGAAGACGACGAGGACATCGAAGAGGATTTTGAAGATGATGAAGAAGATTTTGAGGACGAGGAAGTTTCTGTTGAAGATCGAGTGCGCCAATCTGTACTAAATCAACAAATAGCTAGTCAAATTGCTGCTCAACAAAATGCAGAACCTGTAGTGGTTGTCCCTTCTGCTCCGACACCATCTTTATCTGAAATTATTAAACAACAAGTTACTGAACAAGAAGCTCAGCCAGCAGTAAACTTATCTGAGTTAATTGCTAATCAAGTTCAAGCACAACAAAACTTATCAGTTGTAGCTCCTGAAACTATTCAAGAAGCTGTTGAACAATCAGAAGCTGTTGAAACATCTACGGAGCCTTCAGCTCCACAGGAGACTTCAACTACTACTCGCAATATGAGTGACATCATTGCAGAGTTACGCCGAGATGTAACAGTCGAGGTTGATGCTTCTACGGAACAAGCTACTAACTCATTAGTACAACAGGCCGGAACTAATGTACAGGATCTATCAAAAGCTATTCGTCAACAAGTATTAAGCAATGAAGTAAAAAAGCAATTATCATAAATTATGGAGTTGATGCGATAAATTCAATGATCCCCTAATTCTAGGGGGTCTTTTTTTATGCATCTGTGAATTTATATTAGGGTACAACACAACAGTTAAAACGTATATATAAAAATGGGGTATATTCTAAGGTTACTATAATATAAGGGATGATCAATTACACTTATCCTTAAAATATAAATAGATATAAATTTTAAAGGAGAGATTATGACATGGAATACGGACTAACAATTACAGATATTAAAATGAAAATCAAAGATGGGAATGGAATGAAAGCAATTTGCAATATTATCGTCAATGGCATGATTGCTCTGAATGATATCCGCATAGTAGAAAATAGAAGCGGTAAATTAATGGTTGCTATGCCTTCTAAGAAGATGCCTGGAGGCAAATTTAAAGATATGGCTAACCCAGTCAATGCTGAAGCTAGAAAGATTATTGAAGACGCAGTTATTGGTGAATACAATAGATTAACAACTTTAAGTAATGAAATTTTTGCATTAATAAACTAATATATTTGAAACAATCGCACTCATATTATACATACTAATAACTACAATAACGTAGATACTAGTGAAACAAATTAGAATGTATTGAAATATAGTTTAATCCACTAAAATTAAATAGAAATTAGTAGTTTTCAATAGATTATATGAGAAACTCTTACAACAGAGAATCCAACATGACTTGAAACAATCACCACGAGGGGGAAACCAAATAATGTTTAATGTTAATGATAAAAAAGTGATGACTAAATTAGAATCAGTTATTGTTGCTGTAAGAAACGAATCAAATGATGTAAGTATCCTTGCCAAAAAGTCTTTAGAATGGATTGAAAACGAAATTGTGAATACCGGAAAAACATTCCGAATTGATTTATTCCAATTGTGTGAACGCAATGTTCTCGCCATGGATGAAGTATCATTGTTTGAAAGAGAATTAAATACAGCACTTTTTATAAGTGACAAACTCACCGTTGAAAAAGAATCTAATTATGTTATAAAACTTCAATGTAAAGAAAAAGTCAAAAGAATACTTGGTCTATCTAAACTACAGAAATTAGTGTATGAACTATATTATGCTAATCCAGCTGTAGCAAAATTAGGTTTGAACAAAATGTCTGAAGAAGAGCGAATGGAAATGGATTTAGTATTAACTTATGACAGATAAATAATTTAGGGGGGTGTAACTTTTCTACCCCTCCCCTATTTTTAGAAAGGAGTTTTTAAATGTCCGCTTTTATTCACGTTCCAACATTGTTATTAGATATAGAAAGTATTAGATATATTGTTTCTGATCAGTCTATTAATATAAATGTAGATGCAATAGCAAATAATTTAGGTATCTCAAAGGATGATCCTGCCCTAGTTAAACACTGTATTGATGCTATTGAATCTGTTACACATATGGACATATGGGATGACAATGGAGTATTTTCCATCATGGATAATGATATATGGGATGAAGAACGCTTAGTTAATATTGAAAACCACCTTATTTCTAAAAAAATCCCATTCGACAGCATACAAGGCAATGAAATGATTTTGTATAAGTATCGTCCTGAAATATCAGAAGAATTATTTAGTCAATTAGAACATCCAGATATAGAAGGCCCAGTTATTTCTGCTGAATTTATATTAAATATAATTGAATTAACTTCTACAAATGACTTAGATACTTTTAAAAAAATCTTATTAAAAAACATTGAAGAAGGTATTAACTTAGTCCCTCATATAAGGTCATACGCTACGGAAAGTAATAAGAACTTCCAAGCAACAGGTTTAATGGATCTTAGGTTATTAGCCTAGATTCTAGTGGAATCTATTAAAAACTAGTAATTTCTCACAAAAAAAATAAGCCGCCGTCATTATTTGACGGGGCTTATTTCTAATTATCTTCTTGCTCTATTACCTAACATGCTTCTTGCTTTAGCTGCACGATTAGTACGACTAATGTCTATTTCATCACCATTAGACCCTTCAGAACTAGCCTCTACAACTACTTCCTCATTTGTTTCATTGGTTTTATTTACTTCCTGCACTGCAGGCTCTTCTTCTTTTACTTGTTGTTTTTCTTCAATAACTTCTGTTTCTTCTACAACAGGTTTCGTAGGTTGCTCAGGTACCGTTTCCTGTTTAGGCTTCAACTTGATTGATTGTCCTTGTGTTTTAGCTGGTATCGATCTAACAGGAATTTCTACCGATTCTTGCTGTTCAACTTCCATAGCAGGAAGTGATGCGTATTCATATGGGTTAGGTGGAGCACCATTTCGTCTAACCATCTCTTGATAAATTAGACTTTTAACCCAACCGCTAAAGTTTCTAACACCCACACTTTGAGCATATTTGTACAACTGAACATCATTTACATTGTGCGTATTGAAGTAAACAGTTTTATGCTGTTGATTTGAAGGTTTCTTTTTAGCTTTGGATTTGTTTTCGTTATTAGCCAATTAAATCACCCTTTTACCTTTGGCTTAGCAACATTGATGTAATCTTGGAAAGCTTCTAGAGCAAGGAAGAAAAGACCTGTTGCATTTGCATAAATAGGGTCAAGTGTCTTAACACGTCTTCCTGATAAAGGAATCTCTGGCACTAATACTTCTGCAGTATAGTTACCATCAGCTACTACATTAAATGCCAAAGCTAATTGATTAGCATATCCACCACACACATGAATTTTCGAACCTTTAGGCCATCTTAACTCTTCACTTAACATCTCAATAGCATCCTCGCTCAATACTTCAGCGGTATTGTCAGGGTATGTTTCTTTGTAGAATTCAACACCTACAGTTAAGTTGTCAGAGCTATTTGGAACAGGAGCTCCATCTTCTAAGTGTGTAAGGTTAACAGTTTGTGATCCAGCATCAAGGATATATACATCTTCTTCTTCATAATCCTCTTTGGCGTAATATGCCGCTGCACCTTCTGGTAATACAATAATGTCCTTGATTGAAATACTTAGTTTAACGCCGTTATATGTAAGCTCGATAGGACGTCCTTGGTTTTTGAAGCGCTCTTCAATTTCTTCGATTTCATCATCATTTGTTGCACTGTTTATAGGAGTACCATATGTTAAAAATACATTAATCTCTGTATCATCGAATCTTTCATAATGATCAATATATAAGCAGATTCCACCTAGAGCGCGGATAAATGCTTTAGTATTATTCTTAGAGCCAGTACCATCACTACCGCCACCACGTCTTACACCGCTGTTTTTAGTAGCAAAGATCGCATGCTCACCTAAGTAATATTCTTTGTTATCAACTGTTAATTCAAATCTGTTTTGTTTATTCTTTTCCTCATAGCTTAAAACGCCTTTGAAAGTCTTAGCATGTGCAGGTTTTCTAGTGACAACAGATGCGAATTTTGTTTCACCTTTTTGACCTACAACTTTAACTGAGTTAAGCCCAGCGTCAACACCTAAAATCAAATTTAATGCCATAAAAAATCGAAACTCCTCTCTCTAAATCAATTAATATTTGTATGTGTTCTCACTCAATATACCATACATTGCTAATAAATTGTACTAGATTTTTACGACATTATATGATTTTTTGTTACAAAACAATGTATTCTAGTGGATTCCCCTAGAATCTTATTCTTCTAGAAAGTTATAAAAGGGTATACGTCCAGAATTTAAGGTTTGTTGTTTTGCTTTTTTAGCTTCTTTTTCAGACTTAGCTTGTCTTTCTGCAGCATTAGAAATGATACGGTCAACTAGATTATTAGCAAAGAATGCAGGCTCATAGCGGATAGTTTCACCTTTAGCTCTGTAAGCATTCATGTTCTTAGCATGTGAACCAATTGCATTAAGTACATCACACTTATAGAAACCCTCTATTTTAGCTTCAATCAGGGCTTTTTTGACGACATTAATATCTTTTTGGGTTTTGCATATTTCATGAATTGGCTTAATAGACTCCAATAAAGCATAGTTATTATCAACTGTGATAATCATTGGTTGTTCTTCTTCTAAACCGCTAGGCTCTTTATCACTAGAAGAAGATTCATTAAACTCATTCTCATTACTTTCAGGTGATTTAGAGTTATTAGAGTTAGAGTCATTCTTATTAGGGTGTAGTTTTTCCACCCCTGGGGGTGCAGTTTCTCCATCCCCTAGAGGTGTACTTTCTTCCTCCCCGGGGGGTGTATCTTTTCCATCCCTAGGGGGTGTATTATTTCCACCCCTGTTTTTTGAACTCTTGTCGGATTCATTACTTTCATCTTTACCTTGTAATCGTCTTTCAGCAGCTTCGATAAATTCCTCCAAAGTCTTAGATGGATCTTTGCCTTTTTTCTTGCGAGATTGAACATGCTTATAATAATCTTTCTCGCCAATAAATGTTGCTAAAGAGATTCCACTAGAATCTAAGTCTTTCAAGTAGATTCTGTTTGCGCCACCTTCAACTTCTTTTGTTTCAATTAATTCGAAGGTTTCTAATTCTTGCATACATTTAATAGCCGTTTTCTTAGTTTTATTTAAAGTGAATTCGATTTCACCATTGTCTAAAATACAAAATACGTTTTCGTCTTGATCTACATATGTTAATGGTTTACCTTGTTTAATTTCTTGTTCAGAAGTATGAACAGATAATGAAAAGCGGTCACGAATAATCATGTAAAGCAATTTAGCACCGTCGCTTAATCCTTCACGGTATGTCTGGTTCCAAACAACTAGTTTAGGTAATTGGTAGAATTCTTGTTTAATAATATCGCTAAGTTTAATGAGCTTTTTTGACATGAAAAAAGCCTCCAATCCATAGTATTTTTGTAGTTTACTAGGATAAAAGACTAAAAAAGGCAAAGAAAAACTATATGTACTATTGAACTTTTAAAAAAGTCATGATAAGATTAGTACATCGAAATTCTTATTTAAACATCACAATTTTTGTGGGTAACTGAAATTGTATGTGTTCTTGGTTTTTTTAGTTTTTTATCCGGGCTACGATGCAGCGAACATCGATAGCCTATTTTTTTTGTACTTTTTTCGTAAAAAAATTTATATATGTTAAAAACCTATTGACAAATTTTTTATACGCTATCTTTTTGTCTTATTTTAATCATACAAGGGATAAAATACTATTGCAACAACCTTTTTCTAAATTGAAAAGGTTATTTTTTTTGATTACAAAATTGTCATTTTCGCTGAAATCTACAAAAAATATGTAAAAGATTGATAAATATCGACAATTTTTCTCGAATTATGAAATATAAAATGTCGATATTGTAATTTATCAGAAAGGTGGGAATTATACATGAAATACGATACTTCGTAGATAAGGGTTGAGGGCTAACGCCCTCACCTTTTTTGGTTTACTGATGTTTTGCTAAAAAAATTTTTGAAAGGTGGTGGTTTCTTTGATAAAACTACTAGCATTTTTCAAACCAAGTGCTTATGTTGTCGCTAAGCAAAACATCAGGAGGAATTATTGTTGGAGAATCAATTTATAACTATTTACACAATCAATACATCCGAAGGAGAAAAAGTGGCTGAAAAACTATCTAAGTATAATCTTAATGCCACAATCAAGCACATTGTGCGAGATCGCTTTACTTTTAAAGAATTTCAAGCACTACTACATCTTACTGAAGATGGCTTAGATGACTTATTAACACAGCGGGGCAGTACAATCGATTTCTTAACTGAACAAGGGATTGATTTAGATGACTTAACCCTAAGAGAAGCATACAATGTTATTTTACAAAATCCGAAATTGCTCAAAACAACCATCTTGACAGATTGGAACCGCATTGCGTATGGTCTTAATGGCGCAAGGATGTTCCTTCCTCGACACGTTAGAAAACAAGAGCAACAAGAAATGTATGCAAAGCAAGTAAGATTAAAAGCTCAAGAAAAAGTACAATCTGAACAAGTCGAGTACCAGGAAGCTAGTTAAGCATAATAAAGGGAGAGGATCCTGTTGCAAAAATTAGATAAGAAACTCGACGCAGTTGAAGTTTTTGAAAGTGTAATGAACGAATCATCAATTGACCATTTTATACAAAGAGTAATTAATACAAATGGTGTATATGAATTACGATTTACTAGAGGCTTATTTGATGGAAGATCACACTATAATCGATTCATAAGTTCTATTACATCTTTTAATAAGAATCTAGAAAGCTATTACGTTAATTATTGTAATCAAAACAACTTAGAACAAACGCTTAAAGAGTTCTACATATCAATTAAAGGCTATTACGTTACTGGTGATGATATTGTCACTCTAAGAAATGATAAAACTGTAGTTTCTATATATGTAGAGCTGAAGCCAGTTACAAATAAGAATGCTGTAGCTGGGCTTTATCATTGGGAGGAAAAATTAAATGAGTTACGAACTGGTATTGGTACCGATGGATTACACGAAACACCTTAGACAAGTAGGAGCTACAAATCAATCTACTTGCACAATGTGTAATAATGATTTAGAGCTTATTGAAGAATTCTTAAATGTAGCGGGAATGCCGCATACAAAAACAGAATTTGAAAGTATCTTTTCTATTTGTCCAGATTGCGGTACAGCACATCTAGAATTAGTTTCTGGAATTGTAGACTTTAAAGGACCTGTATTGATTGGTTGGGAATAACCCGCTGATCAAGCAGGTCTATTTTTTTTGAGTAATTTCTAGTGGAATCTAAGTTTTTATAGGGTATTAACCTAGATTTCTATATGCATACACAATGCCCTAAAAAAAATAAAAAAAATTAACGAAACCCTATTGAAAAATAAAAAACTAATGGTTTCTATAAGAGGAGAATTTCAAATGAACACATTACAAGTAATTTATGGTGATACAAAAATCAATCTTCCAGAAGGTACAGCTTTAGAAAGTATTAAGGTAGCTATGGCTGAAAACTTCCCAGAACTTGAAAATGCAAATGTAGCAGTAAACGGTAATGTAATTGAATTCACAGCGAAAGCAGGAACGAAAGGGGCAACAAACATGGAAAACTTAAAGGTGATTTACGGAGATACTAAAATCGATTTACCAGTAGGTACTGAATTATCAAGCATCAAAGCAGCGATGGCTGAGAATTTCCCGGAGCTTGAAAACGCTGATGTACAAGTGAACGACAATGAAATCGTATTTAAAGCAAAAGCAGGAACTAAAGGAGCGGGTGAAATGGAAACTGTAGAAGTAGTTTATGGAGATACTAAAATTAACTTACCAGCAAGCACTGAATTAGCGGACATCAAAGTAGCAATGGCTGAGAACTTCCCTGAATTAGAAAATGCTAACGTAACAGTAAATGAAGGTCAAATTATCTTCAACGCAAAAGCAGGTACAAAAGGTGCAGATCAACTAGAAGTGGTTTACGGTGATACAAAAATCAACGTGCCAGCAACAACAGACCTTAACCAACTTAAAGTAGCAATGGCAGAAAACTTTCCGGAATTAGAAAATGCTAACGTTGTTCAAAATGGAAACACAGTTACTTTCTCTGCTAAAGCAGGAACTAAAGGCAACTAATTCTAATAGAAAATACTAGAATCCAATAGATAGTCAGTACCTTTTTAAGGTCACATCCACTGATTTCTAGTGGATTCTAACAGAATATGTTTTATTGAAAGGGAAACTGGTGTTTAAAACTGGTTTCCCTCATATTTTGTTTTATTTTAATAGATACGGAGGTTCCTTTATGGAAAAGCAAGCGCCGCTCACTTTAAGAGTTATAAATGGTTTTGAACAAGTGCAAGAAACTGAATTTTGGCCATCGGAAATTGCAGAAGCTTCTGCTACCTTAACAAAGCCAATGACTTTTCTTGAATTTAATGAATACATGACAAATCAAAACTCAAACATTATTAACAATATGGATCGTCAATTGAAAACGTACTTGCAAGAGTATAAGAAATACCTTGTTGGTTTAGATCGACTACCAAACGTTTTCTCTTTTGATGTCGATTACATCTAATAAAGAAAGGAGAGTTTACATGTCAAATGAGCTTATGACTACAGAAGTTGAATATAGACGTGGGGTTTTTAATCTTTTACATAGTCTAAAGAATAGTATGCCCGAGGAACGCTTTACAGAAATTATTAATATCCTGCAAGAAAAGATGGAGAATGTTCCTTCTAATAATCTTGAACAATCTAAGCAGCTATTCTTTGAAGTTACTAATGAAATCCTTAAGGAGCTAAATCAATACTATGAGATTACTCACGAAGAATTAGTAAGTAACGATAATCATTCTGATGTCTTTAAATTAGTAATTGACGAAGAGACAGCAGCTATGATTGAGAAGTTTGAAAAGTATAAGAATATGGCTCGCTTTAGAGATTCATTTTTGCAAAGTTACAACTCAGGTTTTTGGCGTAAGTTTCGTTCTAATTACTATTATGACCGTATTAGGAGCCTATGCACAAAAGATGAAGATGATAACTTGATTCTCGTGAGAAATAAGATTCCTTTAAGTGGGGATTTCTGTCTTCCACATGATAGTAGAGGACGCTTATTTGGACTAAGTGCAGGTAGCACATATTTCTCAAATATTTATCAGGTAGTTAAATCAGAGAAAAGGTATATCCAAGATTTATCTGATGACTACAGCACTTTAAATGATGCGGTTGATGCTTTTAATGAACGACTAAAAGAATCACTACGTGAAGAACATATGAAGTTTGGAGTTTCTATTCTTAAAGAGTTGCTTTCTAAGATGATTGTTCCCGTTTCACTTATAGAAGATGAAGCTTTACGCAATCTTTGTGTAGAACACAATAGAGATGTGTTTGTTAAAGAGCCATCATTTGAGGATCTGCTTTTCTTAGGTTCTTCTGTCCATATCTATTCTTCACATGATATGAGTGATGATGCGAGTTATGTAGCTAAGCCAATTATCATTTCAGATACTTTGCCCGCTGATACTGAGGAACTTAAGTATTTAGGAGTAGGTCAATACACTGATTATGATAATGAATCACCTCGTAGTCTAGATGGAGCTAATCCTTACATTATTAATAATAATATCTTTGTAAAAGCATCACATGAAGATTTTAAACAATTAATACCGGAAGAGTTAGTAGAAGAAATTGAAATCTGTAAGAAACTAGTGGAATCTTTAGAGAAACCATTAGAAAAACTTGAAATGCAGGAGAATACAGTATTTAGTGCTGTAGTTGATTTTATTAAACAAGATAGATCGTTAGATCCTAAAGCGGTTGTGGAGAAATTCCTTACGACTTCTAAACTGTTAGAAGGACAAAGTGAAGAAGACTCAAGTTCAGCTTCAACTTTCATTGATAATGATTTATACAGTTTCGAAAGAACTTCTATAGATTTCAGTAAGGAATTACTTACAAAAAATGCGAAACATCCTAATGGCTTTGTAGTTGTTAGAGACAGCTCAGGTACAATAGGCGCGATACGAATAGATGAAGAGGGAGTAAAAAGATTGTACACAATACATCAAGATATAGATAAGGCATTGCGTGCATTACAATTACCACCTGGTCTTTATTCTATTTATAAATTTGTAGATCGACACAGTACAAAACAACAGGCATTGCTCACTATTCATAGCTTTGCAGGCTGATTGGAGGATTACTAATGAAAGAGTATGAGGTAACTTTATTAGTTCTTGCTGAACAAAAATATAAGGTAAAGGCATTATCTAAAGAGGAAGCTATTCAGTCCGCCTCTTTAGATAAGGGTGAGCTTTTAGAAGAGAAAATTACGGATGAAGTAATGAGTGAAGCTGGAATATCCTTTGAGCAAGCAGTAGAGCTAGGAATTGATATTGATAAAATCAAAGCGGATTTTAATAGTGATAAAAATGCAGAATTCATTCAAGGCGTATTGAACATTAGGGAGGTAAAATAATGGCTACACCAAGCACAACTATTGTTTTAGAACCAGAAAAGGTAACAGTAACGACTGTTAATGAGCAAGGGATTAAAACAATTAAACATACAAACATCGAAACTATTCAAGAAATCTTTATGAAGGAGCAGGCCATGGAAACACCGCTTCTTCCTTCTCAATGGGGAGTTGTTAAGTATTATCGTAAGAATCATTACGAAGGCTATGTAATGACCACACCTGCAACAGAGAGACAGGTTGTTTTTGCATCGCGTGATACTGGTGTTCCTAAAGAGTTTACTATTCCAGTACCGCCAATGCTTTGGATTTTTGAAGTATTTACTGATGGAAATGGAAGAAAACGTTTAAGACATTCTATGATGTACGTACTTAAACACGAATTGCTTTCATTTAAGGATAAGGTCTTACATGCGCCTTTTCCTAATATCGGTGTTGCTCATGGTATTTGTTGGGGACATGAAAATCCAGAGGTACCAACGGGTAAATCGATTCAAAATATTCCAGCACGTTTCTTTGCTCAACCATTTAACTTTGATCTTTCTCATAATCGAGTAAAAGAATTTGAATGGAATCCAGATCCTGAATCCGAGGAATATTCACCATTTAATACAGATTGTGCTGTTTATCATATGGTTGATTTATCTAGAAAACTACAAGCAAGCAAAGAAGCGGGAGAAGAATTTGTTTATCCCTTTGACTCGCTTAAATCATCTTCAACATTAGATGTGCAACAAGCAGTGAAAAACTATCTTCCAGGCATCTTTGAATGACTTTGAGAATCAACTCATAAACACTGTATTAACCTATAAAATAACAGATTCCCCTAGAATAAACTAAGTAACACTGTTTATAAGGGGAATATGTGTTAATAACATTTATTACAAGAGAAAAAGTTAGAATGGAGAGCATACAAATGACACTTAATCTATCAAATCTACTAGCGAGTCAGATTGCAAGTCAAGTAACGGAATACTTAGCTTATGACTCTAATTACAACACAGACTCTTTGAAAAAGATTAACTTTGTGACAGCAGCTAACGGTTTATTCCGTGTAGAGAAAACTGATACAGCAGTATTTAAAACAAAGGTACAAGATTTTAAAGATAGCATCCCTGGTTTAAATAAAATGACTGAAGGAACAGAACTACTTGTTCCGAAAATTCCATTCAAGTATCTTCAAATGGCTTTAAGCTTTTATCGTGATGTTCACGCTAAGGATGGAACTGAAGCATCATTGCTTTTCTTTTGGAATAAAGACAACAAAGCATTGCCAGTTAAGTACTCTGATGATACTCCAATGAAGGGGTTGTTGGTTGATGGGCAATTAGTTGTGTATGTTCCACGACAAGAAAATAGTGCTAGTTTGTCAGAATTTCATGGCGACCCAATGGTTGACTGGCTAAGACAAAACTTATCCTTATTAGCAGAAACTCATTCACACCATACTATGAATGCATTTTTTAGCTCTACAGATGACGCCAATGAAAACAGCACGCAGTTTTATGGAGTATGGGGTCAGATTAAAAATGAACAACCTGCTTTCGCATTTCGTTATGTTACAGGTAAATCTAAAAAATTAGTATGCCCTTCTGTATTGTTTGATTGGCCTATGATGGTTACGACATCAACTCATGTTGTTAGCTCTACTGTTCCAGGTTTCGAGTCACAGACGTTTACAGAAACTACAGAGGAGCTTTATCGAGGACCATTCGAAAATATTGAATACCCAGCGGAATGGATGGAACAACATACTAAGAAATATGTTCCGAATTTGAAATCAACCTATCCCAGTAACAGTTATCTCGCCAAAGCAAACGGAAAACTTCAGCCTTTATCAGGGCAAACAACATTATTTCCAGAGGATTTTGAAGGCGATCTCTACGGCTTGGAGGAAGCTATGTACAGCAGTCACCTTCTAAATGAAGGATATGGTGGTCATTCAGCACTACCATTCAGTACGAATGATTTTGAAAACGCAGAAATTGTTCAGTTCTTAGACTTAAAAGATGAAGTAAGGAAGTTGGATGTAGCGGATAATGTTGCTGATATCACAGCTGATTATACAAAGTTAGGTTACAACCAAATTATTGAAGCCGCAATCGGTGCGGTTAAACAAAACCAAATTTAATAAGATAGTGGGGGCTAACGCCCCTACACTTTTCGGTTATAGAGAGGGGAATTAATATGTCAACGTTACAATTAAATTTAGAAACTACATACAATCTTGACACATCATATCACATATCTAAACTATTCGTAGTAGTGGGTGCGGGTGGAACAGGTGGTTACCTTATTCCTAACCTAGCAAGACAAATCTCAATTACAAATAAATTAAGAAAAATGGAAGGACTACCTCCGCATAAGTTAGTTCTTATTGATGCAGATACTGTGTCTTTATCTAACCTTAATCGTCAGAACTTTGTAGAAAAGGATTTAGAAAAGAATAAAGCAGAAGTTCTATCTACCCGTTACGGTGTTGCTTTTAGCACAAACATTCAATATTTAGATGAATATATCACTAATACAGAAATGTTAACTAAGTTGGTTTTATCTTTATTGGAAAATGAACCTCCTATGATTCCTGTATTAGTTGATTGTGTTGATAATAATAAAACACGCGTATTCATTCATGAGGCAGCATTAGAGCTTCAACAAAAAACTAGAGGCGTTTTTTCATTAAGTAGTGGTAATGAATTCTTGAATGGTCAAGTTGTATGCGGATTTTTACCAGGAAGAGGTTATGTAAATGAACTTGGTCAAAACTCTTGGTTCCGCACACCAATGGTAGGTGAAATGTTTCCTGAAGTACTAGAAGGTGCGGATAAACTACCTACAGAGCTAAGTTGTGACGAAGCAGCGGTATCTCACCCACAAAACATTATGACTAACATTACAGCTGCTAACCTATTGTTTAACTTTGCAAATATCCTCCTAACTGCAAGAATAGATAATGAGGATATGCCTGGATTACATTGTTTTGCTATCACTTTTGATACGCGAAAAGGAATTTACCGCACGTTCCTAAATAAAGAAAGTATCATTAATCAATACCTTGGTTAATACAGTCGAGCAGATGGCTAGTGAGTTTAGTCATCTGTTTTTTTCTTTTTATGAACAAGTTGATAGCGGTAATCATAGTTCAGCAAAAGAAATTTCTTTAAAACAAGATTTGCTATTGAAAGAGATGAAGGAAAATGGATACGATGTAGGCGCTCTATTAGAAGATTTAAAGACTCAGAAAACATTTCAAGAGAAATATAACACTGTGGTTGTCTTTACTGATGGAGGTGTTCGAAATAATCATGACAACAACTTACGTTCATTATCGGCTAGTGCTTTTGCTATCTACGGTGATCAAAAGATGTTAAAACATGATGCGACATTTATTGGTGACAAAATTACTTTACCAACAGGTGAAACAGTAGATATTAATTCGACTCTTGCGGAGTATCATGGCTTACTACAAGCTTTATTGTTTGTAGAAAAATATAAGGTTAAAGCAGACAGAATCATATTTGTAACAGATAGTGCATCCATGGTACAGCATGTATCAACTAAACTACCTGCACAAAAGATATTTAGAGATTACGCCCTAGAATTAAAGAATAAATTGTACTCATTCCCTAATGTAGAGTTGAAGCATGTACCAAGAGAACACAATAAAATCACAGATGCGCTTGTTAATCAACTCATGGATATGTATGAAAGGGGCGAAGAATTTGCCATTAACTAATCACGAAAAAGAAAGACAAAAAGAGATTAAAAATATTATCGATACTATTAAGCCACATATAACAGCATTCTCTTATACTATTCAAAAAAGTAGCAAACAAAAAGATGAAGTTACATGCGGTGGTAAAGTTAAATATATAGTCGATACAGGTATGCTGATTGATGATCAAAGGCAGCGGATTATATTTGTAACAATTGATGATACTCTTGGAGAATTACTTGTAGTGGTACCACCAGTATTTTGGGACCAACTGGATATTGCTATTGGGGATATTATAATTACTACCGGTATTGTGTTTAGACCCGAAAAAGTATGCGACTTTGTATCGGAGGCAAATACAACTATAACGGTTAAACAAGATGATGATCCGTTTCGTATATTAGTTAAATCTATACGTAAAGTATCTTCCTGAGAAGGTTTTTGTAGCCTTCTCTTTTTTGTTTTCTATAATTGTCAGAATAAATTAAATTATATAACTTACTCCTGACCTATTGACTTTTTAAAACTAAAGGGTTGTTTTATGTAGGCACAATAACTGAATACATAATCGTCGAATCGCCCTTAAACGACGTGAAAATAAAAGGTCAGGCGAGCTGAAGCAACTGCAAATAATATCAGCGTACTTTTCATTAGGCAAGCAATCTACCGTTATGGATTGTGGAAAAGGAGTCTCAGAGAGGTGACAACTACCTCTTGCAATAAAAAGGTTGGGAGGAATCCTTAGTCCTTACGGGGACATAGTAAGTAAGCGATACAGCATCGGGGAGGATTGATGTTGTGCTTACTTAGAGAGAAATCTCGTGTAACATAACGGTGGCTCATAAGTTCTCAGGCACTTATACAAAAGTAAAGTAGCTATTTACACCTTTTTCCCCTTCCAAGGGATAGGTGTATCTTCTGGTCTAACGTAACTCGGCAGCTTACCAAAAGTATAAAGTACCTGTTAAACAGTTGTGTACTCCATTTAGGTTATTAACTTGTCAGTTAGACTAACAACTAAACAAAATCACAAATCACAACGAACATAAAAACAACTAACAAGCTAATTGATAGTTAGTAACCTAAAAGACTACAAAAACTAAGAACATGAGAATTCATTAAACATGAGGGGGATGAAGAGCTTGGAGATTGAAACATTGGAACCTGTAGGAGGAATACCTTCAGATACGGTACCTGATGTAGCAGTATTTGAGTTTCATGGAAAGTTTATCTTAGATCCTACTAAGCTAAAAACACAAGAGGACATTCTAAAGGTCATTAAGCATTTCTCAACGAGAGTAGAGCTTCATGTGTTTGAAGTAGAAGGAATCGAACAGTACGTAAAACCAGTATCACCAAAACAATCACATTGATAATCTCGGGAGGAAATTAATTATGACAGTAGGAATCATTTCAAAACAAACTATGGTGGAATCAATCGTAAAGGCATTAGAAACTGCTACACCTCAAGAAGTAGCTGAATTAGCATTAACACTTAAGGATCATCCAGATGGTCAAGAAATCATGGATGGAGTTGCTAAAGAATTAATGGGTGTTCTTGTACAAGACATCTTTGGAGAAATCCTACCTGGAATTGGAGCAGTGCTTGCTCTTGCAGAAGAGGAGGAATCAGTAGAAGAAGAAGTGGAGGAAACACCTCTTAAAGATGTTATTGCTGCTCAAGTAACAGCTCAACAACTATCTAAGCAAATTCGTGAACAAATCAATCAACCAGTAGAAGTTAAACCATTATTTGTTGATTATATTCAACCAGGCTCTGTACACACTCCAGCGGTTGATTTATCTGAAGTAATTAAACAGCAAATTAAGCAGCAAGAACTAAATGAAAGTGTTCGTGCTCGCTTTGCTGAATACACAGAAACTGCTGATACGGACCCTACTAAGACAAACTTACAACCTAATTTAGCGGATATTATCGCACAAGCTATTTCAGGTGCCCAAGAATACACACTCGAAGATGTTATTCAAAGTATCTTAGATGAAGTTGCAGAGGAAGTTATTGAACAGTTAACAAAAAATACACCTATTAAAAGCTTCTCTATTAGTGATGATGCTATCGCAGCATATGAGCAATTGTTCTTTGGTGGTTTTGCACACAAACTAATTGAGAAAGGTTTAGAGAGTGAAGAAGGAACAGAATATAAACCTGAACACACTATCTACATCATGCTTAAAATTGCTGAGTACTTATCAAGTAAAGAAGGCTTTGAATTAGCTTTCAGATTCGAACGCGGTTCTGTTGTTCCAGTAATGATTAAGCCTAAACAAGCTGAGTAAAACAATTAAGGGGTGGCTTCCCGCTACCCCAATCCTTTGAAAGGAAAATAACGCAATGATTAGTCAGATGATTCAAACTCTTCTATACAATGTAGGTCAATTAGGAAGTAATAATAAGAGTGTAATTAAAGGGAGTCGTAACAATCTTATCTCTTCTAAAAAAATAATGGATATTGGTAAGGAAATAGCCGTCCCACCCGCTTCTATTGCTGAAGCAAAGAAGGCGTATTATTCAAGCTACAATGGTTTTGATTTAAAATGTGAAGTCCTTGAAAAATATTTAGCATATTTAAAGCATGCAGATGGTCAACCTGTCTCTAGAGTAGAGTTCATAGACTTCTTCATAGTTGAACAAGCCTATGATTTTGCCTATAAATATTTAGATACTCATGATGATTATGGTTATGAAAATGATGGTCTCATTACTTTAGCTGCTAAATTAGCTATCTACTTAAGGGATAACATTGAAAAATCTAGAACTTATAATATTTTAGGACCAGCACGTAAATTAAACGAAAATTTTGGTGGGTTTTATAAATACAAAGAAGGATTCGACATTTTCACCATACTTAACGATGACGTACTTTCTGAAATTGAAGACATCTATGAGTATGAAGAAGATGACGATGAATAACATCTATAGAACAACTAGCAAGGAGGTGGCTGAATGACTGTACCTTTTGCACATTTACACCTTCACACACCAGAGGGAAGTCTATTAGATGGTTTTTGTCGTATTGATCCAATGATTAAGTTAGCAAAAGAATTCGGAATGGATTCCATCGGTGTAAGTGATCACGGTACATGCTTCGCCCATATTCAGTTTTATCAAAAATGTAAAAAGGCAGGTCTTCATCCTGTTTTAGGGATGGAAGGTTATATCGCCCCTAAAAAACAGTGGAAAAAAGCAGATTTTGAGACAATCAACTACACTGATGTAGCTTATCGTACAAAAGATGAACTAGCTGCATTAGAAAGCGAAGGTTATGTAGCGTTTGAAAAAAAGAAAAAAGATTCTTTTACTAAAAACAAACCTACAAAACCTGAGCATGAGGAGTTTCTTCAAAAATTTAAAGAAGCAAACCCTGAGTATTTTGAAAGTCTTAAGAAATCTCACCGCTGGTATCTATCTGGAAAGCAAGATGACAAACAAAAACGTTTATTTGAATGGTCTCCTAGAATAGCTCACTTGCTTATGATAGCTAAAAACAACGAAGGCTATAAAAACCTAATAAAGATGACCTCCATTGGCTCACTTGAAGGGTTCTATGGTAAGCCACGTATTGATTATCATGACATTAAAAAATACGGTAAAGGCATTATTGCAACAAGTAGCTGTTTAGGTGGTACTATTCCTCAGTTAATTCGCAAAGGTAAAATGCGCGTTGCTAAAAATCATATTAAGTTTTATCAACGATGTTTTGATGAATTTTATCTAGAGATTCAACCTAGCACAATGGAAGAACAACAGTTAGTGAACAGTGTTTTAATCCAATGGTCAGAGGAATTAGGTATTCCGCTTGTAGCAACTTCAGATGCTCATATGTTGCGTCCAGAAGATCGTCCTGTTCATAAAGCAATTACCTCTATCAACAAAGGTAAAGATGATGATGAATCAGATATCGATGTTTATGAGCACTGTGTATTCTATTCAGCACAAGAAATGTTAGATATGGGTATCCCGGAACAAGCCCTAATTAATGCTTACAACATTGCTCATTCATGCCATGTAGATTTAGATGATACCACAATTAAGTATCCGGAATTTACTGTTCCAGAAGGCTATAATTTCGATACATACCTATCTCATTTAGCAAACAAAGGATTAGTTGAGAAATTAGCTGATGGAAATTTCATTGGTGAAACTGCTTATAAGGTATTTGAAACATACAAGAAACGTCTTGATTATGAATTGGAAGTTATTGCGAACAAAGGTATTAGTGCCTATATGCTTATCGTTTGGGACTATATTGATTTTGCAAAACGTAATGGTATTCTTGTTGGTCCTGGTCGGGGTTCAGCTGCAGGCTCGCTAGTTGCATACGTATTAGGTATTACAAACTTAGATCCTATCTTGTATAATCTGTTATTCTATCGCTTTATCAATCCAGAACGCCCTGGATTCCCGGATGTGGATACTGACTTTGACTACTTACGTCGTCATGAAGTAATTGAATATGTAACAAACAAGTATGGATGGGATAAAGTAGCTCAAATTGCTACGTTTGGTACGCTATCAACTAAGTCTGCTTTAAAAGATATTGGGCGTGCATTAAATATTGATCACAATGAAATTAATGAACTGAACAAGCATATTCCTTCTCACCAAGGTAAGGTTATGCCTATATCAGATGCATTAGATGAAATTAAACAAGTTAAAGCTTATGCAGAAAGATATCCTCGTCTGTTCGAATTAGCGTTAGAGGTTGAAAGTATGCCTAGAACGCAAGGAGTTCACGCTTGTGGTGTTTTAATTACACCGGAACCAATAACAGAGGAAGTTGCTCTAATCAAAGGAAAGAAAGCAGGAGAACGTGTTGTTGCTTATGATGGACCAACACTTGAACAAAAAGGTTTTATCAAGTTTGATTTCCTGGGACTAAAGAACTTATCTGTAATTGAAATATGCCGTAGATTAGTAGAAAAACGTCATGGTTTCTTGATTGATGTTGATAATCTTATTCCTGAAGACACTAATACTTTCGAAATGATTCGGCGTGGAGAAACAGATTCGTTATTCCAAATTGAATCAGATGGTATGAAGAAGATGTTTAATGGTATGAACCAAGTAAACTTTGAGACTCTTATAGCGGGAGTAGCACTTTATCGTCCAGGCCCGATGGATTATATTCCGAAATATACAGCATTAGCAAATGGACATGAAGAGATTCCAGAGGTTCACCCTGTCTTTGATAAAATCACCAAAAATACATTTGGAATTATGATTTATCAAGAGCAAGTGATGGAAGTAGCGGTTGAAATGGCTGGATACTCCATGGGAGAGGCGGACGTACTACGTAAAGCGGTGGGTAAGAAGAAGATTGAGATTCTTAACCCAGCATTAGAAGAACTACACAAAAGATTAGTGGCAAATGGAACACCGGAACATGTAGCAACTAAAATTTGTGAGGATATTCGCCCGTTTGCCGGCTATGCATTTAACCGTTCACATGCTGCAGCTTATGCTTACATTGCTTATCAAACAGGATACCTTAAAGCTAACTATCCTCTAGAATATATGACAGCGGTTCTTCAAGTGTTCTACACAGATGAAGATAAAGTTGTAAAGTATGTAAAAGTTGCAAGAGATATGGGATTTGAGATCCTTCCTCCTGACATTAACCGCTCAGAAGTTGGATTTACTATCGATGGGGATAATGCAATTCGATTTGGCCTAGGTTCTATTAAAGGTCTTGGTGAAGCAACATTGGATGCAATTCTAGAAGAACGTAAGGTTCGAGATGTTCCTTGTACTAGAGATGAAGATGGAGGGCTAACCTACCTAACTGACGATGAAGCTCAAGTGCTTGATATAGCCTCAGAAGTAGACCCTGAAATAGTTATTGGTCTTGAAACAGTAGGTGGACCATTTGAATCAATAAATGACCTTATGAATCGTGTGCCTAAGAAAAACTTAAACAAAGCGAGTTTAACAGCTCTCAACTATAGTGGCTCACTGGATTCTCTTACAAATGGAGAATTCAATAACCGCTTTGAACAAATGGCTTATATTCTAGGTCTTCGTGGAGAGTCACCAGATCCTGATCTCGTAGATGCTATAGCTAAATATACTGACCGCTTAAAGTTTGAAAAAGAACGTGAAGTCCTTGGCTTATATGTAAGCGGACATGTACTTGATCGATTAGCTGAACCAACAGATTGGGAAGGTCTAGATGATGCTGTTCATCATACTGTTGTATCACTTGTAGATGCACGCGTTATTCGCACTAAAAAAGGCGATAACATGGCTTTCTTAACAGTAGATACATTGGAAGGACAACGTAGCTTAACGCTATTCCCTAAACAATATGAGACAGCAAAAGATGGATTAGTTCCGGGCATGATCATGAAGGTTGGTATTCGGGCTCAAATGAACTGGCAACGCAATCAACGCGATTATATTATTAACTCGATTAATATTCCAAAGAAAATCAATAAGGATATTTGGAAGAAAATCGAGAAGAATACCGTAACAAGTGGAGTGGCTTAAATGCCACTTCTTTTAAAAGAAAGTAAGTGAGATGATTAATGAGTAAAAAATACACTTGTTATCTAAATGGAAACTTTTATGGTTATGGACCGTTAGAGTATATGAATGAACTATTTAGAGATTATGTAGTGGCTTGTGAAATGTACGGCAGAAAAGAAGTATCTTTTGATATAGTAGAAGGGTTTAATCCGAAAGCACAACAGAATGGGGAGAATGATACCAATGATAGAACTAACAGGTAAATATAATACAGCAAAAGTGTTCACTGACAATGTAGAAACTACAGCTATGTCTCAAATTGTTCAGCTATGTAATCAAGAATTTGTAAAAGACAGTCAGATTCGTATTATGCCTGATACACATGCTGGTGCTGGATGTACGATTGGCACAACAATGACTATTCAAGACAAGATTGTTCCTAATTTAGTTGGTGTTGATATTGGCTGTGGTATGGAAGTAGCAATTATTGATAAGAACAAAACAGAAGTTAATTTTGACCAGCTTGATGATGTTATTCGCAAACATGTTCCAAGCGGATTTAGTGTTCGCTCTAATAGTCAACGACACCTATTATCTAAACGCGTAGATTTTAGAAACGTTCGAGCACCATTTAATCTAGATCGTGCTAAGGATTCTATTGGGACACTAGGCGGAGGAAATCATTTTATTGAGCTTAATGAATTAGATGATAAGGTCGTTCTTGTAATTCACTCGGGTTCTCGTAATCTAGGAAAACAAATAGCTGAGCATTATCAAAATCGTGCTTATGATGAATTGATGAATGTAAAACATGAAAAAGATCGCTTAATTGCTGAATTAATAGCTGCTGGTCGTCAATCTGAAATTCAAGATGCACTTAAAAATATCAAGAAACCGAAAATTCAAAAGGAACTTGCTTATGCAGAAGGCCAACTTTTTGACGATTACATGAATGATATGAAGATTGCACAGCATTATGCACTTCTTAATCGTAAGGCAATGATTGATGAAATAGTTACACGCATGGACTGGAATGTAATAGATGATTTTACTACTATCCATAACTACATTGACATGGAAAATATGATTCTTCGTAAAGGTGCAATTTCTGCACAAAAAGGAGAACGTGTAATCATTCCTATCAATATGAGAGATGGTAGTATTATTGCTACAGGTCTTGGCAATCCGGATTGGAATTTCTCAGCACCGCACGGAGCTGGACGTATCATGTCTCGTTCTAAAGCTAAGGAAAAACTGTCATTAGATGAATTTAAAGAAACAATGTCTGGTGTATGGACAACATCTGTAGAGCAATCTACGCTAGATGAAGCTCCTATGGTATACAAGCCAATAGAGGAAATTGTTCAAAACGTAAAAGACTCAATTGTTATTGATAATATTATTAAGCCGCTTTATAACTTTAAGGCGCATTAATTAAATTGGAGATTAGCACTCCTTCTATTAGGACGGAGGCTAACGCCTCCACCTGTTTTGAATAAGGAGGAGATTATTTTGGCTGGAAAACAAACAATTAGAATAGCCCTTACTGGTCATAGACCTAGCCGTCTTGGAGGATATGACTATTATAGTCCTGTTAATATAGCGATTGCTTTTAAACTACGAGAACATCTTCTTTCCCATATAAAACAGGGGAAAAAGATCATTGCTATAGGTGGGATGGCATTAGGTGCCGATACAATTTTTGCATTAGTAGCTCTCAAGTTAAAGAAGCAGGGATTTCCTGTTCAGTTTGAAGCTGCTATCCCCTGTATGAATCATGAAAAGAAATGGCCTAAAGAATCACAGAAAATGTGGCACAGTATTGTAGATCAAGCTGATTTTGTTACTTATACAAGTACTATGTATTATCAACCATATCTAATGCAGGTTCGTAATGAGTATATGGTTAATTCATGTGATGAATTAATTGCTATATTTGATGGTTCAAAAGGTGGCACCTCTAATTGTGTTAATTATGCCAAAAAGAAAGAGAAAAAGATTATAGAGGTGAATCCTATGGCATTGGTGGTTGAAGTAAAAGGAGACTTATTGAAGAGTGATTGTGACGTGATGATGCATCAAGCAAACTGTCAGTCAACAATGGGTTCAGGTATTGCAAAACAGATCAAAAAAACTTTTCCGGAAGTGTATAAAGTAGATTGTGAATCACCGCTTTCACCTAAAGAAAAGCTTGGTAAATATACGTATGCTCGTGTACAAAACCAACTAAAGCCTGTTGAGGTTGTAAATCTTTATGGACAATTTAGATATGGAACAGACATACAACACACTGATTATGAAGCATTACGCTCTGCTATCTTTAGTTATTTGGAAGATTTGAAGAAACGTACCCATAATATATCAGACTTAAAGGTTGGCGTTCCTAAGTTTATTGGTTGTGCTCGTGGCGGTGGAGACTGGAATATCGTTAAGGGTATTTTAGAAGAAGCGGCTGAAGCCTTTTTTGTTCGTATCTACACATACAAACTCGGAAATTAAGGGAGAATTAATTAATGGAGAAGTTTACATTCTTTTGGCAAGACAAGTCGCCATTCTCACAGTTTCATCCTGCTATTTTTAGACTAGGAGATTTATTGTTTACTTGTGCGGAACAATACATGATGTTTAAAAAGGCTGAAATGATGGGGGATCAAGCAACGGCGGCGGAGATTATGGCAACACCATATAATCCGAAAAAGTATAAAGCATTGGGTCGTCAAGTTAAGCCTTTTAATAAAGAACTGTGGGACAAGAAATGTAAAGATGTTGTGTATCAAGGAAACTTTCTAAAGTTTACTCAGAATCCAAAACTATTACATGCCTTATATGAAACAGCAGGAACGACACTGGTAGAAGCTAGTCCGTTTGATGCTATTTGGGGAATTAAACTGGGCCCAGATCATCCTGACCGCTTCGATAGAAGTAAATGGAAAGGTAAGAACTGGTTAGGTGAAGTATTAACCCAATTAAGAACAGATTTAATGACAGGAGAGCGGGTATAACCTGCTCTTTTTTTATTGAAAGGAGAGAATAAAATGAGTGAAGTAAAAACGATAAAGCCTTTCTATACAGAAGAAGAAGTCAAAAATAAATGCCAAGAGAATCCATGGCTAAAAATAGGTGGCTATGATTTTCAAGATGATCCATTAATGGAGCTTGATTATGATTATGGTCTTCACACTTGCCAAACGATTGAAGAACTAGAAAAGAAATTCGAGCAAGGGAATTGGTCTATTCGCTCTGCTTTTGCTTATGATCGTTTACTATTTGTGAACCAAGTGAATGGTGGAGACGAATGGTGGACATGCTATAAACATAATGATGGCAAAATTGAAGCATTCGAATCCATTTCTTTCCGTGGAATGGTCGGGTGTGGTGATACCTTTAAGAATTACATTGAAGAGTTATTGAAACAGCAGGAGAGGGAAGCATTAGCTTAATCCTCTTCCCTGTCAATAACTTGGTCTAACCATGAATCAATAGCAATTCGTGCGTTAATGGTTTTGTCTACCGCTTTATCCATTATGTTATTAATAAGGTGATAAAGTGTAACTTCATCTTCATATGGATTATTTTTGTTTATATATTTTAGGACATGCCTTAATTCTTTTTTTCGATTGTCATCTAGAACTTCGTCAACATATTCACCGACATATTGATTAAGAATATCTGTGTTCCGAACTGCTGCATCTAATAGCATAGCTACTGTTGTAGAAACAGTACGATCTAATGCATAAGCTAAATCAGATATGTGGTCATATACTTCTTGTCTAAAACGAATTGTGATTCGAGTTCTATTCTCACTAGGCTTTCGAGTTACACGCTCAGAAAGTAATTCACGATTTCCCATATACAAGGTATTGTTGAATTGAATGTTCCTTCTAAAATATTGTGATAAATTATCAATTACTTTCTTAGAATACAATCCATGTTTGCAAAATATTTCACCAACATCTTTGATTGGTGTTTTCGTAATATGTGAGATTCGTGAAACGCATTCGTAAAGTTCAATATCGACTGTCGGCTTCACATCTTTTTTGCGATCACTTCTGACCTTCCTCTTTGTCTCACCCATTCTATTTCCCTCCAAAAATCGTATTTTAAGTTTGGGACACAATCTAAGTGTCTAACACTTTTATGATTATGAGAGGGGATGGGGGAGTATGTATAAAATTATTTTTTTTGGACATACTGGGGAACCAGGAGGCGATTTAAGATGGCAATCAAGATTAAACTTAGTTCTTCAGACGCGAAGAAACTTGCAAAAGAATGTTTAGAGACAGGCGACAAATACGGATTACCACGTAAAAAGAAAAAGAAATAATCTATATAGAAATAATTTAATAAAGGGGAAGATACTATGCCTTATTACATGTGCCCAAGCTATGGACGCAAACAGCAACTGCCAACAGATGACTTATTAGAGGCTGTCAAAATATCAATTAATTATGAGGCAGACCTGTTTATTGGTGGTTACTTATTAGTAAGCTGGTTGGGGTATTCAATGGAGGAGAATATTCAGCGGTTAAAAAAAGAAGGTATTGAAACATATGTAGTTGAAAACAACTACCGTTTTCGCTATTATGATGATTCTAAAAACATCAAAAGAATCTATTTCCGTATTCATGACTTTGGAAATGGAACAGCTGAAATACATCTAAAAAGTACACCTTCTAAATTAGGAGATCCTTGCTATTCTTCAATTGATGAAGTTTATAATATTATAAAAGAATCCCACCCATCCATTCGGACACTTACCGTAGTGGATTTTTCTGGTGATAAATATACTGGTTCATATGAGCATGAATTATATGCTGTTGTGAATTAACACTAGTTTGAATTAAAATATATTTTTTTCTAGTTCATTCTAGTGGAAAATAGTGTTTTACAATAAAATAAAATCCTTCAAGGGTTATTTTTTTAACATATAGGCTTTTAAAATGTAAAAAATCTAAATAACTTTTGAATAACAGAGTGATCTTAACCGGTCACTCTTTTTTATTTTTTCTATGCTTTAATTTGACTAAATAGGAAAAATGGCCCTTGAATTCATATATATAAATGCTTACGTTACTTAGCAAATAGAGGACAGGGAGTATGATTTTATTATGACAAATTCAGTAGTATTAAGAAATGCAAAATTTGTAGAGACAACTTTTTCAGATGGTTCAAAACAAATGGTAGGTACAGTACGCGGTGATAGTTTTGTAGGGTTAGAACTTCCAACAAAGCCAAATCCACGTCAATTTATCGGGGAAGCAAACCTCAACTATAAAGAAATGGTTAAGACTCTAATTTCTGAACCTGAAATGTTTGCTCGCAAGAATTCTAGTGGTATTACAATCTTTGCTTCATCTTGTGATTCAAATGGTGATGGTTCTTTCACAATTACGTTTGGTGATGAAGATGGCATTGCGAATGGTGGACATACATACCACGCATTAAAAGCACATGGTAGAGATGTAAGCCAAGTAAAAGTAACAATTGAAATTGGTATTAATAGAGCAAATATCGGTAAAGTAGCTGAAGCTCTAAACTTAAATAAACGACTACAAGTATACAGCTTAAAAAATAAAGAAGGTGCTTTTGATTGGCACAAAAACTGTATTGAAGAAAAAGCAGCAGACGTTATTTATCACGAAGGTGATTCTGGCACTGTTGAAATTAAGGAAGAAGTTGCTTTCTTAAACTTATTCAAACATGATGGTGAAACTAAGAAAATTGATATTCTATTAAATATCGAACAATCAGAACATGCTAACGTTAGCTTCTTAAATCGTGTAAATGCTTCAAGCACATTCTTTGAAAATACTCTTAAATGGATTGCGAAAGATGTTCATGAAATTGCATCATATGCATTATTTAATGAAGAATTTGTTATCCAACTAAAACCACTTAAGTCTAGCGTAGGTCAAAACTGGATTAAAAAACGTGGTGCTGAAAAGAAAACAGGTATTTTAAAAGGTATTGGATTACTTCTAGTAGCTGGACTAGCAAGTGTTGGTGTAGAAGTAAATCGCAATGGTGTTGTTAAATGGAAGCAACAATATGCAACATACGAACAACGTAAGTTATTCGTAGATGAATTATTTAAAAAAGTATTTGATATTGTATCTGTAGAAGATGGAAATGCATCAGATATCATTCGTAAAGATTCAGTACGTAAACGTGTATTAAAGCATTCTCGCCTAATCCATGCTCAATTAGCTCCTCGCCCTGTAGTAAAACGTCGAGTAGGTTAATTACAATGTCAGGCGACACTAGATTTATAGGCAATAATCCAGTGTTTGCAAGTGAATACATTGGCACTCCTTTTCGTGGATATCATGAAGAGGTAGATGAAATTATGGATTATGCCCGACGTGACAGATATAAATTTAAAACACGCGATCTTGTAGATGCGATTTTTTACAAATACCATGAATTTGTAAGAAGAAATGGTATTTACCCAAATAAATTATTCGTAATGCATAACGACTATATGAAGTTAGTGTCTAACACGAATTTTTACCATGATTACACGGATACTTCTAATATCGTTGAAAAGTTTATGGATATGGAAATTATAAAAACTATTGATAGTGAACCTTACGTTGGGTTTGTTATCTAGAATGAAGGAATTGCTCCTTAACTGGGGCGTTCCTTTCTTTATGTTTAGAAACAACGATTTGACCTAGCGATGTCGAACCGCTGCTTGTAAACATAAAAATATGGAGGTAGCAACATGAACCTTACTACTTATCAGGAGAAACCTGTTGAGCCTAAAAAGGTACAAGCCTTTCAATTCAAGCGTGGCCAAGAAGCTGGAGTATGCTTTAATACTCGCACTTGGTTCAACCAGAACTGGATATATAGCGAAGACTTATCGCTTGAAGAATTTGAAAGACAACGAAAATTGTTTAGAAGACCAAAAAAGGATCTTATTCCTTACGTGGTAATCAATGAACAAAGAGTTCGTGTTAAACATAATGATTGGGTTGTTATTACTGACAATCAAATTAACGTAATCAATACAAAACGTTTTAAAGAATTATATATAGAATCAAATTAAAAATGACGGGGGTAATTATAATGGGTTGTTGGAATGGTACATGTGGATTAAGTAATTTACCAATTTTAAGCGGGGAGAAAGTAGTTCTTTTTGTTTTAAAACATCAAAAACATGCAGAAACAAATTCAGGTGGTTTTTGTTATCCGTGGGATCAATGGTTTCCAATCTCTATGCCTATCTATGGTGAATACAATGATTATGGCGGTGTAGAGAATTTTACAGGTCTTCATGAAATAGCATTTACCCACTTAATGAGTGACAATATCAATTTCAAAATTGATGAAGAAGAATTAAATCATAATAGACTCAATGGCAAGCCTGCAAATCTTGATGAATTAATCAATGATTATATTGAACGAGGTGTTTATAAAGATATTGGTTTTATGATGGTGCGTCAAGACGTGTTTGACACTCTATCAGATAACATCAAACACCTACGATTACAATACAGACAAGGTGCTGAATTATTTGTCTCTAAATATGAGCAGGAAATTAAACAGCTAAGAGAGGAACTTGAAGAGAAGTATCCAGATGTTTTTAAAGATGAAAAAAGAAAATTAGATTTCCCTTATAGCTTACACCATTTTAATGAAGGTGCAGGAAATATCTTTATTGAAGCTGTTTCATCTTCTGCAGATGGTTGGTATCTAATGAAGTCTTTAGTTATGGAAGTAGCTAAATCAAACAATTTAGAATTAGCAGATGCAATCATTGATCTTATCTCGATGCAGATTATGTTGTTGCGACTTCGAAAACATTGGAGTATTCAAAGCGGAATGGGGAGTCAAGCTGAAGAATTTGAAATGCATAATGTTTTAGCTAAGAAAGTTATCTCTATTACTGATGAAATGAAACGCAGATATTTAGAAGATAATGATGATTATTAATTAAATCTTCAGGAGGTGATCTTTTGACTAGTTTCATTACAGTTATTTCTACGATAATATCTTTTGCGCTTACAATTACTATCATTCGAGGATTAATTGACGGAGATATTGTAATCAAGCGTCCGAATAAATAATAAACATGAACCGCTGCTTAGTACAGTAGCGGTTTTACTTTTTTAGAAGGAGTGATTTTATGTTTATAGCTCAAATAAAGATATTGAATATAATCGCTTTAAATATAGTCATGGCTGAAGTAAAAGCTGATGAATATAGAAAGTTTAATGATTTTCAAAAAATGAATGTAGAATACGGTAAATCTATTGCATTACGTGAATTAGCAGAACAGTTGGGAGCCGATGATAAGTACTTTAATAGCCTTATAAATTCTCTTACAAAGGAGGAAGTACATTGAAGGTAAAATTACATGGCATTCAAGATCTTACTACTGTTGTAGAAAAGATACCAACAGAAAAAGTTAACGTTGCAAACTTAATTACTACATTTGAAGCTAATTTAGATAAGAGCATGCCTATGGATTGGTTAATCCGCTACGGAAAGATAGCTAAAATTTATAAGGTTCTTTTCACTCAGGGTGAACTTCCAAAAAGTATGTTGGATGAATACAGCGGAGAAATATTAGAAATAGCATATGAACATATAAATGATGATTTACAAGACATTATGGATAAGGCATCTTCTTCAAATGGACGTGATTATTACTATGAATTCGGAAGAAGCCTTGGAGTAGAACAACAAGCTTCTGTATTGAAAGAATTTATTGATGAAGAAAGTGACTTTATATGATTAAGGACTATGGGTTTGTATACTTTAAAAATATTTTACTCTATGAAAGTTATGTAAGATGCCAAGAATATGTTAATACTCTGTCTGATAATCCAGAAGAGCCACCTAGTAAAGGAACTTTCGATATGTATGATGATTTGGTTTTTGCTGTATTTGTTCCTGAAACCGTATCAAGACTATGTGGATCAGTGATATTAGATTGGCCCGAAGATGGATTTGCAGGTTGTTTAGAAAATATAAGGGCGAACGTGGAAGACCAGTTCTCCATCGAATTTGGTGGCATTTTTCATTTTGGTCTTTTGTTTGATAATCTCCATCTATTTAGCGAACAAGAACAAATTGATTGGACCTTACGTATGAATCAATTGTTTGAAGGAATGAATGGTTCATTCATGAATTTCCTTGAATTCTACAAAGCATTCTTTATGACGCAGTTTTTTGGAGGAGATAGTAAGTCCTACACAAGGTACATGAACCATATGAAGTACACCTTCATTATATATTTCGACATAGAGTGTCACACGGTAGATGATTACGGCCCTAGCTTTATGAATGCATATATGGATTTCGCAAGGTTTTATCGTGAATTTTATGAGGATCTTGTAGGAGAAATAAAGAAGCGAAAGAAAGTAGGTGTAGCTTAATATGTTTAAATATTCTGCAGCAGAGATTAAAAAAAATTTATTCATTCAGACGGTTGAATTAAAACATGGAATAGAGGATGAACGTTTTGTAGATTTCTTAAGAAATTCATTGGACGATGATATGGACTTGTATCTTCACGATATTTATAACTCTCTGGATCTTATGTTTGATTTTCAGTTTGAATGGATAGATGTCCCTAGCGTAATCCATGATGAACATGCAGAGGGGTGGAATTATTACATCTTAGGTGCATTTCGTATACCAGAACTACTTCCATATGCTAATCATCCTGCATTCCTTGAGTTTACTAGAAACATTCAGCTTCTACACTCAAAAGGTGGAGGTAACTTAGTTGAGTTTGTATATTTACCTGATTCAACTATGGCTACTAGCGAAGAGCCTATATTTCGTGAATTTGCACGGCAGCCTGCAACTTTTATGATTGGTATGCAAGACAATGGTGGCATAGATGTTCACACAACTATTGAATTCTTGTTAGAACTTAGAGAAATAAACGAATATATTTACTTATTACTTGAACCTGAAGGGAGAGAAAACATTGCATGATACAAATTACATTAGGAGATCAAAAATTACCACATATAGAGTACGAACACGACGGGTTAAAACGTTCTTTTGACGTTGATCACAATACATTGTTTGAATTTTTAATGCGTAATTGTTATGAAAGAAAAACCACTAGAAAGAAATATGAAATGCCTGTATTTGAAACACCTGCTTTACCACCAGGTACTGTGAAGTATTTAACACTACCAGACGATAAGGTTGTTTTATTTATGGAGATGAAACAGAAAAATCACAATATCAAATATCATGAAACAAAATTTGATAATGTTCTTTTTCCGAACTTATTATTCATTTTTGTATTTAAGCCTTCAGAAGGTAAGTATGTACTAGAGAGAAAAAGATGTTTCTGTTTTAAGGATAAAGTTTTACGGGACACAACAAAACTTTATAGGTTCCCATTTTCGCATGTTCAATCTGATGGCGACATGTGTTTCTTCTTTATGTCTGAAGTACAAGACTTAGCGCAGATGTCATCGTTTATTCATAACTGGATGTCCGCTTCGTTTACAGATCACTATTATTCTGAAGCGACAACGAACAACTGGAATACTTCATTAAGACATGTATTTATGAAATTACAAAATGAATCTGTTTTTGATTATGACAAACTCGTAGAAACTAATTGGTCAGTACAGGATATCGTAAAACAATTTGTTAGAAAATATTATCCAGAAGCTTAATATAACAATAATAGAAAGAGGTTAAACATATGAGCGAAAATAATAACAATAAAACAAACGATTTATTTGGAAGTGTAGATTTAACAGCTAATACATTCTTAGAAAATAATGAAGCAAAAGGGTTTGATAACGTGTTTCAACAACCTGCAGGGGCGGATTTATTTAATATGCCTGCCGCTGATCCATTTGCTAATTTAAACGCAAATACAACGGACAATCCATTTGCACAACCTCAAGCACAGGAGAAAAAAGAAGAACCACCTGTGGTAGAAGTTAAAAAGGAAGAGGAAAAAGAAGAACCACCTGTAGTTCCTGTTAAAAAGGAGAGTAAAGCTAAGCCTAAGAAAAATTCCGCTGTATCGAAAGCTATTAAGAATCAGGTTAAAAAGAAAGAAGATATGAAGGTAGATAAAACATGGACTGTTGCTTATGCTGCTCAACAACATAATCCACCAGAGGACGATATGACATTAGATGCATTAAGACAATGGCTGGAATTAGATTACCCTGAACTCTCAAAGGAACGTTGTCGTATGGAAGTAGATGAAGAGAAAAAGCTTGTTGTTCCTGTTGTCTCAGGCGCAAAGAAAGGGTGATTAGATGAAAGCACTAGACTTTTTCCCTGAAAAAACAATTCACTTTGATATTGTACAGGTTGGTGCGGGAGGGAATGGTGGGTACATAACTCAGCGTTTAGCTAAGTTATTATCCTCTTTATCTAGCAATTCTTCTCATACTACATTTTCTTACACGATTGTCGATTTAGATCATGTTGAAGAAAAGAATCTACAGCGTCAACCTTTTCTACCAAGGGACTTAAATAAGAACAAGGCTAAAATATTAGCGGAACGTTACGGCAAGTCCTATCAGTTTCCTATCTTCTATCGAGAAGAATATGTAGAGTCTGAAGAAGAATTAGCAAAATGCTTTCAATCTAATCAAGAAACATTTGTTTTAGAAGAATCACGTTTGTTATTTAGGGTTCTTATTGGAGCGGTGGATAATCACGCTTCAAGAAAGATTATGCATAAATATTTCGAACAAGACCAAAATCTTATTTATATTGATTGTGGAGTAGATGGTATCTTGCAAGAAGGAACCGATGAAGACAAAAGACGTTCAGGCTATGCAGGTCATTGTGTATGTGGAATTCATCATAACGATACAATTCTGCCACCGGTAGCTAGTGTATATCCTGATATTTTAGAAGATGAAGAGAGTCTTTTACCTTCTCAAAGTTGTGGACAAAATGTAGTATCTCAACCACAAAGAATGCAATCAAATGAGATGGCCGCTTTGATTACGATGGGTTATTTGAATCAAATCCTAGCGGAGAGAAGATTGTATCATCACTACACTAACTTTAATGCACTTACGCATTCTTCAAGAGCAACATTGTTGCCAATCAAATAATAGGGGCTAACGCCCCTATCCTTTTTGAATTTAGTTAAACGAAAGAGTCCTTTTGCCGAAGGGCTTTTTCTTTTGCCTAAATTTTTTGCCGAAATTAAGTAAATTAAATAGCCCAAGCATTGATTTTTTTATACAAACTGCTTACGTTACTTTCAGTCATTTAAAACAGTCTTCTAGGGAGGGGTGACTATCCTCCAGCTTTTCGTAAATTATTTTACTTTACCTCCAGATTTTAGATTGGGTGAGGATTACAAAGATGTCGTGATGAAACATCTTTCCTTGCCTAGAGGACTGTTAAAACAAAAGCATTAGCAACCTTCTAGGGAGGGCTGACTACCCTCCTTTTCTGTTCTGGACATACAGATATCATCCTTTTCTGTTTTAAAGGCAAAGGAGAATGGGTTAGGTGTGACGCCCTAACCCAGCCTTGCCTAGAAGGTTGCTCAAAAGACTGAGAGGAGTAAGTCGTTTGAGTACATTAGTTGAAATTGAAAATACAATACAAGCATTTGCAAAGGAGAGAATAATAATGAAAGTAGAACAATTTGATAAACTATTAAAACGTGTAAATTTTGAAGAAGATACTGAGGTTAAGCAAGGGATTATCTCTGCTATTCATAAATACTTAGAAGTATTCGCTGTTGAAGGCGTAGAAGTAGCAAATGTGGAAGCACCGGATTTTAATATTGAACGCGCAATCGACGATATTGTCCCATCTGCTACGAAAGAAATCCAAGAACCTGTAAGTATTGAAGAAACTACTTCTGAGGTAGTTGAAACACCAGCTGTTCAGGAAACAACAAATGAAGAAGCTAAGCAAGAGGAAGTTGCAACTGAGTCTGTTGTAGTAGAAAAGCAAACAGAACCAGCGCAAGAACTTCAAGAAGAAATGAGCCTAGAAGTAGAGGAAGTTAAAGTTGAAACTCAACCAGCTCCTGTAGTTGCAGAAGCACCTGTTGCTGAAGTTAAGCAAGAAGTAAAAGCTGAAGTATCTGCAGAGACACAACCTATAGATGAAACGGAGTATGTAGAAACTTTTGGACTTATTTCACCAACAAATGATAAACATTTAGATACTATCATTGAACGTGGCGGTGTAATGTTCCGTGAAAAACGTTCATTCACATTAGTTCTTTGCTTAGATGATGAAGTAGTTGCTATTGCAAAAACAATTAAGTTAGAACAATTCCCACAACATGTACAAGACCACTTAAAGAATAATGGATTTATCTCTGTACAAGTTGTGTCATTTAGTGAAATCACTAAGAAATCTCGTGCACGTTACACAGATGTGACTTATAAAAATCTTCAATTACTAGATGACGATCATTGGATTGTTAAGAACGTGAGAAACCTTCTTGAAAAAGGAGAGGTTCCAGAACATGCTAAGGAAAAAGAAGAGGAATCAGCTAAAGAAACAACAGTTACTGAACAAAAGGATGAAGAGGTTACTACTCAATCAGAAGTCCAACCTGTTCAAGAAGAAGCAACAACTGAAGAAAAACCTTTCTTAGTTACTAGCTTCTTAATTCACCCTAACTTTGTAGACATCTTTAAAAATCAAAAAGACGTAGTTGTACAACAACCTTATGGAATTACATGTGCTAATGGTACAGCTCGTTTCTTTACTAAGAACGCTAACGGAACAGTAGTTATTGGTATTGATGAAAAATCACCATTAAAACCAAACAACTACTCTGCTAAAATTCTAGATTATACAATTAAAGAAGCAAATGGTAATACATTTATTCAATTTAAATTAGATGCAGAAGTGATCGGGGAAACTGTGCAGGCGCCGCCAGTTACTCAAGAACAACCTGCTAAACCAGCAGTTCAATTACAAGCACAAGGTGAAGTTCCAGCTGACTTCCCTGTAACTGATAAACTAGAGTTAGTACTTCACCCTAAAGCAGAGGCAATGTTTAGTTTAGAAGCTGCTAAAGCTATGGTTGGACAGTCATTAAGTTTGGGATTCTATCATAATACATCAGACAACACAAACCGTATTGCGTTAATGTATGACGTGTTTGAAATGGCTACTACAGAAAATATCTTATCCAAACAACAAATGCGTAACTCTAAATGGGTTGCCCGTTTAACAGATGTTGATTTAGTAACTGATGAATCAACGCAACGTAAGAAATTAGTTGTTAAGTTTGATTACTTAATCGAAGTAGATGCATTCCCGTATGAAAATAAAGATGAAGTGTTAGATGTAACTAGCTTTGCACCAATCACTGAAGATGCATTTGCGTTCAGACAACGCGAACTTGCACAAAAACAAGAAGAAGCTAAAGCTGCTTCTCAACTGGTTCAAACTACAGAAGAAGTTCAATCTGTAAATACACAAGAAGCAACACAACCAGCAGCTGAACAAACTGTTTCAGCGGAGCAAGTATTAAACAAAGATTATAATCCAGAACAAGCTAAACAATTGCTAGAACCAAATCCGCAAGCAAATTATGCTCAAGGTTATCAAGAATTAGTAACATCTCAATCAAAAGATCCGGGTGGAGCTGTACAAGAAATTCGTAACCAAACGGCTTTAACACCACAGGATCGTCAAAATGTCTTAGATCAAGCACAAGGTGCAATTTCTGGTGTGATTACTCAGACTTTAAAAGAAACAGGTATTCATGCTCAAACAGAAGAGAAGCAAACAACACAAGTAGTAGGTAACATTCAAGATGGATCAGGCAATCTATCTGAAACAGAAACCGTTATTCAATTCACAACAGGATTCCCTCCTGTCTCTTGGCAAAAATCCGTCGGCAAACGGGTTCAAGTAGTAAGTGAATTACAAATGAACGGTGGCCCTATTACTAGTAAAGTAGTTTCAATTCTAGGTAAGGAAGGTCAGATTGTAGCGCAAGGGCTAGCGTCTATGACTGAAGCTGTATTGTTGGACGGCAAACAACATGAAGCAACAATCCTAGAAGTAGTAAACTTCTCTCAAGCACAAGTTGGACATGTAGTAACTATGCGTTTAGGTAACTTTAACAAAATAGCATAAGTAAAACATTGAGATTTGGTAATTAACTGGTTAATTTAGTCATGCATCGTTTATAGTGCGAAATATTACCGGAGGTGCATGACTATTGAGTTATAATTTAATCACTTTAACAGCGGGCCATAATGCGATTGTTCCAGGAGCATACGGATGTGGCTACAAGGAACATGAAGTAGCTAGATTGATTGTTGCTGAACTTGAAAAGCAGATGAAGGCAGTAGGTCAAAACGTAGAAGTTGTAACAGATGACATTGGAACAACTCAAACTGAAGTTTGGACTAACGCTGTAAGAAAAGCTAATAGCTTTCCAAAAGAAGGACGTTTAGATGTAAGTATTCACTTAAATGCTGGTGGTGGAACTGGTTGTGAGGTTCTTTATTACAGCGAAGTAGAACTTGCAGCTAAAGTATCAAAAGACCTTGCTACTGCAATGGGTTATAAAGATCGTGGTCCTCAAGAGCGACAAGGAATTGGTTTCCTTAACTCAACAAATGCTCCGGCTATTCTTGTCGAAACTGGCTTCATTGATACTCAATCTGATATGGACAAAGTAATGGGCCCTGGTGGTGTTCAGAAAGTAGCTCAAGCAATTGTTAAAACCTTAACAGGTAAAGTTGCTGGTGTTACTGAACCATCTCTTGCAACTGACACATATACAGTTGTAGCAGGTGATACTCTTTGGTCTATCGCTAATAAATATCAAATGACTGTAGATGAACTTAAACAATTAAACGGTTTAACTTCAGACATTATCACTATCGGTCAAGTGTTAAAAGTGAAGTCTACAGCGGTGTACTATACGGTAGTAGCAGGTGATACAGTTTCTGCAATTGCAGTTAAGTACAATACAACAGTTGATAAAATTAAAGCTTTGAATCCTGATATTCAAGACATTAATAAAATCACTGTTGGTCAAAAAATCCGTGTAGCATAATAATCGGTGTAACTAGCTCAAGCTTAGGCTTGAGCTTTATTTGTGAACTGGTTAATTTAGCCATGCATTATTAATGCAAATTATCGGAGGTGCATGGCTAATATGAGTTATAAACTTATTACATTAACCGCTGGTCATAACGCAATCATACCTGGAGCAAGTGGATGTGGCTATAAAGAACACGAAGTAGCTCGTACAATTGTTAAGGAATTAGAGAAGCAGTTAAAATCAGTTGGTCAAAATGTGAAAATCTGTACTGATGATGTAGGTAGAACTAAAACCGCTGTTTGGTCTAATGCAGTTAAGAACTGCAACAAAAACTCTGCATCTGGTCGTTTAGACGTTAGTATTCATTTAAACGCTAGTAATGGAAAAGGACATGGTACTGAAGTTCTTTTCTATAACCAAAAAGATTTAGCTGCTAAAGTTTCAAAAGAACTTTCTGCTAAATTAGGTACGACAGATCGCGGACCTAAAGATGGTAAGAAAATTGGTTTTATCAATAGTACTAATGCACCGGCTATCTTAATTGAAGTTGCTTTCATCGATAATAAAGATGATATGAACAAATTAATGGTTAGCGGTGGCATCGAAAGAGCATGTAATGCAATTGTTCATGCTTTAACTGGTAAAACAGTATCAGGTTCACCTTCAACTTGTGAGAATTACAAAGTTGTAAAAGGTGACACTCTTTGGGGAATCGCTAAAGACCACAAGATGACAGTTGAAAAGCTAAAATCTCTCAACGGCTTAAAGTCTGATTTACTTAGCATCGGACAGGTATTAAAACTTAAATAATTTTTTTAAAAAAGATGGAGAAATCCATCTTTTTCTCTTGACTTTTTATTCTCTTAGGGTTGAATTAGTAAAACAGTAATTGATTCCACTAAAATCAACGTTTTTTAAATAGATTCTAGGGTAATCTTTATAGATTCTTTTACAATCTGTGAGAATAAAAACATAAGGGAGACGATAATAGATGAAATTATCTTTACACCGTGCACTATCTGAATTAAAGATGCTGGACAAACGAATTGCAGGAGCTATTAATGGAGAGAAGTTTGTTACTTTTCAAACAGGAAGCGAGAAGCCTCGTGGATATAACTCTAAAGAGCAGTTCGAAGAATTAGCGAAAAGCGGATACCAATCTGCTAATGACCTAATCAAACGTCGTAACGAAATTAAATCTAAATTAATTCTGGTAAATGCAACGACTGAAGTGAAGATTGCTGGTGTCGTAATGACTATTGCTGAGGCAATTGATCAGAAAGATGCTATTCACTATAAGCAGTCATTACTCCATGAATTAAATCGTCAACTCGCTGTAGTAAATCAAGAGATTGAACGTGAACGTCGTGAAATGGAGATCCGTCTTGATCAACGTTTGAATTCTGACTTTGGTAAGGATCGTAAGAACTTTGCTGAAGAAGTAGAGAAAACAACCGCTGACTTCAAGAAACGTAATGAACCTAACATGGTTGATCCTATTTCAATTCGTGAAGAAATCAAGAAACTTGAAGAAGAAATTAATAGTTTCTTAGTTGAGGTAGATGCTTGTTTATCTGAGGTAAACGCAACTACATTCATCGAATTAGACTAATAGCTAAATTATAACTTGCTACTTACACGGAACGTTAAAACGTGTATACGTCTTTGCAGGGAGGACGTTAAACTTTCCCCGCTCCAATTACTTTGTATAGCATAGGGCTAAACTAAAAGGTTTCTCATAATAAGAGAGAACAATACAGATATCTTGTAGATACAAGACAAATGGGTGAAAAGTTTAAACCTTAAAGTTATAAAGAGTAAAGCTTAGGACTTAAAGTTTTTTAATTTCTAAAGCTAAAATGGTAAAGGCCTTAACATTCTTTAAAAACCCTGGATAACAGTAAAATGGCTTTTATACACACCTTCAATCACTGCTAGGCAGTGTAGGTAGCAAATATTATAAAAAATAAAAATATTTTCTAAAAGTGTTGACAAATGGAAATGAAGTGTTTACCTTATTCAAACAGTCACATTAAGTAGTAGGGGTCACGGTTCGAGTCCGTGGTGCAGAGGGTTGCTCCTTACTCATTATTCCACCTTAGCTCAGTTGGTAGAGCGCTTGACTGTTAATCAAGTGGTCGCAGGTTCGAGACCTGCAGGTGGAGCCATATTACGGGGTAGCCAAGCGGTAAGGCACATGATTTTGGTTCATGGATACGAGGGTTCGAATCCTTCCCCCGCAGCCAAATCTTTGAAGAGGGTGTTAAATTGTCAGTAGTAAAAAAAGAAGCTACTTATTTATTTAAGTATGATGGTTTAGAAGAACAAGTAGTTGCCTATGTAGATGGGTTAACTAATACTCGATTCATCAATGACACATCTAGAAATAGCTTAACAGATGCCCGTACCTATGTTTCTTCGTTGAATTATAAAGGAAGCGGTGCAACGGATTTTCCTACTATTGAAGCTGAACTAGTTGAAGCTGAAACTATCCAAGACAATAATTACATCAAAATAGTGAAACTCCTTTACTTACTTCCGGATGTAAATGCTCATGTTATTGTAGACTTTGTGCATTTTCCAGAAGAAAAAGTATCACAATGGGATACTAGCCCTGAACGAAGAGTGTTTACTAACTTCAATTTCTTATTAAAAAGTTAATTAATCGATGTGGCTCTAAGTCACATCTTAATCTAGCACTGTGGTGAAGTGGCCTAACACAGCCGACTTTCTATCGGTCATACGCGGGTTCGAATCCCGTCAGTGCTATCAATATCCATTAGAGGGTTAAAGACGAGAGGTAAGTCGATGGTCTCCAAAACCATTCCCAAGAGGTTCGATTCCTTCAATGGGTGCCAATGGAAGGTTACTCAAGAGGCTGAAGAGGCGCCCCTGCTAAGGGTGTAGGTCGCTAAGTCGGCGCAAGGGTTCAAATCCCTTACCTTCCGCCACGGAGGGGTGACAGAGAGGCTTATTGTACTGGTCTTGAAAACCAGAGGTGGTAAAACATCCGCGGGTTCGAATCCCGCTCCCTCCTCCATACATGACAGGGCTTACCGAAAGGTACTTCCTGTCACCGTTTAAATAATGTACGGGTTAGTTTTATAGCTTTTCCTGTTATCATTTAAATCCTTCCTTTCACTTTATAAGAACTCTATTTTATTCTTTCTACGGTATCGGAAAACCGTAGATTGTGCGCTTCTGGTCTAATGGCTATGACTTCTGCCTTCCAAGCAGACAGTACGGGTTCGATTCCCGTGAGGTGCTCCATGGAGGATTAGCTCAGTTGGTAGAGCGGTAGATTGAAGATCTACGCGTCGGAGGTTCAACTCCTTCATCTTCCATTACCAAGACGCTCATAAAATACAACCTACAGGTTTAGGGGTCTCCTTAATCCCTTTGAGCGCAATGCGCCTTTAGTATAGCGGTAGTACTGCCCAACCGCGCGGGCGAGGACAGGTTCAATTCCTGTAAGGCGCACCTTTTATTATGGGTTATGAAGATAACCCGCCACGAAGTCACTCCTTTCTTGAAGTATGAAAAGAAGAATTATGATATATAGCCGTATCATAATAACTCCTATGATGTGTGGGAATATCATAGGAGTCTTTCATTATAGCAGTGTGAATGGGTATTCCATCTTGGCTCATAACCAAGACTACGCAGGTTCAACTCCTGCCTCTGCAACCAAATGGACCTTTAGCTCAGCTGGTTAGAGCAGACGGCTCATAACCGTCCGGTCACAGGTTCGAATCCTGTAAGGTCCACCACTTCGGCTCTTTAGCTCAGTTGGTTAGAGCGTTCCCCTCATAAGGGAAAGGTCGATTGTTCAAGTCAATCAAGAGCCATTATTTAATATGTGCAGCTCAGGCGAAGCTAACCTTTCACGAAGCGTTGGAGTATTTCATGCATCTGACAACATGAAGGAAAGGATACGGTTAGGTTGGCGAGAGATCAGCTATGACAAACCCCTATTGTCAGAATAGGATAGACCATAGTGGAAGGGCGGTTCGATTCCAGCCCGTGCACGCCAAAAAATCCGGGTGTAGCTCAGTTTGGTTAGAGCGCCTGCTTTGGGAGCAGGAGGCCGAGAGTTCAAGTCTTTCCACCCGGACCATTACGCGCATGTGGCGAAGCGGCTTAACGCGATAGGTTGCAACCCTATTATTTCACAGGTTCGAATCCTGTCTTGCGCTCCATATGGTCTCGTAGTGTAGCGGTTAACACGCCTGCCTGTCACGCAGGAGATCGCCGGTTCAAATCCGGTCGGGATCGCCATCTTTATTTAATAGAGGGGAAGATCAATATGTCTGCTAAAGGACAACTTGTTATACGCAAATCTGTATTAAAAAAGATTATGCAATTACCTGAAGAAGTAGATATTTCTCATGTAAGATTTGATGCTGAAAGAGATAATACTGTGCTAATTCTTACAAGTAAAGAACCTGTTCAAGAATTAACTTTCCCATCTCATGAAGGTTGTTCACCTATGTATTCAACGCATAATCCAATCTTAGGAGATTAACAATGCCAATCTATAGATTTAATTGTGAAAAATGTGATACATCTTTTGAGAAAATCGTAAAGATGGGTACAACAGAAACTACATGTGAATGCGGTGAAGTAGCGGAGAAAGATTATGCAGGAAGTATGTTGTTTTCATCTACTGGTCTTCCAAATGGACATAATTCAATTCGTTCTAAAGTTAGAAGCAGCTAACACAGTAATATGGTCTTATGGCGAAGCGGTCAACGCGATAGATAAACACTATCACTCACAGGTTCAACTCCTGTTAAGATCACTCAAGGTCAACTAAGAGACTTGTCGGTAGTCGAAAAGGGTTCAATTCCCCTTAGTTGATTGCTATTATGCCGGTGTAGCACAATTGGTAGTGCGCCTGACTTGTAATCAGGAGGTTGTAGGTTCAAGTCCTATCGTCGGCATTAATGGTTCACCATTTTAATGTGAACTATAAAAGTTAGCCAAGCAGGCGGTCTAAGCTATCTAAGCTTAGCGAAATGCAAAACCTGTGCGTCTCCCCTTAAAAGACGTGTCCCTTCGGAGGCGTACAGGTCAAAGGACACTAGACAAGTGGTGGAATATAGGTTGCGATCGCGCCTGGCAAACACGCCCTGAAAAATGGGATGAGAGGATATATATAAATAACTCCACTGCAGGTTCAAGTCCTGCCTTGTCTATACGGGGGCTAACGCCCCCACTTTTTATGAGGTAAGCATGGTTGACCGATAGGGTTCGATTCCTGTTTTCTACTTTGTATAATACTAGTTAAAAGAAGTAGGTTATCGCTGGTGTGACTATTGGGGTTCGATTCCCCATTACCTCGCCTTATATTTCGTGTGCTTACAAGGGGAGCAACCACGGTTCGAATCCGTGCTTCGTTTTGCGTATACACTTGAAAATACTTAGAAAAGCCTGAGAAACTTTTTTAGGGTACAGTGTTACATACCTTGCTGTAAAAGATTTCTCACCTTTTACTGGCTGGGGAAGGAGCGATGTCGTCTAGGGGTCAGGACTCTCCCGCTGTAAGCACATGAATATATTCTAGGGGTATAGTTTAAAGGTAGAACTACGGTCTCCAAAACCGTCAGTGTGGGTTCAACTCCTACTGCCCCTGCCAAAAAATCATATTACTCTCCCTCGATTTGATATTTAATTTTTCATAATTACTTTACCTTTTAAAAGAGCTTTCCTTTGTAGAAAAACTACAAATGAAGGTTCTTTTTTTCTTGATTTTTAATTTTTAAGTGCTTAAGTTCTGAGAGGAGTTATTTATTTGATCCATTTATCCACTATTAATGAAGAAAAACTAACATCGTTTAATCCAAATCACTTTATCTTATCAGTTACTGATTTAAAGAATACTGCTCTTTTTAAGGATCATGATTTAAATAACGATAATCATATTTCTATTGAAACATGTAGGCGTCTCTTCCCTAGTTCTAGCAATCAGACAATAGCAAGTCTGTTGCTAACAAATTTGCAGATTAAAATCCAGCAAGGGGAAACGCATTTTTTATTTGTGTTTAATGAGAAAAACAAAGCAGAGTCTTTTGATATAGTAAATGGATTAATCAGAGTGTTTAACTTAACTCCATCTACACCGGAACAAAAAGCGTACTTTAGTTTTTTAAAAGCGTATGCCTTTGAATGGACACACATTTTAATTGCAGAGGACGAACGTCTTAATAAAATAAGCAGCATTCAACATTGATTGCCCGCTAGAGGGAGAGGGTCTATATGGCTAAATTAGTATTTTACTATGGCAGTATGAACAGTTCAAAGACGGCACAGCTTATTATGAATGCCTTTAATTTTGAACAACAGGGAAAGAAATTTCATATTATTAAAAGCTCACAGGATACAAGAGATACAAAGATTAAGTCCAGGGCTTTGAATACTGAAATGGATTGTACTCCAATTTCACATTTTGTTGAAATTCTTCAGCTTGTTCAAACGCATGAAATTGATTGGTTATTTGTCGATGAAGTGCAATTTATGGATGAAGAAATGATAAGCACCTTAGCATTAGTTGTAGATCAATTCAACATCGATGTAATTTGCTATGGGCTTGTAACAGACTTTCAAGGAAAGCTATTTGAAGGTTCAAAAAAGCTGATTGAAGAAGGAGCAAGTCTTCGAGAGATTAAAAACCAATGTCTTTATTGCGAAAGTAAGGCAACACATAATATGCGTTTACTAGATTCTAAGCCTGTATTTGAAGGAGAAGTCATTCAACCAGGTGGTAATGAATCATATGTAAGTGTATGCCGCCGCTGTTTCAGAGAAGCCAAAAACGAATCTGAGAGAGAGAAAAGAGTGATGTAATAATGGCAATGCACAAGAAATTAGATGTTGGCAGTATCTTATTTAACTACCATGACCCGCAGTACAATTACTACGGTCATCGTCATGGCAGAGAAAAATACACAATTTATTTTAAGACACTTTATATTCACAACCGTCGAGAAAGATCAAATGGAGTTAGTGTGCCGAGAACTTTAATTCCTACACTGGATAAGTTAGGGATTCGCCACCAAGAAATTTCACACGCTCCTGACAATGTTGTGGCAGTAGGATGTAGAGCATATATTTATCATTCATGTGACTCAGATATGCCATATCCTACACCTAATCAAGTAGAAGAAGCTCGAGAAAAATTACAATCACAGATGCGAAATAACACCGCTAGAAACGAAGGTGTTGATTTAACAGAAATCGAGTTTGTTCAAGACTTTAAGGAAAAGAAGATGTCTAATCAAGATGCAGTGTTCTCACTGTTAAAGCCACTTAATGATTATTTGGCTAATGAAACTTATATGAGCTATTAATTTATTAAAAACAATACTTGGAGGTAATTTACTATGTATCAAAAACAAATTATTGTAGGTCGTTTAACTCGTGATCCTGAAAGCAACACATATGGAGAAAATACAGTATGTCGATTTTCTGTTGCTGTAGATGATGGTTTTGGCGAAAAGAAACAAACTGATTTCTTTAATTGCTCTGCATGGGGAAAACAAGGTGAAAATGTACAGAAATTCACTCATAAAGGTGCAGTTGTTTTAGTAGAAGGTAAGATGAAATCTAGTAAAAAAGAAGACAAAACTTATTGGGAACTACGTGCTGATCAGGTTCGATTCCTTTCTTCTAACAATGATGGCGGACAAGGTAACGGTGGTCAACAACAAGGGCAACAACAGCAGTATCAACAGCAACAACAATTTCAACCACAAGGACAACAACAGTTTCAACCAAATCCTTACCAACAGCAACAACAAATGTATCAACAACAACAACCAAATCCATATGCTCAACCACAGTTCCAACAACCAGGACAAAATCAATTTGCTGGAATGGAAATGAATATCAGTGATGACAGCTTACCGTTTTAATACGGTAGGTTGTTTTCTATCTTGAGGTGAGTATATGTCAGAGCAACGACGAATGCGATCAGAGTTAAAACAGGGACTTCATCAGTACTCTATGTCCTTGTACCACTCTTATCGTCAATCTTTATCACATGAAGAAGCGGTGAAGCAGATTAGTGATTGTTTAGCCGAAGAGTACGAGTATTACTCTAAACAAGCTATAAAGCAAGATGAATCTTTTAATTTTGCTGAATTAGTTAAGAAAATTGAACAACTTGCTAGAAACGAACAAGACTCCGTTAAACAGCATGAACTCTATGAAGAAATGGAAGCATTGATGAATGCTCAGGAGATTCTAGCAAAATACAACATGACGGAGGGCAATAAATGAGCATAGATAAATTAATGTCTACAATCAATAAAACTTTAGGTGACAACACTATTGGGTTTAGTGTTAACACTGGTCCAGTGATTAAAACTTATTCAAGCGGTTCTTTAACAATGGATTTAGCATTAGGTGGCGGTGTAGCTAACGGCCGTATTGTAGAGTATTTTGGTAACTCTATGGCTGGTAAAACTACTCTTGCATTCCTTCATATTGCGGCAGTGCAACGTTCAGGTGATGGATATGCTGCCTTTATTGATATGGAGCATGCCATGAATAAAGAATTAGCACAACAATATGGGGTAGACTTAGATAAGTTAATTTATGTGAATCCAAAGACAGCAGAAAATGCTGTGGATATTGCTGATAGTCTTATTCGTTCAGGTGAAGTTCGTCTAATTGTAGTTGATTCAGTTTCTGCAATGGTTCCTACTAAAATCGTAGAATCTTCCGCTGAACAACAAACAATGGGTTTGTTAGCACGTTTTATGAGTACAACTATGCAAAAGCTAACGGGTATTTCCTATGAACATGATTGTACAGTAGCTTTCATTAACCAAATTCGTGAGAAAATCGGTGGATTTAGCCCTGCTGGAACACCTACTACTACAAGTGGTGGACGTGCATTACCGTTCTACGCTTCTCAACGTATTCAAGTTAAAATGGGTGAATATATTAAAGATGGAAATGACATTATTGGTCACTTAGTGAAAATTAAAGTCGTCAAAAATAAAATTGCTATTCCATTTAAAGAAGCTTCATTTTCTCTTATTTATGGATATGGAGTAGATAATGTTGATGAAGTAGCTCAGGTAGCTATTCTTGCTGGAATTATTCAAAAGAATGGTGGTTGGTGCCGTATTGTTGATGAAGACACAGGCGAGATTCGTCAGCATAATGGTGTTGAGCTTAAATTTAATGGACAAGCCAAGCTTGTAGCATTTTTACATGAAAACCCTGATTTAACTGCAGAGTTAGAGGCAAAAATCCGTGGAGTTGAAGTTGAGCTTCCAGATGGTGAACGCGTAGATGAAGATGGCTATGGTGAAGCAGAAGTAGCAACTGAAGAACTTCAAGCCGCTGCTTAATTAATACAGAATACGTTTCTACAAGAAAAAAACTACTCGAAAACTTTATTCTGTATATAGAAAAAATATAATATTTTTAGATAAATTAAAGGAATGGCAGAGATACATAGGTATTATGAATACTATATGACATCTCTGTCATTTTTCTTCATTGTCAAATTATTGGAGTTATAATAACATTTGTAATTTATTTTTGGAGGAATTAATAAATGTATACAGAGAGTGTATTTGAAGATGTTAAAGCAAAAGTTTTGCAAGAATTTAATAATGTAAACGTACAAGATTTTGATAGATTTTATGAATGGTTAAAACCTAACCTAACAATTATGGAACAGTTAAATAAATTAACTCATATAGATTATAAGCCTCAAACTTCAGAAGACGTTATAAGCAGTCCAGATATTATAGAAGAAATAAAATCACCGGAAGAAGTAAATGTTGAAGAGGCCGCAAAAGAAACGTTTCCTATTGGTCATACTCTAACATTTACAAAGAAAGCATTTGGTGGGGTTATTGAAGAGTTAGATTATCCAATACCAGAAGAAATTGTATATAAAAGAGGTTTGGAAAACGGTAATAAACTATATATTAGCGGTACAGATGGGAATTTTGAAAATGGTTCCCCTATTTACAACTTTGAAGTAGTGGATCGGACAATTATTCCGAACCCTACATTAGCAGAAATTAATTATGGATTTGTCAAAAGTGTAGGTAAACGATTGGTTATTACGGAAACAGCTAGCGGATCTATTAGAGATGCAGAAAATGACGATAAGTTTATCTGTTTATACATTAATGATAAAGATGCAAACCGCTTGAAAATTAAAGACGGAGATGTAGTTAATGGACGCTTCTATACAAATAATGTAACGAACAGTTTTCGTGTAACACAAAAGATTGACACAAGCACAAACGGGCAGGTCGAATCTATTGAATCACGCAAATTAAACCATAGACAAAATAATCAAACTGAATCAGAATCGGGACTCTCCATGATTGATCGACTTGATACAACTCCTTTTCTGAATAAAACAATTGTATTAATTGGATTACGTAGTCGTAAAAAAGGTTTTGCTAGTATTCTACACAAGAATAAAGATATTAACTTGATTCACTTAACAGGCGACGAAAATAAAGCCCGTATTCGTGGCGATATTTTAAAAGCAGATTATGTACTGTTAAGTACTTATGAGAATAGTCACGATACAACAAACACTGCTGCAGCTATTTGTAATGAAAATAATATTCCTTTTACATCGACAACTGCTGATGGATTATTTGGAGTATTGATGGACGTTAAAACACTTATGAAACAATACGCAGCTTAATATATAGATTACCAAGGTAAGGGTTAACACCCTTACCCTTTTTGGTTTAGGAGGCAACTATGAGACAAATTAAAGTAGTAGCTAAAAAGCATATCTGTAAGTTTTGTAAAAGTGAAATGAATGTTTCAGGTAGAGCATATTTAGCTAATCCTTTTTGTAATAAATGCTATGAAGATAGATTAGAATCTTCTGGAGCTATTGACTTAAGAGATAATTACAGGTTAGAAATTTTAAATGATAGTTATTCAAAGATTGAACCTATAGATAAAAATAAGAAGTTTGTCAAAACCAAGAAGTGAAAAGGGGATGGGGTATCTTGGCTTATTCTATTACAGCTACAAAAGAAATCTTAGGAGTCGTATTGTGCTGTCACTGTGGAGAACAAGTTAAAGTATATGAAGGTAGCTATCACAGAAATGAAGAAGACCAATATTATTGTGAATGCGAGGGCGCTTTGAAAGAAAAAGAGATTCGCAATAAACAGTCTAACTTAAGACATGAAGTTCACAAGTTGGATTATGAAGCACAAAAGCTTATTAACTTAGGTGAAGATACATTAAATCAAAAGATGTATGAAATTGAAATTAATAACATTAAACGAAAATATAAAATTAACTAATTAAAAAGTGGGGGACTAATAATGAGTAAAATTAAATTAAGTATTCATAACGACATGGCAAGCGGTACATATGTAAATGAAGATGATCAATATAATGAGTTTTTAAGCTCTGTTCGTAAACGATTTAAATCACTAGTTAATGCAGGAACAAAACTATTCACAACAAATGCTACAGGCCTGTATGAAGCTTATCTAGGTGGATTACCAGAGGAAGCAAGACAGCATTACAATTGTAGATGTTGTAAGAATTTTATTGAAAGATACGGTTCGTTAGTAACGATTTCTGATAGTGGAGAAATGCAATCCGCACTATGGGATGAAAATGAAACACCATCTTTCTTTGTTGAGTCTGTTTATAATATGAAAGAATTAGTACTCAAAGAAAAAGTAAGTGGTGTATTTTATTCTGAGTTCCAAACGTTAGGACAACCATTTACAGGTGAGTGGGAGCATTTATCTGTATCACTACCAAAAGAGTTAGTTTTTCGTCCTAATCTATTAAACGCAAGACAACTCAGCGCAGAAAAGCGTGAAGACTTTAAAATGTTAATTAATGCATTATTAGATTACTCCCAAGAGGTAGTTGAACAAGCAGTTGCACTTCTTAAGACTGAATCTCTGTACCGCTCAGAAAAATGCTTAGGTGTAGCTGAATGGTTCTTAAGCTTAATTGAGCATCGTGCTGCTATTAAAAACTACCGTAACAAAGAAAACCTTGTATGGTTAGCGGTTGCTACAGCTCCTGTAGGTTTCTGTCATATCAGAAGTTCAATGATTGGTACTCTACTTGATGACATTGCTTCAGGTATGGAATTTGAAGATGTGAGTCGTCGATTTGCAGATAAAATGCATCCTTTACAATATCAGCGTCCACAAGCAGCTCCTTCTGCAGGTAATATTGCTGAGGCAGAAAGAATTGTTGAGAAACTAGGTATTCAGAAATCATTCGCTCGTCGTTTTGCACGTTTAGATGAACTAGAAACATTATGGACACCAAAAGGTAAAAAAGAAGCGGTGAAAAGCGGAGGAATGTTCTCGCACCTTGAAACGAAAGGTAAAAAAGCGCTTCCTAAAATGGACATGCCTGCAATTACAATGACATGGAAGAAGTTTTCTGAAACAGTTCTTCCATTTGCTGAAGAAATTGAATATAACGTTAAGAGTGTAAGCGACAACTACTCTGCTATTCTTACGGCTGTACATGAAGATGCACCACCTATTCTAAAATGGGATACAGAGGAAAAAAGAAATCCATTCTCTTGGTATGTATATAATGGTGGATCACCAGCTAACAGATGGAATCTTTCTCCTGGTTATCGTAAGGTTACAGGAATCACATTACAGCCTTCAATGTGGCATGATGAAAATGCACATCAAGGTAAAAGTGTGTTCTTTATTATCGAAGGTGCAAAAGACAATAGACATCAAGGTGCAGGCAATGCGTTGTTCCCAGAAACTCTTAAATCAGAATTACGTGCGATTCGTTCAACTATTGAAGCATATTCTCGAAATGAAACTATTGAAGGCTATGACGAAGCTTCAGCTTGTGGCGTTCGATTACAATATGGCTCAAATTGGAATACTTTAATTCGCGTTACAACAAAAACAGGAACAGCAACTTATAAGCTTGATCGCTGGGATTGATAGAACATAATATGAAAAATTAGCTCTCCCTAGCGGAGGGCTTTTTTATTTGGAGGAGAGCAAACATGACAACTACAGAAAACACAATCACAAAAGATTCAGATGTTCGTTTCACTATAGAAAACAATACCGGCTTTATCAACAAAGAGCTTGGTATTCGTAAGGTGAAGTTATTCAAGCCTACTGCTAAGCAGCAGAACATAGGGATTGTTACTACCATGTTAGTTGATGCAGGTATAGGAGAAACAAAGGTAGTGGTTTTTAATTCAAAAGAAAATTCAGGTGATCTATATTTGCGCGGCCCTCAATCTAAGGGTGTAGTAAATGGTCAGATTAAGTTTTTTGATGATGTTAAAATCAATAAACCCTCTCAAGATTTTCTCTTATCTTTACTTGATAATTACATCGAAAAAGAAAGTGTAGAACGTATCAAGTTGCGATAATTTTAATGACAGAGCATTGACTTTCTATTTTGTAAATCCTTACGTTATAGCAAGAAAAAGAATTAAGGAGGATAAGGATTGGCTTTAATAGATGAATATCAAAAAGAGACATTAGAACGCATATTGGCGCAAGAATGGACTCCAGATAATCGAGCTGTTTGGAAAGATGGAACACCAATCATGACAAAACGAATTTTTGGTGTCGTTAACCGCTACGATTTATCTAAAGAATTTCCTGCACCAACAACACGCCCATTACCACTAAAGACTATCTTTGATGAAGTTGATTGGATTTATCGTAAACGTTCCAACAACATAAACGATATGAAGGCAAAAATTTGGGACGAGTGGGCAGATGAAACAGGTTCTATTGGTGAAGCTTACGGCGCACAAGTAGCTAAACCTGTGTATGGATATGACAATCAAATGGATTATGTCTTAGGAGAACTTGAGAGAGATCCATTCACTCGAAGAGCAGTAATTGAAATGTGGAACGTTGATGATCTTACAAAGATGAATCTTCCTCCATGTGCCCATCACTTACAGTTCTGGTCTGATTCAAAGAAAACAAATCTCATACTTAAACAACGTTCACAAGACTTTATAACAGCAAACAGTTTTAATGTATGTGAATATTCAATACTTCTACATATGGTAGCTCGTCATCTTGGACAAGAAGCAGGAGAGCTAGTCCATGTTATAGGCGATTGCCATATTTATAACAAGCACCTAGAACAGGCAAAAGAGATTCTTGAGAGAGAGCCGTATAGTGCTCCTACTCTATGGATTAATCCAGAAAAGAAAGATTTTTATAGTTTTACAGCAGATGACTTCCGTTTAGAAAACTATGAGAAACATCCACAAATATATTTTGATGTTGCTGTATGAACCAAATGATTTAAACCATCATTTGTTCAAAATATACTTTCGAAAGGAAGAGTTACTATGCTAAAACATCGTTCTTGTTCAGCGTGCGACCACACTGGAATAACTGAAAAAGGGTTTTGCCATATGTGCAAAGGTAAAGGTTATTTGGAAGTTGTAAGTAAGAAAGAAGATGCAAAGCAGAAAGACAACTAGAACCGAAGCCTCCTTATTTAAGGGGGTTTCCCTTCCTTATAAATTAATACCTCAAATAAATATATGAGGAGAGAATTATTATGATGGTAAGAGGATATGTTACATTTCGTTCAGTAAATAAAGCTAATTATAAAGCGGAAGATGTTGCTTATATTTCAGTTGGTGGATTTACTGTTGGTGAAGACCAGGACGAAATTGTATTTGACTGGGCAAGTAATAGCAAACAGGTAGCTATCAATGAAGAAGGGTACCTTGTTATTCGAGTAGAGATGCGCGAATTTGATGAAGAGTACTTGGTTAGTAGTAACGAAGGAAAAGATCTAACTCTTAACTATGAATTGTTAAGGAAAATCACGTCTACTCAAATTACGGATGCATATAACGAAGTTAATCTTTATAACAGTGACGGCACGGTTAATGAATCGGCTTATGAACCAATGTTATTACAAGAGTTTGTTTTATGGGTAGTGAGTGAAAAAGATGACTTTTACCTTCAGTTTACTGAAGAAAATATTAAAACATACAATGAAAAACACAATTTAGATGCGAAAGAAGAGGTGGTAGCATGACTCAAGCACTATTCCAACAATCGGATCAAGAGGTAAATACATTAGAAAACCCAAAAGAGGTAGTTCAGGATATTATAGAAAATCCGGTTGTACTCGAAAACTATTTTGCTGAATTAGCTAGTATTGATGTAAGTAAATTTCTTGAAAAGAAAAATGGTTTCTCATATTTAAGTTGGGCCCATGCTGTAGAACAACTAAAGAGAAAACACCCTGATGCTCAAATTATTGTAAAACGTTTCCCTGATCCGGAAATGGGTGGAGTACCTGTTCCATATATCAAAACGTCATTAGGTTACTTTGTAGAGGTAGAAGTTATTGTGAATGGTATCTCTGTATCTGAGCCTTTCCCAGTACTTGATTATAAAAATAAACCTATTCCTAAACCGACTGTGTTTGATATTAATAAAAATATTCAACGTGCTAAAGTAAAAGCGATTGCCGGTCATGGACTAGGATTATATGTTTATGCAGGTGAAGATTTACCGACGGATGCTGATGAATCACAATCAACAGGAGCTAATACGGCTCCTGTAAGTTATCAGCAACAAGGCTATCAACAACAAGGTGCTTATCAACAGCAACAACAACAGTTTGTACCTCCACAGGTGCAAATGATTACACAACAGCAAATGAACGATATACGTGAAAAAGCAGTTCAGATTGCATCTTTAACTTTAGGTCCAGGGGCTACACAGGAATCAACGACTTCACAGTTGAAATCTATTTATGAAAAGTATCAAATCACAAAACAAATGCCAGCTGAGTTAGCCGCTGTAAAAATTAATGAAATGTCGAATGAAATTAAACAAATTCATGATTCACGGATGGCTGCTAACCAACAACAAGCAGCTAGTCCATTTGCTAACCAACAAGGGGATTTATCAAGTGTGATTTAAGTTGGGAGAAGGCGAAGGAAGAGATGGATATAATTGACATAATACCGTTATAGTCACTATGTACCATATCTTCCTTTTGAGGTGTTGCCTATGTTGAGTTCACTTGGTTTTAACAAAGTAGCTTTAATTCGTGTCATTCTTTTCTTACTAGCATGGATTAACCAGTATCTAGTATCAAAAGGTTTACAACCGCTTCCTGTCTTAGACGAAGAAGCAGTATCTAGCGTAATCACTTTTGTAGTGTCTGTATGGGCGCTATTAGGTGACAATAAGGCTAAAAAAGAAGTGAAAAAAACTAAATAATAGTCACCTCACCAAGACGGGCTTACATGCTCGTCTTATTTTTTTGTCTTCAGTTATTGACGAATCAGTTTTAACTGCTTACGTTTCTTTGAGGAATTAATCAGAACGATATAAAGGAGATTTTATATGAGGGAATATCTAATAGTCACAAATGAGGCTTATACAGATCCCACAGGTTTTCTTGGTAATCCGGATGGAGAACGTGATGGAGAAGGATGGGTAGAGCTTAAGAATCCAAAAGAAGTTGTTCTTGGCACGTATATGGCAGACAGTGATGAAAAGGCAATTAAAGATGCTGCTGCTGAATGGAAAGTAAGTAAAGAAGTATTATCGTTTTACCCATTAGCCAAGGTTTATTGATATAGAAAGGGGAGAAATATGTGCTAACAACAGCATTGGAAAACCCTTTATTGCAAGGGCTAAATGATAGCCAAAAACGAGCGGTACTAGAAACAGAAGGACGTAATCTTGTTTTAGCAGGAGCTGGTTCTGGAAAAACAAAAGTGCTAACTACTCGTATTGCGTACTTATTAGAGCAAGGAGTAGATCCTTGGCGTATTTTAGCTATCACATTTACAAACAAAAGTGCAAAAGAGATGAAAGAACGTGTAAACAATATTGATTCTCGAGCATTTAAAGCATGGATAGGTACATTTCATAGTGTATGTAACAGAATCTTATCTACTAACCTTCATCATTTAGGCTTAGAAATGTTTACGTTAATGGACGATTCAGATCAGAAGGCTATGATAAAAACAGCGGCTGTTCAGTTAGGCATTGAAGTCGATAAGCAGGCGGTATTTAGTCTTCTTGGTCAAATTTCTTCATGGAAAAATGATGCTATTACACCTGGTGAAGCACAATCACAAACACAGGGGAAACGAGACAAAGCAGATGCAGCTAATGTTTATCAATTATATGAAGATTTAAAAGCTGTTCATAATTATTTTGATTTTGATGATCTGTTATTAAAGACAGTTAATTTATTTAAATCAAATCCCGAATTGTTAGGGAAGTATCAAAATCTATTTCGCTACATTTTAGTAGACGAGTTTCAGGATACAAACAAAGTTCAATTTGAATTAATTGAAATGCTATCACAGAAGCACGGAAACATTTTTTTAGTAGGTGATGCGGATCAATCTATCTATTCATTCCGCTCTGCTAAGATCGAAAACATCCTAAATTATCAAAGATTACATCCTGATACAAAAGTAATCTTACTTCAAGAAAATTATCGTTCTACACAAAAAATCGTGAACGCCTCTAACTCTTTGGTTTCTCATAACAAAATGCGATTAGAAAGAGAAGCTTTCTCCGTTGGAACAACCGGTGACGATATTCATGTATTCCGCTTTAATGATGCTTCAAGAGAAGCTGATTTTGTAGCTCGATTAATAGTGAATATCCGTAAAACATCGAAGTGTGATTGGAAAGACTTCGCGGTTCTGTATCGTATGAACTTCCAATCAAAACATCTAGAACTTGCATTGAGAGATGAAAATATTCCTTACAAAATAGTAGGAACAACCTCTTTCTATGACAGAAAAGAAATCAAAGATATCGTTTCTTATATTCGTGCTAGTCATAACCTGGCAGACGATTATGCGATTGAAAAGACGATTAACGTACCTAAGAGAGCAATTGGTGAAGCAACTGTTAATAAGGTTCGATTGTTTGCTCAAGAACGTAAAATACCGATGTTTGTTGCTTTGCAGAATATTGATGAAGTAGCAGCTCAAAGTAAGATTAATAAAGGTACTGTGACGAAGATAAAAGGTTATGTCTCAATTATGCAGGAGCTTTATCAAGCTGGCTTAGAAGAGGAGTTTTCTGCAGCTAAGTTCTTACGTATCTTGTTGAAGAAAACTGACTTTATGAAGCAATTTGATAGGGATAAAGAAGAGGATGAAGCAAGGATTGAGAACGTAACCCACTTGAGAGATTATGCACGACACTGGGATGCACAAGAAAAGGATATTAATACCTTAGCTCAATTCGTTTCAGAGATAAGTTTAGATGGAGAGGCAGAAGAAGATGAAGATGATTTTGTAACTCTTACTTCGGTACACTCTGCAAAAGGTTTAGAATGGCCTGAAACATTCGTTATTGGTTTAGAAGATGATGTATTCCCACATTATCGTTCTAAAGGAAATCCTGCTGATATGGAAGAAGAGCGGCGATTGATGTATGTAGCTATGACCAGGGCAGGAAAACGTTTATATCTAACCCATTCCGCCTTTAAGTATGAGTATGGTTCTCAAAAACCGATTAGGCAAAAACCTAGTCCGTTTTTAGATGAAATACCAGGAGATTACAAAACGGTCATGGTACAAACTGCATAGCCAATTTTTCTACAGGAGGAAGAATCAACATGAAATTGTTTAATTTTTTTAAAAGAAAAAAGCGTAGAGGTTTTGAAGTATTGGAAAACTTTCAGGAGCATTTTGCTAATGGATCAGTAAAGAAGCCTGTTCGTAAAACAAATGATTCAGCGGGATACGATATTTGTGCAATTGGCGATTACGTTATCCCGCCAAACACTAAAGCTATTGTTAATACTGGCTTAACTGCTTATATGGGAGTAGATGAATGGCTCGCTTTATTTGTAAGAAGCGGGTTAGCTTATGGAAATAACTTAACTTTACAAAATGCTACAGGAGTCATTGATTCAGATTTTTATGGTAATCATATCTTAATCTTACTTCGAAACGAGGGAGAAGAAGTCTTCAGAGTTAATCATGGGGACCGTATTGCCCAAGGAATTTTCCTACCTTACTTAAAAGCAGATGAAGATGCTCAATCTAGTAAGCTGGAACGTAATGGAGGATTTGGAAGCACAGGAGTGAAGGCAGCATGATTATTATTACGTTTGAAGGATTAGATAAGAGCGGTAAGAAATCTCAATCTGAGTTACTATATCAGGCATTATATGAACGTGGTTATAACGTAGAGAAATCTGAATTTCATCGTTATGACACACCAACGGGTCAACTTATTCGTAAGTTTTTAGATGGCGAATACCAGGCAAATCAACTTGCTATTGAATGTATTATGGCAGCGGATAAGTATGCTCAGTTAGATTGGTTTGAAGAAATTAAGGAAAAGACAGATGTGCTTATTCTAGACCGCTATCTTACAAGTCAATTTGCTTATAGCACAGCTAATGGAGTTGATATTGACTTTACTTTAAGCTTGTTAGATCGTATGCCGGAGCCTAATTTTGAATTCTTTTTAGATATCTCACCAGAAGAATCTATGAAGCGTAAAGGTAAATGGGGAGAGAATGACAAGTATGAAAGTGATAGTGCTCTATTAAGTAAAGCTCGCGACAATTATCTACGCATCATGACTATTGAGCAAGAATCAGATCGAGCTTTAATATTGGATGGTACAAAGGAAGTTGAAGAATTGCATAAGCAAATCCTAGATCGCACACTTTCTCTTTTAGAAGAAAAGAAGGTGGCATGACCATGAATAATGTAAATCCAGCAACTACGCCTAGAGAAAATCCAATAGTTGTTCATGCAACTAACCCAATAGTTGATATGACAAAAGAGGAGTGGAACGGTTATCGTTCTGCTCTTAGTGCAAATGTTACATCTATTCAAATCCCTACAGATGTTAATGCTGGTATGGCGATTAGTATCTTATCACGTATCGATAACATTTATTCTTTTCTTCGTTTACAATTCTCAGACTTAGAAGCATCTAAAGAGAGAATCGACTTGATGGTAAAAGAGATTGAAAGAGTAGGTCTTAAAGGTAGAAATGAAGATGATCGTAAACGTAATGCGGTGTTAGAAGTGCAAAAAGTTAAAACTGATAGTGGTTTAACCCTCTATGACATGCAACGTGAAACAACCGACCGTTATATGTATGTAAAAGGGATACTTGATGTTCTGACTAACAAGCAAAATCGCTTAATTACAATTAATGGCTTATTGAAACTAGATAAAGACTTAATGGTTTCACAAGATTCATTTTCTTCATTTGCAAGGAACTCATAATACTCAAAGAAAGGAGGGCTAATCGTATGACAATTACAAGACATGCGGTAAGGAGGTATAAAGGGCGTATCGGTAAGAAAACCGCTTCTCGAAAGCGAATCATTACCCAAATAAATAGAGACTTGCAACGAGATGTAAGGTACCGTAAACCTTCTAAGGTAAAGGATCACTATATCTTAGTAACTTCTAAGTATCAAGCGGTCTGCTATAAGAGCCGTGTTGTAACTATTTATCGCTTAAATGAAGATGCAACTAATTATAAATACAATGAAAAGTTAGAAATGGAGTTGATGGCTGTTGCATAAGTGTAGCCAAGAAACTCATAACAAGTGTGAGAATTCCGCACTCTGTCACCTATGTGATGGTGTGCGGTTGTATAAAAACAGTCATGAGGAAAGAGCAGAAAAGCTCAGAATAAGAGAACAGAAAAAACAAGCTGAGCGTAATGCGGCTTTTCGAATTCATAAAGACGAACGAAAGGAGGGGATGGCCTTTGAAAAGACCGTAGCAAAGAAATGGAATTCAGCTTATCAAGCAAAAAGTCCTACTTCCTCTACGGGTTTCAAGCAATCGAACAAAAAGACTAAAATACAAAAACCTCGTATACAGGTAGAATCATCTGATGATAAGGAAGAAGTCCCTAAAGAAATACCTGTAAATCCTCTTTCACGAGTTTCATTATCTACAATGGGTGCCACACCAACAATGAGAAAAAAACCTATTGAAGACGCTAAGCGTCAAGCCAACAGTGGAGCAATGTGGTATGCAAAAGGAGACATCAAAACCCAAGACTATTTGATGGAATGTAAAGAGAGGGGAACGTTAAATGCACGAGGAGAGAAAACTATCAGTATTCCTAAAGAATGGCTTGAAAAGCAAGAGCTTGAAGCATTTCAAGAAAACAGACCGTATTGGGTAATACCATTCCGCTATAAAAATGACGAATCTATTTATTTGGTAAAGTCATTTGACATGGAAATAGAAATGTACCAGGAACTAAGAAGACTTCGTGAAGAAGTAGAAGAATTGAGAAGTCAAATTAGTAAAAATGGTCAGAAAAATAACAGAAATGTCATCTAATTTTCATCATCAAATTGTGGATTATATTGGCTATATATGCGAAAATAATTCCTGTGATAAAAGACACCCAATTAAGGAAGAAAACATTAACTGCATGAAATTTTTACTAGGTAGAAGTAGAGAATAAAAGGGGAGAAATATTTGAATTCCGCTAATTTAGAATGGTTTGTACTATCACAAAGTATCTATAATATTGGTACTTTTGTAATCATGTCAGCCCTATTTCAACTAAGGGTACGTCGTCATTTTAAAAAGATTGCGGTTGTTTCACTTTTAAATAGCATAATCAATTATTTAGTCTATTTTAATACGGATGCTAAAATTGGTTATGTGGTCCCGATCATATCAGTCTTAATCACCTTTCTCTACCTAACAGCTGTAGTTAAAATCCCAACAATCTGGTCATTAATGGTGACAGTTTCGGGAGGTCTTATTCTTCCGCTTGTGGTTCAACTCGGGATTATATTTAGTTCGTTTGGCTTTTTTATGCCGGCGGAACTGAAACAACATATATGGCGCAATTATGCCTTGGATATTACTTCTGGTCTGGTTTATAGCTTAATAGCAGTTTTGCTTTATCTAAAAGGATGGGGTTTTACATTTGATTTTGAAAGAATTCGTTTCAAATGGGAGCGTAACTTAGTAATTGGAATATCAATTTGCGCATCACTTTGTCTTCCTTCTACTATTATATTTACACACCTTAATTCTATTACCCCTAGCTTAACATTCTTATCAATTAGTTCATTTTTTGTGTTCGTTTTTCTACTAGCATATGCTTTAAAGAAAGAACACGATGAAATCCAATTCTTAAAACCAATCGAGGAGGTGAACAAGCATGACTAGAAAAATTACATTAGGTTTTGTAATGTCTCTAATTTTAGCTACCTTCGCCACTGTTGCTTATGCTGAAGCTGACACAATGCAAGCTGAGGCAGGTTTTGATGATTCATCTATATATGAAGCCTCAAGCTTATCTTGGTGGTGGCATTAAGGTGAAAAAGTATGTCTGATATCTACGAAGTACAAGGCAAGCTACCAGACGAAATTACAGAACTTCAACCTTTTCACGAAAAGATATATTGCATCAAGCTTGATGAAGAAACACAGCATCATGTTCTTGTGTATGTGTCAAATAATGTAGTATACAGATTTAAAGATTCGCTGTCATTTTGGGTTAACTATTTCAACAGGCGTAACTGCAGGTTTGAAAAAGTTACCCGATATGCAGCAATTAACCTCGATAAGCTAATAGGTTATGGATGGGACAATGCTACTTATGGTCCGTGGTGGGCAGACCTAAAAATAATGCGCCTACCCATTACTAAGAGGTGCTACAACCATCTAAATAAATCAGAGTATAGAAATCTTAATAGATCAGTAACTTTAAGAAAGCGGCCATCTTTCCGATGAAGGCTTTCTTTTTTTAATGTAAGCGTTTTCTTATGAGTCACGAATAGTATGTTTACTCAATTTACAAACCGATTTATACTATATTAGAAAACATTGTCAAATTATTTACTAATATTTCTTTTTATCTTCCAAGTCTATACAGATATAAATGATTTTAACTTTGAAGGTATATAAGAATAGAAATATATAACAAGTTACTTATCCTAGGATAGCAGATAACTTGTTGTTAGACATGGGGAAATAACTTCTACCAGTAAATACATCCAAGGGAGGAATTATGATTGAGACTTCATGAGGATTTTACTAGGTGTGAATGCGAACAAGCCTATTTAAGAAAAGAGGTTTGCGTATTAGCCTCGTATAAAAAAGATTCCGCTGGAAGAGTGATAGAGTTTAACGAGCTCCCTGAAAAAACTGAAATACGATATTCGTGCACTAATTGTAACAAACTTATTTTTTCAAAGAGGGAGTAATTTTATATGGAAGAAAACCAAAAAAACCAAGATAACAAAAAAGAGAATGTATTCGAAGAAACTTTTGGCGATTTACTAAATGGTGAAGAACCAAAGAAAAATAATGTTGTAATGCCCAAAGCTAATGAAACACTAGAAGATACTTTATTTACAGAAGAAGCGAAAGAACTTACACCTGAACAAATGGAACAAGCAGCTCAGGATTATATTCCTCCTTCTATTGGTGACGACAAATGGGAACAATTCGTTAGTAGAACACCTTTGCCACCCCTTACCCGTGATCAAGAAGCAAGAGCTGTTTCTATCGGCTTACAAGAAGTAGCTAAGATTAAACAATATATGATGTATGTTCATCGTCATATGATGAATGAATTTACCAAAATCTATAGTATCTTTCCTCTTGCTGTTTCAAAGGATTTCGATGAAGTGTTTGGTAAAGCTCATAAAGAGATGGCTGCAATCTTAGAAGATGTAGAAAACTTAGTTGCAGGCAATATCGATCGTGTGGAAGCGGTCAAGGCAAACTTTCAGCTCCACCAGAGTTATGAAGAAAAAAGACTGTCTATCCTATACGATCTACTAGAACATTACAACAATAAAAAATAATTACTGTATTTTATTTTTTTAACAATAAGCACTTGCCAAATGGTAGGGGAAGTGCTTATGTTTCTCCTTGGACATTTAATATTATGGTTTAGGAATATTTAAGGTGAAAAATAACTGTTGTAAAATTGCGTAGGGGTGGAATAGATATGGAAACTAAACAAGTAGTATCATACAATGCACAATCAAGAGGTCATAAAACTAAGGGCAATACCTACAAGGATCGTTACGTCGAGAATCAATGCCCTGAGTGTGGAAATGCGAAGTCTTATAAAGATGAATGGAAGACTCGTATTAAGTATACTTGCTTGAAGCGTGCATGTCGTCATCAATGGTATGAAAAGAAGGAGTTCCCACCTGTTAGTGAATAACACTATGCAGTGTGTGTAACCCATTACATATCCATTTACTAATCGACTAGTACCCAACAACTAAAATTAAACATGTATTTAAAATATATTAAAAGAGTCCATCGTTATTTGGTGGACTCTTTTTTATTCTCCATATCTTATTATCCACCAAGTTTTATTTAACTACCAATACAACAGAAATAAAACACGAGAGGATTGATTCAACATGAAACAAAAAATCACAAAGGGCAAAGTAATACAAAACTGCATGAAGGTTTCAGCAGCAATTGTAGTGGCTGGCGGCGTAGGATTTCTATTTCACGAGAACCATGATCTAAACGCGGATCTAACCACCTTAAGTAAAGACCATAAAAAAACTGTCCATCAATTAGCCGCTGCTAATAAATACGCCAAAGAAATAGAGCAGCATCAAAAAGAAGAGCAAGAAAAAATAGATAAACTTGCTGAACAAGTAGAAAAACTTTCCAAGGAAAAAGAGTCCTTAAAAAAAGAAAAGGAAGCTCTGTCTGAACAGAAAAGTAATCTTGAAGCAAAAAATAAGGAGCTTGAACAAAAGAACAGTTCGTTATCTAGTGAATTAAAAGAACAGAAGAACTATCCCAGGCAAGTAAAAGCCGATAATTCGTCTGCTAAAACAACTTCACCAGTAAAATCAGAACAGACTAAAAAGGCTTCTGTTACTAACATACCTACTCCTAAATCTTCTGCTACTAACAATGTACAACCGCAAAAACTAAAAGCAGAAGAATCAAAGGTAGAAAAAGTTAGTAATCAAACATCACAACCAGTAGAAAATACTACCGAAACAAAACAGGTCGTAAATGGTGTAGCTTCTGCTTATACCTTAAATGAACCGGGTGTTACAGGAGTAACGGCTTCAGGAAAAACTGTGCAACCTGGAATGGTCGCAATGGATAGCTGGGTTCCATTAGGAACAAAAGTAAGAATCACATGCGAAGATTACCCTTCTATTAATGGAGTCTATGAGGTTGCAGATCGTGGCGGTGCCATTGATGGAAATAGAGTAGATATCTATATGACATCTTTAGATCATGCTATTGATTTCGGTAAGAGAAATATAAAAATTGAAATCCTTAACTAATTACTAGGAGGGATCGTTATTGTTTTCGCTCCGATTACAGGATAACTATTTAGATATTCGTATAGAGTCAAAATTATCTAGTGAATCATTTAAGTCTTATACAGAGTTTATGAGGTCACTACCGGGCGCTTATTACATTGAAGAGAAATACAAGTGGATGGTCCCAAAACGTCATGTGGATGAATTTGCAAGGCGTTATGAGGACGTAACTGCTTGGTTTACAACTATAGAATCCATAAAAGGCATTGAGGAAGTATTAGTTCCTGAATTTCCAATGTTAACGGATTTTAGCGACTTCGAGTTACAGCCCTATGAGTTTCAACAGCAAGGGATTTCATTTCTAGCTCATGTAGGAAGCGGTATTATTGGCGACGACATGGGGTTAGGTAAAACCGTACAAACAATGGGTGCTGCTCATATGCTGTGGAAACAAGGAAAAGTTAAGAAAGTGTTAGTTATTTGTCCTAGCTCTTTAAAGTATCAGTGGTCATCTGAAATAGATAAATTCCTAGGACATAAAAATATTGTTATAGATGGAAAAAATACAAAAGAGAAAAAGAATGCTTTTCTTAAATTTATTAATGGTAGCTATCTGTTTGGTATAGCTAACTATGAACTAGTAAGAAATATGGCAGATATGATGAAGGAATTTCATTATGACGTCATTATTGCTGATGAAGCCCATCGATTGAAAAATAAAGAGTCTCAAACCTATAAAGCAATTAAATCATTGCCTTCTACTTACCGATTCGCAAGTACAGGTACACCACTCCAAAACAATGTTGAAGAGTTATACGCCTTAATGGAATGGGTTCAGCCCGGTCTTTTAGGCAAGATAACAGAGTTTCGTAAGAAATACATTGTTTATGCTTCTAAATTTGGGCGTAGATACGTTCCTATTGGCCCAAAACGATTAGGCGAACTTCGCCGTATCATTTCTCCTTATATGTTACGTCGTTTGAAGAAAGATGTAGCAAAAGACTTACCGCCAATGATATTCCATCGTCGAGATGTTGAAATGAATAATGACCAATCCGCTTTGTACAACAAGATACAGGAAGATTTCTTAGCTCTATTAGAAGAGCTGTCTTCTCAACAAGTTAATGGAAGGTATGACGAAGAAGGAAACTGGGTTGAAGAAAAACGTAAAAAAGAAGATCAGGTACTAGGTTATCTATATATGATGGTGGCATCTTCTGATCATCCTTTGCTATTAACAATGGGTGGTGGCGGTATGTCTAAGCATTATCAAAATCTCATACCTGAAAAGGTCAAATCACCTAAATTGAATGAGCTTGTAGATATATGCAAAGAGCGAATTGAATCAGGGGTGCAGAAGATCGTTATCTTTACTCAGTTTGCAAAGATGCAAAGTCTCATAGTTGAAGAGTTAAGTAAGATAGGAAAAGTTGCTGTACTAAATGGAGCAATGTCTTCAGCTCAGCGGCAGGAACAGTTAGTCACATTCAAAGATGATCCTGACTACAAGTTTTTCATCTTAACAGACGCAGGAAACTATGGCTTAAACATTCAATTCGCTAATACTTTGATTAATTATGATTCACCATGGAATCCAGCTGTATTTGAACAGCGAGCAGGGCGAGTTCATAGAATAGGTTCTACACATAATGTAGTAGACATAATAAGCCTTGTTACATTGGGTACTATTGATGAAAAAATACAAGAAACATTAGAAGAAAAGCGGAAATTAGGAGAAGCGGTAATTGAACGTAATCAATCGGAAAGAAGCATGATGAATAGACTTATTTCTTCTATTAAAAAAGAAGGCGCATCAGCAGCTTAATATATATATCCAAAAAACAGGAGGAACCTTGAGTGTCAGACAAATATAAGAATTTCGAAGAATTATCAGAAGCAGAAGAATATGGTGTAGATTATCGTATCCGTTTTGCAAATCGCCCATCTAATATTATCACTATGGCTATCCATGGTGGAGGTATAGAAACAGGAACATCAGAAGTAGCTATTGGCATTGCTGGAGATATTACGTCTCTTTATTTATTTGAGGGAATGAAATCTTCAGGAAATGGTGATCTTCATATTACTTCAACAAATTTTGATGAACCTACTGCATTAGAAATGGTGTCTAAAGCAGATTATGCATACTCTATTCATGGTTACGCAGATTCAATTAACAAGAACACAAAAATCGGCGGTGCTGACAAAGAACTGAAACAGAAAGTGTACGAGTCATTAGTTGCACATGGTTTTAGTGCTGAAATCCTTGAAGAAGGAACAGCACTGGCGGGCAGTAACGAAGAAAATATTTGCAATAAAACAACTCGTGGTATGGGCGTTCAATTAGAGATTAGTACTGCTCAACGCAACGTTTTCTTTGGTAAAAACACAGCTGCAGATAGACAAAATACACAGACGCAAGATTTTTATAATTACACTCAGGCGATTAAAAATACACTCCCATTATAAACCGTTTTCTAGGGGCTAACGCCCCTACTAAACTGGGATTTTAAGGACAACTTCCAAGTTGTCCTTTTTATATTAATAAATAGAAAAGGTGGTAGGTTTTTCTTATGGCAATGGTTAAATCAAACGTGTATTCTATATTTTGTGAATCCAGATTCAAGGAATTTATGTGTGAAAGCACTCATTCCATATATGAGTGTAGCGTAAACAGTAAATTTTCCCCAAAACATGAAAATGTCACTATTATAAAATTGGCGGAGGAAGGTGCTAAGATAATTCCGTTTATTGTAATGAGTTACCATAGAGATGTTTACAAAGTTGACAATTTCGGGCAAATGTATAATGTTGATGTAACCGCTGTATATTTGGTGGACGAAGAAATCATGATCTTTAAAAGCAGTTATGACTCTAAGTATTTTGATGGTTTGACATCTACAATAAAGATATTCACAGGCGACCAACTTCGAGAAGAGATGCAGAAGCATTTTCTGGTGGGGCTTAAACAGTCTATTATCTTATCCAAAGAACTTGGTATAGATGATAAAGAAAAGGAAGAGTACCCGTATCATGAGTCCTCAGTCGCTGATTGGTACATCAAAGGCTTATCTCCAATTGATTATGTAGTAAGAAATACCGATTGCATAAGACCTATTGAAAATAAAATTCTTGCTTATATGATTAGATACGTAAGAGGCGAGGACATTATGCAAGATGCGCTTGAGCATTTAAGCGCAGACAGTAGGGCATCTATACTGGTTCACGTTGAACAAAAATTCAAAGAGTATGACAAAAGTGAAGAAATGCAACGCAATGTTGAATTATATAAGATAATAAAAAGTGAACTTAAAAATGCAGTGACTATAAACGTTATAAAAAAAGATGGTAGTCAAATGAAAGTGGAAAATAGAATAACTAATGACCGGGGCATTTTTAGAATTGGTGATTATTCTCGTAATGTTCAGTTTTCAGATATTGACTACCTCATGTACAAAAAGAAAGTTTATGGAAAAACTAAAGTAGTTTAACTTACACCCCTCTTATAGGCACTGTGTTGCATTCGAACTTTTAGTTCATGCGAAGCCTTTAGGAGGGTATGTTTATGTATAAGCTTTTATTGCTAGAAGATGAATTTGAAATTGGTAGCAATCTTGAAATGGTATTAAAAATGGAGGGATATGAGGTAGATTGGTTTACATCAGGTGAAGAGGCTGTCGATGCCGCTCTTAATTCAAAATATCATCTGATGATCTTAGATATAACATTAAAGAAAACATCTACAAGTATAAACTCTGCCTTTACCAACGGTATAGAAGTGGCTAGGTTTGTATCAAAACATAATGATACTCCATATATATTTCTGACATCTAGAAGCGACTCAACTGATATTATGCAAGGATTAGATTCAGGAGCGGAAGATTACATTACTAAACCTTACGATTTAACAGTTTTGCTTGCAAGGATTCGTACCTGTTTAAGAAGGGTGAAAACAATTCAGGAACAAGCACCAAGTTCTGTACTAGAGTTTGATGGAATTCAAATTGATCTCTACACTCACAAAGTTAAAGTAGATGGAGGTTCTGTACAATTAAGCAACCAGCTTTTTGAATTACTTCATTATTTTATGTCTAATCAAAATAGAATAATTTCTAAGGAAGAGTTGTATAAAAATATTTGGAACTTTGATCCTTCGAGCTGTCAATTAACTAACACCCTAGAGGTTAATATAAAAAGATTACGCCAACAGATTGGTTCAGATTACATAAAGACCGTAAGGGGAAGAGGTTATATTCTTGAAGCAAAATATCGTTAAGAGATACCATGATAATCGTCTGAGGATTAGAATAGCTGCTTTAACTATAGCAGGTATTCTAATCGTTTGCCTGCCTATAAATTTATATTTTTTATATACAAATATTATGGAAAAGGGCAATGCGAAATATGAAGATATGGTTTATAGAACTATAGAAATCGAGAACGAGGTTAGAAGAGTTGAGTACGTATCAAAAGTAGACAGAGATTTTTTAAGAGCTTCTACGGCTAGAAATGAAACAATTCAGATTTATGATAGAACAGAACCTAAATATATTGAATATAAAAATCCAACGGCTGTAAAAAATTCTGCAGGTATGCTTGAAAGAAAATTTGCATCCTTTGTTATTGGTATATTGGCTGGGATTTTTAATCATGAACTTAAAGAAAGAGGTCTATCAACATATACAGATCCTAACAATAAGTATCAGTACGCAGTACTCAATTATGAATTTGAACATAATAATCACAAAGTAAGTGTAAAAGTGATTCGAAATGTTTCAAGTGTAGTTATTAAACCAATAAAGGGATTTATGTATTCACTCTATATATCCTTAATATGGTATATAATGATTGGTAGTATTGTAGGTTACGTAGCGGTGTCAATAACTTTTAGACCGCTAGGGAGAGCACTTGATAATGGGTTTAGAGAGATAGAGGAAACTAATTATGAAGCAAGATTTACGATAACAGGAAAGTATGGAAAAGAGATAACTAGCGTGAAATTAAAGATAAATGAAATATTAGAAAAGATGAATGAAATTGTTGAAAAGAATATTGAAACATTACAGGATGTTTCTCATGAAGTAAATACTCATTTGACATCTATCAAGCAATCCGTGGATGTAATTCGCTTGTATGGTAACAATAACCCTCAGATTTTGGAGGCTAGGCTAAATTCAATTGATACAAATATAATTCGAATGTCGAGTATTATGAGTACTATATTAGACCTAGCAAAACTTAACCAGGGTAGCATTAAAACCGATATCAGAACTCATTCTGCAAAAGAACTTGTTGAAGCTTTTATAAATCATTATAGAAAAGTTTATCCTGAATTTGTTTTTATAACGAAATACAATCTGGTTAATTCTGATATGAATATAGATAAAGACCATTTCTTTCTTGCTTTAAAACCAATTATAGAGAATGCCGTTAAGTATTCTTTTGAAAGATCTAAAACGATTTTGATTTCTGTAAGTTCAAAATGGGAATCAAATGACATTAGTATATCTGTTAGGAACAGGGGCGACTATATTCCACCTGAAGAAATTCCGCATATATTTGAGAGACACTTCAGAGGGAAATCGAACGCTAGACAGGGATCTGGTTTAGGTTTAACTATTACAAAGAAAGTAATGGACCTTTATGGTGGAAATGTTGAAGTAATAAGCAAGCCAATAGGATTAACAACTTTTACATTGGTATTTCAAAGAGAACCCAAAACATTAAAAGACTCGAGCTTATAAGCCTGAGTCTTTTTTATTTTTACCTTGAAATTTAAAAATCTAATGGATACATTCTAACAAGTGAAAGGGGAGCAATATTATGAACTCTTATCCTAACCAATTACAGACACCTAAACCCATTGAATTTAATAAAACGGGGCGTGTTTATTTAGGTGCTGTAGAAGTCAAATTAAACCGTATGTTTATCTTTGGCTCACAACAAAAACTGCATGAAATGGTGTCCTTTATTCCCGGTATGGGAAATGGCTGCTATGAAGTATATGGCGAAGTACGAGAAGTACCTGGTCATGGTTTTCGAATGGTGAAGATAGAAATCGAATGTATTACCCCGGAAGAAATTAAATACTACGAACAAAAATATGCTGATCATGTAATGGAGGTGGCATTTTAATGGATGTGTATGAACTAAGAAATAGACTTTTCGAATACAACCTCAAACATTTTAAAAAGCTAACTGAGCTTCATATTAAATGGAATGAGAAATTAAAGCGTGGCATTACCATCTCAGATGAATTTCTGTTTGAACTATTCGGACATGAAATTCTTGCATCATTTGATGAAGAAGAAGTCATGACCCATAACGGTATGAAAGTCTTAATAGGTATTTTTGTTAACGAAGAAAATCCTTTTCAAGTGGTCTTTGGTTATAAAGTAGAGCCAATTCATTCAAATGTGGAGCAATATCAATTGTTCTTATCAGGACAAGAGAATATGTTGTTCGAGTATTTAGAACAGAAAGGGGTAGCGTAATGAACTACCTCATGCCTTTTGTTTTTTTATACCTACTAATAGGCTTAATTTATGGAGTGCTGCACTTGGTCAAGATAGTCAAAGTAGTTGAAGAAGCGGGAAGAGAGGATACACATTTAAGAGAAATGATTAAAATGTATGAATTAACTCCTTCTGGTGCTGAGTATTATACCAAGCTTCAAGATTTGCACATTCGTAAGAAAGATGCAATCGACGAATATCTTCTCTATAAAGAAAATCAATTGAAGTATTTACTTCAGACTTTTTCTTTTAGCTTTGTGTTTTGGCCATATTATTATTTCTCAATTAAGAAAAAGAACAGTGAAAAGAGAGTGGGGCGATGACCATTATACTGGTGGATGGTGTAGTAGGAGTAGGTAAGACAACTTTAGCTAAACTACTAAGTGAGAGATTCAATATTCCTCTATTTGAGGAGTTATCAAATGCAGATACTGAAGACTTGCTTAATCGTTTTTATGCAAATAAGACGAGATGGGCTTTTACTCTTCAGATTCATTTTTTGAATGAGCGATTTCGTATGATCAAGGAGATTCATAAAAAAGGTCGTGGTATTTTAGACCGCTCGATCTTCGGTGACAATATCTTCGCAGAAATGTTAGCAGAAGATAGGGAAGCTGGTGAAGAAGGTATGACATATGAAGAGTATCGTACATATGATACGTTACTTGATAACATGTTAGAACATGCTCAGCCACCTGATCTATTAATCTATTTAGAATGCAGTCCAGAAGTCGCTAAACAGCGAATTGATAACCGTGGACGAGGTTTAGAAAGCACAGTAGAAATGAGTTATTGGGAACGATTAAATCAAAAGTATAGTGACTGGTATGAAAACTACAAGCATTCTGCAAAAGTCTTAATCAATGTAGGTAATTTAGACTTTGCAAACAACAAGGAAGACCAAGAATCTGTACTTGCTTTTATTGGTAAGACATTAAAAGATATTGGTTATATTCGTTCCTCTGGACCGGAAACAGTAACATATGCATGTTAATAAAAAAGCAGGGGTTAATTCCCCTGCAAACTTCGGTTCCTCATTTCAGTGTATTGAATGACTAGAAGGTCTGGTATTGTTCTGTACATTTCATCAGGCAAATGACGAGCTCCAGCGGCTCCCGCTGCTTTAGCTTCTTTATCCATTTGCTTAAGCTTTTCTTTAGAGTCAGGCTCAATATCAGTATGCCATTGGTGCATACCACAATCTCTACACTCTAACATAATATATCCGTTATCTGACTCCTCAAATACCATGAGTGAGCCACCACAACGAATACAACCACGACCAGAATCTTGCCATGACTTAGCTACTTCACCAGAAGTACCATCATTGTATTTGGTCCAGTTCTTAAAGGTCTCTTGAGCGAGCTCTCCGAATTCGCTCCAATGGGTTTCTTCTTCTTTGACCAGACCTTGTATATTGTCTGTGTCTTCAAAATTATATTTTTTATCCATGAGAAAACTCCTTTCGAAAGAGGTGATTAAGTGTCAACAATTCAACTAAATCAAAATAGCGAAGAAGTTGAAGTGTCAAAAATAAAACAAATTCAAGACCGCTATGGGGATATTGACATCATCGATATGGTTCATCAGTTTCTCACTACTGAGAATGCTGCTAACCAACAAAAGCGTATCGAAGAAGGACGATTAGGAAAGTTCTATCCATCTTCAATAGGAAGATGTAAACGTTCTGTGGTTTATCAAATGTTGGGATATCCAACTAAACCAATACCAGGACAAAATCTTTTAATTATGGAGAATGGAACAAGCTTTCATAATCGAATGGAAGATATTTTTGAAAAGATGGGAATTCTAGTTGCTCCTGAACTTTCTTTAAAAGATGAAGAGCTTAGAATTAGCGGACGATCCGATGCAATCATTTGGAACTTTTTAAAGTCCGATGATGAAGAGGATGCAGAAGAGATTACTCTTTATGACCCTAACGATAAAGAAAAGATCATCTATCAAGGTCCAGCTAATCATATCCTTATCGTAGAATTCAAGTCAATTAAGAGTAAGAACTATCTAAAACTTCCTAAGTCTAAGCCCGACAAAAAGCACGAAATGCAGTTGCAATTGTATTTTTATCTAACTGGTATTAGACGAGGTATGGTGTATTACGAAAATAAAGATACACAAGAGTCTAAGTTCTTTCATGTCTTTTATGACGAAGAATTAGTACAACAAGTTAAGTCAGATATAAAAGAAATTCTTGATTATGTAGATCGTCGAGAATTACCTGAAAAAGAAGGAAATGCATTAGATATTATGTGTCGTTATTGTGATTTCCGTAACCTATGCCATACGCCTATTAGTGAAGAAGAATGGCTAGAAATGTATTTTGAAGAACCTGAAGCTTCCTAAATAGGGAGCTTCTATTATATAGGAGTGATAACATGCCTGCTTATATACGCTTAATTATTGGTGATAAAGGTAAAGTCATAAAAGTCATAGAGGATTCTCTTTATGATCCTGATGACCAGCAAAAGGATTTTATTGAGGAGCTACTGAAATGGGGTGGAAGTTCAATAGATTATGTTGATGAACACATAAACGATTCAGAGGTGCTAATTGTTTTCCGTCCACACAGTTATCAATGTAATCACCCGCTTGATCCAGTTGAGTATGATACGGATATGATTATCGACCACACAATCATTCTCCAACCCAATTACAAGGAACACTGGAGAAAGCAGATTTTACAGCAAATGGAGTTCTTATCAGGGTGCAAAGATTCACAAGAAACCGTACAACATATGGTTGGCGAATGGGAGGAAATTTACGATAGAGACTTTTATCAGACCCAAGAAATCAAAGGAGTAATTATAGATAATACTCAATTTGGACTTGGTTTACAATATCTAAGTTTTGAAAAGACAGAAGGAGAAAACAATGCTTAATTTTATTGGAAGAGGTAGTGCGTTTAATACAAAAGAAGGTAACAACTGTGCCTATATTAAGAAGGGTGAGCATTTACTTTTAATTGATTGTGGTAGCTCGACATTTAGCCGCTTAATAGAATCCAACTTATTAGATGGAGTAAAGAATATCACTGTATTAATTACTCATTTACATCCTGATCATGTTGGTTCATTAGGAGATTTAATATTTTATAGCTATTACAGTATTGCTCCTATGTTTGAAAGAAAAGTGAAAGTTCTTGTACCAACACAGATTGTAGAAGAACTTGGGGAAATTCTTAGACTAACAGGGGTAGAATCAAATACTTATGACAGCTATGAGTTAGGCTTAGCATATGACTTTAATTTTGATCAAGTAGGGTTAAAAGGATTAGGCCCAATCTCTGTTGAACATGCGGAAGAATTAAATTGCTTTGGCTATGTTCTATTTTCTGAGGACAAAACAATCTATTATAGTGGAGATTCTAACATGATTCCCGGAGATATTCTTAAAGCTTTAGAAAATGGACATATCGATTATTTTTATCAAGATACATGCCAAGCGGATTATGAAGGAAATGTACACTTATCTCTACGTAAACTAACTAAACTAATTCCTTATGAATTAAGACATAAAGTTTATTGCATGCATTTAGATGAAAAGTTTAATGAACAAACAGCAAAAGATTTAGGCTTTAATGTAGTTTCTATTACTAAATAAAAATTGGGGAGGAATTTATTATGAGTGAAAGCAGAGTGAGATTCTTTGAACAGCGTATTAGTGATATGGGGTATGATAAGGCCCTTCGAGCATTAGATTGGATGATGGAAGAAATGGCAGCACCTAATTATGCTCGTCATGATGGTAGTCATTACTATAATCATTTAGTTGATGTGGCACAGGATTTATTGAATCATGGTATTCGAGATGAAGACCTCATTGTAGGTGCACTACTACATGACGCTGTAGAAGATGTACCAGGTATTACTTTGCGTATGATTGATGATAAATTCAATACCCGTGTTGCAAAAATGGTTGGTGCAGTTACAAAAGAGCCTGGTGTGAATTATAAACAAGGTGATTTAATTAAAGTTCTTTACTTAGACCCAATGTTAGAAAATCCAGATCCTTGCGTATTAAAAGCGGGAGATAGAAAACATAACTTTAGCACTTTACGTAGTGCTACACCTGAAAAGAAACTAAGACAAGCTATCGAGACTGAGAAGTTCTTCTTCCCATTCTTTAAAGAAGCGATGAAGCGTTATCCAAGATATTCAGCTTATTTCCTTTCAGCTAAGACAGCTATTAAGCCACATCTACTTGAAATCAAAGAACATTATGAAGAAGTAGATGCGTTGCAGGCTCGTATTAAAGAACTTGAAATATTGAATGCACAGTATGTTCAAGGTGAACAAGGTGTTAAATACGCTTAATAGATTAATAAAAGGTATTTTGTTTCTTTCCGTCGAAATATAACCTAAAGGAATATATTAAGTGAAATGGAGCCGGTCTATGAGAGATTATAAACCTTTAAAGCCAATTAAGTTGTCTATGGTACCAGAGGAAGATATTGAAAAATATATGATAAACGAACAAGCGGAATTAGCTATTAAGATACCTGATAAAGTATTAAAAGTTTTTTCTAAGATACCACCGTATCATGAAGAGGAGTATCGTATTGTTGGGAATTTAATTGCCCATGTTATTAACTATAGAAGGCTATCAAATGTCTATGATAATTTAATGATATGGGAAAATCAACGATTGGAGAAGATTCCTCTTAATAATGTGCATACACAAATAAGTAAGATTCTAGTAGGTGTATTTAAATGTAGTCCTTTAAAGGGTTTATTTACAGATAGTGACTTTGATGAGCTTAGGGCTTTTATCTTTAGGTGTCCAGCTAATTATGATTTAAGCAGACATATTAAATGTGCCATGGAATTTAAACCAATTCTTACTTAAGTAATATGAAAAACCTCCTTGTCAGTCGCAGGGAGGTTTCTTCGTAGGTTCTTCTAATATGTATTTCTTTATAAACCGAAAAATGCTTCCTTAAATTAGTTAATAAATTTTTTGAGTTAAAAGTACAGGTATTATGTCATGAACTATAGAATATTTTTCCTATACCTAGTAATATATTAATGCTACGAAGAAATTTAGGGGGAGTAAGATGAAAAAAATACTGGTGAGTATTGTTTTGGTATTTACCTTGTCAGCGGTTACAAGTTATTTTGTCGCTGATCCAACTGTCAGTGTAGTAGAGGCTAAAGAGAAAAAGAAAAAATCCTTTGCTTTGACATGGAAAGGGTTCAAAAAAAGGTGGAAAAAAGAAGCTAATTCCTACAAGGGTGTAGGGAACCTTGGGAAAATTAAAAATGAAGCTGTAGATCAAACAAATATGGGCCCTACAAAGATAGGTAAAATTAAAGACAATATCTATGTAGGACTGAATACTAATCGAGATGCTGATGGAGATTTTGGTTTCGTATCAGTATCAGGCAGGCTAATGTATGGGGATTCGAAGAAAGCTATAAAAAATAATGATAATGTACGACTGGCTTTAGGGTTGGCTATCCTTACCGCAGATCCAAATCTCTCTCATAAAAAAAGAGAATCAATTATGAATGATAAACTTAAAATCTTTAAAACACTTGAAGATAGAGAAAAGCGTACTTATTCCTACAGAGGTATTACGTATGAGGTTAGTTACAAGGACAAAGTAGGAGGAGGTCCATTAACATTAAAGATAATTGAAGAATAAAAAGAACCTCCTTGCTAATCACAGGGAGGTTTCTTTAATAATTCTTGAATTTTGTTTTTGATTTGTTTTCGTTTGCTCCATATAGTATCACGATGGTAGCCCATTTGAGCACCTACTTCTTCATACGTCATACCCTTATGGTCATAGAGTGATATGAGGGTTCGTTCAAATCGAGTTAATTGATTGAAGGGAAAAGTAGCGGTTCTGCCTAGAATCCAATTGAATCCTAGTTCTTGGGTTTCTTTTTCAAAATATAAATCTAAATACCATTTGTCATCTATAGTTATTTCACTATCTTCATCTATAAAATCCTCTAATGGCTCAATATCCTTTGAGTACAATAAATCCTCAAATAAATATTTATAGTGAGTTTTTAGTTCCCCACGAAAAGATTTGTTATAGACGAATCCACAGAAATTCTTTTTAGAACCCTTTTTCTTATATCGTTTGGCAAGTTTAAGGAGAATGTAGCAGAGGTCATTAATAATTTCTTCATCTGTTAAATGTCTCAAGCGGAAGTTTATCATTTGAACTTTTTTACGAGCAGCCTTTTTAATATCTGCATATTGGTAGAAGGGGATAAGGCCATCTCTAACCGCTTGTTCTGATACAAACATTCTAATAAACAGACGAGTATCTTTATCTTTAAAATTGATTACGCCGTATCTTAATAAATTAAAGTATTTGCCTATATACCTAGACAGTTCTTTTGTTGCTGGATCATAACCAAAAGACTGGATTATTTCTAACCCAGCCTTAGAAGAACCTGCTTGATATTCAAATACTAATTCTTCGATACGTTGATATTGAAGTTCTTTATCGTCCATACTTTTCTAAGCGGGCAAGAGTACGTTCCATTTTGATCGTATCATTACTAGCATCTTGCTTTCGTTGATACTCTGCTACTTCTTTATATAAGTCTTGCTCAAATGCTTTAATTTCATTAGTATCATAGTTCATGACTTCATCCATCTCCATTTCATAGATAAGGTTAAGTAAGTCATCGATTTGATCTTCATCTTGTATCAGATCGGAGAATTCTTCAAGAGTTAGTTCTACACCTATGTTTCCACGGTATATCCTCAAGCAGCTACACCTTCCTTATGTAAGTCTACACACGCCCAGGCAATACCTATGGCATCTGTCATATCGTTATCATGCTTAAAAACTAAATTCTCAAAGTCATAAAGAGCGAGAACTTTATGGAAGGTATCTTCTTTTTTCGCTTTACCGGAACCGTGAAAAACTTTTCGCCAACTTGTAGGGTATATGAGGCTAGTATCAATCTTGTGTTTACGGGCGAGGTAAAGAATTGTTCCAGAAACTCTTGTAAGTTTCTTTAAAGTATCGATGTTTAATTTACTAAATTGGTCTTCACATAATGCTTTTGTAATTTTATATTTATTGAAAATAGCTTCAATCTGTTCGATTTGATAAAAGATTTTACCTGCTTCATCTTCATGTTCAGGAATATTAATCTTTCCGCTTTCAATAATGTCGTATTTTTCATCCATGACACAGTATCCTGTGCACTTAGTTGAGGGATCTAATCCTAAGAAAAACATATGTATCCTCTCCTATATTATAACAAAATCTAGGGGAATAACCTAGAAAAAAATACTATTCCCCATCTTCTACTAAAATAGCTAATCCGTGAATCATGTTTCCGATGTATTCTTTAACATAGCGTTTAGCCCATTCTGGAATCTTTTCATAACGAACGTCTCCACCTACATAACAAGCACGTAATTCTTGGCGACGTTTATTCATCATTTCATCCATTTCTTGGTCAAGAATATCTCCTAGTTCACCCATTCGACGCTTGCTCATAAGTTCATCCAATTCATTATCTAGAGCACGATGTTTGCTTAAAAGAGAAGCAATGGCTTTTGAAGTTACACTATTAATCAATAAATCTTGTAATTCATCTTTGAAAGTTGGTTCAGCAGGTTTTAATTCTACTGGTAAAGGATTGTGAGGAAGAGGTCTAACTGGTGTTTCTGAATATGGATAAGGAGTTCCTGGGAATGGATATACATTATTAAATTCATTAGATGTAATTGTGTTAGCTACAATTTTCGAACCATCTACAATTTTTGAAGTGTCAATATTTGAAGCACTAATATTTTCACTCATAATAACACCTTCAGTTTTAGAAAATGCTGTTTTATTTTTAAAATCTAAAGTGAAAGTTTCTTCCTCATTTTCTTCTTCAACTACATAGTTAGGAATAGAATTTTGTTTTACTTGTTCTTTACTCATTTATGTGGGAGCCTCACTTTCTTAGCATTCTTAGCTAGACGACGTGCAGCACGATTTTGAAAAGGAACTACATTGTTCTTTTTCATCTGTTCAACACGTTTCTTAGCTTCTTCGTAGATATTAATAGAACCATCTAAGATATTTAATTGTTTTTCCATTTCTTCGATTTGTTCTTCTGTATATTGTTCTTTAAATACTTTATCTGTAATTTCATTCTTTTTAATATAGAAAGCAGAAACAATAATTGTTCCTTCCGGATCAACACCTACTTCAATCATATCAATATCTTCACGAATATAATTTTCTAAACGAAGATATTCAATAACAGTTTCAATAGTTAAAACGGTTTTGATTTTATAAGATTGTTCTTCTGGTTCTAACTCCATCCAGTTAGGTGTACGATCTACTAATTTATGAACCGCTTCTATTTGAGCAGATTCATTTAATCGAATAGTTTTTAAGATAGTTTCAATAGCAAAGTTAGCAACATGAATATATTCCATGTTCATATTTGATACTTCATTTTTAGTAATAAGAATTCCCAACATTTCTTTTTGTTCAGTTTTCTCAACAGTATTAGTCATGTTGTGGTTCCTCCTTAGAACTTTTAGATTCTTTTAAAGGATTTTCTTTGAAAGATTTTTCAATCTTTGCATCATGGAATGTTAATGCACCGCTATCTTGCATTTCCATTACAACTTTTCCATTCTTATCTACAATCTTCAACATATTATTTCCTCCTCTTAACTAACTTGTCTTTAAGTATTTGAACCATTAAGGATTTACTTGTAAAGAATAAGCTCAAATATTTAAAGATGGGTTAGTTTTCTAGTCCTTAATTACTATAAAATTAATCTGAAAATCTTCTGTTACTATGCCATATTACCTTTTAGATTTTGTTATTATGTGGTATAAATAAATTGAGGTTTAATGGTTTTTTGGAGGTGTTTTGTATTAACAAGTCTGAGGTTTTGGAGATTGTTAGGAACTCATTTTTTCATCTTATGTATGAAGAGAATATAAAAATAGGTTCCACAGAGGTTCTTCTATATTTCCCCACCATTGGTATAGCAATAATTGAGCCTAAAAGAGATAGGCCAGATATTTTAGACAATGAGAATGTAGAAGATATGGATGAACTTTATATTAAAAGAGAATTAGGTGCTAGACCCATCTACTTAGATTTAGAGGAAGAGAATTTTAATGTTGGTAATATTATCAACGACATATTATTAGAAGCTAGGTTTGCACCGGGTGATGATAATTTTTTAGAAAGTAGGGGAAACTAATTAAGGAGAGTATTCTTGATTATTCTTTTCAAGAAGTAGTTCTTCTAGATATTCATAATAATATTCAACTTAATATTGATATTATATCTTTATTTGTCTTTTGGAGAGGGAAAGAAACTCTCCTTAATATGTATTCTATCCTAGACCAATTAGATTCTTAGGAAGAGATATACAGCGCGGTTGTCTCTTTTTAATTTGGAGGATTGTACATGACAAATGAAGTAATGAATGTAGAAATTTTAGTTCCAATCTCAGAAGTTCTCTTTGAGGGGCACACCATTTCAATATATGGGACATATGAAAATCCATTATTCCTTGCAAAAGACGTAGCTATTTGGATTCAATATGATCTTTCATCTATTAATAAGATGTTAAAGAATGTAGATGAAGATGAAAAGGTTCGGAGAATTGTTCCGACCCCAAGCGGTGCCCAAGAATCATGGCTTTTAACAGAACAGGGAGTATATGAGGTTTTATTTCAATCTCGTAAACCTGTTGCTAAAGAGTGTAAGAAAGCTGTGAAGGCACACATGAAAGAACTTAGAACTACTGGGGTAACGCTTGGACAAAATCTAACTATTCAACAACAAACATCTGTTTTATTAAATAAATTAGATGAATTATTATTTCAACAAGAATCAGAAATTGCTCAACTTAATTTAGAAGTAGATATGTTGAATGAGCAAACTGAACAAATTAAAGAAGAGATTTCTTCAATTGACAATACAATTAAAGAATTACAACCATATGCCAAGAAATATAAAGAGTTTTTAGCAGAAGATGCTTTGATGACTATAGATGATTTTGCTCGAATTATGCATCCAAGATATAATCTAGGGCGCAACCGCTTGTTCAAATGGATGCGTAATAAGCGTATGCTTGGTTCTGAAGGGAACACAAGAAATATGCCGCATAAACAACTTGTAAAAAGAAATATTTTAAAGGTATTAAAGAATCAAGTTTTTATCACTAAAAAGGGTTTTGATTACTTATGTGGTGAACTTGATAAACATTTTAATCTTTAAACACATGAGACAGAGGATAATCCTCTGTCTTTTTTTATTTTACAAAGGAGCGAAATAGTATGGGGAAAAGTCTAATTAAATCAACATCTAATGTGAAAACAAACTTATTAATGGCACAGGATTTCTTAAAAGAACAAAGACGTCTAATAGCGGAACAGGCATTGGAAATGGAAACTCAAAGAGTTCAAAAAGAAGAGAAAACAAAACTTCTCAATATTAAAAATGAAGAAATTGAACTAAAAGGAAAAGAAAGAGAACTACTTATTGAACAAGTAGAGAATTTGATGAAAACAAAATTAGAGAAAGATGTTGTTCTTTTGCAAACAGGACAAAACTCTAATCGTTTTATTCGTTGTATTTATAAGAACAACCGTACAACTTTACGTCAATTTCTACATGACTTTGTTCATGTTTATGAAAATGGATTAGAAGAATATATGAAGGACAACCCTGTTGATTCATTACTTCAAATGCTTCATGAGAAAAAGGTTTTAAAGAAAGATTACAAACCATATTTAACTTCTGTATCTAAAGGTTTTTATGAAGAGAAACCGGCACGGATTTATGTAGATCCTATTAAAGGTGCTATTCGTGTTGAAACAGAGGTATACATTACCGCTGCAGGTGCAAACCGATTACGTATGAAAGAATTAAAACCTATTCTTAGAAGAGCAAATTCCATTTGACAAAAGAGATAGAAGTGGCTAAGTTAACTTGTCACTTCTATTTGTTATTTAGAGAGAATTAGCTTATTAAGAATAGAAATCGTGAGGAAAATAATATGAAAAAATTTATAACTTTATTTTTATCTTTATCATTATTAACCGCTTGTTCAAGTGAACCACCTAAAGTAAGTGGCACCTTCAAGAATGTTGTAGTGGAAGACAAAAAGAAAATAGAACACTGTATGAAAGGTTGTTGGGATGAATACAGCATTGTATTTAAAAAGGATGACCAGAAAGTGAAATTGTCTTCTAATGATGAAGGTCTATATGAAGCTTTACAAAAAGGAACGGTTGTAAATGTTTCTTATGATAGTGATTTTGAAATCGTCCATGTAACCTTTCCCCAAATGAACATTAAAAAGGAGAAATGATTATGGAAACACCATTAAAGTATCAGTTATTAGAAGATGATTTTAAACATGTATATAAAAGCCATGAACAGTTGTTAAAAGAAAATAAGGAATTGCGTGAGGAAAATGAACGCCTACAAAAATTACATGCTCTTATATTTGAAAATCAAAAAATTATATAAGTAAGGAGAAGAGAAAGTTGCTATTTCAAATTAAATTCATTAATGAACAAAACGGTCAGAATTATATGTCTCAAGAAATTGTATGCGGTCCAGTAACGGTTCCTCGCATCAATGAAAAAGTGATTCATGATGAGCCAAGTAATTGGACATACCAAGGAACAGTATCTGACGTGTCCTATTATTATAAGTCTCCGAAAGAAACTATTATCTATGTTAAGGTTAAGGATTTTGAATCAATAGAACCTTTATCGTAAAGGAGAGATTAAAGTGACAGTTCTAAAGTTGTCTAAGGCATTAACTTTTGAGCAGTGGTTAGAAATGAATTATGGATACAAAGGCACTGATGAAGAAGTTGAAAAAGAGATTATATATAGAAATACAAGGTTAGTAGATGAAATATTTGAAGAAGACTGGTGTATGTCTTACGACCATGCTAAGCGGACAGTTATTAAACAATTTCAAGAAGAATATGTTACTGATTCCATCAATGAAGGCTTTAAAAGGCTAACTGAAAGGTTCTGGTGGGAGTAAGTGAATATAAACAAAAAAATAGCCGAACAAGAAATTCAAATTAATCAATTGGAGAACATTATTCGTGTTATGAATTTATACGGTGAAAGTGCTGAGAGAAAAAAATCCTATGAACAAAAATTGATAGAGCATAAGAATTATTTCAGTAGGTTATTAGAAGAAAAGAATTTAAAGGAGGGTTGACTGTGTTTTCGTTTCTTTGTTTTGTTTTATGGGTTATTTCCATCATCATGATGTTTGTTGAGTATCATTGGGGATGGTTAGTTGCATTTATTATTACTACTCTTTATCTAATCGCACGATTTGGTGGAGGTGGAGGAGGAAGCTTCGACTTCGACTTTGATATTTTTGATTGATTAAAAGTGAGGAGAAATAATATGAGAGCATTTCGAGTATTTTATCGTACGCCAGGTAGATCCACAACAGCAATTGTGTTATCTGAAAGTGATTCAAAGCTAGAAGAATCATTAAATTTAAAAGATCCTGATTATGAAGTTGATAACAGTTATTCAAAGATTACTAATAAAAGAGAACTACCTTTATCTAGTGTACCAGTAAAAGAATTATCAGTTGGTGAATTATTTAAATTACTAGGTAAGGAGTGCTAGTAAATGAATATTCAAGCGGTTAAATATCTTAGTCATATAAAAATGAATCATTACACCATGACAGGCGAGGAACTAGCTTTCAATAAAGTTCCTTGTCCAACTTGTGCTTCTATGTTAGTAAAACGTAATAAGAAAGGTACTAACATAATGTTCGTTGCATGTGACAAGCAAAACCTTCCTTACTGTAAATTTAGTATTGGAATGAATGAAACTCTTAATGAGCGATCTAGACGTATCTATAACAAGCTAAAACATAAAGGTAGTGTTATTGACCAGGAAATAATAACGATTCAAAGTAATCAAGTTATTTGTTTATAAGGTGGGAAGTTTATGAGTTATAAATTCACACAGCATTATACTGAGGATTTTGAAATAACTACTGTGATGTTTAATTTTATGAAGTTTAAAACATTCTTTAGAACAAGAAAAGATATTACTAGCTGTGAACTTTGTAAAACAGATTTTAAGGAAGAAGATGATACTTTCTTAGCATTTGTTGTTAAGAAGAAGAATCTTTTAATCTGTAATAAATGTGCAGATAAAGCAGTTAAAGGTGGAGCTAAGCAAAAAGATGGGTGGGAAAAAAGTGAGTAACTACGCATTAGACTTAGAAAAAGTCGAAGCCGAATTCAACAGTAAAGTTGACAAAGGGGATAAAAAAGATATGGCTGATTTTGCAATGCAGTTAATCCCTGTATTAATTAAGGAATGTAAGGATACAAGAATAGAAGCTTTAGATAATTTATTAAAAAAGTGAGGTAGATAGTATGTATTTTGGATATATGGAACCATCGGAATTACTACACTCTGAAAACTATGAGCCTACGCCAATAAGACGAGCGTAAATATTACTCAAGTTTTCAGGGATAGTATTGTTTAATCAAAAAGAAATCGAATTATGGGAACAAGAACAAGTAGAAAAGGTGAGCAGTCGTTATTGTGCAGCTAAAAACACCCGCTTGTTCGATCCAAAGAAAGAACGTTTATTTAAAGCACGTAAATACTTCACAATGAAGTACGGTGGCTATACAGAATCATACAGTAACAAGAAGAAGTGGAAACGTCACATTCGTGCAAAATACAGACTGGTTAAAGATGATGCTCATCATCCACCAAAGAAAGAGTATCACACATACGGGTGGTTAACATGGTGACAAACTACGATAACCTTCCCTTTAAAGAGTGCATGAAATATGAACTTAAGCAGCCAAAGGTTTGGGATGTATACCCTATTCCTTTTAAACCCAAGAAAAACAATCCTTATATTAGAGATTGGTACTGGGAAAAAGGAAGAAAACCTAGCAGTCATAGTTGGGGAAGGAAACCAATGTGGCGTAAGAAGCGTAGAGAACAAAGAAAACGGGTGGAGGCGTTAGCCTCCTCTGCTTGTGAATTGTTAGGGGGTAAAAATGAAAATAGAAATTCGTTCGCTTGCAGGAGAGCTTGAGCCGTACATGGAGTACCTCAGAGGCAAGATTGCCAATATGGATAGTCATTTAGCGGAAATGAGCTATGAAAATAAAAAGTGGTTTATCTTAAAAGATGTAGAAATCGATAGTCTTCAGGATTTAGCAGACATATTTAAGGATATGGACGAACCTATGGGCTACGCAGGACATATCACTTTTGATGCAAAAAACGGCGTTGTTTATATTCTAGATAGTTGGATTGAATAAGAGAGAGGGTGGGGCTAACGCCCCTACCTTTTTTGATTTTAAGGAGGGTTAATATGGGGTTAGGACAAATGAAGATGGAAATTATTTGTGATGGAGAAATCATCAATAATCACAGTGATGCAACCAAAAGTTACTATGGAGGCTGGAATAATCCTCTTTATGTGTTACCACCAGTTGGTTCCACAATTGAATACATGACATTTAACCAAAGAGGGTTTAAGGACAAGGGTGTTCTGACTAGTTACATTGTAAGAGATATATCATTTTACACTGAAGAAGATTCTAACCATATGTATCGTAGACAGAAGTGTAGAATTATTGTTGATAGATTAGAAGAATAAAAGGAATGACATATATGAAGATAGATTATGCATCTGATTTACATGCTAATCACTGGATGACCTGGACAAATAATCAGATGAAATGGGAATACAGAACAAGACAATTAACTAATAGATTAATAGAAAATGGACATGGAGAGGTATTGGTCCTTCCTGGTGATTTTAGTGAATGGAACAATCAAGCTTTATGGATATTAGATGAAGCGGCCAAGTCATATGAGAGAGTTTATTTTACATTCGGTAATCATGATTTGTACCTAATCTCTAAGAATCAACGAAAGAAATATATAGATTCTCTAGGACGATTAAATGACCTTGTTACAAGAGCTTCTGAAATTCCTAACGTAATTCCTTTAATTAAGAATGTTGATACATTCAAAGGAAAAGTGTTCGCCGGAGATGCTATGTGGTATCTTCCTAAAACACAAAAGGACTGGGATTTTTATAGAGGAGTATCTAATGATTCTGAGTACATTAAAATAAATGGGCATACTGCAAATGATATACCTAGAAAGCTATATAAGGATTCTATGGATTGGTACGACACAATAGAAGATGTAGAAATCGATGTGTTTGTATCTCATGTTCCACCAATACACAATCCTTTTTCACCTTTTGAGCCTAATGGGTGTTATATGACTACACTTCCATTCATGAATGCAAAACATTGGATTTGCGGCCATGATCATATGCAAAGAGAATTCAGTAAAGATGGAGTAAACTTTCATATGAATGCAATAGGATATGCTCAAGACTATTCTAATTATCCTCAAAGAAATGTAATACCAGAGGGTAAGATTGATGAATATAAATCATTTGGCATAAAAACTTTTGAAATTTAAGCATAAGAAAAAGACCATGGATTAGCCACGGTCTTTCTTTGTAATGGTCTCTTTGACATTCTCAATTTCACGTTCAAGATAATTAAAGTTTTGAGTAACTTTATTTTCAAGACTTGTGAAGTTAAACTGTACTTCTTTTAGAGTAGTAGCAATGCCTTCGAGTTGTTCTGTATTTTTTTCTAGGTTAGTGAACAATTCCCGTTCACGATTATCTGAACGTAAGCGATCTTCCGCTACCATTCTATAATGATCTTCTCTTTGTTCTTTCATATGTTCAGTCATGGCTGTCATTTGGTCTTTGTGGCTATCACTAACGCTACGTACATAAGCCATTACTTTAACGGACATGAAGATGACAAAGAGCATGATGATACAGAAGAGTGTCATGAAGGGTTTATCTCCTTCAGTTATTCCATTAATTATTTTGTGAGCACTGTTTAAATCTTCTGGAGTCATACAGCGACTACCTCCTTCTGGAGCTAAAATTGTAATCTGTCGCAGTAGTTCATCATCGAGCAATTTTTGCACATGAAACTTTGTCTTGGATAAAAATCCTCCTGCTTTATTCCGTTACTTACTCCTTTTAATACGCTTTTTAATCGTTTAATTTCGTTTTCGTCTCTATACAAAGACAATCTTTTGTCGGTTCCGATGTAGTCAAAAACAAATCGGTCAGGTGTAGAATTGAAAAATTCTTGAAAGGCATAAAACATAGCGGTGGCACGGAGATCGTGACGAAGGAAAAATCCAGATGATGCATCTGTTTTATTGTTACTGGTTTTAAAATCAACGATTTCTATTTTTCGCTGATTATTTGAATCAGTGTACTCGCGAATTAGTTCAAACTCACCTGTAAGTATTAGGTCGTCTTGAACTGCAATACGGAATGGGTAATTGACGGCGATAGGGGTACCGGGGTTGTCCTTGTTTTCAGCATAGAATGCATAGATAGCTTCCATGCCCCGGTTTAAAATTTGTGACGTTCGTTGGTGATCTGTACCTGTACGAGCAAGTAAGAAGTTGTCTTTTGTTCGTTTATCGTCTTCAAAAATGGAGTAATAGTAGTGAGCCCATTTATCACGCATTTGTCTTAGAGTGGGGAGTCTTCCTTGCATTACTTCATAGTAGAAGTACGATATGGTTTGGTGAATACCCTTTGAATACAGCACTGCACTCTTATAATCATCTTCAGATGGAATCTCATGAATTTTAGTGAGCTGATATTTGAGCGGGCATTGCATGAACGTATAAACATCATCCATACTTATTTCTATTTTTGTCATGTTATTTTACTCCTTAGTAGCCTCTTGATCGCATTGCGTAGCAACGATAATGAGCACGATTAAGTCTTTCCCATTCAGGGTCTACATTGTGTCCATGCTCGTCTTTTGAAGAGCTAATAATTTCTCTTCCGCAGAATTGGCAATAGGGAGTATATTCTTGGAGTTGAAACTGCATATGTCTGTCGAAGATATTATCACCTTGTACTGGACTAAATGGAGTTGCTCCATACTGTTGGTAGATATTTTTTATTCCTGCCATTAATCCACGTCCTCTTCGGCTTTTCTTATAGTTGCTTCGTAATCGATTTGTCTTTCTCTATGTTCTTCTTCAACTAATAGTGAGATAGATTTTTCTAACTCTTTTGCGAGCACATTCTTAGAGCCACGTAAACGATATAGGAGACGGACTTTGTTTTCGAATGAGTAATTAGCCCATTCTTCGACTCCAATGAATACATTGACCGGTTTTTGTTCTGGCTGCTCGTTCTCAATATATTCGATCATAACTATTCGCCCCAATCGTAAAATTCGTTATTGGATCCTCATAAGCATGGGAACCACATACAGGGCAACCTTTTGTATCTCGCTCGTCAATTACATTTTCAATCACATATTCTTGGGAACAATTAAGGCATTCAACCCATTTTTCCGCGAGTTCATATCTTCTTCTTTTTCGGTTGTTCATCTTGTTGTCACCTCTCTAACATGTTAAAAAAAACCTTTAGAAGATGGATATGTCAAACAGTTGTTTTGCCAATTCCTAACTGCTAGATATTGATTTCCTATAGATGAAAAGGTTCTAATGAATTAACGCTGAAAGGTGGTGTAAAGATGGATTATATAAAACAGATAAATGATGCAATTAGTCTTTTTAAAGAACTAGCAAAGGCTTCAACAAGTAAAGCTAAGCAAACCCTATTAGATGACATTAAAGACAATGAAGTTGCTGATAAATTGTTAGAACTATTAAAAGATGAAGCTATTCATTTAGCAGACGTTGCATTAAAAGAAGCTGTAGCTAAGAATGAAGGACGTATTCGCCTAGGTCACTTTCTTGACTTTGTAGAAGCGATTGATAAGTTCGCAGGTTCAAAACTTGAGAAAGAGGCATTTGCTTTCTTACTTCGACATGCTGATAAAGAGGAAGTAGAGATGTATAAGGCAATTTTAACGAATGCCATTACTTTACCTTCTGAAAAGTACAGTAAAGGTCTTGTGGTAAAGGAAAAGATGGATATGGATAAATATTATGTCAATCCAAAAGCTATAGCTAAAAAACAGAAGCAAGTGGGTTAAACACCCGCTTGTTTTTTTATATCTTGACTTTCTTAAACAAAGGGTTATGTTACAAACGCTAATTAGAAACGGAATTTTTTTATAAGGGATTGAGGGCTAACGCCCTCACTCTTTATGGAGTTCGAAAGGAGAGACTGAGTTGAATAATCACATGATTGTTTTATCTTCTAAGTTTTTACATGAGATTAAGGAATTTGAATATGGCTCTCATGGAAAGATTGACTGTGATCCCAACTATAAAAAAGAAGTTATCAATGACATCGGAGAAATCCTAGCCGGTCAATCTGTAACTGCTGCTCAGCTCAATGATTTATTTGAGAAGGAAAAAGACAATCCTCAAAAAGCTCTTTTTTATAAACCGTGCAACATTTTAGAGAGTCACAAAATTAAATTCATAAGAAAGCCTTACAGTGATCCTGACAATCTTTTAGTGTTAGGGCAATTTTATTTCCATCCAAGGTTGCAGGTAACTCCGCCACCTCCTATGTTGCAAATTAATGATGATGGAACAATAAATGCTTCTTATGAAGATGAACCATTCTTTTTGGAGATCATTGATAAAATCACGAAAAAAGATTTGGTTGAGTACTTTTATTCCAAAATGAATGCTGTGCCACAACCAGCTACATTGAATCGTGATATTGGAGCTTTTGAACATATGCTGAGATTTTGGGATGTAGATTTCATCCTGTACTTAATTGATGAAGCGTTTGCTGTATCTTTCGATAACGGAAGACCAATGCCTAAATCACCATTAGACATTCAGCATTTCGAAGAAGAAGCTTTAGCGGTCTATGAAGCTAGAAAGAATACATGTTATGAGGAGGGTTTAGACCGTGTTCTTCCAAGGGCAATTAGCTAACCATCCTGTAATTGATCAGATACAAACTCCTAGTATGCCGGAGTCGTTAGCAAACCCAAGACCTTTTTATATTGAATTCGGAAGAAATAAACCGAATAAGGACGGTGCTAATATCTTTATTCGCAATGAATATAAGGAAGTTAACTGGACAAATGTTCATAAGACAGTAGCGGATTATATTGCGAAACATACAGGATGGGGATTATATTCAACAGCATTTCAGTACAGTACCACGGATCCATATACAGCTGATTTACGTGGTGATTTCTATTTGGACTTTGATGATGAAGACAATATAAAGAATGCACAAGAGGATGCGTTACGTATTATTCAGCATTTAACCATTAGTCCGAATTACAGAATTCCGCCAAACATGATTAAGGTGTTTTTTAGTGGAAAGAAAGGAATCCACGTAACGATACCTTATCAATGTTTTGGTATTGAATGGCACCCTCACTTAGATAAGGTGTACAAGATTATGGCGGAAGAATTAATTCCTTTTGCACCTAATAAGACATTGGATTTAAAAGTTTATGAGAGACGTAGATTGTTCCGCTTACGTGGTAGTCAACATCCATCTACAGGCTCTTATAAAGTTCCTATGGAGTTGAGAAACTTATTAGTTCTTACTGAAAAGGATATTCAACAATTAAGTAAAGATCCAAACTACGGTTCATGGATTAAATATGATAAACCGCGAGTCATCTTAGACGCTTCTCGGTATTTCAAAGAAGCAGAACATAAATTTGCTCAACGTTTTAAAAAAGTATTTAGCAATTCTTCTGAAGGACAGACGATTGATTTTGATCCGCCTTGTTATGCAGAAATGATTGATACTGGACCAGCAAAAGGTTCCAGAAACCATGTAGCTAGTATGTTAGTAGCCTTTTGGAGACAAAGGGGATATACGGAACAAGAAGCATGGGATATGTTAATCGATTGGAATGATGGAAGTCTTCCTGAAAGAGAACTACAAACTTTATTCCGCTCCAATTTTAAGGGTCACTATGTTTATGGTTGTAACACGATTAAGCAGTATGCTTCTTGTCCGGCTACGTGTAGAAATGATTGTAAGTTCTACAAAAGTACCTAACACCATGAATAAGGAGTTGTAATAAATGTTTGCAGATGCCCCCGTAGCAATTCAACAAGAAATTGTTGATCCATTCGCATCTTCTGCAGTAGCAGGAGATATATTTTGGCCGGATAACTCCGGTTCAAACGCAAGTAATAATACGCCATTCAATGTAGTGGCTACCCCTCCAACAGTTGAAAATAACCCTAATGCCATAACCCCTGATTTAATTCGTGAAGTAGCGGGTAACACTGAACCTTTCTATCGAGCGAAGATGTTACAGACGATTGATGCAGTAGAAGAATACTCATGGAATCGTGGTGAACTAGGGGGTTTGGACTGGGGTTTCAAAACTCTGAATGATGCATTTGAAGGATTAAATACTGGTGTTCACTTAGTGGCTGGTCAATCTAACATTGGTAAATCATCATTCATGCTGCAGGTTGCTTGGCAGGTGGCGGAATCAAACCAAGTTGTCACAAAAGAAAGACCTAGAAAAGCTTTTGTACTGTACTTCTCTTTAGATGATAACAACAATGAGTTATTACCTCGTTTAGTAGCAATCGATCAACGTATTCCTATTAATGTTGTTCGTTACCCTAAGAAATATAAAGACAATGCTACATACATGGAAAAGCGTGCTAAAGGTGTACAAAAGTTACGAGAAAATGCAGATTACATTAACATGCAGGACGTAAATAACGGTTCTGATATTGAGTACATTGAGGAAACAATGGAAAAATACCATGTTGAACTGCAGAAAGAAGATCCTACTTATCAGCTAGTTGTTTTTATTGATAACTTTCATGATATTACGATTGGGGATGAAAAGCTTCGTGGTAAAACGGGCGGAGAAAAATATGATCATATTGCTGACCAATTAACAAAGATTGCAACTAAATATGATTGCCCTATCGTATGTACAGCTGAGTTCCGTAAGTTAAACGGAAACAGACGTCCAGGTGTAGATGATATTCGTGAATCAGTAAAGATTTTATATGAAGCAAAAGCAGTTATGCTTTGCTATAACGAAGTATCAATACGTGGACAACAAGCTACTGTGCATTGGATGCGTGCTGATAATCCTAATAAGCAACCTGTATATGAAGTGCATATAGGTAAAAACAAGTTTAGTAGTTTTAAAGGTAGAGCATTCTTTGAGTTTATTCCTGAGATGGCATTCTGTCGTGAAGTTTCAGAAGCGGGAGCACAACGCTATGCTCAGATGGTTAATGGATAGGAGAAAAACATGAAGAAAGAAAAGAAAGAAACAAAGTTTGCGAAATTCAAACAAGAGTTTAAAAAAGGAATGGTTCCTCATAGGGAGTGGCTATGGAGTACAAGAGGCTTCTGGTTTGCTTACGGAGGACTAATCATGTACACAGCAATAATTGGGTACGCACAACAAGATATTAACTTATGGGCTTTTTTGTTTAACGTAGACCTGTCCTTAATTATTGCTTTTCTACCTCTTGGTTTTGGATTAAAGAAAGAGAAGGATATCTAACATGAGAAGGTTAGTTGAATTTGTTCAGATCATTATGATGCTGACCGCTTACTTGTGTTGTATTCATCTTTATTTGCGTCACGAAATGCCTGTACCTGGGTTTTTCCTAGTTGCAGGCTTAATTATTAGCGTACTACTAATTTTTATTGATAACTTCCTTGAAAAAGAATAATGGGGGATAGATATGAAAGATATTTTATATGCAGAGCTAGATCCAAAAGGACGCACTTTTAATATTGTTGGAGACCTTGAAAGTATTTCCCGGGATATCCAACCTCTTTTAAATGTAGATCCGGATGATGAAGAGTATGGGATTAACAATGTCCCTAGAACATACTCGCATGAAGATGACAGATATACAGCAAAAGAACGTGCAGAAGATGAAGAAGCATTTAAGGCTATTCTCGAGTATAAACATTGGGACTGGAAAGACATCTTTGATAAGATTCCCCGAAAGAAGAACGGGACCTATGCAAAGGGTAGAGTAGTTATCGTTCATCGAGGAGAAACCTTCTCCCATTATTGGGAGGATTCATATGGTTGGAATGCTCCAGAAGTTCGAGTGAAGACACTTGATGATTTCACCGCTGAACTAGAGTTTACTTATCGAGTTGAAAAATACTAAAAGGAGTAAGGACTATGACTTTAAATCAAAAATTAATGAACCATTTAAAAGAAGCAATGAAAAATAAGGATACTGTTAAAAAAGCAGTTATCACATTACTACGTGCAGGTTTAACATCTGCTGAAAAAGAAAAGAAAGCACCGCTTACTGATGTTGAAGAAACACTTATTGTACAACGTGAATTAAAGCAAACAAAAGATTCCTTAGCTGAGGCACAAAAAGCAGGACGTACTGACATCGTAGAAGCTGAACAAGCTAAGATTGAAATTATCGAATCTTATTTACCAGAAATGATGACTGAAGAAGAAATCATTGCATTCTTAACTGAGAAAGGTATTAAGAAGGGAGCAGCTGTCGGCCCGACTATGGGTATCTTGATGAAAGATAAAAAAGGTAAAGTAGATAGCTCTTTTGCAAAGCAAGTTATTCAAAAGCATTTTGCTTAATTAAAACTGGTGTAGACAACATGGAAAGACTTAAACAGTTTTATTTAAATAGAAAAGATGACATTTCAGGGGTAAGTGGAACTGGAATAATTGGTCATGGCGTTATTCTTCCTAGTGGGAGAGCGGTGATGGAATGGACTACGAAGTATCGGTCCATTGCCATCTATGACAGCATAGATGAAATTCAGGTACTGCATGCTCACAAAGGAAAAACAGAACTCATATATGTTGAGTAAATTACAGGGGGAAAAAGAATGATTAAGTTAAATCATGAGTTAATTGAATTTAAGAAGTTTCCAAATGGCGAGACACACCTAAATGGGCAACAATTATTAGATTCTTGGAATTTGATTGGAGATAGCAATGAAGTTGAATTTAAATATGAATCTGATGCTGATCTTATCCAGCTTATGCTTGTTAAACGATTCTTAGATGAAACAACAGATAAGGAAACTGTTTTATACATTTCTTATATGCCATATAGCCGTATGGACAGACGAGTGGGTACTGATGTATTTACGCTGAAATATGTATGTGATTTTATCAATTCACTTAAATTTCACAGCGTATATGTAGTCGAATCCCATTCAGATGTAACTCTTGCCTTATTGGACAATTGCTACGCTTTAGAAACTGGCCGTAAATTATTTGAGCTTGTTTCAGAAAAGATTGGGTTTGATAAAGAGAAAGACTATATCTTTTATCCGGATGCCGGCGCTCAAAAACGTTACGGCAAGCTAGGAATTCCAAATGAGCTAGTAGGATTTAAGAAGCGTAATACTGAGACAGGTAAGATTGATAGTTTGCAAGTTGTTGGCAACATCGAACCCGGTCGCAAAGTAGTTATCCTTGATGATCTTAGCAGCTATGGTGGAACGTTCATGGCGAGTGCAGAAAAGCTCAAAGAACTAGGAGCGGGAGATATTTTCCTTGCTGTAACTCATTGTGAAGACAGCATCTTTAAAGGAAAAATCCCTGGTTCTGATTTAATCACAAAAGTATTTACAACAGATTCAATTATTAATGAGTCCAAACATGAGAAAGTAGAAATTATCTCAAGTCTTGGATGGATGCAAAAAGAAGAAAATGAAGTAACTGAAGTAGCTTAATCAAACTAAAAAATTAACTTACAACCGGAGGAATTATAATGTCTCATTTCGATACTATGACTCAAGAAGAATTAATTGCTTATATTAAAAAGACTAACAAAACATCTAATCCATCACCTTTACTATGTGACTACTATAAACTAGGACACTATGACCAATATCCAGAAGGTACTGAAACTATTTATTCAACATTCATTCCACGTAGCAACAAGTATTACCCTGCCGCTAATGAAGTAGTTGTATTTGGTATTCAAGCTTTTGTGAAGAAATACTTAATTGATCACTTCAACACTCATTTCTTTAGCCGTCCGAAAGCGGAAGTTGTTGAAGAGTATGTACGTTTTGTTACTAACACTTTAGGTGTAAAAAATCCACGTATCAATCATATTGAGGAACTACACGATTTAGGGTATCTTCCGGTGAAATTAAAAGCCTTAAAAGAAGGTACGCTAGCACCAATTAAAGTCCCTGTATTAACAGTAGTGAATACAAGACCTGATATGGCTGCAACTTTTTGGATTACAAACTACTTAGAAACTCTTATCTCTAATGAAGTTTGGTTGCCAATGACAAGTGCTACGATTGCTCATACGTACCGTAAGCTATTAGATAAGTATGCTTTAGAAACAGTAGGTACTACTGAAGGTGTTCCATATCAAGGACACGATTTCTCAATGCGCGGTATGGCTTCATTAGACGCTTCAAAAGCTTCTGGTGCAGGACATCTATTATCATTTGTTGGTACAGATACTATTCCTGCAATCTTCCACCTAGAAGAATTCTACAATGCAAACGTAGAAAAAGAATTAGTGGGTACTTCTATCAGCGCGACTGAACATTCAGTAATGTGCTCATATGGTCAAACGGATGAATTTGAATTGTTCAAACACCTTATGACTAATGTATATCCTACTGGATTCTTCTCTGTAGTATCTGATACGTGGGATTTCTGGAAGGTTGTAGGCGAGTATTTACCTGCATTGAAAGAAACAATCTTGAATCGTGATGGACGAGTTGTTATCCGTCCTGATAGTGGTGATCCTGTAGATATCGTTTGCGGTACACCAGATGGGAAAACGGAATTAGAGCGCAAAGGCTTAATTGAAGCCCTATGGGATATCTTTGGTGGTACGGTTTCTAAGCAAGGATATAAAGTTCTTGATACCCATATCGGCGCTATCTATGGTGACTCTATGAATCTAGAACGTATCACTCAAATTTGTGAGAAGTTAAAAGCTAAAGGCTTCGCTAGTACAAACATTGTATTTGGAATCGGGTTAACTTATGGCCCCGTTGCCTAGTAATAGGTAAATGACCACTCTCCTTAATTGCGGGGACGTTCATATAGGGTTTTGCTACCAAGTATAATTGGAAACAATTATATGGCAAAGGGTAACGCCTTTGGTATGGTAACAACGCAAAATACTTGAGCAATCATCTAAACGCATCCAAGCCCCTAACGTATAAGGCGAGGGAGAAGGTTCAGAGACTATCCAATTGGTGCGGTGTAAGTCCGCTATAGGAGTAGGGCTTGTTTATTAGAACAAGTGGGTGAGATCCCCTTAAATCGAAAAGGGAGGCTCCTGTATGAAAAATACAGGATGATGATATAGTCCGGCTTGATTATTGTCACGGGTATGGTTATGTTATATACATAAATCGTATCGGAGGAAGAAAAATGAAGAAGACCAATAACAAGGAAATTAATAAAGAACGTTTTATACAAAAAGCGAAAGATAAATATGGGGATAAATTTGATTACTCTAACTTTAAATATGTAAATGCAAAAACAAAATCTATTATCATATGTGATGAACATGGTCCTTTTGAGCAAACTCCTGACAAGCACTTGAATGGTAAGATTCCTTGTCCGGTTTGTACAGCTATCTTTAAGGCAGCTTATAGACCGAAAAAGAATGTGGAAAGACCACCGGTTTCTCCAGAAGATTACATGGACCAAGTTAAAGAAAAATACGGAGACAAGTTCACTATAGACCTTACAAACTATGAAGGTTTAACAAAGGGTACTGTTACTCTGACCTGTCCAAAACACGGACCGAGTGATTACGTTCCGCGTTCAATACTTGTAAGTAATTGTGGTTGTAAGTTTTGTGGAATGGAACGAAAGAATAGTTCTAAAACAAAACCATATGAAGATTTTATAGAGAAATCTAAAATCAAACACAATGACTTTTATACCTATCCAGAAACGAATTCATCTATTTATATAAATAGAAAAACTGTAATCGATATAATCTGTCCTACTCATGGGCCATTTAAGAAAACCGCTCAGAAACATTTATCTGGGCAAGGTTGTTTTGAGTGTAAAGTAGAGGAACTTATAGATACAGGCATTCTGTGTGGAGGATATAATGATAAGTTGTTCGAGAGAGAACCTGAAATTGCTCAAAGAGATAGTCTTGTTTATTACATGAAAATCGGTTCTTATTACAAAATAGGAATTACAACCAATCTAGGTAGTAGAATTCGCGCTTTACGTAGTAGTTCAAAGTCAGTTGTAGAAGTATTGCAAACTGTAAAACTTCCACTAATTGATTCGTACAAATTAGAGTCTCGTATTTTAGAAGAGTACAAAACATTCCGAGTTAGAACAAATTGGTCAACAGAATTGTTTAGTAAGGATATCTTACCGGACAAACTTCTTAGTGACTTATAAAAATCAAGAGCATTTAGTTATCAGTACAATACACGCGATACGTTTGGATTTGCTATGAAAGCTACATATGCTGTAGTGAATGGCGAAGAGCGTTTCCTATTCAAAGATCCTAAAACAGATGATGGTACTAAACGTAGCTTAAGAGGTCTTGTTGCTGTAGTAGAAGTAGATGGTGAACTACAATTCCGTGATGGATTAAACCAAGCGGAATATGATGCACACTACGCAGATATTGATCAACTAGAAGATGTATTCGTAAATGGTGAATTAGTTCGTGACCAATCTCTAGCGGAAATTCGCGATATCTTATCTTCTTCTAGTAAAAAAGTTGCAGCATAATTCGCTAGACCCCTTGACAAATCAATATCAACAGGTTGCATTAAGTAGGCTGAATTCTTAAATAGAGTTCAGTCTTTTTTAATGGATGTTACTTATTTATAAATAAAGGGCGTGTTGGATTGATGGAGCTAAAAAATAATGTAAGTGAATCAAAGTTAGACAGGTTTGATAAAAAACTTGATAAGTTCGATAAAAAATTGAAAAAAATATATGGAACTAAAGGGTTTCACATTTTAAATATTGCTGTGTGGCTACTTATTGCGTTAGATAGTGTCTCTATTCTTAGAGGATTATCTACTCCACTATCAGCATACAGGGATCATTGGATTTACCAGCCATGGATTTGGATAGTTATGACTTCTATTTCTGTTTTATTAACTGGTGTATGGATTTCAAAATACATTAAAACATTTATTAAAAACAGGTAAGGCATAAGGAAGGTTTAACATGATTAAAAAAATAGATTCTTTACTTTTTGATTTTACAGAAGGCAAAACACTAGCTATTTGGACTTGCGTGCTATTACTTGCAGTCTTAGCAACATCTTTAGAAATCAGTAAAGGTATTTTTGAACTAGGTGGGTTCACAACATGGTTTGACTTGTGGGCTTTCTTTACATGGTTTGTTGTGTTGCATTTATTTAAAACATCAATGAAGGAAAAATGAGGAGGATTTTAATATGGCAATTAGTTTGCACAAGATTAAAGCAGGAGAATCAGTTGAATTAACAAAAGAAAATGCAGGTTTACGTCATGTAACTTTAGGTTTGCGTTGGGGTGGCCTAGTAGAAAAGAAAGAAGAAAAGCCTGAAAAAGTAAGTATTATTTCAGCTATCTTTGGTGGAGGACGACGTTCTTCTAGCAGCTCACAAACTCTTACTAGTCCAGTAGATGTAGATTCTGCTGTTGTTATGGTAGATGCAGATGGTCGTAAGTTGGATCGTGTTTATTTTGCTAAACGACATGCACAAGGTGTTTACCATGCAGGTGATGACCGCAGCGGTAATAACCAATTCGGTAAAGAAGATAATGAAGAAATCTATGTAAAACTAGAAGAACTTCATGTAGCAGTTAAAGAGCTTTATGTAATTGCAAATATTTATACAGGTGCTAATGACTTTAGTGATAGCCGCTTAAGTGGTTCTTATGTACGCTTATTGAATTCAGATACCAACGAGGAGTTAGTCCGCTACGAATTAGATGAATTCAAGGGAATGCGTGGAGTTGTTCTAGGTAAGTTGTACAAGCATAACAGTGAATGGAAATTTAAAGCTCTAGGACAAGGTGTTAAATCTGGTTCTATTGATTCAATTGAAAATGCAATTCTTCGTTAATTAATTATTTAATCATTTATTAAAATACAAAACTTATAAACAATCGGAGGAATTAATTATGGCAGTGACATTACAAAAAGTTCAACGTGGTAAAAAAGTGAACTTACGAAAAGAGCAACCAGGACTTGCAAAACTTCGTGCAGAGATTTATTGGGATGAAAACAAGTTCGATACAGGTGGTAAGCACGATTTAGATATCGTAGCTGTAGCACTACAATCAAATGGTAAATGCCGTGAAGATCGTGACTTTGTTGTAGCATTCGGTTATGACGATCATGGTAACAACTTAGCTATTCATCCAAGTGGAGCAATTGCACATAGCGGAGACGAAACTACAGGAGGTAAAGGTGGCGCTGATGAAATCATTTCAGTTGATTTCACAAAAGTCCCTTCACATATCACCGAGATGCACTTCATTGCCAGCACAAACGATGGCGTGAAATTCGGAGACGTTCGCAATGCAAAAGTTGTTCTAGTTAATGATGAAACAAATGAGCCAATGTACCAATATGACTTAGAAGAAGATTTCTCTACTGAAACAGCGGTTCTTTTATTCCGTCTTTACTTGAAAGAAAACGACTGGAGATTCAGTGCTGAAGGTAAAGGCTACAACAAAGGAATGGAAGCATTTATCGTTGAGTACGGCTTAGAAGTAGGTTAATCCTATGAAGCAAAAAATCAAGAACTTTTGGTATAACGTAAAACTGATGATGACCCTGCTAGTAGTAGAGGTCATCATGTTCTTTATATGTAAAGGTGTGATTTGGATAGAACTTGTTGTTCGTCCATATACAAAATTCGGAGCGGGTGCTATGGCTTTTAGTCAGCATATTGCTTTTGCTATTGTCGGATTTTTCATTGCAATAACAATTTGTCCTAATGGAGGTAAACGTAAATGAGCTTAATTCTATTCATCTTTGGTTTCTGTGCAGGTTGCATAGTTTGGGATTATATTGGTGAAGACGTAAAGAAAGCAATCATGAATAAAAACCGCTAATAATGGGGTGTAAGAGTGTCTAGAAAAACCTACTTGATAGATATGCTGGAAGGGGTAGGCATAATCATTCTGACGTACTTAGTTGGAATAGCAATCCGCATAATTATCTTTGGTCACTTTTTGTTTATTGGTCTTTGGAGGCGGTTACTAATTTGTTCAGTGCAAGGTCATGATTGGAAGTTTATTGGCGGGGGATGGATTTCTATTCCGTTCATTACCCCGTCTAAGTCTTTCGAATGTAAAAGATGCTTAGCACATACAGATGATCCCCGCTAAGAGAATAAAATATCTATAGGGAAGAGGAAACTACGTGTTAGAAAATTTATATATCGTTTTTGTATTGATTGTAATGGAGGGCTTACTAAGTGCAGATAACGCCCTTGTACTATCAATGATGGCAAGCAAAGTAAAAGATCCTGCTAAGCGTGACAAGGTTCTTTATTACGGTATGGTAGGAGCAATTGCGTTTCGTGCATTCTTTATCTTGATTGGAACAGTTATCGTTAAGTTCTGGATTATTAAAGTTATTGGTGCGGTTTACTTATTAAAGATGGGTATTGAGCACTTTGTTAAGAAAGAAGAAGATTCAGATGAAAGCGGAGTAGTAGATAAGTATACGAAAACATGGCTTCATAAATTACTAGGTAAAATGAACATTCGAGTAAGTCATTTCTGGTCTGTTGTTATTTCAATTGAATTAATGGATTTAGCTTTCTCAGTAGATAGTATTACTGCTGCATTGGCTCTTAGTGATAAGTTTTGGGTATTAGCACTTGGCGGTATTCTTGGTATTGTCATGATGCGTTTTGTTGCAAAATTATTTACTAGACTTATTGAAAGAGTACCAGAAATGGAGCATACAGCTTTCGTTTTAATCGTAATCATTGGTTTAAAAATGTTACTAGGAACTGTTCATAGCATGGTAAACCTTGCTTCTAAATTATTTCATGGTTCATACCACATGCATGAAATTCATGTTCCTCACTGGTTATTCTTTGGAATCTTAATCTTAACGTTTGCTGCAACATTTGTTGTACATGCATTACGTAAAAATAAAACAGTAGCGGCATAATCGCTACAAGGGGGAAATAAGATGTTTGGTAACTTACAATCATTAAAAGGTAAAACAGTATATCATCTTTCACACAATGACTTGGACGGATATTCTCCCCAAGTCATTTCTAAATTATCGACATTAAAAATAGCTAAGCATATTCATTGCGGCTATGATCGGTTTGAGGAAGAACTTGATGAAGTTATGTCATCATTTGAAGAAGACAAAAACGTACCTAAATATGTAACTTCCGCTATTTTAATTACAGATATTGCTCCTACATCTGAAGAAATTGTAGAGCGCTTGAACAATTTATTTACTGCAGGTCTTACTATTGTGTTACTAGATCATCACGACACAGCTAAATGGATTAGTGAAAAGTATCCTGAGTGGGCTTTTATTACAAGTAAAATTAATGACCGCTTAACTTCTGCTACAGAATTATATTATCTATACCTAAAAGAGAAAGACTGTTTCCTAACTCATGTGTATGAATCATACGCTGTAAACACTTTTGTAGAGCAGGTTCGTTCTTATGACACATGGGACTGGTACCGTACAGGTAATGACCTTGCTAAAGAATTAAATTCTGTTCTTTATATTCTTACACCGTCTCAGTTTATTGAGATGCAGTTAGCGAAATTCGTTAAAATCTTCACTAATGTTAGACTGCCTGATCTATTCTCTTTAAATGAAACAGAACGATTATTGGTCAACATTGAAAACAAACGAGAAGAAAAATACATTGAAGGCCGCTCTAAGAAAATGGCTAAACATGAATGGTATGTCGATGGTAAGCGTTATGACGTAGGTGTAGTGTTCGCTGATCAATATCATTCAACATTAGGTAATACATTAAATACTCTGAATCCTGACCTGAATTTTGTTGCTATTCTTGATATGAACTCTGGTAAAGCAAGTCTTCGAACTATTCATGAAGACGTACATGTAGGTAATATTGCTAAATCAATTGCAGGCGGTGGAGGACATCCCAAGGCTGCCGGTTTCGAATTTGACTCTGAAAAAATGACATTCCTAACAGAGAATGCATTAGGTTTGTTGCCTCAATCATCTCATGCTTAAAAAAGAGTTTAAGCAGGGAGACAGAGTTTATATTGTTAGGGATATAGGAATAGCAGGAATTAATGTAGGGGATACCGCTACAATACATCTTATTGCTAATGGTGAGTATTTCTATCCTGTTCATCTAAAGTTAGACAAGCCGTGTGATGATGGTCATTTTTATTGCAGAGTTGATTATGGTGATATAGATCATATGCCGGTTAATGTAGCTCCTGTACAGCCATTATTTGTGCAAGAACCTGAAATACCTGATTGGTTAAATGTTTCCGGATACGAAGACATTCCACTTTAAGTATTGGTTGGTTATCCAGTCGAGAGATAGTAGACGAGAAGATTGTTAATACGACATCAATAGATTATATATATAATGTAGCGTTCATCATACGATATGTATCCTCCTATGTGTTTGTTATGTTATTTCTCCTTCTTACTTCTTTCTCTCTCTTCTTGGGGGTCTCTAATTAGAGGCCTCCCTTTTTTTCGACTTGGAAAGGTGGTAATGCCTCTATGAAAATTGGAGATATCTTTGTTGTTAGTGGTAACAGTATCATTTCTAAAGCAATTCAAAAGACAGTCGGCTCTAAATGGACGCATGTCGCCCTTTATGTTGGCGGTGGATATGTTTTAGAAATTGATTGGAACACGAAAGCAACACTTGTTAAAGATCCTTATACGTTTGGTGAGTTTGAGCATGTTGTGTTAAGAAGTAAAAAACCTTTAACAGCAAATCAACAAGTAAACATTACTTCTAATGCTTGTGCGTTTAACAAGACCGGAAATAGATATGATTGGCTTATGCTGATTAATCTGTTTCTGAAAACAAAATTTCCAAACACAAAATTATTAAAACACCTAAATGGGAAGAACAGTTATATTTGTACCGAATTGGTGGATGAAGTATTCAGACGAGTAGGTATCGAACTATTCCCTGACAAAGATGGAGTTATATATCCACATGACTTTATTGCATGTGACAAGCTACAAATTGTTGATTCAGAGTTTAGTAGAATCTGCAGTTAAATATTTGAGAATGGCAGTTGACTTTGATAAGTTAACTGCTTATTTTAATTTCCGACAAATAAATAAGAAGAAGGAGATTCAAAATGACAGGTATTTTAGTAGGCATTTTAGGGATCGTTATTACGTTTGGAGTTGCGTTCTTACTATCAAATGATAAGAAGAATATCAATTATCGAGCGGTAGGTATTTTATTCGTACTTCAGTTGGTTATTACAGCATTTATGCTACACACAAGCATTGGAGGTAAAATCCTAACGGCGATTGCAAACGGGTTCTCTAAGCTAATGACTTTCGGGACAGAAGGTATCAACTTTGTAGTTGGTGGATTAGTTCCTGAAGGTAAATCTGTTTTCGTTATTAGCGTATTATTACTGATTGTGTTTACTTCAACTATTCTAAGTATCTTAAACTATATCAGAATTTTACCGCTACTTATTAAATATCTTGGTGGATTAATTGCAAAGATTACAGGACTACCACGAGTTCTTTCATTTAGTACAATTGCATCTTCTGTATTTGGAGATACAGGTGCTTTATTAGCGATTAAAAACCACATTCCTTCGTTTAACCGTAATCAGCTATTCGTAGCAACTACAGCTTCAATGACTAGTGTAAGCGCTTCTATTGTAGCCTCTTACATGCAAATGGTACCGCCTGAATATGTTTTAATTGCATTACCATTGAATGTTCTAAGTGGATTAATCCTTTCTACTATCGTAGCACCAGTTAAAGAAGACAACGCTGATATTAACATCAAAGATATGGTGAAAGAAAAGACATTCTTTGAAGCGGTTGGTAATGGTGCAATTGACGGATTAAAAGTAGCCGCTATTGTAGCTGCTATGCTTATCGCTTATGTTGGATTACTAGCAATGGTTAACTGGGCAGTTACAGGTTTAGTAGGTATGAAGATTGAAACTATCCTAGGTTATATCTTATCTCCAGTTGCATGGATCATGGGTGTGCCTTGGGATGAAGCGGTTAAAGCAGGAAGTGTTATGTCTACAAAGATTGTAGCGAATGAGTTTGTAGCTATGCTTGGTTTTGGACCAATTATGGGAGCATTATCTGCTAAAACTGTGGGTATCGTTTCAACATTCTTAATTAGTTTTGCTAACTTCTCTTCTATTGGAATCATTCAAGGAACAGTACAAAGTTTTTCTCAAGAACAAGGTGCGGGCGTTGCTAAGTTTGGTATGAAAATGCTATTAGTAGCAACAATGGCGTCTGTATTATCAGCGACGATTGTAGGTCTGTTCCTATAATGGCAAGAAGAAAAAGGAGGCATCATGGTCTCTTTGAAGCACTAGCGGATTTAACAGCCGCAATCTTAGAAATCATATTTAGTCCTAAGTAAAACGGGTGGGACATTGTTCTCACCTTTTTTTATTGTTATGAAGTTGGGAGACAACAGAGTTTAAGATTGAGCCCCTTTAATCAAATGGTTATTTTTCTTTGGTAATCGATTAAAGGAGGAGTTCCTATGGAATTTAAAATCCAATCTGAAGTACTTGAGGTTCAATCTACTTCACCAAAACAAGTTATTGACTGGGGTGTAAGCCTAGTTCAAGCTCCTCAAATCTGGTCTCTTACAAAAGGAGAAGGAATCAAAGTAGCGGTATTAGATACAGGCATTGATCCTAAACATCCAGATTTAGCACCTAACATTGTAAAAGGTATCAACTTTACTACTTCAAACCCTACCGACTTTGTAGATCGTCAAGGTCATGGCAGTCACTGTGCAGGTATTATTGCTGCTTGTGACAATATGGTAGGAGTTGTTGGTGTAGCACCACGAGCACAATTATATATTGCTAAGGTTCTAGGTGATGATGGTTCAGGTTCTATTGATGCTATTATCAAAGGAATTGATTGGGCAATAGAAGAACAAGTGGACATCATCTCTATGAGTCTAGGTTGTCCTGTTGATCCGGGCCCTGCATTCCATCAAGCTTTCAAACGTGCACATGATGCAGGTATTATTATTGTAGCTGCTTCAGGTAATGAAAATACTCATGTAGGTTGGCCTGCAGTGTATGAAGAAACAATTGCTGTTGGTGCAATTGACCAAGCATTTGGAAAAGCAAACTTCTCTAACTTCGGTAATGAATTAGATGTAGCGGCTCCTGGTGTAGACATTTATAGTACGTATAAAAATGGTAGTTATGCAAAACTATCCGGTACTTCAATGGCAACACCTATGGTTGCAGGAGTTATTGCTCTTATTGAATCACTTGCTCGTAAATCAGGACAAAAACTATCACCTGACCAAATTATGCAATTAATTCATGACCGCTCTGTTGATCTCGGAGAAGCAGGCGACGATGACAACTTTGGAAATGGTCTTATAAATATTTATAAACTTATCCAGAAACAATAACTGAGTCACCCTTATGGGTGGCTTTTTTGTTTCAGAATATGAGAACATGAGAAAAAGCAGCCATGGTAGTTAGCTGCTTCTTCAGTGAGGTTTAGGTTTTTTGGTTTAGGTTTTATAACTGTTTCTTAACTATAATAACATGATATAATAAGAACAGATGTTCTGTAAAGAAAAATATTCCTGATTTATTACAAAAATTTTTCAATGCTTGAATTTGAGACTAATGACATATTTACTTTTGATATGAAAAGCTTATGTTGTTTTAGCATTGTGTATACAAGATGAAAGGTGGTCAACTTTATGACTGATCGTAGTGGTAAACATTGGACTGAAGAAGAAATTGAATATCTTGAAACATATATTGGATCGCTGTCTATGAGTGCGATTGCTCAGAAGCTTGGCAGAACACCTGAAGCGGTATTAAGCAAAGCTGAAAAATTAGGCATATCTAATACAAAAATAGCGTGTGGAATGTTAACTGTTCGACAGCTTGCTAAATGTTTATGCATAGATGATAAAGCGGTTAAGCGAATGATTACTAATCACGGTTTACCGGCTAAACAAAGAGACTTCCGAATTAGAAGAGTTAAAAACGGTAGAAACGGAGCTGTTAATGTAAAACAACTTTCTTATTACATTAACCCTAAGAAGTTCTGGAAATGGGCTGAAGAACATAAACACTTGATCAATTGGCATAATGTTCCGCAATATTCACTACCTTTTGAGCCTGATTGGTTAGATGAAAGACGTAAGGAAGATTTTTATAGATGGGCAAATAAAAGAAAGCCTTGGACAACTGAGCAAGATGACCAACTGTGGAGATTGTATTATCAAGAGAATATGCCACAGAAAAAGATTGCAGAAATAATGGGAAGGACTTCTACTGGAATAGAGAAGCGTTTAAAACGTCTAAGAGACAAAAGGCTTCAAACAACTTCTTAAGAAAGTAGGTATAGAATGACAGCTCTAATTATTGGTTTATCCATTGGAGTTATCATCGTGATCGCTGTGCATTCTGTAGAGAAAAAACGTCCTAAATGTCCTTGTACATATAGCGATTACAGATGCGAAAGTTGCAGTCATTACATGCGACAATCTAGAAGATAACCTCTATTATATTTCTCAAAAACCATGTTCCAAATATTCAATAGTTATTAATACGTTAGCTTATAAGACGGATTCATTCAAATCTGTATATTTTTTGAAGGTAAATCCTAATAAATGTATAATAATATAAGATGAATCAATAGAACATGGTTTTACACTTTCGAAAGGTGTGTATATAATGAGTGAGTTTAAAAATAGAGGTTTCTTATTAAAGCAACGTGCATTTTTGAAGCTATACATATACAAGACAATTGATAAGCATAAAGGGTATGCGTCTCAATATTTAGGGGATTTACGTAAAGAATTTAAACAGTATGGGTATGAACCTACTCATACAGAAACATATAAAGTATTACACGAATTGACTAGGGATGGGTTAGTCAAAAGGGAACGCCAAATCAAAGGGGAGAAGGGCGTTGATTTTCAAGAGATTATCCTATACTCACTTACGGATGAAGGAAAGAAAGAATATGACCTTTATAAGAAGCAAATGAAAGTTGAGCTTGAACGGTGTAGGGGGTTATTGGATAAAGCTTTAGAGGATCATTACGGCCCTGTTAGATAAGGGGTGAAAGAATGAACAAAGCTTTAAAAAGTTGTTGGATTAATCATCATCAAATCAAGTTTCAAGATAGTCATGTTAGTCCAATAGGTGGACCAGAGGGAACAGTTGTTATGTATACAATGGGGAATCCTGTTCATGAAGATGGTTCGCCAATGAAGATAGGAGATCATCATCCATTCTTAGGGTATAATTTAAACTTTAATCAAGCTATTATTCCTAATGAAATAGATATGAGCAAGCAAAACAAAGTGCATCTCATATTTTTCAGTGGTGAAGAGTTTGAAGGGCTTATTAGCCATATAAACCATGGCACTAGCACCGTTGGAAGTGGCTCTACAATTTATGAGAATGTATCTTTTCTTGTAGAAACACCAGAAAGAAATACACAAACTGGATAAGTATTTAAAGGCTGAGGATATAACCCTGAGTCTTTTTTATTGTCTAAATTTAGAACATTAGTTTGTTCATAAATCAGTTTGACTTTTTAATATCTAATGGTTGTATTAAAAACTGACCTTTCACGAAGCGAGCTACTATATGTAGTTTGCCGCTCGGGAATTTAAAAAACATTAAGGGAGGAATTTACTTGTCAACTGAAACAACTACATCAGTCCAAGAAATTATTACAGGCAGAATTACAAAAGTATTAGAATCATTTAATCATTTAGATAGCGCAGACTTCTTAGATAGCGTGAAAAATTATATTGAGAGTAGAGAAGAAATCACTCTACAAGAAGCTTCTCAACAGGCAATTCTTCGAGCTTTAGAAGAGCTTGGTATGGAAGATAATCGTCCAGATTGGACATTTGTAGCGTCCGCTTTATACTCTGAGCAACTATATGAAGAAGCAGCTCAAAACCGTGGTTATGATCCTAAGCAAAAATACGGTTCTTTATATGAATTAGTAACTCTTTTAGTGGGGCAAGGCATTTACCATACAAACATTTTAACTGATTATACAGAAGATGAAATGAACCAACTTGAGAGCCTTATTGTCCCTGAACGAGATAATGACTTCACTTATATTGGTCTTCTTACATTGGCGGAACGTTACTTAGCAAAATTCAATAAGAAAACTACTTGTGAGTTACCACAAGAACGTTTCATGATTATTGCAATGGCTTTAATGCGTTTAGAAGATAAATCAAAACGTATTAACTTAGTTAAAGAAGCGTATGAAGTATTATCAAAACGATATATGACAGTAGCTACTCCTACTTTTTCAAATGCAGGAAAGAGCTATGGACAACTATCTTCTTGCTTTATTGATACCGTTGGTGATGACTTACGTTGTATTTATGACAGTAACAGTGATCTAGCTGACCTATCTAAAAATGGTGGCGGTATTGGTGTTTACTTAGGACATATTCGTAGTCGTGGTTCAGACATTAAAGGTTTCCCTGGTGTATCCCAAGGTGTTCTACCATGGATGAAACAATTAAATAATACAGCGGTTAGCGTAGATCAATTAGGTCAACGCCAAGGTGCTATTGCAGTTTACTTAGATATTTGGCACCAAGATATTTTCACATTCTTAGATGCGAAGCTAAACAATGGTGACGAACGCAAACGTACACATGATTTATTCATGGGTGTAACATTACCTGATATCTTCATGGAAGCGGTAGAAGCACGCGATTCTTGGTACACATTTGATCCTCACACAATTCGAAAAGAATTAGGATTTAGTCTTGAAGATTTCTATGATGAAGAAGAAGGCAGCGGTTCGTTCCGCAACCATTACGCAATAGCTGTTGAAGCGGCTGAAAACGGACAATTTGGAGAAAAGGGATTGCTATGGGACAAAGTAGAAGCAATTGAAGTCTTTAAGCGAATTATGATTTCTCAACTAGAAACTGGCTCTCCATTTATGTTCTATCGCGACGAAGTAAACCGCAAAAATGCAAACAAGCACAAAGGCATGATTTACTGCAGTAACTTATGTACAGAAATTACACAAAATCAAAGTGTAACAGTAGTAGAAGAGGTAAAAACAGAAGATGGCAAAATCATTATTACAAAAAATCCAGGTGATTTTGTTGTATGTAACCTTTCTTCTATTAACTTAGGAGCAATTTATAAAGCTAATCCGGATAACTTCTATCAAGCTCTAGAAAAGTTAATCAACATTCAGGTACGTATGCTTGATAACGTTATTGATTTAAATGACCTACCAGTATACCAAGCTAAAATCACAAACGGAAACTACCGTGCAATTGGTCTTGGCACATTTGGTTGGGCCCACTTATTAGCACTTAAAGGTATCATGTGGGATTCAGAAGAAGCGGTAGAGCTTGCTGATGAATTATATGAGCACATTGCTTTCTACACAATTAAGGCATCTAAGGAACTTGCAAAAGAAAAAGGCGCTTATCCTTATTTTGAAGGTTCGGAGTTTAATACAGGTATGTACTTTGAACGTCGTAGTTATACAGGAGAAAATGCTATCCCTTCATTATTGGATTGGGACACTTTATCTGCTGAAGTTCAAGAAGAAGGTATTCGTAACGGTTACTTGATGGCAGTTGCACCTAATGCAAGTACATCAATCGTTGCAGGATCTTCCGCTAGTATTGATCCTATCTTCCGTAAATTTTATTCAGAAGAAAAGAAAACATATAAAATTCCTGTAACGGCGCCGGACCTTAACGAGCAAACAACATGGTTCTATCCATCTGCATATGTAGTAGATCAGCATCAAAGTATTAAACAGAATGCTCGTCGTCAACGTCATATTGACCAAGCAATCAGCTTTAACTTCTATGTACCAAACGATGTAAGAGCTAGTGAATTACTAAGCTTACACCTAGACGCATGGAAAGAAAAATTAAAAACAACTTACTATGTTCGTTCGACTTCTCAAGAAGTAATCGACGATTGTGAATCTTGTCATTCGTAATATAAAACACCTTGGAGGAATAAATAATGAGTACAGAATTAGTAACAAGAAAAATTATGGATAAAACAGCACCAAACCGTTCTACGGCTATTGTTAACGGGGAGTCTTCAAACGTATTAAACTGGGATGATGTCCGCTTTAAGTGGGCATTCCCGCTCTATAAACGAATGTTAGCAAACTTTTGGACACCATTTGAAATTAACATGGGTAAAGACGTTCAGCAGTTCCCTCAATTATCAAAAGCAGAGCAAGACACATTCTTAAAAATCATCGGTCTACTAGCATTGTTAGATAGCATCCAAACGGACTATGCAGCTAAAATGGCAGACTACATCACAGATTCTAGTGTTAATGCTCTTATGGTTATCTTAGCTCAACAAGAAGTAGTTCATAACCATTCATATTCATATGTACTTTCTAGCCTTGTACCAAAAGGTAAGCAAGATGAAGTATTTGAATATTGGAAAACAGAACCTAAGTTAATTGCTCGCAATGAATTTATCACAAATGGTTATCAAGAATTTGCTGAAAACCCAAGTGTAGAAAATATGTTGAAATCTATTGTGTACGACGTAATTCTTGAAGGCTTATTCTTCTACAGCGGTTTTGCATTCTTCTACAACTTAGCTCGTAATCAGAAGATGGTAAGTACTTCTACGATGATTAACTACATCAACCGTGACGAGCAACAGCATGTTGGTTTATTCGAAAAGATTTTCAAAGAAGTACTTAATGAAAATCCTGAGTACAATACACCAGAATTAAAAGAATTTGCTGTTCAAACATTCCGTAAAGCGGCTGAGCTTGAAATTGAATGGGCAGAAGAGATCATTGGCAATAAGATCACAGGTCTTACAATGAGAGATGTTTCAAACTATATTAAGTTCACTGCAAACTTACGTTGCAACCAAATGGGATTCGGAAAGATGTTGGTATTCCCTGATGCACCAACAACAAATCCTTTACGCTGGATTGTTGCTTATCAAGAAGTTGATTTAGGTAAAACAGATTTCTTTGAGCAAAAGTCTCGCCAATATACAAAAGCTAGTGAAGCAAATGGCTTCGACGATCTATAAGATTTAATAAATAAGGACGGTATTAATATGGAAATTCTTAAATTTTATCAACCGAGTTGCACTACTTGTGTACCTGTAAGTAATTACTTAGAAGATCAAGGTGTAGAGGTTACATCTTATAATGTAATGGATTCTGAAGGCGCTAAAAAAGCCGCTGAATTAAAAATTGGATATGGTGTTCCTGTTGTTATTCTTATGGATGGTGACAAGGAAATTAAGCGTACTCTTAAATATAATCCAGCTGAGCTTGAAGAGATCGTTGATCTTTATAAAGCGGCATAGTAAAATATTTCTTTTATTTCATCTTTCTTGACAACGACTAAATACTTTCTATACTAGTTAGAAAAGGGGAGTGTTTCAATGTACGAAGCTATTTTAATTGAAATGCTAATCGAGCTACAATCTCTTGCGCCTACCAGAGTAGAAGTAAATAGTAAGGAAGCTATCGATAAGTTGTTGAATTTAATAGATGAAATACATAAATTAAGGAGCCTGTAATGGGCTCTTTTTTTATTTTACTTATTGACGTTTTATCTGAAAGGCTTATGTTACATAAAAGGAGAGGAGGAAGAAACATGAATAGAGCAGATTTAGAATTAATGAAAGAGTGTGAGCATTACTTAGTTAAGCTACGAGGGGATTTAGATGGAGTAACCTTCCCTGAAGGTATGATTGAGTATGCAATTGCCTGTCCTCGAGGTATTTATGATTTGGTTATGGAATTAAAAAAGATGTATTTAGAAACTAAAAAAGATACCGATATCTACATAATCTACTTGAAGAGCTATGATCATGTCTTTGCAATTAAGACAAATGACTATTCAAAAGAAATAGCTGAATTGTTGGATTGGGCTTATTCATCTTACCAGATCATGTCTGTTGTAAAAAATGCTGAGATTATGGAGAAGGGTGAGTACTTATTTACACCTAAATCAGAGTTACTGGAAGACTTACAATTCAAAGTTGAAGCATATTGTTTTGAAGAACCAGATGAAGTTATAGCAGAAAATATAGAACGAATAAAACAACTTCTTATAGATGAAAGCCAATAAAGTAAAGGAGTATTTTAATGAGTCTTAAAAAATTAGAAGAAGAAGCATTGGAGAATCTATCTAGGTTTGAGCAATTAGCAGAGAAAGTACAATTAGACATGGAGGACTTTGGAAAGCACTTGTTGGTTCTCGATGTAAATAGAGCAGTCCTTAATGAACGCTATCGTCAGAATGGATTATGGGGATACCAGCGTCATGATATTGGTAAATGGTTAGCTATCCTAGGTGAAGAGTGGGGAGAAGTGTGTCAAGCCGCTCAAGGACGTTTAGGTTTAAAGAGTGTTAAAGATACGGATGCGGACAATTTATATGAAGAATTGATTCATGTGGCCGCTGTTGCTTCGGCTATTGCAGAACAAATCAAAGAAGAAGAAAAAGCAAAACAGGAGGCTGCTTAATATGAGCAATGAAAGAACACCTTTTTTAAAAGCCCTAGTTGGTTCACATAACTATAACCTACAAGTTCCTTCATCAGACAAGGACTATAAGCTTTTTGTCTTACCATTGTTTGAGGATATGTTTGCTAATAGAGACATTGCTAAATCATTTACCGCTGATAATGGAGATGATGTGGAATATAAAGATGCACGACAACTTTCTTATCTATGGTGGAAATCAAATGTTAACTTTACTGAAGTTTTATTTTCAAACGATCTAGTGTTTTCTCCGGAAGTAGAGAAGTATGTGAGAAAGTTGTTAGAGAAAAAAGAAGAAATTGCTCGAATGAATTTGCCTTATCTTCACAAATCATCATTAGGAATGATCAGAACAAAGCTACGACTTGCTCAAAGGAATTATGAAAATGGGCTTCCTCACTACGATGCAAGCGGAAAACCTCTAACTGTTAAAGGTATTGCCTCTCCTTGGGGAAAAGAAATGATGGGTGCTTACCGCATTGGAGATTTCTTTATGCGTTATTACAAAAATGACTTTACAGACTTCAAAGCCGCTATGACTTATTCAGATGAAGAAAGAGTAAAACTTCTTGCATTTAGAAATGAAGAAATGTCTTATGAAGATGCACTAGCTATGGTCAAAGAAAAAGAACAAGAATTATTAGATGTTGTTTTTACTTATGATGAAGAAGAAGGATTAAAAACAAAAGAGTTTGTTGAGTCAGTTCTAAAAGAAGCTGTTATGGAAGATTTAAAAAAACGAAATTAATCAGGAGGAACCAATTATGAGTAACGTTGTTGTTCATGTATCTGGTGGAGTAGCAGAAGCTGTTAGTTTGCCTAAAAATGTAGGTATTTACATTTTAGATTTTGATAATTTTCGTGACAGTGAGGATATGGGATCAGAAGTTCTAGGTGACTTCTGCCCTTCTTGCAAAGCACATAGTACTGAATTTGAATGGAATGCTGCAACCATGTTAACAAATGGAGAAGATGCTCCACGTATTCAAAATACAAAAAGAGATCTATTTGCAGTAGCAACAGAGCATACATATGTGTGTCCTAGATGTTTCGAAGAAATTCCGTTAAACAAACTAATAGAAGAGAAGGGAAATAATTAAATATGGAAATAAATCAAATGCTTTCACTATCTACTGCACATGTGACAAAAGATGCATCAGAATGGTTAGATAAACAAGCTATATTAACGCAGGATAATGAAATGGATTTAATTACTTATCCTAAAGGAAGCTATGGATGGTTTATCCCTTTATATAACGAAATGTTTGATGAAGAAAAAACCATTCCTGATTCTCTTCTTTTTGTTATTGGTTATGCTATGGGCAAGGGTTGCCAATGGATTATGTTTGATCATGAGATAGATTCAATTGATGAATTACCTAAATATGTTTGGTGAGGCAGCTAGTACAACTATGCTGTCTTTTTTCATGATATTATATACATATATAAAGGGGGAATATTATGCCAAATCCAGCTAAGATTTTTGTTAGCTCAGCATATGATGACGATCTAAAACCGTTAAGACAAGATTTAAAAGCACATTTAGAATCTTCGGGCCATCAGCCTTTGTTGTTTGAGGAGAATTTTTACCCTTGGGCTGATGACACAATGGAGACTTGTATACAGAAGGTTAAAGAATGTGATATTTTTATCCTGCTTGTAAACAACTATGTTGGAACGTATTGGGAAGAGGCGAAAACTACACCTACATATGAAGAATTCTTTACAGCAATTGAGGAGAAAAAGTATGTTATCGCTTTCTTTGACGAAAAAATAAAACGCGTTTATGACGAGCATATTAAGACACCTTTAAACAAACGCTATAAAGAATATATGGAAACAAATCATCGCGAACCTAATTATACAATGGATATAGTTGAGGAAGTAATTCAAAACAATTTGGGTGATGCACAAAGAGATATGTTGAAAGAGAAAAGATTTCATCCTTTTTTGTGGGCGTTTATTTTTGATGTTCAGCGTGCACGAGTTTGGACAGAGGATCTTATCATATCCCGTTCACCAGAATTTTATCAGAAAATTAATGGTTACTTTAGTGATCATTTAGGTCAAGGAATCAAGCTGATTCCACATAAAGAAAGCATGGCTGTAAATGCAGATGCCGCAAAAGTCTTGCGACAGTATCAGGAGTATACAACTTCATTATTATCGTTTATAGATAATGGAAAAGTAGTTGACTGGGGAGAGTTTTTAAACACAGCTAGAGTTCAGTTAAGTGGCGGAGAAATTTTTATACGTCCAGGTACAAGAACTCAAAAGAAAGTAAATACAATTGGTAGTTGTAATGCTATGACTGTTTACAAACAAGATAATGGAAAAATGAAGCTTTGTGGCTGTTGCGGTGAAACAACACCAACTCAAGAGTATGATTTGTCTGATGATACTTCATATGTAGTGAATTGTTATACTAGTGATAATGGAGAAATAGGTTATTCTGAAGCAAAAGAATTGCTTTACTATACAATTAAGTCCAAAGAGTTTGTATTATGTTTTCATTATCCGTTAATTGAGAAAAAATGGACAGACCTACAAGCTAACTCTTACAAGGACGAAGTGGAATATGCTATAATGAGTAATAACATCCTGCTTATAAACTTTGTAGCTGATTTAATAGGAGGGATTCAATCATGACTGTTCAGAAAAAACGGTATGATAATGGTAAAGTTGTAGTTATTTCCTCTAAGCCTTCATCAGCGAGACGTAGATATACTGAGGAGTATATGAAGAGACTACAGTTTTCTAGTGATGAAGTATTAAAAACTTTAGCAGAAATCAACACTGCTTACCCACAACCCGGACTGAAAAATAGTTAAGAATACAAACAGAAGGAAGCCTTAGTTATAGGGCTTCTTTTTATTTTGTCTAAAAGGAGAGAAAACAATGACAGATATTATTTTTTACACATATACAGACGGTAGATGGATTGAACGAGAAACGCTTACAGACCCGCTGTTGTCAGAGTTATACGATAAAGTAAGTGAATTAAATGAGAAGTATAAAACAAAAAACTGGGCTATTCCAGAAGGACATGATCCTGCTAATTATCCTGAACTACTTGAAATGGAGAAGGTTGTTAGTAGGCATTTATCTCATTATCAAAATGACTTTTACCTTCATGATCTATATTCATATTTAGAAGGAGATAAGAAAGGTCTGTGGTTATTACGAGATAGCGGAACTCACTTTATTCAAATGGGAGAAAGTTTCTCCGCTGAAGACATGGTTGTATATAAAGACTATGTAAGATGTAATAAGTATTTTTACTTGATTGATCATGGAGAAATTAAAAAATTATCACTAGATAAGGTTTATCAACTATTGGAGGAAAAAGTAAGTGTGGCTGCCTAGCTTTGTTAAAATCTTTGGTATAATAAAAAAGAGCATTACCAAAAGGTAATACTCTCTTTAGCAAAAATACAACTAGAAACTTAATTATATCATTAGGAGTTAAAAATGTCTAAACGTTATGAAAAGCCACCAGAAGTTATGTATAGGATATACACACTTAGAAATGGTACTAAAAGAGTAATTCGTATCGAACCATGGCGTTCATTTCAAGGAGAACTGAAGAAATTAAACATTACAGAGCATGATATTTTCCAAATGCAAATGGTTTATGAATATCCAAAAGACTTATGAGTCTCAAAAGGATTAATGTTCCTTTGAAGGAAACAATTACCGTTGTTCCACAAAAATACCCATGTTAAAATTAAACAGCAATGTTCAACAATTACAACGTAAAATGAAATCAATTTAAAAAGCTTGAAGAGGCGGTTAACTATGTTAGCCGCTTTTTCTATGTCAAAATAAGAATTTTTTTCTAATTAAGAAGGATTATTGAATTAGATGAAGAATATGTTTACGTTATGCATTTTTTAATCTAGGAGAAACAAATAAGTGTAACAGGAGGGATTCGCTATGATTGATTTTGATACAGATAAAGAGATAGTAGAAACAGTTAAAAGGAAACTAAAAGAAGAAATTAATGAGTATAGAGACAATATATGTTCGTATTTTCATGAATTTGGTGTCGATAGCGAAAGGTATATCGAAATAAGCTTAGCAAAGATTTATTCTAATGCAAAAGATATATGTGTACCTGAAATTATGAACAAAAGAGAAATGCCTCCTGAGCCAAAAGAGGAATCAGAGAAGGAATGGTATGAGTACCTAAAAAAAGATAGGGAAATGCAAGAAAATATAAAAATCAAATTAGAAGCAGAGATCAAGGAAGTCGAAAGCCATATTTTTTCTTATGCTGAGGGAAAAGGGCTTCAAGACAAAATGAATACAATAAAAGCTTTAGTGATTCTTTATAAAATGAAATGTTACCACTTCGGTTATTGTAGCTTTTACGCACCTGAACCTCAGCGAGTTAATGGACCAGGAAGATTTCCTTTTTAAATTACATTATGTTAACTAGGAGGTTACTTATGAATTTTCCAACTTACTTAACAGATGTACACACTAAAACTAAAATTGGAGAAAACTCCGCTAAACAATATCATAGCAGACTAAATAACATGAAAAAGAAAAATATTTACAATGATGAATTAGTCATTAATGATGATATTAAAAAGAAGATTAACCTAGAGTATGCTAATAAAGCAAATGAATATGAAAGAACATTAGAATATTATCTAGACTATCAAAAACACTTAGAAATCCTAAATCAGAAATGAGTAGGTTTCCTTTATTTCCTTTTCTAGTTTACATAAGATATGACATAATGTGGTTCATACTATTCTACACATTAATTTCTCAAGTTAATCTAATCGGTAGTTTTTGAGTGGTTCGTCGCGACTACTCTCTTTTTTTTTGCTATAATTATAAGTAAATATATCCAAGGTTGTAGAAATATAGCATCTTTTTGCAAATCTATATTTGATGTATAAGAGAGGAGAAATGTTAGTGGAAAAAAGAATAGAAATAACTAAGCAAACTGACCACGATGGTTTTTCTTCTTTCGAGTGTAGCCTGTGTAGTGAGGGTTTTAAGCTTGTACCAGGAGACGTGGAGGAAGACCATGTGCTGCAAATTTTCTGCCCTTCTTGTGGAATTCCACAAGAACCTTCTGAGTTCCTTACTGAAGATATTATTGAGAATGCAAACGCAGAAGCAGAACAATATGCAATAGACTTACTTAATGAAGCCGTTAAGGATATTGGTAAAATCTTTAAGGGAAATAAAAATGTCACATTCAAACCAGGAAAGCCTTTAAAGCCCAGCATCAGTCCTCAACCGCTTTTTGAGCAAAATGACTACGATATTGTAGAGTTTCAATGCTGCTTAAAGAAAGCAAAGGTTTCTACTCTAATAAAGGCGAGTGCGGGCCCATACTGTCCGTATTGTGGGGTGAATTAAATGGAAATAGTTATGTCATATGAAGATTTTAAAATTTTATCTAAAAACTTTAGAAAAGCTTTTGGTCAAATGCTCAGAGCAACTGATATGGACGAGGCGCTGCGACTAACCAAAAGATTTATTAGCACAATAGATAAAGAACCAATCATTAAAGATTTTATTGAAAAGAACCACACGCGAGTATATGACTTTAATAAAATTATTGAAGAAAAAAATGGCGAAGATAAATTTGATCTTCCATTTGATGAAAATGAAGAAGTTAGTTATATCTATCAACTTCTTAAGCATATTACAGAGAATAATCTGTCGTATTATGATTTTGCTTTTCCATATCGTGAGGGCAGAAAGATAGTTAACATGATTAAAAATTTCAATAGAGAAGTAGTTAATCTACTAGTTGATCATATTACGTCTTATTTAGAGGAGAAAGCGATAAAAATGGGTATTGAAGGAAAACAAAATGCAAAATACGTATTCAATAATTCTTCTGTAGGAAACTTTCTGTCTAACGAAGGAGATGTATATGGGGATACTACATTAAATCAAACTAATAATAATCATGAAGGTGAAGGTATACAATCAATTGCAAAAGAACTTATTCAGCTTTTAAAAGATTCTAATATTGATAATGCAGAGCTGAAAGAAGATGCTATTGATCATGTAGAGGAAATAGCTAAAAAAGTTGAAAATGGTGAGGAAGTAAAGCCTTCATTAATTAGAAGAGCAACAACTGCATTAACTAATGTGACAGGATTAGCTGGTGCTGGTACAGCATTAGCAACTACTATACCACAATTTATAGAGGCGGTTCAGGCTATACCGATGCCTTAATCGTGTACACAAGAAGAGTAGCGTTAAGCTGCTCTTTTTTTTGTCGAAATTTGAATATGAGAATATGTGGTTCTGCTGGAATTTTAGTAGTATCATAGTCATAGCAAGTGGATAGTTACATATAACTAAGGGGAGAGATTCGATGAAGAAAAAGGGTATTATCTCATTATTGTCCGTAGGTTTACTAGCTTCCTCATTATCAGTAGGTACAGCTCAAGCAGAAGGCAACAATTACGAGGCTTCAAAGAAAGCAATTGAAAGCCAATTGAAAAATGATAAACCGCTCAATCATAACGTTATTAGCCCTAGTGTACTGAATGACTTTAAAGAGAAAACTTTGAACTCATTAAAAACTCCAAAGTCGTTTTCAGCGAATAAATCTAATGCAGCTAGTATTAGTGGTAGTAGCGGGTCGCCAATGTACGAGAGTGAGCCTAATGATGATTTCAAAATAGCAGATACACTCCTAAATGATAGAATGACATTTGGACAATTTAATGATACTTTCGATATAGATTTTTATAAGGTATACGTATCTGGAAAAGGTACTCTATTAGTAGGTGGAGTAACAGATACTCCTACCGATATGGATTTATTATTTATGGCAACTGAATATGATTACTCAGATCATGGATATATAGAGTACTTAGGTTCTGAATATGATGATGGAGTAGAAGTCCAAGAGTATAAAGTTAATAAAGCGGGTACATATTACATACCTGTTATGGATTTAAATAGTAGTGAAACTGGTGAGGCATATGGAATCTCGACTTTATTTGAAGCTGCTGCTAAAGACACAGTGGCACCAAATAAACCTACTGTTAACAAAGTAGACAATAACGATAAAGTTGTAACTGGTAAAGCAGAAGCAGGTTCAACTGTCACTGTTAATGTAGGGAAGAATCGAATTGGATATGCGAAAGCAAATTCAAATGGTTCATTCTCGGTTAGTATTCCTGTTCAAAAAGCAGGAACTACACTAAATGTAACCGCTAAAGACAGTTCGGGTAATGTGAGTAAACTTACGTATGTAACTGTTGTAAAGTCAGATGTTACTCCACCTAATAAACCAACAGTTAATAAAGTAGATGATAATGATAAGGTTGTAACTGGTAAAGCTGAGGCTAATTCTACTGTAACTGTTAATGTAGGTAAAAACAGAATTGGATACGCAAAAGCAAATTCAAAAGGATCATTTTCTGTTAACATCCCTGTGCAAAAAAAAGGGACTACCATTAATGTAACTGCTAAGGATGCTTCAAATAATGTCAGCAAACTTACTTATGTAACTGTTGTAAAACATTAAAATTTATAGAATTTATATAATGTAGGCTTACTCAAAAAAGGGTAAGCTTTTCTCTTATTTCTTTTTCTAGTTTACATAAGATATATTATAGGAACCAATTTATTTTAAGAAAGAGGGGTGCTTATGCTACAATAAAATAGGAGTGCATTAAGTTTATAGGTAGAATAAAATCGTTTGGGCGACTTCGGTCGCTCTTTTTTATATCTCATTTATTTAAGAATACTTATCCTATTGAGACAGAATAAAAAAATTGACAAAATAGAACTTTCATGGTAAATTAACACCATATATATATAGAAAAAAGATTTTCTCTTGTTAATAGGTTCTACATTATTAGTTTTGTTTTAGATAAGATAAAACTTATGGTATAAGGCGGCTTCGGCCGTCTTTTGCTATGTCTTCATATCTAAAAAACAACTTATTATATCGAGATGTAAAAGAAAAATAAAACAGACAGTTTAACCTGTCTGCTAAATAATTCTCACCTATTTTATTTAACTTCAACTTTTGGTTCAGTTGCTTTAAAAGATGTATATGGTAACATGTCTGCTACTTCATCCACTTCTTTAAGGCGCGGAAAATTTGGATCTGCAGTTAGATATACGAACCAACGTTCAGAACTATAGCTGCTAAGCGGGTCTTTAGTTTTAAATAAATAAGTATCTTTAGATGGAGTTTCATATGCCTCTAAAGTTTTTATATCTTGGAATTTAGTTGTTACTTCATCGGTAATAGTATTAACAAAACCCTCCTCTTTGCCCACTAAAAAATAAACTAATTCACCGTCTTTCTCATAAACATAAAAGTCGTTTTGTTCTGGTCCACTACTATGTTCTTGATTCTCAATGATCATATTCTTAACAACAGGTAGAAGTTGTTCTGGAATTTTATCTAGTTCAATTAAAAAATTTTCAGCTTTATAATCCTTATCTATAGTATATCCTAATTCTTCAAGCGGCTTTTTGAGTTCATCAGGAAATTTAAAGTACGGCATAAAAACATATTCATAGTCATCGCTATTGTATTCTTCAATAGGTATTACCTGTCCCTTTATGGGATGTTCGACATCAAAGAACCTTAACCACTTTTTAGGGTAAGGTAAATCGCCATGTTTTATAGCAATAACGTAGTCAAAATACATGCATTTTTTGATCTTGTCCTCGTCTAAGATGAAGTAATTGCAATCGTCGTCTATTTCAAAAATTCTTTTGTTTTTTATTATCTCATTAATGCTTAAGCTCATCCCCGGCCACTCTCCTATATTCAATTTTTCTGTTTGTATCTAACCTGATTTTACCATGTATTGGACTATTCTGTAAGAAAAAGATGAATATATATCCAGTTAATTAGTAATAATAAAAATGCGGTGGAATTCAACGGTGTTTCACCGTACTTCTGGTATTATGTAAGGTCCAAGGCAACGGATAGTCGATCTTAAATTTAGTGGCACAATTAACCCTGTAGCTGTAAGCTTGTTCTTCTGTTACGCAACTAAATGATAGTGGTACTATCCCTTGCCCCATAATACTCATATATTTCAAAATAAAATTCTATAAAATGTATATAAGTCATTTATTTGGTAAAAATGAAAATGTGAAAAAAGCAACACACCTGTATTTTGCAAAAGCCGACTATTGATTGATAGAAAAAAGTTAGTTAAATTATTATCCGGATATCGATACCATTCTTCTTCTAGTGTAGTGATGAATCCTTAACGTTAGCAACCGGATGATAGTAAAACTAACTTTTTTCTATTTTCTATTGTATATACAAAGATGAAAGCGAGTGATGTACATATGGGAAGGACGAAAGTTGAGAATTCAATTTTGGTTACAGAAAAATCTCTGCTTAATCGACTAGATAACTTTTATAAGTTAATATATGAAAACTTTGATGAACCAGATCTTAAAGATTTGATGGTTATAAGCTTAACCAAGATATCATTCTGTAATTACCTTCTATATGGCGATAACTATGAAGATAGGCATGCGATGTTTAGGTTTAAAGCGGCAATTGAAATGGTTAATAAGAAATACGAAACTAATTATACAGTTAATGATTTCTTTATGAAGCTATAATTTAATATTAGGAATAAATACAAGCGGCTCCCTCTTTGGTAGTCGTTTTTATTTTGTATAAATTAATGTTTGCATTTTATAAATGAAAAGGTTTTATTAAGAATGTAAGTTACCTCACAAGTTTTATCTCTTCACACTCCCCGTGAATACGAACTTGTTTTAACCTTTCTTAATATTACTTACTTCATTATTATCATTCCTCCCTCACTTGAAGAAGGCAGTCATCCCCCGACTGTCTTTTTCTTTGTATCAACTTAATGAAGTAAATATTATAAGTCTGTTCGAATTTTAAAGTTACAGGTATTACTCTAGGTGACGACAAATACGCACTTTTTCTACAAACTAGGTAAATGATAAAACATATTTACTAAAGTAATTTACTATTTACTTAACTGGTGGTGATAAGTTTGATGGGTGTACCAAGCATTTCTTGGTTAACTCTTTTACTAACAATATTAGTAATTATACCAATGTTACCTTTATTCTTATTATGGTTTATTTGTGAGCAATTAAGTAAGGTAATTAAACTCTCTATTAATAGATATGCAGAAATTATATATAAGATATTTAACTAATAGTAAAGAAAGAAGGTTTGGGTATGAGTAAAAGAGAATTAAAAACAATTGGTGAGATGACTAATACTCGAGGTACATGGGCTTTTAATGCTTCAACTCGTGTAGTAAAGAATAAAAAAGGAAAAGGCTCCTATAGTCGTAAAAAATTTAAAAGAGGTGAACTGTATTGATGAATGATTGGTATGGTTTAAATATTGGAGACTCAGTTAGATATAATAATATCAGCGGAGTGATTACCTCTTTATCTATATTAGACAATAATAGCGGTACGATGATGACAAGTACGGGAAAGATCATACCTGTAACTTGCGATAATTGTAAAAAACAATGATTCATAACCATGTATATTATTTAAAAAACTGGATACAATTATGGATGGATATTTGATAAGGTACTACAACACATGGCAAACTCCAATATCCAACTCGTATAAACTCAGCTCTCTTATTAGTAAAAAAGAACCTAAAGATACAATATCTAAAGGTTCTTTTTTCGTTTATTCTTATTAATTTTCCGCTGTCCCTTGCACTCTATAATCATCACCATAATCGATGATAACTGCTAGTTCTTTTTTCTTTCCTTTTTCATGTCCATTAACAGCTACAGTTGTTACTCCTTGACCATCGAAAAAGTCTACACCAGTAACAACAAAATCCATATCCTCTTCCACTTTCATATATTCCGATGCTACATGTGAAGCGGTTTTCTCTATCTCTTTCTTATCCATGTCGTCCTCCTTGCCGCACCCTGTTAAAAGTAGTATTCCAATAATAAAAATAAAGCCAAACAATTTCTTATTAATCATCCATATCTCTCCAAATTCTTGGAAATTCTTATATAATAGAATTATACACTAATAAGGAGAGAGGCTTCAATTATGATTACAGATGTAAGGGATAGAACGTTTCGTGAGCTAAGTGGCTTTGCCTACGATATCAAACCTAGAAAATCTTATACTATCCATTATGAAGATGGTAATGAAAAATGGACAACTATAAAAAGTAAAAAGTTTAAAGTTCATGATGCAGAGACTGGTTTTGATGCCTTGGTTTTAAAGAACAAAAAGAATATAGTTATTGCTTATCGTGGTACTGAAGCCAACTCAGTAGAGAATGTTACACAAGGACGCGCATGGCCGGACGTAAAAACCGATGCTACTTATATTGTACGCGGCAAGAAGGTTGATCGTCTTGGTTTAAACATTGAATATGATAGCGGGAAGTTGTCCGTTGATTTCCATCAGAAGAATCAATTTCGTCAGGGAGATAAACTTGTTCAAGATGTAAAGAAAGAATATCCTGATTACAATATTAAATTAACAGGACACTCTTTGGCTGGGTCCATTGCATCTTATGCAGCTGCTAAAAATAATGTAGAAGCTGTTACGTTTAACGGACCAAGTGTTATCAACTTGCTTCCTAAAGATCTAAAAGAGAAAGCAGTTAAGGGTGAGTTTGATAAACAAATCGTAAATTACATTCACCCTAAAGATTCTATAAGTTCTGGAGCTGTTAATCCTTATAAAAGATATATTGGTTCCGCATACTACATCGGTTCTTCCTTTGATCTTGAGAACTCAAAGAATAGATACAACCCTGTTTCAAGAGCTTGGGGTTCACTAGCTGGAGAAAGTTATCATAATATGAAACACTTCAAATTTGATGGTGTAGGTAATTTAAACAACCCTATTCTAACAAACATTCTAACTGGTCAGTCTTTAGCACAGTCCCCTAGATATGCTTCTGGAGAAATGGCAACAATCAATGTTATGCCAGAACATCTAATTAATTTAGCGAGTGAACTGGAAGGCTATGTGTCACGGGTGGAAGAGCTTTGTTCTTCCTTTAAACGAGATGCAACAATGTTGGATGGTATTCAAATATCTGAAGGTGTCGTAAACGATGTAATTGGACAAGCGCATAATCTTAGTAGTTGGTTTGCCGAGGATACCTCTCGAATGGCAAATAACTTGAATGCTGCAGCGGCATCGTTTGTGGAGGCTGATGTTTTAAAATGATGGATGAAAAAAACTTAGAGAAATATAAAAGAGAATTAGATGATCTTGACCGTTTGAGTAGCAAGTTAGACTCCCTCATTTCCGATTTGCGAGCCGAACAGTTACTTGTTAAAAACAAAGTTGAAGAATTAACTACGTGGAAATCAGGTAACGCGAAGGATGCTTTCCAACAGGAGATGGGGTCCTATTTTGATACATTTACTAAAAAGATTGACAATCTGGAAAAGGCTGAAAAAGAAGTTAAACATGCTAAGACTAAAGTAAAACACATGATGATGCTTGAGGATTTACCTAAAGGACCTAAATGGTAACTGTTAGAATATAATGTAGAAAAATGTCTATAATAATTTTAACGAGCCTCACTAACTCGTTACCACTACTTTATTAAATTCAAATTACTCAACAGCGAAAAGCCCTCGGCAATGAAAGTATTGTCGGGGGTTTTTCTTGTATTAAAAAGTTTTACGTCATATATATTCGAGTACCTTTCTTTTTATTATGTATATTGCTATGATAAGCAAAGAATGTGAGGGATTAAGATGGAACAAGAAGATAAATACGCAAATATTGATCTAACAAAGATTTATGAATACAGTGAGATGCCTGATAAAGTCAGCGGCCGTTGCGATAATTGTAACGGAGTAAAGTTTAAAAGTAGCGTAGGTAACGGTAAATTCCTGCGTGAATGTATCAATTGTGGTATGAAGAAGAATATATAAAAAAGAGCAAGCCAAAAGGTCTGCTCTTTTTCCTACTCTAGAAAAAATCTATGAGTAGTAGCCAATATATACTACAGTTTTGCACTTATAAAAGAAGATGTCAAACAAAATCCTTTATTTTAGCTTCAAATTAGCTGCTTTAAGTTTTTCTTGATATTCTTTTCCATCTACTACTTCGTCATCTACTGTAGCATAATATTTGTGCCAATTCTCCCAGACTGTATAGCTGTCAGATAAATACTCAATAGTATCTCCTCCATCGTACTCAATGCTATCTTTTGAAAAGAGTGGTGGATATTCTCTTTTAGCCCAATGTTCGCACATTTTCATGTCAGTTATATCACGATTTAATGTACCGAAAAGGTAAATCCTTATATTGCAAATTCTTTTTATAAATCCACGTTTTGATTGTTCAGTTCCAGTTATATGATCACGAACACGTTGTCCAACATTTTCACTTTCACCGACATAAAGAATTTCTTGAGCAATATCAGTAATTATATATACGCCCGGTTGAGCACATTCCTTTCTCATCTTATCATATTCCCAAACTTTGTATTCCTTATCATAACTCTGATCTGTTATTTTGTACTGAAAACTCATTCCCATCTCTCCTATTTTCAAATGTAACTACTAAACAAATGTACCATATTTATGTATAATATTGTTCATTTATGGGTATTTATCTTTAAATTTAAGAATTTCAAAAGCAAATAAACCCTTTAGTATCAAGGGTTTAAATTCCTCCTTTATGTTTTTACCTATATATTTTTTTTTGGAAATTTGGTATAATTGTTTATACATAAAAAAGACGAGATGCTGGTAACATCTCGCCTTTAGCAACTACTACATTCAGGTGGAAGATTGCAATTTAAGCTCTATATCTTTTAGAAGACCTCCCTTTAGTCGCCCATGACTTTTTGCGGGAGGTTTTCTTTTTGTGTTTTTTAGTAGGAATGAGACTTATTAGGTAGTTAATTAGAGTATGAGTTACTACTTTTGCTATTTCTACTAAAATAGTTTTTAAAACATCCATAGCGGTCACCTCCTTCCTCTATAAAATAGAGCAAGGAAAAGAGCAACCGCCCACCCGAAAACATAGTTATATAACAATTATACCATATTTATGTAGGAATTTGTTTTTTTTATGGAGACTTAATAATGAATTTATAGAAGAATATATACAAAAAGAGTAGCCCTCGGAAAGCTACTCTTTTTTATTACTAGCATAGAGCTAATAACGCGAAACAATAATATTATAACATAAAAATAGCCACCCAAAAAGAACTTTAATTGGTATAATATTCATGAAATAACAGTGTATAAGGAGATAAATGTACTATGAGTTATGTAATTATTGCTATACTATTATTAATCATTGTTTCTATTTTGGCATTTATTTTAACGGGAAACTCCCAACAAAAAGCCAAGGAAATGCAACATGAAATTGTAACAGGTACTCTTGGTAAAATGATAATAGGTGCTTTTCTAGGTTTGTTATTTGCAGCAGTATTAATTGGTATGATTGTTCTGATTTCATAATAAAAAAGGAGCATAGCCGTTATGGTATGCTCCCCTTTTTTATATGGGTTCTATTTCTTCATAGCGATAAGGTAACTCAATTTCTCTTAGGATTGGTACCTGATCCCCTGCTACTTTTAAAATAGTCTTTACATATACAGCTTGTACTGTTTGAAAGATATCTGTTGAGAAATCAAACTGCTCAGTTAATCCTTCATCGAAATACAACTCATGTTTAACTGTGTAGTCATTAAAAGGTGGACAGCCTATAGGTGTTGTAATCAGCGGTGCTTCCACATTAGCAAAGCGACGATCCGTACCCTCTAATGAAAACTTCGTTACAAATTCCGCAGTGTCTTGCGAATACTCACGGTACTCCACTACAATGTCTTGAAATCCATACATAAAAATGCGTTTGTTGTCATGCTTAAACCAGTATGGCTGCTTAATAAAAATTTGTAATTCAGTTACCTGTCTTTTGGGAAATGAGAATACAAGTTTACCTGTTTCTTCAATCTCTACAGGTGTCTCAACATTACTTACGATTTTTGTAGGGTACGTTTCTAGTCTACGCCATTCCCCGTTCTGGTTTTTGTATTGAATATCCATGATACTCATAGAGTACTCGGGAGATGGATGAAGCAAGAGAGTGTTCGTATACACGTTATTAGAAATTTCTTGTGGTATTTTTACGTGGATTAAGCCATACACCTCTGTTACACACTTATTCTCATTTGTTTCAGATTGACGAACCCAAAATGAATTCTTATCACCATCAAAAGCTTTATTGATACCTGTTGAATCAATTGCATAATACTGAAGCTGTTTTGTTGTTTCGTCTACAGGCTCTACGTCAGTTGATTCATAAACAGATACTTCTAATGTACTTGGTAAAATATATTGACCAAGATCATTTTTGTATGCAATTTTATCATGAGAATTTACGACAACCGGTGTAACAATTCCGTGAAGAGTATCTACGTTTACGGGGTTATTTGCATTAATAGAGGCAATACTACTTGCGTGGTAAAAAGAGCGATTAAGAATACTTTCTCCTGTTATGCTGTTAGCTTGATAATCGTTTTCTAATTCCTTCACTCTTTCCTGAAGTTTTAACAAGCGGTTTTGTAAAAAGTAATTTTCACGAATCACATGGTCCATGTTAGTTGCAATTGCATCTTCATGATCATTCACCACATTAAATAAGGTAGTAATATCTGTTTGAATGTCATTACGTAACTTATTAAAATCCTCAGAAGAGCTTGGCCCCTTTTGCAGACTTGGATTCTTTAAAGTAATTGGGCGCATATACTCACTCCTTATCGTATTGAATTTATTTTTTCTTCTAGTTCATCTATAGATGGCTTAATAATTGTATCGAATGAGGATACCTGCACAGGTGTTTCTTTAAAATAGAATATTTCTAAATCCTTTACTTCTACTGAAGAAGCTGCTAATACATTGGGGTTTTGATGAACATTTAAATTAAGTGAAATGGATTCAGCATATTGAAATCTCAATACATGATCCACCATAATAAATTGATTGTTATTAGGAACAGCTACCTTTTTGGTGTCACCGTTCTCTCCTGGTCCAAGTCTCATGTTGTTTGAACCAAAAGTAAAATCAGGTGCACCGCCACTACTTCTAACTGATAGTCGAATATAGATTTTATCTCCGGGTTCTACATACAATGTTGTATACATTCCCACAGGATCTTTCAATCCGTTTGAAGTTAATTTGTAAATCCCGTTTGCCTGAGACAGTGTACATCCGTTTAATGCACTCCAACTAGATAATGCAGGAACAGGTACGGTTCTAGAATGGTCTATTTTTTGAAGAGTTGAAGCGGTAAAGAGATTAGATTTAGCTACCTCTTGATCACCTGTCATAACCGATACAAAGTTATCATAAAGTTCTTTCTCGTGGCCCTTTTTATTTACAGCTTCACTACCTGTTGTTATTTGGCTTAATAATAGCAAGTCGTGAGCGGATTCAAGAACAAAGTTTGTATATTGGGAAAGCTCAGTAACCCCACGATACCGAGCATTTGCTTTATGAAAAGAAGGCTTGTATTTCTTTTCAATTATCATAGACTTTCATCCCCTAACTAAATTGCAATGTGTAGCGGCGTAATACAGGAGTTGTATACTGCCCTACTGAAAATTGTTTTAAAGAGATTTTTAATTGAACTTCTCGATGTTCTACTTCATCTACATAGTCATAATAAAAATCATAAGTTACACCTGGTAACGAATGATTAACCACAATATAGACTTTTCCATCTTTCTCGTAAAGCGCGTACTTAGACCAATCGTTATTCTTTGTATTATAACGAAGGTCAAATACAGAGACATTTTCTAGTGGCTGACTAGATGCATAGCAGTGTGTACTAACTGTAATTGGGTCAAATCCTAGGTCAATCGTACAGGATCTACTTAAGCTTTGTACGTAAACTAAAACTGTTACGTCATTCCACCCCTGCTTGAACTTGTAGTTAACATTTGTTTGTGCAGAAGGAATGCCTTCAAATAGTTTTTCACCATTTAAGAAAATAGCAATAGGTTCTGTTGAGGATGGAATTGTAGAAAGAACTTGCTCTTGCCCTTCATAATAAATACCCATTCCATAATAAAGTTGAGTATGTTTTGTGAAAGTTTCTTCCTGTAAGATAACACCGCGATTACCCTCTTTAATGGGCATCACAGACTTAGTAATTTCATTAGGGGGCTGCTTCCAATCATTCATAGTAGGAATATGAGTAGCACCAAAATCTTGCTCTGTTTTTTGAATACTCCAAGCATCTTTTCCTATATATAAACGCTCTGTACGAGGAATGATTTTGCGCTTCTCAATTGAACCTAAAGAATAAAACGAAATGCCATTAGCTTGTAACTCAATAATTTCAGCTTCTTGACCGCTGGTATTACTAGTAATGCCTAGACTAGTAGGACTTCCCTTTACTACATATTTGAAATCAATAATACTTGGAGCCTTTGCGCTTTCACGATTAACAGGTGAAATAGGTTTCCAGTTTTCGTTTTCATCTACACGTACAAAGTATTCAATATCTGTACCATCGGGGATTTCTTCTTCTGTTACCAAGGATACTTTGCCTATTGAGAAGTTCTCGTCAGTGTTAGGTGTGAGCATCTTAGTGACAATCTTTCCACTAGCGGGAAAGCTTAGTTGAAAGAATTGAATCTTTTTAACGCCGAATAAATATTGATACGAATACCCTTGAGGGTGAACGACTTCTTTATCGCTTTCTTGTTTTCTAATCCATATACGCATACTCTTCATTTCCGTTGTAGGGAAAAAGAATGAAAGACTGTTGTTTGTGATTTTACCTTCAGGATAGTAAGGAAGGTGATAATAGTTAGTTCCATCAGATGTAAATTCCACGTATATTGTTACATCTTTTAAAGTATGAACACTTACATCTATTCGGTTTAAGACCTGCTTCTCTTGAAAATCGATATTGATAAATCCATCTGCCGGCCCTTCTGACTTAGCCAACCAGACCTCTTGAAATGTTTCGTTGTTATTTGTATTGAGAGCGTGTTCGATCTTGCCGGAAATAGGAATCTTTTTAAAAGTGGATGTAGCGGTACTCGGCATAGAAAAGCTAATCTTACTTGTAGGTGTAATAAGGAACGATGTATTTTCCTGCTGCTTAAGTGTTACTTGATGGTTTTTAATATCTATAGAAACATTATCTTCTGTATCTATCTTTGATACATCATCGAAAGTGTCAAATACACTAGCTAAATAACCTGTTTTCCCGTACAGAAGAATCTTCTCTTTAAGCTCGGCCTCTAATTTTCTAGCTGTATACTCCAAGCGATTTTTCTCTACTTCAAACCAATTAAACTTACCTTGTAATTCATTATGAACAGCAATCGTATTTTCATAAAGAATCATGAGGTCTTTTTGAATCTTTGTAACTACTTCATTGTAGAATGCAGATTCAGCTAATTCACTATTACGCACGCGTCTAAAGTCATACTCAGGAGCAGCTAGATCCTGCTCTCTGAGTAACTTATTTAAACGTGTAGCGAATTCTTTTGATGTAGGAAGATTTCCTTTTTGTAATTCTTCTTGAAGTATTTGATTAACTGCTACAGTAAATCGTTTTTGTCTAATGTTAATGGACATTTCCTACACCTCTTTCTGTTCTGTGAGAATTTTTAAAGCAAAGTCTTCAACCATAGGCGTTGTGTTAAGAAGCGGAATTTCATCTTCTTTACTCTTCTCAGGGCGCTTCATTGTAATCTTAAGGCGTACTTGAGTAGGTAATTCACCTAACTTTATATTTTGTTTATGAAGCTCAAATGCGCTTGCTATGTCGGATTCATTGTCATTTATAGAAAGAATCTTAGCGGGGAAAGAATCATTTACAGGTTGATGATGTTGTGGAGAGATACGGTACCAATCAATATCATCAAAAGATACAGCGTATTGAATCCAATCGTTCGACTCACTTACTGTATCTTTATAAATAGAAGGAACTTTTTCATTGGCATAAAGTAATAACTTTTTAATGCCATCTTCCACTCTAAAAGGCTTACTAATATATTCACTTGCTTCATCAAATTCAAAGCTCATGATTTGGATGTCACGAACACCAATAGCATAACGCCAACCTTCAACAGTCTCTAAAACTTTTTTAATTTCATAATCTCCGTTAACTGTATGAATACCGTATTTTTCATCTACGATATTACTAGGAACTTCTTGTTTGGGAATACGTGTCCACGAACCAGAATCCGCTTTTCTTCTATAGTATGCTTCCTGTCCTAATAGTTCTTTGTATGAGTTAGGTTGCTCTAATACAAATTCAATGTATTTAGCTTCTCTTGAAGGAAAACTCCATACGCCCTGCCCTGTGAATTTCGTATTAGCAAAATCTTCACTACCGTCAAATAAGTCTTCAGCTCGGTAGCTTTGTGGAGTTCCGTTAACCTGCTGACTCAAAACAAATTCATCATCTTGGAATAAGCCTTTGTAGTTAATTCCATCAGCGGATGTACGAACAGAATAGACATTGACAGTACCAGGACTTCCCGCGGCATGATAGGGTTTTAAGTCAATCCAGTTAATTGTTTGAACTTCTGGTAGTTGAACAACAATTTTCAATCTTAACAAATCATTATGTTCATCCCCTTTTGCCCACTCTACATCATAATAAGATGCTTGTTTTTTATAGCTTTCAGGAATGTTTACTAGTTGATATTCATAAACAGTATCAACGTTACCATCAATCAATGCATCTTCGGAATCATTTGTTATCTGAGTAGAAACATATTCATAATTATCGTAATCGGTTTCTGCAGATATTTTACGAGCTAAATAATATGTACCCTTCATTCCATTTCCTTGAATGGTTCGGACTTTACTTCCGATGCTTCGATTTGTTGCACCTGTACGGCGTAAAGTTAAAACCCCTTCTTCGGTGTGGATCATACAGCGGTTTTCAATATCCGTAAGGTCAACATCTACATTATCGTAGTTCGTAAATGACTCCTTTAGATATACTGTGTTAGGTGTAGTTTCTTCTGTTAACATTTGAAGATCTGTCACTACACCATTAATCCCTCTCACAATCGTCATAATGCGTTCTTTTTCAGATTGAGAATAATTAAAGTAGTCAACTAGATAAGTAGCAATCGTGTTTAACTCTGAAAAAAGAATGGCTAAATCTTTCTCCATTTCTTTATTGTTCTCATAGTAATCTTCCAAGAAAGGTAATTCTCCATACACTACCTGTCTGGCTTGAAATAAAGGTCTACCGATACAAGACTGATAACGATAAAAAATTTCATCGGCTAATTGAGATACTTCTTCTTGAGTAGCGGCACTACCTAGTCTTACTTTAGCTTGCTCTAGTAAATATTCTTTTTGTTGTTCTAGAATCTTTGATTCAATAACAGGAGCTTCCATGCTAGCACCTCCTTTACTTCATAACTTTGAATTTTAACTGGTAGCTGTTTGTTAAAGGTGTCACTACCAGTTCATCACCTGTATTCTTTCTAAGGATAATTTTCAAGCGGAAACTTGTTACAAGGTAATCATATTGAACGACAATAGTAGCATTCCCGTGATTTGTAGCTTCGTTGTAGTATAGATTTGAACGGTTAAAGCTCTCTGTAAAGATAAGCTTATTCTTTTCCTGTTTATACTCCATTACTTTATAAGTTGAATCAGGATTAATACTGTATTTATTCAATGAAGCATCTTTGCTGTTTTTATAGTCGGTACAGTTCTTAGTAATAAACTCTTCCTTATTAGAGTACGCCATTGGATAAAACTCTTTCTGGATTTGACCGTTACCAGAAGTAATTGTTGCGTCAGTTAGGAATACATCTATGGGCCTGTAATCACTCTTATTTGGGTCATAATTTGAAGATTGATTCACTAGGTCGTAATCAATGAAAGGATACTTAGAAAGCTTAATAGTGTTGTTAGAATCCGTTCCGTTCGGGAAGTGTTCAGTTTGTCTAACTCTTTTAGAGAACCTATCTCCTACTTTAACTGTCCAAGGATCTAATAAATCAGAGTCAGGTACATAATCGATTGTGTATATTGCACTTTGATCACGGGGAGCAGAGAGTTGAATAGATGCTCCACGATCTGTAAAGTACCAGTCATCCTTACTAATTAAGATGTTGTTTTTATATACATCTGTATTTTCTTCATCGCTTATATCAGCTGTAAATCTAAGCCTTGCACTAGAACCCTGAAAGAAAAGCTTCTCGCATTTAACTGTTTTAGTTTCTTCTGGAAGAATAGGAACCCAATCATTTGGTGAAGGATTTTCTTCTAAAGAAATATAGTATTCGATTGAGGTGACACGATCTGTAGCCATTCCATCTAATTCATTAAATAAAGGATGGTCTTCAGATGTAGACAATGAAACCTCTACAATGTTACCTTCTACATCAATTGGCTTAGTTACAAAGATTCCTGCTTGGCTGTATAGAGAATGACTTAATCCGATATTCTTAATGCCATATTGGTATACATAGCCTGTTGAACTATTTATCTTTTTACTAGCTGTCTCTCCATTTAGTAAGGAAGGCAGCGGACCAGGAGTTTTGCTACTCGCTTGAGTTGTTTGGTTCTGAACAGATACTGTTTTTGGTTTGCTTGCATATTCAAAATTATTTGTACCCAAAGGTATCCTCCTCTCTATCTTTGTTGACTATCAAGAACTGTCTTGATTTTATTAAAATCATTTCTATATTCATTCATAGGTTCCATTGAAGGATCAGTGAGATTTTTGTTTATGTTTTGGTAACTATCCATAATCGTTTGATGTAGATCAACAGCAGATTTTGTTGCGAATAATTGACTAATGTAATCACCAACAGCGGCTTCATACATAGATTTGCTTACTGTAGAAGCTTGCTTCCATATTTCTTCTTTACTGATATCTGCCTCAGATTTAGAACCATCTAATAGGGTATAAGATTCTTGCTTGATGATTAGATAAAAAGTCTTAGCGAAAACCGGGGAGAAATGAAGATGAATAGAACTGTTTGTTTGAACAGCTTTAGATAGCGGAATTTCATAGATAGTAGCATCTGAACTTTCATCTGCTCTATACATAAGGGTTAATAATTCGATTGGATATTCTGTAAAATAATCAATGTTTAAGTGATTGACATACTTTGGTTTATCCAATGTAATCTTTAATTTTGCCATAACACCTTTTCCACTTACTGTTTCGTCAGGGGTCACTATATCTGCTTCAAGCGGTGAGAAGAAGTTGTAGTATTCGTTTACTTCTTTAAATGCGATTTCTGTAAAATCAATCTCAGTTAGAGACGTACCATTATAGTCACATTCAAAGTCATATCCAAACGATACAATTTTCTTACCGGCTAAATCCCAAGTATATGGATAGTATTCAATCTTATATAATAGATGATTTAAAAAGTCAGTTAACCTTGGCCCTGCTTCTACAATAGGTTTGTCGTCGGTTATCTTACTTTCGTCATAATCACTATTAGGAGCAACCAAATAAATACTCAGATGTTCTTCCCTATTGTAAGGATGCATAAATGTCATTGACCACAAACCTTCAAATTCAGATACAGAAAATGAAAACTGCTGCTCAATATACGTAACACTATTCACTTAAAATCCTCCTTTCTACATCTTTTGTATGTCTTTAAATATTTTCGTTGTTTCAGTATAGGCTGGTTCACTCAGTTTAACTGCTTGTGCCCAATACGTATCTTTGGATTCATCGATTGCATATTTAAGCGGATGATTTTCATCTGTAATAACATTAGGACTAACTGTTTGAACTTCAATTTTAGCGGTTACTTTTCCACTACTATCTTGTAATGCATTTTCTACTTCACGTATAGGTAAAGATAAATAATGCTGTTGAAAACTACGGTTTAATTCTGCATTAGGTAGGGGTTTGTCGTCTCTATCTAAAAACAAATGAGCATATTTATTTCGGTCTGTTTCCATGTAAAGATTCTTTTCTTTTTCATCAAAACCATATGTTTTAATAACTAACCCATCCTCACCTTTTGCTTTAAGGTTTAGTTCCTCTACACGAGTGGCAAGAGAATCCACTTCTCTTTTTACATCATCGAGTGTACCTCTTAAAATCCTGTCGTAGTTTGCAATTACTTTCTCTAAAATAGAGTGAGAATTATATAAGCGTTTTAAATCAAGCGCGACGTTAGAGTGCATTGTGTTAAAATGTTCTGCATCTACTTTGTCACCTGTAGGTTCTAAGGTTGTAACCTTTTCACTTCGATTAGCTAATTGATTTAAAAGGGCTTCGAATTCTTCTTTTGTGATTGCTTTTACATCGAATAAATCCATATTGTCCTGAATAAGCTGCTCTACTTCTTTTCTATCGTAGTCAGGTAAAACAGATAGGTAATTTTGCAAGTACTCCATACTTACACCTCCTCTTGTTGGATATAAACCCATGGACTTAAACTGTTACCATATTTACTTCTAATACGAATAGCCGGACAAGCTCCGTCAACTACTGCTTGCTGTGAATAGATCCAGCTACCATTAGGAGCTTTAATACGTATAGGTGTTGTGCTTACTTCTATTGAAGAATTTAATAGTCTCTCAATTTCTCCATATTGCATTTCACTATAACGAAAACGTCCGTATTGATTTACTCGTGAACGTTGTACTGTAACAGGAGTTGCTTCAATTTTAAAAACTTTAGCTTTTGGAGTCTCCTGCTTAATTTCGTCTTGAGTATATAACCAAGGAGAAGCTTCGCCATTTACAATGGAACGAATACGAATCTGTGTCACGAAAACACCTCCAAAATAAAATAAGAGGGAGCTAATCTGCTCCCTCATGAACGTAACCATTCGCTATATACCAGTCAACTATTGTTTAACCACTCTTGGCTCTGCTGGAACTGGCTGTTCCGGTATTGCTTCTGGAGCAGGTGGTGCTGGATGTTGATTTGCTTTTATTCCATATTGCTGTACTAAACTTCTCAATTTTAAATTCTGAGTCGTTAATCGAGTTACCTCTTCTTCTAACTCCTTAATATATAAGTTCGCATTAATTGGTTCGTTTAAGTAATCCACTTGTGTAGCCATCATTTTTTCCTCCTATTGAATATTTGGAACATAGTTTCTCAAGAAGCAAGCATTTGAACTTTTACTTCCATTTTAGCTTCTGTCCATTGTATTAAAGCGACTTCATCTTGATTTGTAGCTGCTAATACTTGTTGCTTTAACGCTTCATATTTAAATAATTGATCTTTTTTATGAGCAAAAGCTTCGTTGTAAACTTGCATCCACTGCTCTTTTGTATGACGAATGTATCCTACATCTTCCGTCTTCCAATCCACATAAGTAATTGATGGATCATCAACTAACGAATCTTTTTGTCCAATCATATTAACTTGGTCATCACGATTTGTTCTATAGAAGTGTCCATTACTAGAAGTAAATCCAAGCTCTATTTGTTCTTCACATGTCTTTTTAAAGAATTCAATCTTGATGGATTTTACATATTCTAATATTTCATCATCTTCTACTTCAAGAATACGTATTGCACCATCTGAAACTTTGTCACTAACAACTTCCTTTTGATATACAGACAGTGCGTTATATCCTTGTTCGATAATAATTTGATTGATAAAGTCTAGTTCTAATTCCCCTCTAAGCTCCGCTTTTCTTCGTTCACTTATAGTTTTATTGTTCGGCTGGATCATAATCACCGTTTCTCACAACCCTTTTTACGTTAATTTGTACATCATCTAAGGATTGTGTATTTGGTGGAACGATGAATGACATTAATAGAAACCTAATAGTTTCTTTTCCGCTATAAAAAGGAACGGTATCGCCATCCATTTCTGTTCGATCTATATGGATTTGGTATTCATTGTTTGTAGGAAGTTCTAATAAGTAAACATCATAAGTAACATTAAAGAAATCGTCGGATTCAATTTTAAAGGAAAATGGGGAGTATTCATCACTAGATATTTCTTCGACTTCAATCATCTCTGTTACTTGAGTAATTGAACCATCTTCTAGTTCTTTTTCTACAGTTTGTTCTTTCGTAGTTTTTTGTATAGTGAAAAATTTACCTGATGATACTTCTATAAGGAGGTCTTGGGGTATTGAAACCTCAAAACCTTCCATAAAATAATTTTCCCCATAAGTAATTTGTGTATTAATCATTTCGAATTACCTCTTTTGTATTATTACTTTCTACCACAAGCTACTACTTGTACGCCAATACTAACACTAGTCGTTCCACCTACACCGTTTATGTTTTTCATATAAACTCTGCATCCTGTGGTGGTTGCATTATAAACAGCGGCAGTGTAGTCTAACGACTTAGCATTTATTGGTGTTGCTAGAATCCAAACCGGGGCCGCTGCAAACTGGACTCCAAAAGTAATATCCGCATAACCTTCTCCACCAGTGAATGTTGCAGTTTCCTGAACGTTTTGAATGAGCATCGTATCGTCATGGGCACCAGACGGATCCCTGACCGCAGCCATATTATAACCATGAGGATATTTGTATCGAGGCATAGTAATGATTCCGTCGGTCCCAAATTTCCATTCTTTATTACTAGCCCATCCTTGTTGGATGTTTGTGAAGAGTTTTATACTGTTATCTGACGCAAGAACAATTTGCTCCATCTGACCAGTAGCATTAGCCTGGTACGTAGTGTCTCCTTCGCCTCCACCAATAACCGTTTCCCATCCGGCACCTATTGATAGACCGTATCCATTAGCATCATTTTTGTAGCTAGACATGAATTTTCTATCAGAGTTTGTGTCATCTTTTAACCAATACTCATTAGCTGTAACTTTATTTTTTGCTCTAAAGTCACCTGTGTTTGAAATGATTTCTTGGGTAACGTTCTTATCCCACAATCCTGACCATAATCTTACTCGTGATGTATTTGTGTATCCAATATATAGATCCGCACCTAACGCACTAAGCGTCACATTTCCATTTAGATGATCATAAAGCATTGAAGCATCCATGCTATTTCCATAGACACCTCTTGTTTTGATTGTTCCATTATTAGCAAGCGTTATATTTCCGCCTACTTTAAGCATTTCTGCATCCGTTGCAAAGGCATTAATACCTACACCCTTTTCACGAATAGAAAGCATTGGGCTAAATGATGGAATCGTAACGGGCATTGTTACGTCGTTACTTCCATCCCCTTTTAAAATAAAACCAATTGAGTCACGAATTACAAGTGATATTTTTGCAGAATATGAATCTGCTAAACCGCTTCTACTAACTGTGTATGTTTCAGTTGAACCAGAAGTAGTTGAAGTTCCTTTTGTCCATCCACTTGGCATAGTTGACGTATTTGTAGAGCCGCCAAGAGAAGTGTTTGCTGTAATCTTAGTAACAAAAGAAGCGGAACCTGAAACACGAGAAAGACTACTTGAAGTTACTGTAGGTTTCTTATAATAATGAAGATCTTGGTTAGGGGTAGCTGTAGAGGATTTAGTTACACCATTGTATGTCTTTGCTTTCACATAAAAAGATACAGTTTTCTTAGCCGTTAACAAGCCTGCCTCTACGTTATTAACAGTAGCTGTTGTTCCTGAAGTAGAAGTAATAATACCTGTGTTTTTAATAGCTTTTTCAGTAGTCCCTTCTTTGATGACAATATCAAAACTACAGTTTCTTCCCAAAACATCTTGAACATTTGCAGGTATAGTTAGTGTAATAGGCTTGTATTCTGGGAAAGCGACATTTGTTGAGTTAATAACAAAGTAAGAGCTAGAAGCAATAGAAACACTCGGGGTTCCGCTTACAGGAGCATCCTTGCCTAAATCTAATGGGACAGAAACGTTAGTCGATTTAGTACTGTATCCATTGTTTGCTGTTACCGTAAATTCTAGTACACCCTTATATGGATTAGTATCTGAATGCGTAGTTGATCCTAGAGCTGCTGTTTTTAGGTTAGCAAGGGTTATATAAAATCCAGATGTTCCGTTGTTTGTATTGACTGTGATAGAGCCTGGACTAACGGAACCGCCAGAGCCATTTAGTGTTGTTTTAGAACCGCTTTTATGAGTTAGCGTATAGCTAATTGATCTTCCAAGGTTGTCAGTAGAAGCCCCTAATGAGAGAGTGAGCGTGTTCGTATTGTAAGTAACTGTAGCACCTGAACTTAGTGACGGAGGCGTTAATTCATTCTTTTTAACTGAAGGAGAGTAAATCCACCCCGAATATAAAACATCTGTACCTACCGTATTTTTAGCACGAACACGATAACGAATCACATCTACACTTCCAGGAGCATGTGTCGTAGAGGTTGAAGTTAGGGAGTTGTTTACATCTACATATGAACCGCCATTAACTGATCGCTCTAGTTCATATCTTATAGTACCATTACCTCCACTTTGGCTAGGCCAACTTAAAGAGAAAGATCCGCTTCCTATGTTTTCTCTAAAGTAAGAAGAAACGACTGTGCTTCCATCTTTAATTGTTACACTTCCACTAAGAGAAGGAGCGGTTGCATAAGCTGAAATGGATACTGTCCCTGATTTACCACCTACATAACCAGTAGTGGAACTTGATGTTCCTCCTAGTTCACTAGTTGCTGAAAACGTATATGATACAGATTTCGTTGATGAAGATAGACCTGTAACTGTTACGGTTTTCGTACTTGATTTTGTACCCGCTCCTCTTGGAAATGTACCAAGAGAATCAAATGATACAGTTGTTCCACCCATTTTGATTTTAGGATATACATGAGCACTAAAATAACCATAAGTTTGATCTTCTAATCTAGCTTGTACTGTGACACTAAATGTTACGGATGTAGCGGCACGAGATGTCTCGTTTGCTGTAACAGTATAAAGCATCGTCGGGTTTGACCCCGACGACAAGTTGCTAAACAAAGTAGCCATATTATTCCCCTTTCCTTATTACTTCTTAAATCAACACAAAGTCAATTCCTTTGTTACCTGAATCAGATGCTTTTCTCATAACCATCGTATTTAGAAATGAAATATCATCACGTACACTAAATGAACCTTCAGCGTAAACTGTTGTATCTCCTTGTGTACTTTTAAATACGAAGTCATTACCAGTCGAACCATCTGAGATAAAGTTCAAACTTGAAGTACCTTGAATTGTGTATTGATTCATTTGAATTAAATTATTTTGATAATCTAGTTGAAAACTTGAATCACCAAATAACAACTTTTGTTTATCGATGTCTATGTTCATGAAATTACCAAACGTAGTGTTTGTATTAATTGAAACTTGTGATTCAGATAGTACAACCTTTTCAATAAGAGCATTGTCTGTGATAGTGATTGAAGCATCGCCTGCTACATTAGGGTTATCTTGGATTGTAACGTTACCAACTTGAACAACCCCTGAGAAGGTTCCTGTAAAAGTACCTTCTGTTGCATAGAGGCTACCATCAGAAAACACTTTGAAAGGTGCATTGTCTATACTATCTCCTGCCCAGAAGCGAAGAGCTCTTCCAGATGCATCTTGACCACTTTGTACTCCACCAGACACTTTAAAAGTATCTGTAGCTGCATCATAATAGCCTAACTCAATATCTCCACGGAATAATGCAGAGTTAAATTCTGCTTCTCCGTTAGCATCGATCTTCCATCCTTTCTTTCCTGCTTCATATCCTGCTGATTTAGAAGTACCAACCGTTGAAAGGTTTCCATTAGTATCAATCCATAACGATAACTCTCCATTAGCATTAAACACTTGTAAATCCATGAAGTCTGCATATTTTGCTTGGATTGTACCTGTCTTAATGAAGTTACCATCGATAACAGTTTTACCTGCATCGTCAGTTGTGAATACACTAGAAAGGAATAGGTTTTCATCTGAAAGCGGGCGATAATATCCATCTGTTGTGAGGTAAAGAGGATTAGCGGGATCATAGTCAGGCTGGTCAGAGTTATTAATCTTATTACCATTTTCGTCATAAGCCCATCCTTGAGCTAAATCACTAAATGTTACTTTACCCTTTAAGTCAATTGCTTGACTGATAAATTGAATTGCTTCAGGTGTAACGGCTAATGAAGAAGCAATATCACGAGCTTTAATTGTCCCATCAGGTGAAACCACTGCATCAAATAATTTATCAATATCTTCAGGAGATGCAGACCAACCAGTTGTTTTATCCCCTTCTTCAATCTTAACCCCGGTGAAGTAGCATGTTCCGTTGGCTCCGCCACCGCCTCGACCGATTTGTGCCTGAACAGTTGTTGCGTTTGCAACGAAGACTTTGGATAGTCTCACCCAATTCCCTGTTCCGACATCAGACGTAGACATAGCAACATTAGGCCAAGCAGAACCATCAAAAACCTGTAGAACAGGCTGTCCACTATCTGCCTTTACATAAGCTGAGATAGTATATTTATTACCTTTTATAACGGATACGTTTTGAAGTAAACCTTGGTTTTTATCAGTTAGCACAAACTTAACTGCTTTATCAAAACCTGGCAAGTCTGTAATATCAATTACTTCTTTTGTGGCAGGGCTGTTCCATGGTGTCCATCCTGTAAAGTCTGCTGTAGAGAATCGAGAATTTAATAGAACGTTACGCCCACCCGGAGTAATTGAAGGATCGTAGCCCTCAGCAAAGATTGAATTACTGTTAATATACACTTTGCCGTTAACTGTTACTTGTCCATTATTATCGATTAAAAAGGTTTGTGTTCCATTGTTATCTTTCACACTTAACCTTTTTGCATCAATAGATTCAGCTTTAACAGAATTGGCTGTTAGTCTACCACCATCTACTTCCACTCGACCGTTCACAATCTGAGTTACTTCGTATGCAGCTATTTCTTCAGAAGTAGGTTCTCTGAAAACTAATCGGTCATAAATTATGTTCTTTGCTTTATTGGTTGTTGATCCGGAGTAGTTAGCCATTAAATAACCAGACATAGCTGTATATCCAGTGAGAGTATCAGTAGGTCTTTTTACTATAGCCCTTACTGTATACCATGTGTTTAATGAAGGGTTTGAGATATACTCGGATAAATTCACTGTAGCTCGATATGGATTCATTCCATTCCAATCAAGTAGAACAGCGGCCCCTGTAATAGATCCGCTAACTAACATAAAGTCTAGTTCCATGGCGTAATATTTATTATTTGGTAGCTTCGGAATGAAGAACCCACTTGTAATTTGTGCCCCAACTTGGCTCGTATCTGCCGCTACATTGAAACGCATTGCTGATCCCGTTCGTGTTAGAGATGTTTCTTTAGCAACAGTAGAATTGGACCAAGCGGAAAAATAATTTGGGAATGTTCCTTTCCAATCTGAAAAGATAGGGTTCGTTACAACATATCCTTGTTTAATCGCAGTGTTCGCAGTATTCTGTGCGCTATCTGCAGCTGATTGTACACTACTAATAAAGTAATCTATGTCAGCTTGAGCCGCACTCCAATCTGTAGCGACATTACCTACTTCAACTTGAACATCATCTACCCAAAAGTTAGTACCATCTGGTGATGTGTTCATTCGTGGTGTTTGATACATAAGCACGGCATCACTTGGAGCAGTTACTGTTTGAGATATAAATGTCCATGTTCCTGCTGTTGCTTGAACAGTAGGTGCTGGGAATGGATTAGACTCAGTGCCAGAAGCATTTCGAAATTTAATTAAATTAGATAAATCACCATCATTGCTTCGCTTCATCCATAAAGAAACAGTATATGTTTCTCCACCTCTGATACTGGTTGAAGGACTTCTAATTGCAGATCCCGGGTTAGCATTAGCTGTTGCCTTAAGAGAGTAACCGCTTAGCCTTCCAACGTCCCTAGTTAAATTGCTTGCTTGTTGAAAGATGGACCAGTTATCAGGTATACCATCTCCATCGCTATCAATCTCACCAGAAGAGTTAGGCATAATATTACTACCACCAACTTTAAGGTTATCAATCTTATCACTTGCACCTTTAGCTGTACCGTTAATCTTGTCGTTTATCGTTGTTTTTAGCTTTTCGGATTCAGAGAAATACGTATTCATTTGAGTTTTGAAAGTATCTCTAGCACTTGTAGAAGCAAACGTATAAGTGGTATTCATATTTGCTAGGATTTCAGACTGAATCTTTGGAGATGACCCATTAAGATTGTTATAGGCATTAGTGTAAGCAGAAGAAGAAATAGGGGTTGATAAAGTGGATGACACGGAATTAGCTAATCCTATCAATGAAGTATACTCAGCTTTTATTGCTTCCCAATCTCGACTCAATTGACTCTTTTCGAGAGGTGTCACTTTTAGATCGCTCAGCATGTCATTGACGTTATCTTTTGCTGTATTCCATGTTGAAGCACTTGAAATTACATCATCTACAATTACTTTTGTAATTCTTACATCAGTAAAGAACCAGTTACCAAAACTAGAAGTTGCATTAATTTGAGAAAAGAATCGTGCTTTAGTAGCGGTTGAAGGGATTGTATACGTGTTACTGAAATATTGCCACGTTCCATCTCCTTTGGGTTTATGGTTACTTACAAGCCATGTATTAGTTCCTACATTATCTTGTGCATTTAAACCTAAACCAAAATTGTACGCACTATCAGTACTTGCAATCCAACCTTCTACAATAAACTTCTCACCTGCTTTAACAGAGAAGAAGTCACTAATGTAATTATCACGTCCAGTTTGACGACCTACATACGGCTTAGGTGCGCCTGCTGGAACACCTGAATCGCTGGCTGCAAAAGCAGTACATGCTGTGTAATACGTGTTCTTCTTACCCTCAAATGAAGGATTTGGGTTGTAGTTATTTGTATCTGTATTTAAAGATATTTTATCATTCGCTGTATTAGCATTTGCTAAACCATTAGCCGCATTATCTCTAACTGTACTTGCAGTTGTACCAGCAATAGTTGAGGTTGAGTCAATTACTAAACTAGTTGCATACATCTTACCGTCTGTGTTTGTATAGAAAACTTTAACCCATGTACCTGAATTGTTTTTTTCAATAGCTAAACCTTGAGTTGCATTAAGAGTAGTTCTAAATAAATTGTCACCTCTTAAAACTACAACCCCTTGTTCTTTAGTCATTTTTACACCGTTATAATCTTCTCCAGGTTTTACACTGTTTGCAAGGTAGGTAGAGGTAGTAACTTGGAGCTTTGTTAGCTTGTCATAATACGAGTCCCAAGCATTTGCCCAATCTACAGGGTCAATAACAGTGTTTCCTTTATCCCACGGTCTAGGTGTTAAAGATTCTAAATATACCTTTAAATCGGCATAAGCAGTCTCAAAAGCAGTATAGTCTGATTGATTAGTAGGAATACCCGCTGCCTTTGCTTCAGCTCTAATCATGTATACCTGCCCTGCCTTAGAAGCATCTATTTCGGTTAAGGTTGGTAAAGTAGAATCAAAAATAGTTTCACCTGTGATCTCTACTAATAAAAGTTTGATATTTAGTTTTTCACCAGAAGAAAGCATCCCATCGTCTGCTGCATTCTTTGCAAAGTCTTTTAAGTCTTGTACCTGTTGATCGAAATCCGGATCAAGAGCTGAGACTGAAAGTGTCTGTTCAATCCAGTTAGAGCCGTTCCAGCTATATAATTTATTTGGATCAACACTTGTGTCTATCCATAGAGTTCCTTCTACGGGGTTAGCAGGTGCAGTACCTGACAATATTGCATCATTTAAATCGACAATGGTTATTTGTCCATTTGCTAGAGGCATAGTTTCACACCCTTTTCAATAATAAACAAACTCCACTAAATTGATAGTGGAGTTATGCTTTGCTTATATAGAAACCCTTTAATTAAGTAATTTCAACTTTAAATACGGCTTTTTGATAGATATCTGCATCAGTAATATCAATCCATTTTCCTTTTTTAGTACCAGAACCACCGAACGTCATATCTTGGTTTCCGTCACGCCCAAGCTTTGTCCAAGTATATGTATACTTATAGCCTGTCGTAGCAGTTGATTGTTTCGGATCAATTTCTTCACCATTTTGATATAAGCGGCAAAGTAATTGAGAAGAAATTTGTCCATTTTTAAAGATATTTCCGTTACTACTTTCAACTACAACCATGATTGGATCAGTTTGGTCATAGAAAATAATAGTGTCATAGTATGCTTTACCGCCATACGTTGCTTTAACTTTAAAAGCAGCTAAGTTAACGATACCTGCAGCTGTAACTGTAATAGTAGAAGTATTAACAGCACCTGTTACACCATATGAAGCTTGGTTAGTAGAATCTAGCTTATCCCAACCTGCACCTGCTCCTTCATCTGCATTTCCTGATTTTTGAACAAACCATTCGTATGTTACACCAGATGTTTGAACAGTAGCACCTTTGTATAGATCAGCTTGAGCTGTTAGGGATGTACTTAAGTCATTCTTGAATAGGTTACCTGATGGAGCCCAAGCGGATACTAATACTGCATCGGCACCGGCCGCACCAGTGGCACCGTCAGAAACTACAGGGATAATTTGTTCATCTAAGAACCCTGTTCCATTTGGTGTAGAACCTGCAATATAAAGCTGTGCTTTAATTGCTTTAATGCCTGCTGTTGGCGTCCAAGTTTTTGAGGCCTCGTTTGCAGTACTTGTATATTTAGCAGTGCCCCAGTTTGTTCCATCAGTAGTTTCCCAGATTTGGTATCTACCTGAGTAATCACCATAAGCACCGTTACCTGTTTGCGATTTAGCTGTCAAAGTAAGAGTTGTTGGATTGTAAACCCCTGAGATGTTTTTAGCAATTGCATTTACGCTAGGAATTAAGCGGTAAAGAGTTGGTGTTGTACCCGCTGTACCTTGTTTACTTTTACTTAAAGCAAAACGTCTTGTAATAGAAGCGTAGCCTGATCTTGAAGCTGTAAGGTCTACATAGCCTGTATCTTTACCTGATGCAAATCCAGTTACTGTATATGTTCTACCTGATAGTGTACCAGTAACATCAACAGCATTCGCTGTAACTGTCCAGCTAGAACTTACATCTGTTGCACCTTCATAGATATACATTGTAGAAAGTGCACCTGTGAAGTTTCCGTTGTTACCAGCACTATCCGTTGGAATAACGTCAGAGTCGTTACTTAATACGGCTGAAATAGCACTTGGACCAGTTTTACCATTGTCCGCTCGGTTAAATGTGAATTCAGCACGAACTGTTAAATCAACAAGTGTAGCTGGGTCTGTCCAAATAATTTCACAAATAAATGTCTTAGCGTAAATAGATCCAGTCATAATGTTTTGAGAAACCTTTAATGTAGAGCCAGTGACTGTATAAGCTCCACCAGTCACAAGAGCTGTAGTGAGGTCAGCTGAGTCAAACCACTTAACTGATTTTGCAGTTGCAATTTGGTCTGTTGTACCTTCTGAGGATACAAAAAGTGAGGGTTGTAGAGTAGGACTAGAAGATGTCCAGTCTGGTGTGAATTTTTGTGTTGCTGGGTCCCAAATTTGTGTTTTTGGGGAAGTTGTTGAAACAAATGCGGTTAACGAGGGAGCATCGTTAAAGTCTACGATACTAATTTGTCCAGTAGCAATTGTCATTTGATTACCTCCGTCTGTACTGAGTATGCTAGGTAATGAGTCTCCGATTCTCATAGTCCTCCACCCTTCTGTCTTATTTTTTTGGTGGCTCATAGAAAGTAAGCAATTGCTACTGAACTGTGCAATATTTAACTATCCAATATTTCACATAAAAAGGTAGCTCTTTGGTACACATCATCTTTCGTGATTGTGACCGATTTCATCCCTTTATGTGCTTCATTCCAAAGTGCATCATCTTCACCATCTGCACCAACTCGTTTCCAGACAAAGTTGCTAGCATCGATTTGATCAGTAACATTGTCAGGGCCTCTATAGACTGTTGCTTTTAAAGTCGTATTGACAGTGTTACGTCTAAACATCAATCCGTTGGTGCTGATAATTTCTACTCGATATGGAATGCGATTTTCCATCTCCTCACGAAGATCGTCAGGACTATATCCATCTTGGAAGTTAGTGTCAGCCCCAACTTCAATTAATTCTGCTTTAATTTTTCCGGCAACGATTTGCTCCGCGTTTAATTCACCAGTATAGATACCGTCTTCAGACATAAATGAACCGTCACCAGTCCACTCTGTCACAATAGTACCTTTCTGTAACATTGGTCTCGCATAATATGTGTCACCATTTTGAGGCGTACATAGGCGGAATCGAACTCTCGTTGTTCCAGCGGGAGCCTTGTCTGTTACGCTGATTCGAACCCAAGTATCTGTTCCAGTAAGTTCAGCTGTCGTGTACTTATAAGACAAACGATCTGTATCATTGTAATATTCAAGACGTACAGATGGTTGTTTTCCTTGATAAGAACTGAGGTCTTTTGTCATTACGTAAACAGAAGCAGAATAGCTCTCTTCTTCACTAGCAGGAAAATAATTTGAGTAAACACTGTAGTATGGTTGAGTAGTTAAATTGAGGGTTACAATATGAATGCTATTGCTTCCGTTTAATTTGTTAATTTCATTTACTTCCGCAATATTAAAACGAGGATCTACCGTCCAATCAAGAAAACCTTTCTTGAAACTAGCATTGGATAGCATGTTTCGACTAGTCATCTGCATTGAACCAGCAGTAATTTTAGTAGCATTTAATTCTTTAATGTGGGCATCAACAATTGAAGCTTCAGCAATCTCAGCTGTTCCAATCGCACCTTTTGCGATAATACCGCTAGATGCAGTTATCGCATTTGCCATGATCTCATTAGCCGTTATGCTTTTTGCTTTAATTTCTCTAGCAGTTATTGTTTCGGCTACTAGCTTATCAGCAGAAATTGTATTTGCAGCAATGTGTTTATCTCCATCGATTGCGCCTTCTTTAATCTTTGGATTAGTAATTGCTCCATCTGTGATACCTTCTGAATAAACTCCATTTTCATCATAGAGAACAGTTTTACCATCAGCACCACGTACACGAAGTCCATAAAGACTTCCATCTACATCTACGTCACCAATACTTACACGTTCTACAGGAACTTCTTGATCATCAAAAACTTGCAATCTATTTCCTGTAATTCTTAGATGCCCATTCTTACCTTGAAGAGTAACTTGTCCAGTATCGATAGTACCTGACTTAATCTTGTTAGCAGTTAAGTCTACGATCTGAGCATCAGTAATACTACCTTCAGCAATTTGAACATTACCTATCGAGCCTTTTTCAATAAGGGCTCCATTGATAAATGCGTTCTGTACACTCGCATTAATCGCATCTATAACTGCCGCTTGTAAATTATCAAACTGTCCACTAGTTGCAGAAACTTTAAAAGCTTCAATAAGTCCTGCTTCAATATTCTCAGCTTTTAATGCACCAATTTGAGCGGATTCAATTTTAGCTGAACCAGCATATAGGTTAATCGCATCAATAACCATGCCTTTGATATGACTAGCTTCAAGTGTTCCAATCTTCGCAGAATCTATAACTGCATTTCCAACGTAAGCGTTAATCGCCTTAATAACATTTGTAGTGATTTTATCTGCTTCTAATATTCCTATTTTTGCAGAATCAATTGTAGCGTTTCCGGCATATAGATTAATAGCTTCTACAACAGAGGCTTGTATATGTTCTGCTGATAATTCACCAATAACAGCATTGTTGATTTTTGCATGTTCAATGCTTGCATTCGTTGCATAGATATTAATTGCATCCACTACATTAGCAGCAATGTGGTCTGCTGATAGTTCACCAATACGAGCAGAATCAATACGAGCAGTACCAATATAGGCATTAATAGCTTCGATAATGTTTGCTTTGATATGATCGATATTTAGTGTACCTGTCTTAATTGAGCCTGCATCAATCCAGTCAATAACTCCACCATGAATAAAATTATTGCCCGCTATTTCGTCATAACCATTAGGAGGATTTTTTAGGACAGCTGCAGGAGAGTTATTGATCGCTCTAATTACAATGTCTTTAATAACATCAGGAGTTGAACCGTCAGAGTTCAGTCCGTCAATCTTTGTGTAGTGAATTAATTCATCGTGTTCGTTAATGGCTTTTACAATGGCATTTACTACACCATCATCGTAATCAGATGTCTTTAAGTCAACTGCAGCTCCAGGAATCTGCTTATCTTGCCAAGTATATAAAGTCGGTGCAAGACCTACTCCTTCTACAAAGCATTCATTCTTGACCTTATCGAATACGATATTACCTTTAGAGAATGTACGAGAGACAGACGTGGTATCTTCTACATATATTGGACTTTCCGTTTTCCATTGACCTAATTCAAAACCATGAATATACTTTTCAACTTTCTCGTTTAAAGCATATCGACTCTTAGGTGCAAGGCTATAACCGTCTAAATTGTAGAGGGTAGACAAGAGTTTCCCATATAAATAATTTGGACCATTATCTGTACTTATATCCGCTACATCTTCTACAAATACTTGTACACCTTTTTCCTGTTGAGCTTTATTTAGGTTAATGAGTTGGTTTGTAATAACAGAAGGATCATTCTTAGCTCCGTTTATAATAAAAATGTCTTGGGCTAAATAAATATCGCCTTTTGCAGTGTGGAGGTCTTCTTGTAGAGGATTTTTTGCATGAGGTTTATTGAAGAGTGTTGTTTCAATTTCGCCTGTTATGATCGCCACTAGACCTTTAGTGTGGGCATATTGTAAAACAGTATTTTGCAGACTTCTTGTTAATCCATTTTCAAAACCGAAGTTAGAAAAGACAATTCCATAAAAGCCTTTTGATTTAAACCAATCAATATCTGCTTCGATAGCATTAGCAGTGGCTCCGCTACAATTAATAATACCGTATAGCAATGTCCCGCTTCTTTTTACTTCTTGAATGAAATAATCAAAAGTAGAGGATGTTTCTTTCTTTATCATTACATGAGGAATGTAACTGAAGGCACTGATACGTTTTTCTATCGTATCGTATGTGTTAATAGAAGAACCGTTGTAGTTTATAAATAAGGGACTACCAAAATCACTAATTGCATCCTTATCTACTTTCTTCTTCAGTTCAGTTGAAACTGGATTATCTAATTCTTCGACACCAACAACCTGTTCTAGTCTTTCAAGAGACTCTTGCAGTTCATTGACATCTTCCGCCATAACATAATCCCCATTAGGGTCTCCGTCATAGGCAGCATCTTTTTTACGTATAAATGAGGAATAAGCTAGAGGAAACTCTAATTCCTGTTCCATGTACTCACCTACTTTTCTTAGATATGAATCATATATAACCATTTAAAGTTTTCTTTTCTATAAAAAAGAGGACGGAATTAACCGCCCCCCTAATAATTACTACCTCTTTTCGATTGTTTTGGATAAACTCCATTACGTCCATCAGCCTTAACCCATTTTCTTAAATTTTCATCGTAAACTTCAATTTCAAAATGAGTTAAATTAGGGTCATCTACATAACTCCACTGAATATGAGTTTTATCATTTTCTTTGTCATAGTACTGAAAAGCTCCTAAAGGATAATTCATAGACATCACTCCCATTCAATAATGTAGTACGTTCCGTATGCTACGTACTTATCAATGGATTCTCGAACATAATCTTCTGATAAAGTTCCCCCATATTCACTGAGGATAGATTTTGGCAGAGTAACAATTAGGACACCGTTTCGATAAAATGCCTTACCGTCCCAGTTACCAATATCCCAGTAACGTTGTTTACCTTTTACTCTTTCATCAATTGCTTTTACAGATAATGATTCTGATACTCCACCGCCGCGTACACGGGCATCCATAACAACTACTTCGTTAACATTAGTGTGCTCTCTTACCTGTACCTTAGCTATTAGCAAGTACATAGGATTAGAACGTTGAATGTTTCTCCATTCTTCAGCACTAAAACAGTGGCGAATAGAATTCCCGCTTTCTGAGCTAGGAACAATATATACATGAATCAATTTATTGAGAAGCTTAGCGGACGGAGCATTTCTATACTCTACTTTTTGAATGCCATTAACATATGTTGTAGTCGGCAAAGTAGAATAATGTCCTACAGAAGGATTGAGATCGAGGTGGAAAAAGGTCTTTTGCTGTTCATTATAGTAGCCTTTGTACTCATAAAAATCTTCATAATAAGAATATTGAGCATATAAATCATCTTTAAATGTCACATTCTCATTTAAGAAAAAGATTCCGTTTTGAATGTCGTAATCATTTACGGATAGTTCTTGGTTTTCATAGTAACCAAAGTCAGCATAAACCGCACCCACAGGTTCATACTTGAACATAACTTTTCCTTTTTCATAATCAATACGATAATTAGTAGCTGGAATTGTATTTTCAGAAGTTGGTTTACCCTTTGTTGTTTTTAAGATTGGCACAGGATGTGTTAGCCAATTCTCTTTTGAACTATACATCACAGCCTCTTTAGTAACAGGATCATGATATTTATTTTCAAGCAAATCATTTGTGACCTTTGCATTTTTATAAATCCGCTTATTTAAACGGAAGTTGCAATAATCGTAAGTTGCATACACCTTGCCTGTAATATTTTGATTAGGGAAAAATACTGAACCTTTATCAAAATCAATTTCATAAGGGTACTCTTCAAATATTTCTACTACATTCCCATTATTCGAGCGGTCAATGTAGATATGAAGATTACTGTTTCTCAACCAATTTTTTTGTACAGATTGAAAAACTGTACCAGCAGTTTGTGAGTATCCTTCAGAAACCAACTGCTCCTTCTTCACAGAGCCTTTAAGTACGTAAAGATTATTGTGCGGTACCTTTACAACTGAAGGGCTAACATATTCAATCTCATTTTCAACTGTCATAATGCCAACTGAAGGATTAAATATTTGAGAATCGTACTCTTTAATCTCGTACCTTTCTTTTTTCATGACACGTTCTTTGTATTGATTTACTAATGCAGGATCATTAGCTTTATAAAGTCCAGACCACTCATTGTAGCTAAGGCTATCTTTTAAAAACTGTCCGTTATGAATACGTAAATACCAGTTTTCTTTAGCATCTTTAGTTTGTGGAAGTTCTGCAAACACTCGACGATCATCGACTAATTTTAAACCAAAGTCACGTTTAGAAGCGCGAATAGTCTCAAATGTTGTTTCTGAATGAAGAGCAAAACTTGGTTTATCTGTAGCCCAGAAAATATCTTTATGTCCGATAACTAGTTCATCTCCATAGAACCATTCAGCACCAGTTTTTCTGTCAAACAATTTAAGATTAATTAAGTTGTTTTCAGCTAAATCTTGAGAACCTAAAGCAATTAAATAAAAGATTTTATTTTTGTCATACCATTCTTTACCGCTTGGGATTGGAGGTAGTAAAGTGTGGAGATAGCCTAGACTCTTTAATCCATCTGATTTTCGAACTTTGTCCTGATAAGATACAGGAGCACCATATTTACGCTCATAACGTCCATACTCAATGCCTGTTGTACTATCAACCCCGAATGAAATCCACTCATATATAAAAGGCATGATTGTGTAAGTATATGAGATTTCAGGTGTTGCTCTTGTTATATTTGCCGTACCGAATCCTTCTGCTTCAATATCGATAGTTGTAGCATTTGGTTTTGTGCTAAATACATAAAGAGATTTTTCTCCTTCATTTTGAGGAACCCCTCTAACTGCACCTACTGTATCTAAAGTAAGATTGTCGAAGCTGGCCTTTCCGAAGCCATTTCCATCAATAAAACCTAATCGTATTTCGACACTTTGAGGTTGATCAATATGGAATGAGGTTTCAAGTTTCACAGCATTCTTCTTACCTGATAAAGCAATAGATGATGAAATTTGCTCTCCACTTAATTTATAAACCCCTATTTTAATACCGTCAGTCGTAATGCCATTAACTTGATCTGTCGTAGCCCATACCGTCAGCTTATAATCATCAACAGGAAGATAAATATCTTCACTTTCCCAAAAAGCCTGTGCTCCTGTACTAGCATTTGTGGAATTAATAGAAATCTGACGTACTCCAAACAAACTAGTGGTTGAGTCGTGGGTGAATGTAACAGTTTGTCCCGCTAACTTCTTTGTGTTCCATGATGGAATAGCATTTACTGTAGAGGCTGTCCATTGAGTAACAGGCTGACCTTGAGCATCTACATTTCCACTTTCAAAACCGCTATTATTAACAGGGATATTTTTATCTCCATCAATTGCATGTTCATAACTTCCTGTAGCGTTGTAAAACCAAGGCTTACAATATGCTTTTACGTACTCTTTCATATTAGGAGCAAGAATCTTTTTGGCTACAATTTGATTGATGTTGTAGTCATTACGGTCGTTAATGTAGACATCTTTATTGTTTACTTTATACTCTTGAGCGAAAAGATTGTCTCTATGGTAAACAAATTCATTTCTCCAAGGCGTAAACACCCATTGTTCCTCTGCATGATACAAGATTGTATTTAGAACAAGGTTTACGTTTTCAGTTTGATTATGATAAAAACCTCTAAAAATCCCGCTGTTAGAAACAATAACTGTTCCTTTATTAAAGAGGGTTTTCTTCATAATTGAAGGTCCGCCATTTAGGTGTGACACAAGAATTGTCCATTGAGCTTTTTCTTCGTCTTGTCCAAATACGATAGTAGGCGAAACATTAGAGTACCCTAACCCTTCCATGTTTGTAATAGGGAATAATCGACTCGTGTATGGAGAATCTATTTTAATTTGTTTAATACCAAACTCATTACTACTAGTTGAAAAGCCAATATCAGAAACAAAAGAAGTACCTTTACTAGTAGAGAAATCAAGAACTTTTGTCTGACTACCAGCATTGTCTACCCATATCGTTCCTCCATTTTTTAAGAAATGCTGCAGCTTATCTTTGTACATTGATAAGTCAGTTTTGCCATAGCCAGTAATAATAATTAGATCATAGTCTTCATATTGGTGTTCTGCCATTTCTAAATCAATTGTCCAGTAACGAATATCACGTTTTAAAAGGTCAAGTTCTGTCGGATGGGGATTAATTAGTTCGAGGTATTTAGGAAGTAAAGAATGTTCGTTGATCGCTTTTCCTGTAGAAGATAAGTTTTCAACTCCGACTACATCTTGAGCAAAATAAAAACCGATATTTAACTTCCCTGGATTTGTTTCACTCAATTTTGTTTTTAGTTTTGCTTCAACACGATGCTTAAATAGTTGAGGGGTGCGTGTTTGATAATTAGCAATCATAACATCTGAGGTTGCATAGAAAGCAAAGTCATTCCCCTTCTGCTCTACTGAATACACTTTAAGGTGTTTGTAGTTATCAGGGTTGCTCTCCATATCTGCAACAATCGTATCAAATTCATCCTTTGTAACTTGCTCGAAGAATGGATATGCGTTCAATACTTCTTCAGACAGCTCAGATTGCTTTGTATCGCTATTGTAATTTGGATAAATAACTTTATATGTCACATCGTCTTCATTGCGGAAATTCGTAAATACAATGACTCTGTAAATGAAGTTCGATTCTCTGACTAATTGAACCTTAAAAACATTACCGTCTTGCAGTGGAGCACCATTGGCTTCTATACGTATGCTATTTCCTACATAGACAAGCTCATTACGTTTATCAATCACGATATCTTCTAATGAAACAGCTTCTTGTTCTGATTCAGATGAATAACCCCCGATGTATGGAAGGACCTGTGCAGATCGAGCATCAAATCTTCCTCGTAGTTCCATCTTATAAAAAACAGGACTTGGTTTATCTTGTCTATTTTTTCGTACAGTAAACTCGTCTGTCACACTAATTGCATCTGTGGGAAATACCGCTTGTCCTGTTTCTGTCTCTAGCAGATAATCATTATCCGGATAAACGATGTAATCTCTATCTATAAAACTAGACAATCCATTTTCCTTGATTTGAGAAGAGACATCTTCTAATAAGATGTTCTCCTCCGGTGATACTGGTTTGGACTGTACATAAGCTAAGTTCGCACTATTTTTAGGAACTTTTTTACCTATACGAATAGCGTATCCGCGGTTACGCTGACCGTCACGAACAAGGTCTTTATGTGGTTGCAGTGCCATTGTTTGTAGCCTCCCATTTTTGTAACTGATTCAAGATAACGGTTAAGTCTGAATCTTTTTGATTAGTTTCTAATACAAGCACTTCATCAGTTGTAACACGTCCATCTTGGTTTAAATCTAAAATAGAGAATAAGGTTTCATCCTCATACTTCTCTACTCCTTCATACATTAAGATATAATCAATGATTTTCGTCTTAGCGGTTAAGGTGTTTTTTTGGCTTCTCGTAATTTGAACGTTACTTGCCTTTTGTACTGGACTCAATAGAATTTTGTAACAGATACCAATCTGATTATCTAAATCTGTAATCCAGATATGGTCTTCGATGACCTCCCCTTGTTTGCTCGAATAGATATAAGGAGCATAGTACTGATACAAGTATTGTCCTGAACGCTTTTGGGCCTCCACCGCGTCTTTTGAAATGTGTCGAGTAATGAAACCCCTTTCGGACACAATTTCTAAATTAGAGTGAGAAAGAAAGTTTCCTTGATAATCAAGCGGTTCGATAATTAGCGTAGAAAAACTCGCACCATCAGCAGGTAATCTATCGGGGGTAACTGTTATACGGAAGCTATCGGTTTTATTGATTGTATTTGTTACATACAAAAATCCTTCATGATTTTGATTTTGAATCGGGTTCAAATCAATCATAGTCGCTAATTTCTTTGGTTCACCATAACGGTTTCCTTCTTGATAAACAATCCTTTTTCCACCATCATGTTTAGCGAAATTAATGCGATAACCATCCACTGCTTTGATATTGTAATCTACGGTGTATGTGTCATTGACCTGATATGTAGCATAAAGTGTTTTGTTTTTTAGAGTTGGCTTCAAACTTGAATAGAGAGAAAAATAGAATCGCTTTCCATCGATACGGTACGGCTCACCTATCTTTTCACCATCTTCAGTACGAATAGCAATGTCTCTAAACTGTTCATCAAGATTATTATAGGTAACTTCCACGAAATCACTTCTGCCATCATACACAAACGGCTCTTGATTCCATGTTTTGTATTCACCAGTTTCATAATCAAAGAACGAAACTTTTTGAAGTGTTTTACCATCTTCTTTTTGTACAAGAATTGGCGAGTGATCTATTGGAGCAACAGGGATTTCTGACCAAGTTACATTTTGACCGCTAATACCACCGTCAAATAAAGATTGCATAATGGCTTGTGGTAAAATGGCTTGAATATCCGAATCCGGTTTTACCTTATTGTGGAACAATGCCCATTCTTCTAAGATAACTGGATCTTTTATAGAACCTTCTTCTGCAAAAATTAAACTAGATACATTTGATGTAAGTAATGGAGCATCTCCTAATGAAACTGTATTTCCATTTACAGTGAGTTCCATTTCTACTTCATTCCAACTAATAATCACTTCAGCAGTGCCTACCTGGGATAGACTTGTAGGAACACTCAATGACTTGGCTCCTATAAAGAAAAGGAAACTTCCATTTTTATAATCTAGTCGGAGTGCACCATTATCTGTTCGTAGAATCATTTGCTTATTTGTAGTCGTAGCAGCTTCTTCGAATCCTTCAGGAGCTGTAACCTTTACATAGATACTTCCTGACTGATTGGGGAAACTATCTTTAAGTGGATAGATTAATTGAGAGGTATTTCGTATAGCAGCGGACGTTGTGCTCTCATTCGGTATATACCCTGTTGCGTTTACCATGTTCTCGATTTGAGATTTACCTACGGTCAATGTATTATTTGTTTCAAACACAAGATTAATAGTTTGGGCAGTTGAAACAGGAAATGAGAAACTTAGCTCTGTGACTTCAGATTTTGAAATAGAAAATGTCTGAAGAACCGTGTTATCTGATTTCTTTACGACACATGAACCATTTCCTTTTGCTGAAAATGATACAGTTTTTGTCCCTGATGTTAATGAAATACTTTGAGAGATATAGGCTTTTTTAGCAGAAGATCCAATTAGCTTAATAAAGTTCTGGTCTTCTATCTTAACTGTTTTGATTTCTACGCCATTCTCCCCCCCATTGTTTGACCAACTTGTTGATTGAGGTTCTTCTATTGAGCAAGAATAAAAGATTTCACCAACCTCTCCATACAACCTTACTTGCCCCTTTGCAAATAGAGCGGATTCAAACTTAAACACTTCTTTATTATTAAACTTCACAGTAAAATGAGTGCCATTTGAAGTAACTACAAGTTCATTTGTAGAAGCAATTAGATCAGAGACTACTATGTCTCCATAAACCTTTTCCGAATCTTTAACAAAGCCACCAATATGCAATGTTTTATCTTTATCTAGTGAAACAAATAAAAAGTTGCCGTCACTAAGGTATTTTGGAATTAACACTAACTTATTAGTAGGTGTAGCAAAAGAAAATGTTATCCTACTATCTTCGTACAATTCCTGTGAGACAGAAACATACCCTGCATTTTGAAATACGATAGCTTCTGCTATAGTATCATGTCTTTTAACTATTCCTGGCTGTGTAAACATTGTCGCACCACCTTTTATCTAATTTCTTTTGATAATCTAACCTTTACCTTTTATTTTTGTAAATGAAGAGAAACAGAAAAAAACTACAGCAATAAGCTGTAGCTTTAGATTTTATATGTTGTGTTTCCGTTTCTATCTTTAATTACAAACTCTTTAATTATGCCATTTAGCCATGCAATATCTCTAGTAAATCGACAACCTAAAGTTAACATACCAAGGTCAGGTCTTGCAGAGGAAGTACCAGCGGAAGAATTTTGAACAACACCATTCAAAGTAACTGCCATGCTTGAACCATTCCATTCTACAAGTAATTCGTTATCTTTCTCCCTTAGAGTTTCTTTAGGAAATTGAATGAGACTTAAACCGTTAACAACCACTTGGAATTTCCCTAATACAGAATCGTAGTTACAGAACCATCTAGTATTAGAAGTTGTATCGAAAAGAAAAGCACTAACAGCCATCGTATACTTTAAATCCAAATAAGAGAATTTAGAGTAGATCGAACCTTTTGTTGAATCAATAAATCCAGTGGTATTTGGAACAGTTACTATTTCATTCTTTCTGTATCCAGTTGTATAAGAAGAAGGTGAAATTCTTTCCTCAATCTGAACATTTCGAATAAGAGTATCTATATCGGTGTCATATACTTCACAAATAAATTTGATAAAGGATTGAAGATACTCACCTTTACTCCCGTTGATTGTGAATGTTTTCTTGTACCTAAACCAGCCACTTCCTAAATCCTCAATTTCATCTGAAGAAAAATCAGAGGAATATATCCTCCAACTCCAACTATCTTTTGGGGGTTGAGCACCTACTACGATACTTCTAAATGGAATAGAAGCAGCTCCTAACATTTTCACCTCAAATTGCAAAGAATACGTATCGGAGCTACTTTGAGCAACAAGTTTCTTTGGTAAAGAGTGATTGTAAGTTACTTGTCCATAAGCGTTATTCACTACACGTAATCGGGAGACTTGATCAGAATTGGAAACAGTATTAGTAATTCCTTCTTCTATTAAAAGACCGTTATCTTTTATTCGTGGATTATTGATACTATACTGAATACCATCTAAAAATTCTACGCTTTCTCGTTTATAGCTAAATGGGTAATTTCTATATGCAGCTTTTCGAAGAACTTCTTTTTCTTCTTTAACCATTATTAATGGTTCGAATGGTTGTTTAATCGTTCCTTCTTGAAGCATAAAATTCTTAAATCGAGCTTTCCCTCTATTAGTTTGGAAGTGCATTTCCATCCAATAGTATTGAGCTGAAGAAGGAATAGAGAAGGTCTTTACGAGGGAATCTGAATTGACGGTCGTATATCTATTAGTGCCACCGCTGTCTAAGTAAGCTAAGAAGCACGTTGCTCCAGGAGTGATTTCATCAATACTAAGAGTGTATATAGTGTCTCGTTTCAATCCTAAAGAATTCGAATACTTAAATCCTGTATAGTTACTTACTGGATTTATCTCCCCTTCGTAGTCGGATAGGATAACTGCGTTACCATCTGTTCTTGACCAGTACCTTAAAGGAGGAGCTATATTAGTTTTAGGAACCAATGTATCAGCTTTATTAACAAGTTGGAAAGGTTCAAATGGAACTTTAACAGAAGCTTCTACCATCATAGGTTTCACAAACTCAATTTCAGAAAGATCATTAGCACTTGTACTCTTGTACATTCCTATAATTACCTTAGTATTGTATGCGCTGTTAAAAACATTTGGACTTATCTTTACAGAAGGTGTTAAGTCTACACCAGATGTAGAGTAAACGTAAATACCTCTACTTCCATCATTATCACTATCATGAAAAACTGTATAGAGAGTATTAGGTTTCACATCTACTACTTGAGACACCATTCCATTTATGTTAGACATGATGATTAGGTTGTCTCCATTTAGTCTATACCCGTTCTGTGATTTAAATGCTGTGTCAAAAATACGACCAGATACCCAAGCTTTAGGATTAAGCATATTCCTCTTAGGAACTAGTGCAGCTAGACTATTCAATTCTTTGTAAGGTTCAAAAGAAGTACCAGACCACCCTTCTTCTAATTGAAGATTTTCAAAGGCAAATGTTCCAGTGATTCCTTGTGTTACGCGTAAAGTAACCCATCCACCATATTCGGCATCTACAACAAATGTGAAAGGTTTAGGGTCGGAATCTTGGACAAGCACTGTTCCTCCATGTGCTGTTTGTCGTCTCTTATAAAGACGGTAAAGACCGGTCATTTTACCAAATGAGAATGTATAAGCTTTTCCTAACTCAACAGGAATATGGATAAGTCTAGCTTGAGCAGACTGGTTTAGACTTAATGACATTTTGTATGGGTCATCTTGATCTACTGTTACCACTCCACCAGCTACTGTTGAATCTTGGAACCACCTTGGACTATTCCAATCAGGAATTAAGTTCTTCTTAGGTTTCCCTACAAACCCTTTATTGACTTCAGTATAAGGCTCAAATGGAGTTACTATAGAACCTTCTTCTAATTGCATATTCTTCATAACAAAATGACCAGCACTTGGAGAACCATAAGCAACTCGTATAAACTTCGCTTCAGGGTGTGTTACCTTTAAAGGTGTATTTGGTTTTACTCCACTTTGTACCATTGTTCTATAAGTATCGTTTTTTCGAACGTCAATATACATTGACATATTAGCTTCATGAGAAAAGATGTATGTTTTACCCACTTCAACAGGAATATCAATAGAGTTCCATTGTCCTGAAGTCGTAGCATCCATTATTAATGTATAATCATCCTCAACCTTTGCTAATGAATGAAACTTCCATTCTGAGCTTGTTAAGGGTGGAACCAGATTCTTTTTAGGAACTTTATGGGTGATTTTGTTTTCTAATATCATTGCTTTACCTCCTTTTAAATTAATAAAGAAGAGGTGAAATTACACCTCCTCTAGTGGAACTTCTTCTTCATTAGAGTAATAGAAGCAATAATTAGCGGTTTCTTCATTAACCCATTTTCCTTCTTGCCAACGTTTTGGGGTGCAATAGGCTAATAACATGTCATATGTAAAAAACTCTACTCCTAAATCTGCTGCTATTTTCTTTAGTTCTGATTGAACATACAGAATCTCTTCTTCTGTTAAATCCATTAGACCGCTAGTAAATGGGGGTTTTAGATAGTCAGTCGAATTGAAAGCCATGTGATTTCCTCCTTTATGCTTTTAGATATGCCCAGGCAGACATTACGTGTGGGTTAGATGAATCACTGTTTATTAGAACCAGTTTGAAATACCTTGCTTTAGTAGTTACTTGACCACTTCGAGCATTGGCCCATACTGCTACTGCACTACCAAGTACAGTTTCTGCACCATGAATATTTGTTTTATCGTTAGACCACAAGATTGTAGCGGCAAATTGAGCTGTGTTATTATCACTCAAAACAGTTACAGCTAGTTCCGAAAAGCCGTCTGCATCAATCCAGTCTGAATTTGTGCTGTTCCCATTTGTTGCTACTGTAATACCTGGATGTGTTTGTATTGTATTAGTAAAAGTAGATTGTTTTTCTGTAGGTAGTTGAATATTGCTTTCTGTTAATCCAACATTCAAATTGTCGTTTGAAACGTAAGTAATGTGGAATGACACATTCGATTCCTCCTCTAGCTAGTAGTACGGGTAACTGAAGTTAAAACACCGTCGTCATAATTTAATGTTGATATTGTTGTGATGCCGTTAACGACATCTGTAACACTGGAAAGATTACCGTTGGGGTCATAAGTTAAAGTGGATGAACTGAGGATAGTAGAACCATTCTTCTCTTCTACTTTTTTGAGGCGTCCGCCCTCATAAGTAGTCACGATTTGGTTATTATTTGTCCCAAGGAGAAGTTGGGAACTATTGTCCAAACTTGAGAGAGTATTTTCCCATTTGTTTACATCATTGGCACCAACTATGTCTCCGTTTGTCCAAAACTTTTTTTCATACGGCATATAATCACCACCTTCTGAATTTAGATATTTAGTCCCCTTGTGTCTTTGACTATGTAACTATTAGTAACCATTAAAATTATCAGGAGTCTAGTTTTTGTTAGACAAGTTCTGAAAACAAAGAAAACGCACCCATTAAGGTGCGTCTTTTACTAAACCTTGTCTAGACCTAAAATCCATGTTCCTACTGAAGCAGTACTAGCATAATCGTCCACAGAAAACACTTTTGTTTTCTTCCATTCAGTAGTTTCAAATACAGAGTCCTTAACCATATTTTGACTAGAAGGTAACAATAATGCACCTATTCCGCTTGAACCATTTGTATACTCTATATTTTTAGCAGTTGGAAGTTCTTTTTCAGAAAGAACGGTTTTAATAGGTTCAGAGTACAAGTAGTTCTCTTGCTCTTTTAAGTAGTAGTATCCTGTATTAATTGTCGGATGCCAATTCTTACTTGGGTCTTTACCATTCAAAGTGCCTATTAAATACGTCTTTCCGTCAGATTCCTGAATCTTTGTTTCTACCCAAAGATCATTATCTTCAATCACATATCCAATATTCTTGTAGATAGCATCATAACCTTCAAAGGAAGTTGGTGCTGGAAGCTCCATTTTAAAGTCCTCTGATGGTGTACATACACCGTCAAATACTTTTACTTCAGGAGAGCGCCAAACAATGTCTGTACCCATTTTTTCGAAGTAAGTTGTATCTAAATGGATTTGGACTGTATCTACTTCTTTGCGAATATAAGTAACGATATACTCTTCACCTGCATCAGGTTCTAATGTGCCTGCAGTTGTAGGTGACCAATCAATGTAATTGCTCGTTAATTTAAAGTCACCAGTCTTCAAGTCATCATCCCATTGATGATAAGTAATCGTTTTTGTTTTATGTTTAACCGAAATGATTTGTTTCACATTACTTAATGGTAATGGATCCATACCATTCTTATCAGTACCTCTGACCATTTCAGCAGTGAGTACAACAGAATCACGATATGTTACCTCTAGCGGTAAATGCTTAGCTTCCCAGTTAATTGGAATAAAGCTATCATCAATACGCGTCCCATCTTTTTTGTGAACTGAATCTTCGATAATAGAAATCTCATATGGATTTTCTTTCTCGAATTCTGCTTCTGGAGCTAGTTCAGGAAGTATGATGTTTGGAGGAATTGTGATAACCTGACCAACTTTAAGGTCAGTTATTGATTCATTAGCTAGTTTCAAATCATTAATATGAACATCATATTTCAGGGCAATACTTGTCCATGTGTCTCCACTAACAACAGTGTAGCTTCTGTTGAAGTCAGAATAACTAGAACGATTATATTGTGTTCGTACAAACTCTTCACGAACATCATTAGCATTGATTACACCTGTATAAATTTTCTCCTCTGAAACCCAATCTACATATCCTTGTGCAGGAGCTGCTGGCACACTTACAGAAATCTTTTCACTTGAAAAATCCGTAACTGTTACCCCATGATTTTGGTCATATAAAGCATTGTGGCTAGATTTTTGAGTGTACACGCTACCGCTTTTAAATATTAGAGATACCTTTGAGTTGTATGACTTGTTGGGTATAGTCACTAACTGTCCACTCGTAAGCGTCCCATCCTCATTGATTAAAAGGTCTTTATTGATAGCTGTAATTTCAGAAACAGTGACATCGTACATGTCTGCAACATCACTTACCTTTTGCCCTGTAATTACTGTATGCACTTCGCTAGGCCACCCATTTTTAATGTAATAGCGATATTTCTTATCTTCTTCTAAGAAAGGAGTAAACGTAGAATCAAGTTCTCTTTCATATGGACGTAAGTACTGAACTTTACCAGCACCATACTGATAATGCATCAATACACCTGTTGTTTCTCCATACTCTAATTTCCTAGCAATCGCTTTTGCTATTACTTCATCAGAAGCCGAAGTAGAGATACCTGTTCTTGTACCCTTGTTTTGTTCAGACTTGAAATACAGCATCACATCAGACGGTCTTCTTGTTAAATCTTGCAATGAGTAAGTTTGAGGAGCAGTAGATATTTGTTGCTGGTTAAAAGCAATTTGACCTGTTGTGCTAGGATAAGTAAATCCATAATCACTAATTTTTTGAAGTGTTTTAATACCTGTGGCAGAACCATCAACAGCGGATACATCCTTTCTAGTCACATTCACTTTCTCGTTGTAAGCAATCTTTTGGTAAATATCTATCACATCGACTACTGGTGTACCTCTAAGAGCTGAACGTGTCATCTCAACTGTTAAGAAATACGGTTGAGGATTAAACTGCATAGTTCTGTTCTTCTCATTCATTGGGTCTTTAATTGTTTGAAGGAGATTGCGAGGATCCTTTTGATTTGTCTTTGTTTTGGAGAAGACATATGAAATGCTTGTATTTGAAGCATCTTTCGGAGAAAAAGCCTGTGTATCCCAATTAATTAATGAAGTAGTTTTACTAAATGCGAACTTACTTCCTTCGTTAATTGGACCAAGTGTAACACTGTGATTAGTTACTCCACGCTTCAATCGGAGTCTCTTTGTGTTCTGACGATAAGGAGCTGATATTGGGCCCCAAAAGATATTGTCACGACTTGATGAAGAACGAATATTAATTTCAGTGCCTGTCGGTTGTTTTTGAGTCCAGGTAATTTTATTAGCATACTTAAATTCCTTACTAATACTTGTTGCTACTTGATTCATATCAATCTGAATCATATACGTTCCTTCTTGTTCATAAAGACCGCTATCTTCAGAACGTAATTCCACGCGATCAATAATAGGAGAAGTTTTATTATCTGAAGAAAGCATAACAATTTTCCCTTGGACATAGCGGATATTTGTATATTTAGTGGCACTTTGACCAGTTACCTTATACTGAATACCTTGCTGTAGCTGCTTAGAAAGAGAAACACTTTCCCAGTTAGACCATGTAGATTTATTTGCAGAAGTTCGAATATCCAAAGTAAAGTCACTAGTTCGTAATTTACCACCTACAACAATTGCTTCCGCTGTAGTTTGAGTTGCATAAATAGAAACCTTGTAATCCCCAAAACCAAATGAGTCGAAAATTATCTTTCCTACCGTGTTCGGACTTGTTAAAGATAAGGTACTAATTGACTTGGTTTGTTTTTCTACCCAAGTATAAGTACCTGAGACATTTTCTTCTTTGTACAACTTTGCTTCTATTGTTTGAGAACCTTTACTTTGTAACCTTACATGTACTTCGAGGTTGTCTCCTGTTGCTAAAAACTCTACTGGAGAGTTAGCTGTGGTTGTTACAATATCTGTTCCTCTAATAGTCCATTTAGTAGGGTCTTGTTTTGTAAACTCAGTACTAGTAGCAGCATAAAATGAGGAAGGAAGCTGAGCTTCTATAACTGCGTTAACAGTAGAGCTAAATGGTTGAACAGCATCAAATATCTCTGTTTGATACTCTCCATAAAAAGCTTTTAAGCGCCCATACAATGAACTAGAGTAAAAGTTCTTTTGATACTGAGCCAATCTGTGTCACCACCTTAAAAAAATAAGGGAGAGAGCAATTCTCCCCCTACTTATATCTAATTTGAAATTGAATTGTATCTGCATCAAAACGCATATAAGAATATGGAGCACGATCAGAAGTTGGGTGATGAAAAGCAAACCCTTTTATTTTTCCGTCACGTATCTTTTCTCCATATGACTTAGGTAGTGTAACCCAGTGAGATTGTCCACGATCCCAGTCTAGCTTATCTACTTTGTAGTGATCCGCTAGGTTAGGTCCCTTATTTTCAGGAGGTAAACTATTTACATTTGCATAGTTATGAGACCATACATGCAAGAAACGTCCGTCATCAGGGTATCCGTGCGGGGTAGTTTTACGTCTGATGTAGAATTTCACATCTACAATTTCTTTTCCTTTTAACCTGCTTTGCCATCCAGCATAATCAAGGAAGTATAGGGATTTATGATTCCCCCACTTTGTGCCTTTCTTAACAGCAATACCACTCTCTATCTTGTCTCTTAACTCTATCCACTCTCCATGAATAACTTCATTGTTATCCAATTCGTAGCGATATTCAGCTGCAGGTCTTGTAATACTTCCATTCTGCTTATGAATGAAATAAGCTGTACGCCATGTTCTGCTTCGAATATTCTTTTGAGTATAGGTCACAATAGGTTTAGCTTTTGTTCTACCTGAAACAGTTACCCAAGCAGAACTTCCTGCTCTGTTAATGGCTCTGATTCTTACTGAGTACAAAGTGTTTTCCTGTAGACTGCTTATCTCTTTTGAATTATAAGTAATAATCCAGTTAGGTACAGTCGAATACAAGGGGTCTATTTCATATCGGTCTGCATCTTTTACATAAGGCCATTCGAACACCATAGAATCAGTGTCTACTTGTTTTACATATGGCTTTGGTGCAGCGGGAGGTTTTAAAGGATCTAGTTTTACCTTATCAGGAATGTAGAACCATGGGCTTATTCTGCCGTTCTTATCATATAAACGTACTGCATAATGATAAACACCATCTACATTACCTGTTACCTTATGAACATAAGCTTTAGCAGTGCCGTTGTAAATGTCGTAATATTGCTTGATAACTTTTTGGTCAAGCAAGTCTTTTTGCTGTGCACATAATTGATAGCTTTTTACACCTAATGGTACATCATCAACATTGTAGAGTTTTGAATAGTGACTTGATACATCACCTCTTTTATCTACAGCGACTGCATTAAATTCATAACGTGTCTGCTTACTAGATGAAAGATGTTCAAAGTTGATATGATCCATAGCAACATCAATTTGCCTATTCATTGCTTCTAAATCCTCTAATCGATATATAAGCGTATGTGTACAAGAGTAATCGGTAAAGCCTACTGTTAAATCAATTGAGTAGTATGAAATATCCTCTGTTAAATCACTACCGATATTAATTGCACACGTACCTATTTCAAGATCCGTAGGATTCCATTTAATATCTACGGTTAAATCTGATTGGCCATTATTACTAACGCTTCCATCTGCAATATTAAGATGGGGAATATCACTAAACGATAAGGAAATATTAGCTGGTGCTTGAGGCGGAATCTTAGTCAATCTGTCAAAGAATGCATATATTTTATGAATATCTTGTGCTCCTAGACCATCCTCAATTAGGTCATCAACTTCATCTTTATACGTACTTTCTTTCTTAGCAATTAAACCTAGAATATTTTCAATTGTGACAAAGTCATTTCTACTAGGAACGATATCTCCAGAAAATAATCCTTCAGCAGATGCATACATATTCTGTTCCTCTTTAGAATCCACCACATAATCTTCTAGAACTTGTAAGGCATTAGCTTGAATCTCATTGAAGTATTGACGTGTTCCAATGTATTCGTATGCCTCTGGACCAGTAGGCCATTCTAATGAGCTTGTGATAAATACTGAAACATATTGGAATGGTTTTCTTCCACTGTACACAGTAGTGTTATTAGCTGCTGTTATTTTAACTTCCCATTCATATGCTTGCTCTAAGTCAAGTTTACCTAGTTGAGTCGTGAGGTCTATTTCCTGAGAAGTCCCTGCAGATACGGTAATGAGGGCTGTATTAGAGCCCTCTGAATAAACTTTCACCTCTGCTGCTTTTTGATAATCAGATGAATTTTCACGAATAAACGTCCAAGAGAAGATTAATGATGAAGGAATTTGAGGAGACACAATAGAGTTAAAGTTTGGAGATAGTCCTTCTGGTCGTTTCGCCATCTAAATGTCCTCCTTCTTATCGGTCAAATACTGCAGGATGAACTGGCTCAACTAAAGCATAGTCGAATCGAACCTTTACAGAAGCAGTTGTACTTAATTTACGAACACGTAATTTTGTTTGACCATCATGGTTAAAAATTAAATAAAATGTTTTGTACTTACTGGCTGTATCAAAGTCATCACCATTAAGTGTCACTTTATTAATAACAGCTCCTGTACTTGAATTGGTAGCAGATAATTCAACCACAGCACCGGCTGCAAGACTACTTGCGGATAAACGAACAATTGCTACATATCGTCCATAGTACATCCCTGATAGATTTACATTTAATAAATCAGAAGCGGCAGTTGCTCCACTTTCAATAGCTTTATTGAGTAGGGTAGAACCATCTTGTACAGATGTATTTCCTGTAGTAGAAGCATCTAATGAGTCAAACTCTCTTGTCCATCGAGTATTTGTTTTACCTAGAACTTTTAATTGAGCTGTTTGACTAATTGTTCCACCTGTCGTTTCAGAAATCTTATCATTAATTGCATCTGAAATTTTAGTAGAAGAAGTAGGCTCTACATAAACGTCAGCTCCTGTGATACCTGTAGCTGTTTTAGACAAGTCCACATTAGCCTTTGGTAATTTACCTTGAACCTCTTGAGTAAGTACAATCTTCTCAGGCATTCCCGGAATACCGGAAGCTCCCCCTAAGTGACGGTGTTCTTGGATAGTTGGATTCGTAGTTCTATTTTCATCATAAGTCCAAGTATCGCCACCGTATCGCTTATCGAAATCTGCATACCAGTCATGCGTTTCAATTGCATCTATTCGACCTTTAACAGTCGATGTTTTGGCTAAGTTAGTTAAAGCTGTTGGGTCAGTTATTGGATTGCCCTGTGCATCTGTTGGCTTCGCAGGCATTTGAGCCATTTCACCTAACATACGTTGGATAGCCATAACTGCATCTTGCAGAGAGTTGACATGCTCTGCCATGTTATAATCTTTTAAGTTTGTTTGTCGTAGCAAGTTTGGATTACTTTTAGAACCGCTACGTTCGTCGAATGTTTGAGGGAATCGAGTAAGAATAAGATCAGGATAAATACTGTTCCCTACTGCATTAGCTGTTGATCCGTTATCAGCCATTGGCTATTCACTCCTTATTAATTTGGTAGATTTAAAGATATGGAACCAGCTCTATCTACCTTCACTGAAATACCCGTTGTACCTTTAAGGAAAGAACCCTCTGTATCAATAACAGCGGAGAAAGAACCTTTTCCAAGAGTAATAGAGTTGTTGCCCACTTCTACATCACTTAAAGTAGCCTGAGCCATTGTACTATTTGAAGTAAAATCGCTATCAGTAGTTAGGGTATAGGTTTGTGGTTGATCATTACTATCAGTCCACTTCACTATAAGCTCTTCTAAAACTGGTGTCACTGTTCTATCCGTGGTTTTCATACCTACATGAAGTCTTACATATCTCTCTTCCTCATTGTGTAATACATCTTCCCCTGTGATAATTTCCATGCCGGGCGTTGTATTGTCACTAAAAGTGTATCCATAGCGGTTGTCCCAACTAATGTGTGTCTGGTAAAGAAACTCCCTCATTGCTACTAATACATAATGAAGAGGAATAATTTCTGAAGCATAAACCGTATGTTTATAAGCTTCTAACTCATATTCATCATTAGGAATTTTTCCTTTAGCCACAATCTTGTATTTGAACTGCACTTCAGGATGGTTTTCTTCTACTTGTTCTTCTGTACCATGAAGACCTACATAAGCCTTAAACTCTCTTACAGAAGACTCTTCTTTTGGAGCGGTTACTAACAGGTCATCCCCACTACCGATACCAGACTGAACTTCATTGTCTTTCCACTGAGCAGAAAAACCATCCCATATGTGAGGCAGATAATGAAAGCCCATATTGTTTTCTTCAACGCTTCTCCAATAAGCTTCTCCCCAGTTCATGTGATCCCACGAAAAACCAAGGTTACTGTTAATTTGATTTACATAATTAATGTATTTTTCGCTAGGGGTTCCATCCGGATTAATCAGTTCAGACTGAACATAGTTGCTGTCACTTAGGGCGCCTAGTTTGACTTGAGAATGCTCAATACCAAGCTCTCTACTAATTCCATTAATTAGCCCTTGTTTAGAAGAGCCACCAGGATTTTTAAATACATCTAAAATACGATTTTTAAATGCTTCGTTCCGTTCACCGGGTAATCGATAGATACCAAGTAACATTCCAAACTCATCAAATACATTCCAAATTTGATGAAGCATATATTCATAATGGAGGGTGTCTCCTACTTCTATCGCATCGAAAGGTTTGAAGATATTGTCTTTCATGTAATAGTCTCGGACTTTGATGTAAACATATCCTTCATTAGTATCGATCATGTACGAGTTTTCATCGTTTTCAAAGAACATACGTAAAGTATCTACAGGCATACAATCTGTTCTTACTCCATCAATAACGATACGAACATGAAGTTCTAAGGTTGATACATCTACAACATCACGGAGAGCAAGCGGAACTTTATAACAGAAATCAGCCGATTTTAAATCAGCTGTTCCAATGTACATATTGTTCCACATTTGCTCAATGTATTGTTCCATTTCTGCTAGTTCTATGCCAAACGCATTTAAGAAATTGGCTCCTACAGATTCAGGATCTTTCGCCATCTTCATCCATTGCGGCAGCATAGACATCATGCTTGTTGTGTGTTTGTTTAACAATACTATTCACCTGCTTCCTAAGCTACATTGATTGTACGTAAGAAATATCGTTCTTCTATAGAAGGCTCAATATTCTTAATAAAGTACTGCTTGTCCGAAACAACAAGCTCTTTGATTTCCATATCAAGAATCTGCTCACTTGTTTCCATGACACGCTGTATAATCTCATTAATGATGATTGGTGAACCCATATTTAACCCTTTCATATAGGCACTTACATTTTGAACAACTTGATTTCGGATATATTGTCTTTCGAGGGTAGTTGTTTTGGAGTTGAAAATTAAATTCATGGTGATGTCTACAGGGCTATAATCGCTAACCTTTACTTCAACAGCCGTACCATATCCTGCTGTATCGTTAAGAGCGTTTTCTACTTGGATTAGAACATCTGTAGTAATGGGGTATACTTGGGGAATAACGTAGCAAGTAAACGAACCTGTACCTTGTGTGAATCGTTTGAACTGAACATCCGCTACGCCGTCTATTTGAAGGGCTTTTAAACGTAAGGAGATTAAATTTGCAGTTTGTTGCACGGATACTTGATTGCTGATTCTTGCGCGATAATTTTCGTCGTCTTCATTTTCATTTCTAGCACAATCTAATAATTCACCAATCAAATCAAGATATGTGCCAGTAGCGGTTGAAACAAATCCCATAGAAGTAGCTAAATCTAGTTCATCATAAAAAGGACTAAACTCTTGTATCATTATCTCTGCAAACATTCGTGCAATAGATCCAGGGCTTGTTTCGGTAATACCAGCTTGTGTTCTCAATCTTGTTAGAACACTTTCGAGCATTTCATTTTGTGACTTTCTCATTAGTTGTTCACCTCGTATTCAGTTAGTAACCCATGTGATAAATCAAAGAGTACAGGCATTACTAAATCTGTTGTATTTCTTTTGACAGTTATATGAAATAAAATCTCACTAGAACTTATCGGCACAGGTCTCACTGTTAGGTCACTGATATTAATAAATCCATCACTAGTTAAACTGTTTTCAATAAGTTCTCTTCCTTTTTCGCCTGTGGCTCTTGTATTTGGTAGCCCAACTAAGTCAGATAAATTCGCTCCTATTTCAGGATGCAACAACCAATCAGGGTTATCAGTTCTTAGACGATTGATAATAACTTGCTTTTCACTTAGATATGAGACTTGTAGCGGTATGTCTCTAATTAATTCACCTTCCGAACTATCAGTGGAAACTTCCCCAAGAGGATTAACATACAGTAACTCTCCTAAATCATTAAAGCTTGGAGAACCTAATTCTAAATCTCCTTCAGAAGAAAAACGAAAATCTACTTTCATTGTTTAACCTCCTCTCTTTATTCTTGAAGTTTCAATGCCTAATTCCTCAATTATTGAGTTTACTTTGCTATCGAAATATTGTTTACGTGTTGTCTCTTGAAATAGCGGTGCATTTATTGTAGATTCACCAGATTCTGTTTTAGAAACCATTGAAACTTTAGGAATGTTTCGCTTCTCTCCAACTTTATCTCCATAATAGAGGTATGGGTTAAAGTTGTGGTTGTTCCATACAAGCCCATATGGTTTAGTATGCATTCGCATTTCTTTAGTAGCAAAATGAACAGAATCTCCATAGAAGATAATACTATTATCTTTAGGATCAAGACGAATCCCTGTATCTTCATTGACAAACAGTTCAAATGATCCGTCATCACATAGTTTAATAGTCGATCCTGTTATTGGGTGTTTGAGTGCTATTTCATCTTCGCTAATGAATTGACGTTTCTCTTGCTCTTTTTCTAAACTCTGGGGAGAAGAGTTTACTAATTCTTTTTGTATGACTTGCCGCCAATAAGGGAGGTATATATCTTTATCACCATCATTATAGGTCTTATTTACGTATGCATCGCTCAATGGAATTCTCCTTTCTTAAAAAATACGTGATTGTCGAATAGTACGCCCACCATAAGGACTCAGATAGGCTTCCTCACTATGATTTCCTTTATAGATAGTTGAGATATAAGGGGATTCTTTTGACTTGTTTTTGAAGGAAATTGTAACGCGGTCACCATTCTTTACTGATTGAGTAAATACACCATCAGCATCTTTAGGTAGAGCAACGTTTTTCATTGTTCTTAGGGAATGTGCATTTTCGTCTGTATAAACGACTTCACAAACTAATTTTGTATAATCAACTTGAATTACATATCCTTCGATTGTTCCTTGTAATCTATTCAAAGAAGGCAAAACAACTTTTTTATAGATTGATTGATGAATTTGACTATTAAAATTCATTGACTCACCCACTTTCCGGGTCCACCATAAATAGGAATTCCATCGTACATAAAGTCATCACCTTTTGGTGCAATATCTAAATGTATGAACCCTTTCTTTTGCTCAAAATCTCCACCTATGCCTATTGATCTTACGCCAAGCATCCATGCACAATCCGCTATTTCTCTTACTTCGTCAATTTCTCTAACGAGTATATCTATGGCACACCCTGCTTCATGTGGAGAAATCTGCCCTTGATTACTAAATCTAAATCCGCTAATGACTTCAAAGTAAGGTTTTTTAGTTTTCAAAAGCAAGTTTTCAAATAGCTTTTTTGCGTCCGGAGAATATAAGTTTCCTTCATGCCCATCATAATGTTCTTGATGTATAAACAATTCCTTATTTAATGACTCAAACTGTTCGTAGTTTATGGATCTAGCCCACCCTACACGGTTATGTAAGAACACTTCTCTTGTATCACTTGATTGACGTATAGAATTTCCTATAAAGCGAACTGGATTATAAGAATAAACTACTTTGTTTTTGCTTTCATACGAACCTTCTTCTTCAATAGGAGGATATGTTTCGCTATCTCCAACTTCTCCTACAGAATCTAAAGCGGCAAAACTTTCTGCTCTTGTCTTTATTGCTAGGCTTTTAGAAGAACCTCCTCCTTTATAGTAGGAGCTTTGAATTGTTCTGAATCCAGTAAACTTATTTTTGTAGTAACCAGTCAATTGAGAAATTTGAACACCATTTCTTTTATTGGCAGTATGAATGAATTCATTTCCTCCCATCCATATACCAATGTGGGATACACCAGGTTTATACGTATTACTAAAGAATATAAGATCGCCAGGTTTAGGATTGGATGTAGCTTGAAACATTGAGTAATAACCAGCGGCTGTTGATCTACCAAACTTGTAACCTCGTTGGTTGTAAACCCAACACACAAAACCTGAACAGTCAAAAGTGTTAGGCCCCGCTGCACCAAATACATAAGGAGCTTTCATCTTAGTTTTTGCGAGAGAAATTAGACCTTTACCATCATCTCCACCGCCGCCGCTTGTGTTGCTAGAACTTCCTTTTGCTAACTCTTGCAGTAATGCGTATGGGTCTATGTACTCATTTTTCTCATTTTTTACCTTGAGGTCCAAATGTGGCCCGGTCGAGTGCCCGGTGCTTCCGATTTTCCCAATTTGCTGGTTAGCAGTTACTGTGTCGCCAACCTTAACCATAGGAGCTTCTTGCATGTGAATATATGAATACAGATATCCATTAGGAGCTTTAATTCGTGCACCATTTCCTGCATCTGAACTATTAATTAAGACCTCAACTACAGTTCCATCAGTAAGAGATACAATAGGTTTTCCTAGAATTGATTTACCATCCTTACTAGCTAAATCTATACCCCGATGTCCGTTTTTGTGGACGCCATCTTGAATTCCATCTGGAGCAAATGGAGTAGAGACACGAAAGTTGTTTAGATAGTAGGTAGCGGCAGCCGCTGAACCTTCACTACCAAGCCCTTGATCACCTACTGCGTTACCATTACCTGTTTCAGCGTTTGCTTCTTCCTCCTCTTCCTCTGTTTTAGGTAATCGGAATGAAGCAATAAACTCTTTTCGTTTCTTATAAACATCTTTTGCTTCTCTTAATTTCTTTTTATAGATTTCTAGATTATAGGTTCTTTTCTTATCGTCTGAAGCCATGTTCTATTCCACCTACCTTCAATGTTCCAGGGCCTCTATATATTCCTAATTTGTCGTACCCCCAAACTGATTCCGGACCAACATCTAGATGTACAAACTTTGGCCCAATAGCAATTGACCTAATTCCCAATAACCATGCAGTGTCTGCTATCCTAATTGCCTCTTTTGCAGAATCAACATATATATCCATAGCTATTCCAACAGAATGTGAGGACTCGTTATTATTTCCTTCAGGCTCAAACCCTCTGGTTATCATCATTTGTTTATATCCTAGTCGTTGTTTTAACAACAAAAATACTTGCCTTGCTTCTTGGGAATAAAAGTTTTCCTGTGCACCTGATATATGAATAAATTCATTTGATGGTAATGGAGAATAGTTTGTTAAATTAACAAATAGATCCGACAGCTTTCTGTCTTCAACATACTTTTCTCGAAGATACTTAGGAGGATAAAAATAATTACCTTTTAGATAACCTATAGGTACACGATATGAGAAACGTTCTTTCTGTAAAAATTCCTCTTCTTCCTTACTTAAAGGTTCTCTTATAGGATAATCGGTGTTTATAGAGGTATTTGTTTCATCAGCCATTATAGACATAATTGATTTAGAAGAAGCCTTAGTTGAACTTGGGGTTGAAGTTGAACTTGAAGTAGAACTTGATGAACTTCCGCTCCCTCCTAAAACATCTGTTGAGTAAACCGTATCAGTATTTCCGTCACGTCCAAACCCTTTAAGCATAGCTACAATTTGATTTCCATAAACATAACCACCGGTAGTAACTTTATTACTTCCTCCGCTAGGTACACTAAAACCATTGAAAAGCCAAGCGACTCCATGACAGTTTTGTTTAAGTACAAACCCACGGTTTTTATACCCAGCGTATTTACTTCCGTTATTTCTGATTATGTCGCCAGCGTATTTATGTTTACTTATCAGCACCATACACCCCGCATAAATATTATAAACAGGGTCATTACGAACCTTATCCCAGTTCAATCCTAAGCTTTTGGCTGTTGCTCCCTGAACTTGCATCAATCCTACACAGTTCCAAGGGTTAGGCTTTGAACTATGATTTCCACCTGACTCAGTAGCCATAATCACTTTTACCAACAAAGGGTTTACGCCTGCTTTAGCACACTGCTCTTTAATATCTTTATTCCATTTATCTGTTCCAGCAATCTTGTTCTTAAGTCCAGTTTGATAGTTGCCATTAATTAATTTGTCATAATAATTATCGGGGCCTTGATATTGAGATACAGTCGGCATTTCACCATTAAGTTGAACACTACCACCTCCACCAGATGTTTCTCCACTTGCATTAGTAGATTCACTGGTAGACTTTGTTTTCTTCAAAGAGAAGTTCGCTACAAAGTCCTTACGTTTAGCATAGACTTCTTTTCCTTCTGACAACTTCTTTATATATTGTTTTCGGTTGTAATCCTTCTTATCTATTTTGGTCATTGTATTCGCCTCCTTCTTCTACGATAAGCTAACCATTTGTTTAGATTTTTTCCATACTTAACACAAAAAAGAAGAGGCATTAAACCCCTTCTCTTATTTACCAAGACTATTTAATTCTTTTGTCTTCTCAGGGTCAGAGTATACTCCACCTGATCCACTAAAGAAGTTAGCGAGTTCGAATAATGAGTTACCAAAGATATCTTCAGCTTCACCATCATCTGAACCAAATGTAGCGTCAAACAATCTATCGTAACGGCCCGGATTGTCTCCATAAACCATACCTGCATGATTGTTGATACCAGCTGTTAGCTCTTGTCCTCGATATGTCAGAGGAATACAGATTACACACTGTAGGTTTTCTTTGTATCGACGATAATGTTCAAATAACATTTCGCTTCCTACCCATAACGCAGAGTTAACAATGAAGCCAACAGGAGTTATTGAAGCTACTCCTCTTACTATTTTCGTTGCACTCAAACCTACTTTAGCAATATTTGAAGTACCACCGAGAGTTCTCATAAAGGATGCACCTGATTTAAGAACAGCCTTTCTAGATGTATCTTTTATAATACCCGCTTTGCCCGTTGCTTTTTGTAGATTTTGCGCCGCTGTATCAAATTGACCTGCTAACTTGGTCTGCAATGCACTTACATCTTTATCACCAGAAGCAATGATTTGATCAATTGTTTTCAAGATGTCTTGAAAATCTTTACTGCCGTCGCTTGCTAGACTCACTGTGTGTCTTAAACCTTTTGTAGATACCCATTTCCCAACACCTACAGGTACACCATTAGGCTTCATTAACCAATTCACTAGGTTACGGGTTGCTTTCTTAGCAGCATAACGCATTGCCAGTGTAGCCCCTATCGAACTTGCAAAACTGTAATACCACTTGCCTAGTTCAAGGATAACTTGGTCATCATTGACAATAAGTAAATCCGGTTCAATTGATGTAACAAATCCAGTCTCTAAACTAAAATGGTGGGTTACAGATTTCACTAGGCAGTTTCCTTGTAAATCATTGATTTCATCACCGATGTACATCATGTCATGAGGCTTAACTGTTGGGTCACCCATAACAAGTAAATTACCTTTGTACATGTCTTTTAGATTATCACGAAGAGCAGAGTTGCCGTAGTAAGTAGCGACTACTTCAGAGGTGTAATAATCAGCAAACTTAGCAACAATATCCGCTTCTACTACACGAGTTTTTTGCTTGTCATAACGGATATCCGCATCAGCATACAATACAGGAGTTTGTTTACCGTCATAGTTAACAATTACGTTTGTATAGATATTTTCTTCAGAAGCTCTAATATTGTTTTCGATGATGTCATAGGCTGAAGTGTAGAACTTGTGTTGCATATATGGTCTTCTAGCTTCTTTTACTAGATGTCTTGCCCATGTCTTATTAGCAGCATCGAACTCATATCGAGAATCATATTGATAAGCGGCTCTCCAATATGGTTTTCCGAAAAACAGTGTTGAGCGTAATTCAAAAGGCATGACAGCGGCAATATAGTCAGGAGATGTATATGCTATTGTTTGAATGATGTCCCATACAGTATTGTTGTAGAACTTAACAACAACGTTCTTTTCATCACCTGGGTTAAGAATTTTGAACTTATTATCCCATAGACGTTTCCAACTAAAATCATGGAAAATATCATTTCTTTCTCCATTCGGGTGTAGCCATTGAGAAAAGGTTGGTGATCCATTAGAAGAGTAAATATTTTGGGCTACTTCACCATATTCATCGTTGTACCATAGAAGATTTCCAAGAGGTTTTGCAGCTGTGGAATCATTTGTGTCAAAAGGTTGACCGAAATGCATAATACCTAGAGGGTTTTGTCTAAACAATTGACCATCTGAAACATTATTCATGAAGTCTTTAAACCAGCTACCTTTTGAGCTTAATAAGCTACAAATTAAGTCTCTAGGTTCAGTTACATTGAATAGACCGTCGTTATCATCGTCAGGGTCACCAGAAATAACGTTTCCTAGTTCGACTCCATCACCTTGAGCAACGATATCAATTAAATCACCTATTTCAAGTTCAGTGATTGTTCCATTAAAGACAACTGGTAGTGAGCTTGCGTTTGCACCATATCCCATACGAAGGTGTATTCTCGCACCTGTTTCGAGGTAGATGTTCTTATGGATTTCATTTTCCTTCTTATCAATAAGATCTTTAGGAATCTCATTCCATATATAGTTGTCCCACCATTTTAACTGACGGTCAACATAGTCAACATCGGTACGACGAGTTGTTAAGTTTGAGTATACATTCGTCATTGAAATAACCGCTGTATCTGCTGCTATTTTACGAGAACGGTGTACGTCAATACTTTGGATTGCATTGAACCCGTACATGTTGTCCCAGAACTTATACTTACCAAAATAGTCACCCTCTTGAATGATAAACATTTGGAATCCAGGGAATGCACGTAACATACGTCCTCTTTGATCATGGTATCTCAAGTCGTAGAACATTTCTTGATAAATGGTATGAGGATCAACATCATTAAACAAACGAGTATCTGTTGATGCTTGAGAGCTTTCAGCAGTTTTATCGAGGTTTCTAATTGACTCGTAAAGCTTACTACCTTTTTCGATAATCTCTTTGCTGTACTCATATCCATTCTTATCTTTTTTGTCTGAGAAAAGAAAATCAGTAGCTTTATCAGTTACCTTATGTGCAACTCCACCCGCTAGGTTTGCCGGGTTAAGCCATGAAACACCATCTATAACCTTCTCTGCAGTACTATCCGATTTACCTAGTTCATACAGGAATTTCAAGTGTTTTTGATAGATTTCATAAAGTGTCTCTTTGGTTTGTTCACTTAGATATTTCTTCATAGCTTTTTTGATGTTTTTCTTATCAGACTTAATTGTTAGACCTGCTTTTTTAAGAACTGATTGATCATAGTATTCAAGCTCTAATAGCGAGTTAACGTAATCAGTCTCGTTTCCTCCACCTACAGATGTCTGTTCTTCCATTGATAGACCAGCAAACTGCTTGTACACTTCTTCATTGAAACCACTGAATGTATTAAAAGGTTTTGTTGCATATGCAGTGAATCGACTCATGATACCACTAGCAAAGTCACTATCTTCTACATCTGATGAACGAAGAAGCTTAGCGTCCGGTTTTTCATATAATGCAAACATTGCATCCCAAGGACGACAAAAAACTTCAAAGTTAGTACAATCATCATTAAGCTTTTTAGCTTTTTTGAAGTGTCCTAACAATTGTTTCACCGCTACTTCAAGGTTGTATCTCCAGTTGTACATTAGTCGTTTTACTTCATCAACAGTCATGTCTTTACCTGTAATATCAACCTGAGCTAACCCAACGCGCCCTGTTTTGCTAACCAAAGGACCTTTTCCTTTGTAATGTTGCCAACCGCTCATTTTATCTAAGAAAGCTTTGAAAAGAGTCATAAAACGTTCTTTTGTGATTTTCTTATCGGTCTTACGGAAATCCGCTGCATCTACACTATCAGTTTCACTTGGTCTTGTAATCTTTTTATCCTTTGTTAGTTCATCAATTTTTGCTACTTCTTTAAACGACCGTTGAGTACGTCGCTGATAATCAAAATACATAGCATAAAAATCATTAGGAACTGAATAAGAAACTCGCTTCTTAGACTTGTCAGCATCCTTTAAGTCACCACGACACTCCTTAATAAAGTTTGGAGCTGAATAGTATTTCTTAAAGTATTTATCAATTTGATAACTAAGCTCTTGATAGATAAGAGTTTCATCAGCACCAGGCTGTGAACTATAGAGATTATAGACATAATCGTTTTTAGGGAATAACTTATTCCATTCTTCAAGAGTAGGAAACTTATTATATGTAGGTGCCCCATTTTCTTGTGCGGTTAAGAATGATTGCACATCAGGGTTTTGCGCTGACAAAGTACCTCCCTGTTCAGCTGCAAGAGTACCTGTAGAAGCGGTTGCTGTTTCCTGAGTCTCCTGCTGTCCTTCTCCCCATCTAAACACCCATCCAATAGGTTCAACGCCTTCAGTAGTTTGCATATCCTGAAGCTTTTTCCAGTCTGTATCTGTTGTATTGAAAACCTGCTCTGCATCTGTACTACTTGTGTATGCAGCTACACCAGTTGCATCAAACATATTTAATCGATGTTCGCTTGTGTATTCTTCTTCAACCATTTTTCTGAAGGTACTTACAGTAGAAAAATAAAAGTCAGGATCTACATATGTACCACCGTTTAGATTTACATATTCTTTAATAGAACCTGCATCAAATTCAGCCAAGTCCTTATTCAATTGGTTATAAGTAGGAAGCTCTAAATCTGGATAAACTTCTAACTGGTGAAGACGAGATTCAATCATTCTATCACTTGCAAATGCACCTTTATTCTCTGTAAGCATATCAATGTCCATATGATCAGTGTTTCCTGGTAAAGCAGTTAATTCTTCACGTTGACGTTGTGTTTTGTCAAACCCAATAGCACGAATCATAATTTGGTAGCGGTCAGGGAAATTAGGCACTGTATTGATGGATAAGTTTTCAAACATGATATATCGAATGCCGAACAATTGAGCTAAGTCATTTTGAATACCTATATAACCATTAGTAATCCCTTGGTTGTAGGTCTTTGCATAATAATCAGAAATAGCAACAAGTCTGTTAATATCTTTAGCTGCATCTTCGTCAACTTCTAAAATAAGGTCAACGTAAGGATCGCCTCCACCCATATATTGCAAAGTAGCTGCTTCTCCCGATTGAACATGAGAGATACTGTATTCATTCGAGAATCGAGCATTAAGTGAAATAGGAATCATGCTACCTGAGATTTCAAATTCTTTCATTGGGATACCAGCTTCACTTGCATCAATAATCCCTAGAATCTCATTAAACTCTTCCTCGTATGCATCAACACTATCCATCATATCTTTAGCAGAGTTCGCGACTTCTTTAATTGTCTTCATTGCATCAGAGCTTGCAGGAATCATAAAGCGGCCTTTACCAGAGTCATAGTATTTTTTAAATTTCTTCTCAAGTTTAGCTTGGTTGTCAATGTCGGTCAGCTTATCGAATAACACCAATCCTTTAGACTCTTGTCCTTTATATGGCTCTTCTGAATAATCTACAGGAGGCTCTTCATCATAGTTAGTAAAGAATCCTTCTAATCCAGTCCAATCAAAACGAGACTTGTAGTACAAACGAGATTCATATGGTAAGAAGATATTTTGATTTTTCAATACAGTTGTTTCGTTTTTATATTTACCATCATACATTTCGGTAAACAGTTCAATTCCTTCAAGAATTGCATTATCTGCTGTCTCTTTTTTGATACCATATTTCTCTATTAGTTGACCGGCAATACTATTAGACGGACCGTTTAATCCAGGTTTGTTGAAATAGTCGATAACCGTATATTTTTTTATGTTCGCTTTGGAGTACACCTCATACTGTGAAACAATCTTACTGAGAACCTTTTCATCTTCTTTCTTAGCTTTATAAGAAGTATTCTTAGTTTTCATTTCTACACGTACTTTTTCAGGTGAATCAGCTTTTTTAATATACTGAATAGCTTCTTTACGTTTAGATAAAAACTCTTCATCTGCAAGCGTAAAGCTAATGTCACTTTTTATAGGTGCATCTAAGCCTTTAAAGTAGCGGTATTTCTCTCCACGGTTAGCCATTGCTTGATTGTAAAACCAACGCATTAGCGGATAGTTTATAGAATCACCTAACGTTCCTTGATCCATTAGATATGCTTCACAGTTAAACTCAACTAGTGTAAGAGTAGCAGTTAGGGATTCAGGGAAATTAGGCACTGTTGTTACTTCGATATCCATTAAAGCTACATCACGAATACCTAAGACATCATTAATATAATAGTTATCAATAGGTACAAATGGTGTTTTAGTGAATTGTGCAAGTAGAGGACGTAATCCATCAACGAAGAAGTGTTTCTGCTTTTCACCTTTTTTATAATCCTTTCTCCAAGGATATTGAGTACCATTAATGGATTCTAAATCATGGAAGTACAGATTTAGGCTAAGTGTAGTTAGTGTTTGACCACGGTTAACTAAAACAGAAGATTTAGTACGAAGTGTTTTTACTTTAGAGATATTAGAAGTTTTATTTACTTCAATTGAAGTTGGAGGAATAGTTAAGATAACGTCACCGATACGAACTTTTGAATGCTTCTTTAAATCCGCTACGCTCTTAATTCCCTTTGTGAAATCGCCAAGACGATCATCGTATGGCTCAAAGAAGTCCAAGTTATTAGAGGTTGGACCATCTGTAGAAGAGAAATTAATAGTATCAGTGTTTAAGTTTGTATCATAAACTTGTACATCTCCCGAACTAACATCAGGATCAGTATCAGATTGTAGATTATCAGGAGTATACTGATTGCCTGGATCAAATCCTTTCAATCCTAGTTCTGATACCCAATCGAAAGGATTAAGAATGCTTGATCCGTCATAAGCGAATTCGTATTGAAATAAACCAAGAGGAACTTGAGGAAATGATTTAGATTTTGTTGTTAATAGTGTTTTTGGAACGTGTACAAAAGACTTACCTTGTTCAACTTTCTCCATAGCGATTTCAGCATTCTTTTCACTTGTTGCATATACGTCCGCTACATAACGTCCATATCCTGCATCCATCATTGGGTCATCCCCATCTTTTTGACGATCAAAGTTTAGGATAACAAGCGGTTTGTTGGAGCTATTCCATCCTAGAAGCTTTTTCGTATACTCATACGCTTCTCCTCCGACAGTGTACATGTCTTGCATTGTTACACCGTAGAGTTTACCGAACTTTGTATTTTTAGGGTCTTTATACTCTTCTGCACCTTCTTGATATTTTTCAGGTGTATCTACACCATTAAATCTTATCGTAACTTTTTCATTAGTATCAAAACGAGAGGATAAGAAATCAGACGTTTTGAGCAAAGTTACATCTATGGTATCGCCGTCAGTTACTTGCTCTACACGTCCTACAGCAATGTATTGTAAGGCAGTAGAAGCAATATTTTCTGAAACATCCATTACAGAAAACATTCCACTTGTATCCTGCGTCTTTTGCTGTTTAATAGCAAGCGGATTTGAAAATACTTCTTTATCGTAATAGAAACGAGCATTAGGAATTAACCGATTTGCTGTAAACCCACAATCAACATATACAATTTGATCTCGAATTTTAGTAATCTCCATCTCCCTATTGTCCTTGATTGGATGAAAACTAACATCTACAGGGTATCGAGTTACCTTCTTTTCTACTGCATCAAGAAACATATTAAAACGGGGGCTCATTGCAACATTTCCTTTTTCGCCCACATTAAAGAATGTATAGTTATCATTTGTATAAATACCAACACGCCAAGGAGTGTTTTTTGACACTCTTGCTAGAGAGGTAATTAAAATTTTCTCTTTCATGTGCTCACCTCTTTTTTCTGATAAAAGAAAAGAGCTAACAAAAAGTTAACTCTCTTCTGTCTATTTATATGCATAACCATTATTCATTGCATTTGCAACAGCTCCCTCCAACCAGTTTCGATCAATCTTTTTAGAATTGTCATTTACATTTACACTGGTGTTCATCTTAACATTCGACATGCTCATGACTTCATTGTTAATCATGGCTGCCAAATCGTTATGATCTAGGCGCTGAGCGGCTTTTGCACTAATAGATATATTTATATATTCACCGTTTTGATTCGGCGTTACGCGGGCTGTAGGAGCTCCTAGCACCTCTGGATTTACAGGAGCCATTTCCTGCAATCCTTCTGGTGTTGGTGCGTTCTTTGTTAAAGCATTAGTTGCCCATATTGCTCCAAAACCTAATGCACCTACCCCTGCTAAACTAGCAGCAGAACCATGGAAGGTATGTTTTGCAGCTGTAGCTAATTCTGCAAATGAATCATCCATTTGGTCACGTATTGTTTTATGGATAGGCATTGCACTATTCTCTAGGATTTTAGGCTCTACATGCTTGTTACTATTCATGATTTCTAAAGAGCTACTTGCATCTTCTAATCGACCAGATACGTTAGCTGCTCTACGTTCATGAACACGCTCAACTGTTTTCTCAAAGAATTCTTGATGTTTAGCCATTCTGTCATTGCCGTATTCTTTAGCAATATTACTAATCTCATTAACAGCATCCATGCCAGGAATATGTTCACCTGTTTTAACCATGTGAGAGAAGTTGTGAAACCCAATACCTTGAGAAGCAGCTACAAGTAAGCTAGATTCTCTATAACCCTTGATACCCATTTCTGAGTAAGCTTCTTCAGCTCCACCTAAGATAGATAGGGATTTCTTAATGAACTCATGACTTGAACCTTTGTAGACTTCCCCTTTTCCAATTTCTAAGAAAGGCTCATTTTTGAATAGTCCTCGATCAACAAGTTGAGCGGCCGCTGTATCATAATCCAGTTTGTTGCTCGGATTATTAACATCATCAATCATCTTGTAAAGATCCTTCATGATGTCTTCAGCAGTAGAGTCAGAACCTTCTACTTTTTTAGCGGAAATAGATTTCTGAGAATACTCACGCAAGAATTCATCAACCATACCGGTTTCTCGTACATAGTCTTGTTTCGTGTACTTAGCTGGACCTTCTGCATCATTAAATAACTTATATTTTGTTTCAGCCATTGTCATGAATGCAGCTGACATTCTCATACGAGTATTATCTACACTACCGATAGTGGTTGAAGTAGCACGAGCTAAAATGGATTTTTCATGCTCAGCTTCACCTAAACCAAACTTACCATTTTTAACAGTACCCCAATCTTCATATGCTCCGCTACTAGAGAGGGCTTTTTGGATTGTTTCTTCTGCCTGTGAACCATGTAAATTACCTAGTGTCAGGTCTTTTGCAATATTTTCACCTGAGAAGAAGCGGTCTGTTACTTTTGAGATGTCTTTGTGGTTTACATCAAGTCCAGTTGCTTCAGAAAGGTTAGTCCGGAAGTCTTTCTCCATTTTGTTCATAATGACATCAGCCGCTAATTCGTTCTTTGCTTTATCGAAATCATGCAATTTTGTTACATCTTTCAATACAGCTTCACGCTGTTTCTCGTCATCAATTCCATAATGAGTAAGGAAGACAGCTAGATTATCTCCATCAAAGTCACCAGAGATACGTTCAGCCATACCTCGTAAACCAACTACTTGTCCTTCGCCAACAGCATCACTCATTTTTACTTTTAAAGCTTGAGTGGTTCCCACGTCAATTGATGGATAACGAATCGTAGTAGAGAATGTGTCATTTTGGTTCCAGTTTTTCATTACATACTCTGTAGTTACACGATTTTTAAAGGCTTCATTATTTTCATTTTTTCTCTGTTTTAATCCGACATCAGACGCCTTGATGTTATCAACATCTACATTCCAAGACTTCGCAATGTTTTCAGCTTTATCGCCTACTAAGTTACGAATATCTTTTTCATTCATGTAGATTTCGCCTTCTTTTACAATGCCGTTATTTACCCACTTGCCATCATCTTTCTGATAGGCTAAAGCCGGGTTTACGCTTCCAAATTGATACTGAGAAGACATTGGCAGACGTCTTGCCATAATCTTAGACATTCCTTCTTTAGATGTAGAATCACCTAAAGTAGTAATAAGATTAGATACTTCTCGATTGATTTCTTTCTCTAGTACTCCACGACGTTCAGCGACTTGAGCTTCAGAGAATTTATCATTCACAAAAAGATTATTGTATTCTTCTGTTTTGCGAGAGATATTAGCATAATGACCTTTAAGAGTATCCAAGAACTCTGTTTTCTCAACAAAGTTTACGTCACCAGGCAGTTTCATTGATTCAGTATCAAGAAGAGGAACATATTGATTAGCAGCGAATTCAGGCAACTTTAAGTAAGCTGTTCCTTTGTGCTCCATAAGGTAGTTCTGAAGCTTCTTACCTTCTCCACCAGCTTCAAGCTTAACTTCCATAGCTCCTGCATTAATAATGGTTTTGTTATAATCACCAACTGTGAAGGTTTGATTATGACCTGATTTTTGAGGAACAGGCTGGAAAGAGTCCTTACTCACATGAAGCACACCGTCTTTTAATTGTGCGTTCACATCTGTCATTAATCCCATACCATCAGTAGTATAATCAATAACAGCATCTCCTGCTTTTGGTGTCCAGCCATCTTCATAATTCCCAACAGCTTTAACCATTTCAGAGAAGACTTTTTTCTGAGCTTTTATTTCTGGAGTAGTCTGAGAACCATATACCATATCACGCATAAAGCTTGCATGAGCAGAGGTTTCACCTGGAGCATACAAACCAGTACGTATATATGAGCGGTCCAACATGTCAATCTCTTTAACAGTGATTTTGCCTCGATCTTTTCCACCTTGACGATTCCATACATCGTGAGCCATTGTAATGTCGGCAAATACTTCACGGTTTAGACCCAATTCGCCTTTCCATTTTTCAGAAAGTCGTTGGCGATCTTCGTACTTAATTTGCTTTCCATCTAAACCAAAGTTTGAATCTACAACATATTGCCCTTCTCTGTTAGTTGTTTTAATACCAACCATATCTTCAACATCTTTATAGAAAGCGGCTAATGCTTCTTCTTCAGAAGAATAACCTTCAATCTTCTTAGATGCTGTACCGCTAAATTGTTGACGAATTTGAGTATCGTAACCACGGATTAAAGCAGGTAAATCTGTAGCTCCTTTTTTCTCTCCAAGATGGGAAATAACTTGCTCTACTCCTTCTACACCATAAAGATCACTCATGATCTCACTGAGCATAGGTGTCATAGTAGCACGGAATCCACCTTCAGTAACCGCTTTGAAACCTTGACCTGTCTTACGTTCCCTGCCAAGAATTAGTGATTTCTTAGCAATATCATCTGCACTGAACCCAAGAATATGAACTTTATCTCCCTTACGGAAACGTTTTTCATCCACAATGGTGTTCTCGATGTTGTTGTTCCAGTACTTACCTAGAGTCAACGTATCCTTTTCATCCATCATGTCTGATACATCAATTTTTACAGGCTTTTCAAAAGTGACTCCTTTTTCTTTCCAGAGCCCATTACCAAGACCTTGTTTCTCAGCTTCTTTTTCAATAGCTGCTTCAATAGAATTATTGAATCTAACATCGTCAGCGTTCATATTGACACGCACTTCATCCATACCATCAAAGGCTTTCAATAAGGTATGATCCATAAATGCAAGACCTTCACTTGTAGAAAGCATCCCCATATCTAAAGCTTTTTTCATTTGCTTAGCTTCTTTTGGAGAAAGTTGATTTTTACGTTCAGCTTTATCAATCATCTGTTTATAGCGAGAAATATTGTTTGCATCTTTTAATTTAAGAGCAATCTCTTCATCGGTCATGTAACCAGTTTGCATTGTGATACCACGTATCTCTTCGCCATCTTTCAATGCCTTATAAGCAGCAGATGAAACAAAGCTGTTATTTGTACGGAACGATTGATTTTTCCCCGCTTTGCTCAAAGCTTTGTCAGCATATTCTTTATCAACAGCTCTGTAGTTTACCGTTTTGTGCGGGTTCTCTACAGAATCAGAATAGTAGTTACCTAATGCCATATAAGTACGAGCATCAGTTAATGCCGTACCAACATATCCTCTAGAAGCAGAACGGTTGTTGATACCAAACATACTTCCTTTTAATCCAGACATGTTTTTAGCATGTTCAAGTAATCCACCGCTAGTTGCGTAACCTTGAGCTCGTGGCCCCATTGCTTCATAGAAAGAGATACCTTTTTCTTTTGCGTTTTCAGCAATTACATCTGCTGTCGCATGTAAACCTAAACGCTTAGAATTTTGACGATACCAAGATTCAGCATAGCCTGTAATATCCCATTTACTTGAACGAACTTCTCCACTAATTGCAGATTTTAGTTCAAACATTTCTTTATCGTCGAAGCTTAACTTACGGTTAGCATCTGTAGGAACAGGGTCTACTTGTCTACCAACTCTATAACGAAGCCCTTGTCTGATTTCAACAAACTGATTTTTTCGTCCAGTTCCTTCTGCAATCTCAGCTAGTTCTTTGGCTTTTTTTGAGTAATCAAGAATCATATTTAATGCATCGGTAACGGTAGTGCTATGATAAACACCCTTAGAATTACTAACACCTGAACGGATAACCGCTGCTTTTCGATTTCCACCATATCTTACTTTTAAGTCTTCATCGAAATGTGGTAACTCAATAGCGGCCACTTTTGCATTATTAACTAATTCTTCATATGTCTTAATTTGACTTAAATCCATTCCGCTTTTCTTATCTGCTAAAACGAATAAAGGTTTTCCTTCTTCAGTGAAACGGATTTGAGTATTAAAATCATTACTATAGGCAGACATGATTTTCCCTACTAAATCTTCATACTTAGAAGCCATACGACTTGCTTTATGAATGCTTTCAGGATCATTCATGCCATGTGCACCAAAGTTTTTAGCGAACAATTGCTTGATGTATTTATCTTGCTGTTGAAGGAAGTTCTTTAATTTCGAATTTCCATTAATAGCTTCTTTAGCTTTGGAGTACGATTGTGAATGCTGAATACTTTCCTGTAGTACTTCCGGTAACTTCTCTTGAAGCTTTGAAATGGCTGATAAGCGATTACTAGTTACTTCATTTGTTACCTCACGTACAAAGCTACTTTTTCCTTTTGACTCCACATGATCACGAACAAAGTTAGAGATACTTGTTAAAGCAGTTTCAATTTTATTACCTGAATAAACCTCACTTTTCATTCCATCTGCAATAGCTCTGACCTTATTGGCCTCTACGCTATCTTTTTCAAAGCCAAAGTTATCAAGAACAAAATTACTTAATTCATCAATGCGAGCTATCTTGTAAGATTTTTCAGGTTCTCCTACACGATCTCCACGTTTGCTTCCTCGGATATAGCTTCTGAAAGCATTCTTTATTTGGTCTGTATTTTTAGCGTTAAAAATAGTTTCATCGCTTTTACCAAACTTAAAGTTAAAGAACTTATTTCCTTCGGCAGATACTTCTGCTTTGTTATCACCTAGTTGATCAAATTTGTTTTTAAAGTGTCGTAGAGCAATAGATTTTTGGTTGTCATCTAATCTGGATTGAGCTAATTGCTCCTGCACCTTTTGCCAAATTTGTCGTTCTCCTTTTAATCTTTCAACCATGTGAGGAAACTTAATTGCAAGTTCTTCTGTACCACCATTCGCTAGTACATGTTTAGTCCAGTCAAAATCTTTCCCTACTTCACCAGCACTATTTAGGTATCCATAGTACTCATTCATTTTCTTCCAGCCATTACTGTCGAACATTCTTTCATACTCACGGAATGATGCATCGTGTTTTACTTTTAAATCTCTAAGTCCCTTTCCGATTTCATCATTTAATGGAACAAATGAGCCATGTATTTGCTGTGCTAAATCTTCTTGAGTTTCCGACATCAATAGAAGACTTTTCCCTTTAATATCCTTAGAATCAAGTCTTACTCCATAGCCTGTTTTATCAGTTCCAGGAAGAGGTACATCTTTTAGGAATTCATTAATGATGAAGCTTTCATTTGAAGGAAGAGATGTGTTGAGGTTTGACCAACGTGGCTTTAATTTACCATCTTCTTGTGCTGTAGCAACTAAATTGTACTTATGTTTATCTTTATCAAAGAAACCACTTTGAAAAGAGAACAATTCCTGTCCTTGTTGAAGAATATCGGTTTTTAAGGTAGATGGGGTAAGAGCATAATCTGCAGGAGATTTTTTATCTTCTTCAATAAACTTATTAATTTGATTGTAAGTGAATCCAGCAATATCAATATTCGCTTGAATATCATCTTTGGCCAAGTGATAAAGGTATTTGTTTTGAGCTCCCTTAATAACTTTTTTATTCAATAAACTTTGGTGGATATGTTCTTGCCGTAAACTCGCACCCGTTAGAGAATAAGGGTCTTTAGCAGTAGCGGAGTATCCGTGATAAAAATCTAGTGAGTTTTTAGAAGCGGCAGTAAAGAAGTCTTTAGTATCCTTATCCTTTATTGATCCCAGTATAGCTGGAAGATCATAATGATGAATATTGTATCCACCTAATTTTGAATCTGTAGATTCAATATGTGTTTTGAAGATAGAGAGGGCATCCTTGAGCTTAGTTCCATGCTTATATAGGTTATTTAACCCTGCTTCAATTTCTTCAACTGTATTTCGTGTAAAAGCCGTATTAGCAGCCGGAACACGAGCATGTCCAGACAAAAGAGTATATTCTTTACCATCTTGAAGTAGTCTTTCACCTGTCTTTGTGAAACGCTGAAACTTTTTATCATCTGAGTACTTAGAAAGATCAAGTAGTGTACGGTGCATATCTTGAGAAATAGACATCATAGGATTTTGCTTCAACTGATTAATTTGTGATTTTAACCGTTCATACTCATGTTTTCCTGGTGCAATCGCTAATGACATGATTTGGCCTTTATTGCTAACAAAGTCCTTACCCGTAAATTGCGTTCCACCGAAAGACAATTCGGTAATAGCAAATAAATCAAGACCTTTTGTGCCTTTTCTCATATGCTCAGGAGTACCAATTGCTTCAATATCAAAGAAGCTCACATTCTCTTTTGCCTTTAATTTCATAAAGGGATCTAAAGCTTGTTGAGCATTTACATTAAAGCCATTTGGAGTACGTGCTGATTCCCATATCCCCATAGACTTAATTCGGTGTGATTCTATAAGTGCATTGTATGTTTGAGAAACCGCTTCTTGTCTTTGTTTAGCAGCGGTTCTTTCTTGTTCATTTAACATTTTAATAGTACCGGAACCATCAGCTGATTCGAATACAGGCAATAAGTTTCTGTTTTTCAGAGGTACGCGTTTGATTTCATCCATATATAAATACCCTCCTATAAAAATAACGACGCCATCCTAAAAAGAATGAGCGCCGTTTTATGTGTTTAGAAAAGTGAGTGTACACTGTCATTGATTGTATCAACAATTTCATTGTGTACATCATTTAAAATGTTGATGGAGGTATTAATTCCACCCGGTCCATCTCCATAAGAAGTAGTTAATTGGACATCTACATCAGATAGTCCCATGCCTGCTAACACTTCATTTAAGCGATTGGTATCGATTTTTCCGCTAAGCGAATGAATAGGAATTGCTTTCTGCCCTGACTTTTCAGCTCTAGCTTGGTCTTTACCCCAATAACCAGATTGAGTAGGGTTAACGCCCTCTTTCTTCATTACCTTAATTTTAATATCATCAAGGTTTACACCTGCAGACCAACCACCCCAATTTTCACTTGGTAGATAATGATCATCAAAATATGCTTTAATGTTTTCTTGTTTATCTACCTTCAATCCCCAGCTACCTTGTAAGATTCTCTTAATGTCTTTTGGAACATATTTAAGAATCTCTTGGCGTTCCTTGCTATCTGTAGTTTCAAGGAAACGAGGAATGTATTCTCGCTCTTTTGGTGTTAAGGCTCTCATTAACGCGGTACGATCAGAAGCACCATACTCACCCATACCATAGAAAGTACCTTCATACTCCTTACGATATTTAATAGCAAGTGACGTATATTTGCCTGCTTGATACGCTTCTTTTGCGGAAGAGATTTCATCTAATCCGTCGGAGAGTTCACTAATTTGCGACTTAACGGCGTCGGTATCACCATAACCCATTTTTTTAGCGAAGGACAACATTCTTTTCTTCTCTGTTAAGAAACGCTTAAGACCTTTATTTTTTTCGCCTTTTTCAGCGGCAGCATCGAAAAATTCTTCAACATCAATGCCTTCTTCCTGCATTGCCATTTTTCGTGCTTGCTCATATAGGCCTCGATATTTAACGTATTTTAAACGGTCAAAGTACTCGTTTATTTCACGCTCTTTTTCACGTTCTTTAGGCAACCATACACCATCAGCACCCGGCACTACCTTTTCCGCTTGTTCATCAAGCACTCTCAGAGAAGCGAAACCTGCACCAATAAAGAATCCTGCAACACGTCCTAAACCTGTCATCTTAGTCCCTCGACCAAACATATGACCAATAGCGGCCATCTCAGCCCCCGCTACTAATGGGTTTTGAGAAGCAACAGTATTGACCATTGGCTTAATCCATCCTTCATATGGATGTTGCCAAGGTCTCCAATCTGAACCATAAACCTGTTCACGTTCATAGCTTTCAACAGGAGTTCGGACTTGTAAGAACTTATCCGCTAAGATACCGACAAAAGGTACTTTAGGTAAGATATCGTGTGTTAATGTCTCCATATACTTACCGACTGTAATCATATCATTAGAATAAAGAGCAGCAGTTGAAGTTGGACTTCCATCATCTTTTATCTGAACTGGTTTATTCCATGTACGATTAGCAATAAGAGCATTCAGTGATTGACCTTTATTAGATTCAAACCAGAAGCGGCCATCCTCATTTTTATTTGCATAAACAACAGCAGATACCGTGTTATAAGTGTCATTGTTGTACCTTGCACCCGGATCTTCAGCAACTCCGATTTTAATCTTTTCGCCTACTTTTAAATACTGTCCAAGCCAATCAATAACATCTTGGTTGTCTTTCTTAGTCAGCTTAACACCTGCAAGTTTGATTGGTGTATCATACTCTCTAACCATGAAGGTATTTGCATCAATAACTTTAGAGATAGTAACTGTCTCTTTTTTAATTTCAGCATGAGAGAATTTCTTATCATACCAACGCATTGTATCTTGCTTGTTATGAACTTGATCTGTGATTTCGTCAAATTCTTTTTCCATATCCTCTGTCATGCCACCAGCTTGTCTCAACAATGTAACTTGGTGTTTAGCTACACTGTATTGTTCACTATCTGGCGCAACATCAGCTAAAATACGGAAGCGGTCAAAAACACCGTAGTTTGCAAACTCACCTGTACCTGTACCATCTGGATGAAGCTTATAGAGTTTTTCATATGCTTTACCTGGGAGTCTTATTTCACCTTTTTGAATTTTAGTGTAAGGGTCACCATGCAAAAAGTCTTCTTGTTCTCCTAGACCAGGCAACCAATCAGGCATTGTATTTCGAATTGGAGAATAATAATCTTTGTTAGGGTCACGAGGAACATAACGACGACCAATCTCTGATAATGAACCTCCAAGACCACCAAGGTTCATATCCCAAAACGCACGACTTGGAGAAGACATCAAGCTTGAAGGTGCAAGTGTTGTACCACGCCATGATTCTTCATATCCAATACCAGTTTTGGTTAAGAAACCATAGATACCTCCTAATTCAGATGCACTATAGAACGCATCAAGAGCGGAACCAGCTATTGTATCTACTTGTTCCATATCAGATAGATTTTGCTCAATAGTCATGTTTTTCAATTTATGCAATTGATAAATAGGTGCAGCTTCTACCCCTTTTGCTTGTTGAGCAAGTGCATAGTTTTGTTCAGCTATTTGA